CTCTTTCCCTACAGACGGATGCTGCCGACGGCTATTTCCACTCAGGCGGTATTCGATCTCAGTGCCTCGGACGGCGAAACGGACCCAAAAGGAGTGGGCGTCCGTCGGACCGAATTTGGGGTCGCACTCGAAAATGAGCACGACGGACGCCCACTCATTTCCGTAGAAACCTCACATGTTTCGGACGAGCGGCCGGCGTCTAGTGGCACAACGCAGAGAGAAAGCTCACTGATTTCGGACGACTGGATGATTTCGTCGGCGCTCGGCCCGGCGTCGGTAGCTGTCGGCGATGTCCCGGACATGTCTGGGCTACTGGACATGTCTGGGCTACTGGATCGGGTTGACCTTGAGGTCGGTCTTGGGCGAGCGAAACAGATCGCCAGCGACGGATATCGCTCGCTCGCAGGACGATCCGGATGGAAACCGCTCGACGTCGTCGTCGCTGAGGTCGAAGCCGAACTGGCGGCAGCCAAGACCGAGGACGACATCATCGAGGGGATGAGCGGAGAAGGGGCTCGTCTTGCCGCGCTCCGGCAGCGGGCCGCTCTTCCGATCCCGACCCGAGACCCCCAGGACTGGGCCACGACCGCACGCCTCGTTGCGGAGGAAACACGGCAACTCGTTGAACGCTACCGAAACGAGCGCGGAAAGCTCGCTCTGCTCTGTCCAAGCCCATCGGTCGGAAAAACATTCGCGATGGTTGCAGCCGCCTGCGACGAACAGAGGTCCGGTCGACGCGTGGGCTACGCGGTTTTGTCCAGAGCGATGCTCGCCGAAACCGAGGCGCGTATCCGCGCCGCAAACACCAAAGTCCATCTCTACGTGATCGAGGGTCGACATGAGGGGAATTGCTCAGAATTTGAGTCGGTCCAGATCGCGGAGAAGCTCGGCTATTTTCCCGGGACCAACGTCTGCCCAGAGTGTCCCAAGGTGCCGCCCAGGCCGTTTATCTTGAACGGCCGAAAGAACATGGCTCCCGTCTATGCGAAGCTAGACGCTGGCGGACTCTGCGAATACTACGCGTCTAGGGTGCGTGCCATTAGAGATGTCGGGAAAGCCGCTGCCACCCCCGCCATCCATCAATACCCGATCATCCTGAGCACCCATGCCGGGCTCATGATCGGCACCTCGCTCTTCAACCACTTCGGCAAAATGGTTCCGATGTGGGAACGAAATAATCAAGAGTTTTGGGAGTTTGACACGATCTTCGTCGACGAAGATCCGTCGAGCGCGGTCGAGACGGTCTCGACGGTCGACGAGCGGCAACTCACCTATGCGCCCATCGACGACGAGACAGGTCTGCCGACGTCAGACGCGTACACAGAGGCGACGAAGCTCTTCAAATTGGCCTTTAGGATCGCGGCTTCGGAGCGTGCCGCCGCACGAGCGGACGGCTTTCTTGACCAGGCAACCGATGCGCCGAGCCAGATCCACAAGCGCAAGCACGGAAGCGACTATGCCGGAGAAGACCTGCTGACCCTGCTAGAGCGCGCAGCGTTGACGATGGGTTCGGTGGGGATCGAGACGATACTCGCCGCAGTCGGGTCCTACGTACAGCCAAGCCCAAAGACAACGAAGTCCGGCGAAGACGATGACGTGGAAGTCGTCGACGTTGCTCCTTGCCCACAGGGAGATCTGTTTTCGTCTGAAACGGCCGAACAGCCTAGGCAGAAGGCCACCAAGAAGAAAAAGACGGCCAAGAGGTCCAACAGCGGAGGAGAGTTCCTCAAGCGCCGCCTGACGCTAGAAACAGCAGCGAAGCTCTTTCCGCACAGGCACCTCCAGGCGATCTGTGCCCGACTCCACGACGAGTATTGGGATCGACGTCAAGCGCACGCGGCCAAGCGGGCCGACATCGACCTGGCCTACCGCGTCTACCTCAGACTGGACACCGAGGAAGACCCGAAAACAGGAGCCGAGGTCACCCATGGGTCTATTTCCGTACGGAGTTCCGTTACGTTCGGCGCCAAGAACGCCAACGTCGTCTGTGGCGACGCCTACGGCGGCGTTGCGGACTACGAACGAATCTTTCAGAGATTTCTCCGCGACGGCAACGTCGACGTCATCAATCACCGGGCCAAGTGGCCGAAAACCTCGACTCTCATCCGAATCGCCGCGCGCTCTAGGGCATCCGATCTGTCGGTTCGCGGCGATTTCATCGGGCACTGCAACTGGCACATCCGCAGCATACTGGGACTCGAACCAGGTCGAAAAGTTCTTTTTTACGTCCACTTGGGGCTCAAGCCGTGGCTCGAAGAGTGGCTGGATCGCGAACCGCTCGCGGCTGCGCTCGACGGCTACGCCATCGATCACTGGGGATCAGGGCGCGGCAAGGACATCTACCGCGACTTCGACTCCTTTATCGCGGTCAGCGAGTACATCCCGAACATCGGCGGGATGATTCACGAGGCCAACGCACGGGTCGCTCCACTGACAATTTACGCTCCCAATCTGGAGCGCCATGTGACTCTAAGACCAAGAGTCAGAATCGCGCATGAAGGCTCCGGAAAGTCGTTCACGAACACGATCCAGGAAGGACCGTTGGGCTCGATCTTTCAGCGCACCGCGATTGACGAGCTAGCGCAGGCGGTACACCGCATCCGGCCGGCGATGACGGGCACACGACCGAAGCGATGCTGGATCCTAGGCTTCCACGTACCGCTCTCAGACGAGCTTCTAGCCGCGACAAACGCGAGCGTAGTTCGCGAGCAGAACCGGGAGCACATCGCGACGGAGATGGGCATCGACCGCGACCGCGCTGCACGATTCCAAGCGGATCTTGGAGTCCTGGGGTTCGTGTCGCGCTACGAAGCGGCAGCGGCGATGGGCGAAGTCTACCGAACGCTCGGGTGTTGGAGCCCGATCTTCGCCCACGCACTTCTTGCTGTGCCAGAGTGCGGCGGCCTGAGCCGTGTCCTTGTCGAGGCGACCGAGGATCGAATCCTCGATGAGGAGGGCGAACCCCTAGAGAGATACTCTCAGGGGTTCGCCCCGTTCATCGACCTGGAACGGCGTCCGTTCGTGGATCGTGTTCTCGCGCCACCATCGGGCTGGTCCGCGATTGCGGACAGAGTCCGTCAGCACTCGCTGTATCGGGATGCGGTCGAACTCTTCCGGGAGTCGCTGCCGGATCCTGTCGATTCGGGCCGTGTCGTTCGTGACTGGATGCCGCGCGGCAGTCACGGGGTCACGTGCATCGGGAATCCCCTGCGCATGGAGCGCGTGATCGACTACTACGCGCCCGGCGCTACGCCGCCGCCGTTCTGAATCGAGGTCCCGATGCTTCCGAATCGTTCGTCGAATCGTTCGTCGCGCTTCCAGCGCAAACCAGCCGCCGAGCCGCCGCCTAAGGCCGTCTCGACCCTCGCGGTACCGGATGCCCTCCTCGAATGGGGACGCGATCCGTCTCGCGTTGTCGGCTGGTCTCGCGATTGGGCCCAGGAGGTCGCGGAGCTTGCCGCCGCGTCCGCGGTCGCTCCACTGACCGAAAGTGCCACCCAGCGCTTCCTGGCTCGACTGGAAGCCCTTGTCGCGGAGGCCGTCGCCGCCGGCCGCTCGGACCTGCTCGTCGGGCTCGACATCCAGACCGCTGAATGGCTGGGACTCAAGTACAGCGCGACTGTAAACGGTCGGTCGGTCGAGTTCGGCAAGGGCGGCGACTTCGAGTGGTCAGAGGTCCGCGTGCTGACGGTCGCGTACCAGGACGCGGTCGAGGCGAAGCGACTTCAGGTGGAGAGCGACGTCCAGACCGAGGACGCATCGGTCGAGTCCGAGGAGCCGGACCCGGAGAAGCTCGGGCCGTCCGCGCTCAATGCGATGGACCTCGTGCGTGGCGTGTTCCCGTCGGCGAAGGTCGCGGCTGCGCATCCGACGCAGCCGCTCGCGTGTTGTGCTTGCGGTGACACGTCGGGGTCGGCTAGAGTCGAGGCGGATCTAGGGTCCCTGTACTGCTGGACGTGCTGGTCGCAGAAGACCGGGGCGTACGTGTTGAGCGCGCCGCTCAAGGGGCGCGTGCCCTCGAATCGAGGTCGATCGTGAAGCCAGTTGTCGCCGCAGAGATGAGTCGGGTTTACCCGCGTATACGGGACAGTCTGATCCGCGCGTCGCAGGGGACGGCGGGAAACGCGCCGATCGACTTGGGTTCGACTGCGAACACGCTCGAAAACGGGACAATCGTTCGTGTGTCCGACTACGACGCGTTTCGGCCTGGTCAGCAGATCTACTTCTACTTGACGGTCTACAACGGCGCGACTCCGGTGAACCCGCAAGATCCGTACATCTCGCGCGTACGCCTGAAGCCGTGGTGGCTCCGCACCAGCGACGACTTCCGGGCTCCCGGTGGTCCGGTTCCGCCGCTCGGGGCTCCGACGTGGACCAGCAACGACCAGCTTCAGTTCGGCGGCGGTACGGACGTGAACAACCGCGCGTGCTGGTTCCCGCACCCGAAGATGATCGACGTCAGCGAGTGGCAGTCGGTGAACCCGCCGCCGGCCGCGCCGGCCCGGCATTCGGACTCGATCATCGTCGACGAGGTCTTCGCGCTCGACCTCCAGCCCCCGACCGACGCGGGGTACCAGGCGACCTTGCTTGCCGGACAGACCCTTCTCGGCCGCAGCACGGTCTTCCAGCTGCTTTCGCACGGCTGGGCGCTAGGGTTCACGCACCAATTCGACGTGGTCGGGCAGCCGGGGCCGCATCTACTGATCGACCTGACCTGGCAGACCGGGACCCTCTAAGGTCGGGCTTGCGTCGAGATCCTCTCGCGTGCGAGACTGCGTCCGGGCGTCTCGGGCGCGGTTGAATATGCCGATGTCCTGCGCCAGCACTAACCGTGAGCCCGCTCTGCTCGGTCGTCGACCGAAGCGGCTGCGTGCGTCGAGGGCTAGGTAGTGCCGGCTCGCCCCGAAGTACACTTTCCTCTGACGAGCGCGACGGGCACGGCGCCGTTGCCTGGTGGCGACCATTTCGCGCCGCGCTACTTGATCGGGAACATTCCTGCGGGCGATCCGGCTGTCGCTCAGGCGGGCGCATTCCGGTACATTCCAGATCCTGGTGACGGCACTGGTGTCCAGACGGCATTGGCCGAAGCGGCTGTGACCCTCGGCGATCTCTGGATTCGACCTGGCAGTTGGACATGGACTGTCGGCCCCCTCTCCATTCCGGCTGGTGTTCGTGTCTACTGTGCTGGCAAGGGAGCGACGACGTTCAACGCTCCGGCGGCTGGCGACCAGGGGATGTTCATTCTCGGCTCGCAGTCGGAACTGCACGATTGTACCGTGCTCGTCCCCGTCGGCGCCGATGCGGGGATCTCGCTTGCGCCGGTGATCGTCCGCGGTCGCGACACTCTGCTTCGGCGCATTGGCGTCCAGATCGCACCGTCCGCGACCAACGTGCTGCGCTCGTGCGTGAGGTACGAGTCCGCTGGCGATCCGACCGGCACCGAGGCTGGGTATATCGAGGACATCCAGCTTGTGTCGCAGACGCAGCGCAACACGCTTGCAGACCCGATTACTTTGCTGCACACGGCGACCACGGCCTCACCTGCCAGCGTTGAGGTGTACGGCGGCGGCGTGCGGTGCGAGGGCGGTGACATCTCGATTCGGGCAGCGGCAGATGTCGGGGTCGTCGATCTGAACCAGTGCGTGCTCAACAGCTGGAAGCTGCGCGGCGCGCTTTGTTCGGGGGCCGCGTCTACGGCTCCCACTCTGCGTCTCGATGACGTCGACATGCAGTCCGACCCGGCGCCGAACGCGGCTGCGATCGGGATCGACATCGTCAGCGACAGCGACAACACGGACCTGCGTCGGATTCGCCTGGTCGCACTCGGTACGTGTGCGACGGGCGTGCGGTTCGCTGCGTCGACCGGCGGGCTCGTGGCTCGTCCGGTCCTCGACAACGTTGCGGTGTCGGGGGTATGGACGACCGCCTATATTTCCTTCGTCGCGTCCCCAACCAGGCGCATCGACGTCGTGAACTGCCGCGTGATGATGTCAGCGACTGGCGTTGCATCGATTGGAATCGACCTTGGGGTCAACTATCGAGTGGCGCGCGTCCTCAACAACGACGTGTTCATGTCGACAGGCGGCGCCGGCTCAATCGGCATCCGCACGCAAGCGAACGCGGAACGTACGACCATCGAGGCAAATCATGTGTCGGGTTTGACGGGAACAACGGCGATCCAAGCTGGCGCAGCCACTACGATCGTAAGCGGCAACGAGATCGCTACAGCAGGAACCGGCGTAGGCATCGATCTGACGAACTGCAACAACGGCATGGTCATTGGCAACGTCATCGACACCGGCGGAACGCCACTGAACGGGATCATCAACGCTCCGGTCACGTGCGAAGTCGCGCACAACGTGGTCATCTGAATCATGGCGAATCGAAGCCCAATCTACACGGTGGATTTTGCAGTTGCGCCTGACTCGCCGCAGGCGCTTGAGGGTCACCAGTTCTGGGGTCGATTTCCGTACGACGCTGGAGCCGTGAACACGGGCTCGTCGACCGGCGCGCGTCAGCTACCGAACGAAAAGGGAAATGCGCTGGCGAACCCGACGTTCGCGAGGCTTCAGGTCGGCGACTACGCTTGTACGAGCGACGCGACGCTGACAAACATCGGCTTCTATCAGTGCCGATCTGTCGGGACGGCTGGTGGTGCCGACGCTGTGTGGTGGCGTCTGGACGGTGTTAGGGAACAGTTTTTTGCTACGTCTACTTCGACGACCTTCACCGTCCCGGCGAACATCACGCAGGTGGATGTTTACCTTAGGCCAGGATCTGGCGGTGGCTCATCCGGCGCCGGTGGCGGCGCTGGCTTCGGGGGTGCGCCTGGCGGTGGCGGAGGCGGCGGCAAGGGCGGCGGTGCCGGTGGCGCGTGTTCGTTGCAAGGTCCATTTGGGATCTCCACTACACCCGGAGAAGTGCTGACTCTAACGGTGGGAGCGGCTGGTACGGCGGGGGCGGCCGTGGCGGCGGGTGCCAATGGTCTTGCTGGCGGCGCTGGTGGCAACTCGGAGATCTTGCGCGGCGCAACGCGGTTGGTGCGGGCGGCTGAAGGTTCCAACATCGGTGGTGGTGCAGGTGCAGGCGCGGCGCTCGCCGGCACTGCGGGCACTGCGGGCGCAGTTGGTGTCGGCGGTACGACTGGCGCGGCCGGCGGCGTGGCCTGGCCTGGTGGTCCACTCAGCGGCGCGTCGTCCGCCGCGGTTACGGCCGGCGCCAACGGTGGCAACGGTGGCGCGGTCGCGGGCGGCGCGGGAGTGGCTGGCACCTCGATCAGCGCGGGCTCGCCGTTGACCTGGGGTATCAGCACGACCACGACGAACTCAACCGGCGGCGCTGCCGGTGCGACCGGCGGCACGAACGGCGGCGGCGGTGGCGGGGGCGCCGGTGGCTGCACAGGCAATGGCGACGAACGCGCGCTCTTTGGCCTCGCAATCCCCGCGCAGTCAGGCGCCGGTTCCGGCAAGGGCGCTGACGGCGGCGCTGGCGGTGCGGGCGCGGGCGCCGGGACCGGCGTCACGGGCACCGGAGGCGGGACGGGCTCCACTGGTTCGGGCGGTCGTGGCGGCGGCGGCGGCGGTGGCGGCGGCGGCGGCGGGGCCGGCGCGACGGCTGGCGGCGCTGGCGGCGGCGGCGGCGCTGGCGGCGTAGGCGACACCGGGTTTATTGTCATCGTCTGGGTGGGGACGACATGAGGTACGCGCTGATCAAGGACGGGACCGTGGAGACCGTGGCGGAAGCCGCTTCGTCCGACGTGTTCGTGCCGCTGGCTGACGAGGACGGGCAGGTCCCGGAGCACTACTACGACGAAGCCGTGTTGCTTGCCGAAGGGTTTCGGGTCGAGTGCGGGGATCGGTGGGACGGCAAGTCCTTCGGTCCGCCGGTGCTCACGATCTCCGTCGACGATGCGAAGCAGATGCAGTACGCGCGAATCGATCAGCGGACGCGCGGGCTCATCTCGATCGGCTTCGAGCACCGAGGGATGAGGTTCTCGCTGTCGACAGAAGCGCAGGCGAATCTTTCACGTCTGCATCAGTTCGCCGACACGCTTGTGAGTGTTCGCTATCCGACGATCGACAACAGCGCTGAGCTTGTGCTTGCCGATGCCGACGAGATTCGCGCGTTCGTGCTGGATGCGGTGAGCGTTGTCAGCGACGCACTCCGGTCTGGAGTGGAGCAGAAAGCGGCCGTTCGTGCGTACACGACCGCCGCTGAAGTGCTCGCGTTTGCCGATCTGAGATAGGCATGCCGCGCAGGTTCGGCAACCCGCATCAGCCGGTGACGTTCCCGGCCACGCCGCTGCTCGGCGGGCCGTTGCGGGCGGGCGCGACTCTCGTCATCGATCCCGCGGTCGACGGAACGCTTACTCGTGTTACGCAGAAGTCGGCGCGCCTTTGGACTGACGATCATCTGATCACGCTCGCCGCTCCCGACGTCCGGGTTATCGAGGACTGGGGCGATGGTATCGGCGCGAGGCTGTTCCTGTCGTCGATCTACTCGGGCATCATGCGCGGGAGCGAGGGCGGCTCTGGCTGGGTAGGCGCGCCGTTGACGGTCGTGCCGGGGCAGGCTCCGAACGCGTCGCGTTCTGGATATACGCAGGCAAGCGGTCAGGCGCGACGAGCCCTGGAGATCGCGACCGGGCGAACATGCGCTACCGTCTACTACCGTCAGGACGGTGCAAGTCCGAGTGCGAACTGCTCGCTTTTGCTCGTGGACGCGGCTACTCACGCTGAGCTAGCGCGAGTGGACATGGTGGCCGACGCGTACTGGCGACGTGCGTTCGTCCAGGCGCTGGCGACAGCACAGCCAGCAGTCGCGTTGGAGACAGACCGTTCTGTGCAGTGGGCGCTGCCTTGGGCAACGTATCGGTCGGATCAGCTTGTTGGCTGGCCCGGGCCCTGGGCGCCGCAGTCGAGTAGCGTTCAGTATCTCACGTGTTATCCGGATATGTGGCTCCATCCTGCAATTCCTGAGGCGATACGGCATGGTCCGTTTGGCTTCTGGGTCAGCTTTGACTGGACCGGACCGCTTCACGACGACACCGACTTCGTCTCGATGGGGATCTTGAATACGATGGTCAGTCGGTGGTCCAACGGCGTGAATCCGTCGTTCTTCGGCATCAGAGCTAACTCTGCGTCGGTATACAAGGTGCGGATCGACGGGTGGCAGCCTGTTCGCCACGAGCCGTGTTGGATTGAGGCGTATCCGGACGCGGGAACCCTATCTGTCAACAGCCCAAGTCAGGGCGTGTTGTCGGCGACTGGGACGCCATGGCTGTGGCCGACCGGTCAGTGGCAACTCGGAGCACGACTCAACGACTCCGTGGGGGTCGGAGCCCACGGTGCCGACGCACGCTTTGGGCCGATCTACACGTGGTGAACGGCACGGTCTTCGCGGTAGCAAGCTACGGGCCACGGGGAGCTTGCGACACACTTTTTGTGGTCGGCACTTGCGCTGAACGCGCGGCTCGTCTAAGACGGGCGGCTATGCGAAATGCAACGATGGGTACCGGTCTGCTCCTCTCCATCATGTCGCTCGTGCTCTGCGCGGCCGGCATGCTGGAAGCGCAGGACGGCGAGGCAGGGGCACATCAGGCGGAGGATTCGGCGGTAGCAGTGGCAGCGGGAACGATCTCGGTCGACATGGGCTCGCAGCACGAGGGCGTGATGGAAGGCACAGGGGCGGAAGCTCCGGTAGCCGCGGAAGCTCTGGTAGCCAGTGCGCCTCGTCGACTTCCTGGCGTGACTCGTGATGATGCGTTGCTGGAGGCGAGGGCGTGTGCCCACGAAAGCACCTTCCGCGGCGGACGTGGCGGGACCTTCGATTGCGGAGCGCAAACACAAGTCATCCAGACACGTCGACGCGAGGGCGAGACCTTCTCTCACGCTCTTCTTCGTACGATGCCGCGGTTCGCGGCGCACACGACGTCGCGGGCTTGGGTGCACGCGTTGCCTGCTGGCCCTCTGCATGACGATCCTCCTGGCTGGCCATACGAGTATCCGGCGCGACATGACTCGGACGCCTGGCACTCGGTCTATCTGCGCGTGAGCGATTTCATGCTCGGCCGCGAGCCGCTGCCGTGCGCTGCGCCGCCGGAGCACTGGTTCGGCCGTCGTGCAGATCACGACCAACTCGCGGCGCGCCTCGCCTCTGGCCGTTGGGTCGAGGCCGATTGCAACCCCGGCGGCGCGCCACAAACGCAGACGCTGAACGCGTATCTGACGCGCGTGAGCGCCCCGGTCTCGCCGTGAAGAAGGCCAGAGCACTGTCGAAGCCGCTTCCGAGGCCCTGGCCGGACGACATCGAGGTCGGCCAGGCAGTCTCGTTCGACTTGAAATCCTCCGCTCCCTAGCCCGGAGGCTGAGGAAGCGGATTCCCAGGCTCACGCCCAAGATCTTCCTGCTTCAACCCCGACCGCACCGGATTCCGAAGAACACGATGTCTTACACCAGGTCCACAGGCAGTCACCGCGAGACCCGCGGCCAGTTGTCGCAGTCCAGCTGCGAGAACGTTACGTGCAGCATTCACGTCGCGGTCGTGCTCAGCGCCACACTCTGGGCACTGCCATTCGCGCACGCTCAGCGGCAGGTCATCGAGAAGATACCCGCAGCAGCTGCATGTCTTGGAACTCGGAAACCAACGGTCGACCTTGATCAGGGTACGACCGTACCACTCGCACTTGTACTCCAACTGCCTCACCAACTCGCCCCAGCCGACATCGCTGATGGCCCGTGCCAGGCTCCGGTTCTTGATCATCCCACTGACGTTGAGACCTTCAACCGCGATCACTTGGGTTTCGCGAACGAGGTTGGTCGTCAACTTGTGGAGATTGTCCAGACGCCGGTCTGCTACGCGAGCGTTCAACTTGCCGAGCTTGATGCGAGCCTTGTCCCGATTCTTCGAGCCTTTCTTTTTGCGCGCGAGACTGCGCGACAGGAACCTCTTGCGCCCGAGTTCACGGTCGTCGTGACGCGGGTTCGCGACCTTTTCACCCGTCGAGAACGTAACCAGCGACGTGATGCCCAGGTCAAGGCCGACGGCGCTCTCGATGGGCAGCGGCTTCAAGCGCTCGACTTTGTCCTCGCAGAGCAGCGAGACGTGCCAGCGGCCGGCAGCGTCGAGACCGACGGTCACGGTCGAGGGGTCGACGTTCTCCGGAAGCGGACGACTCCAACGGATGCCGAGCGGCGTGTCCATCTTCGCGAGGGTCAGCTTGCCGTCGCGCCAGGTGAACGCGCTACGCGTGAACTCTGCGGAGCCACCGTCACCCTTCTTCTTGAACCTCGGGAACCTCGCTTGTTTCTTGAAGAACCTCTGCCGAGCACCGTGCATGTGCCGCAAGGCCTGTTGGAGCGGGACACACGAAACCGTGTTCAGCCAAGCGAATTCCGGCAGCTTCTTCCACGCCGTCAGGTGGGCACTCTGCTTGTTGTACGTCGGCGACTTCTTGGTCGCCGCGTACGAATTGTTGCATTCGCCCAGGCTATGGTTGTAGACCCAGCGTGCACAGCCGATTGTCCGACGCAGCAGGGGCTCCTGCTCGGGCGTCGGGTAGAACCGGTAGCGGAAGCCGCGGAGGACCACGCGCAGAGCGTAGGGCACTTCGGCGACGAGATCAAGAACCGTTTCCTCCCCTGCCTGCAAAGCCGAGGCAGGGGTTTCCACGGAGGATCCTGATGATAGTCGCCGGACTCGCCCTTGGCGTCTGCCGACTGTTCGGCATGGACATGGGCGATGTTATTGAGCGTGGCCTCCCGCAACACGAGTCGTCGCTGCTTGGCGTGCTGGAGTCTGAGCGCAAGCGTTCTGGCGATTAGCGTTGCTCGTTGCTCCCGCACGAGCACCTCGCTCGGAAGTCCGGGATCGAGTCGCCGCGCGCGGTTCTCGGCGTGGTAGTAGACCACGACGGGTGGCTTCGGCACGGCGGCCATCGGCATCGAGTGTCGGGCCGTTTCCGGCCTCGGTCAACTCGGATCCGAGTCCCCCTTGTTTCCTTGCGAGGTCGAGGTTACCGTCGTCGTTCATGAACAACGGGAACCCGCGGAACACCTGGACCGAGGACAAGGGGATCGTCCTCGACGCCACGCAGTCCATCGAGGGCGGCCAGTACCTTCATCCCGACGACGAGAAGGTTGGCGAACACGTCGTGAAGAACGGCGCGCTGCTCGTGCACAACTGCCCGTACTGCCCGTCGCAGATCAAGCACATCGTCGTCTGGGGCGAGGTCGCGTGCTTCGTGCTCGGGACGCAGCTGCCGAACACGCAGGCGACGACCAGCGGCGTCTACTACCCGGTCCGCTGCGGCAGCTGCCAGAAGCAGACCAAGATCTTGGTCACCTGGCCGGAAATCACGCGCTACGTCGAGGACGGCGTGCGTCGGCAGGCACTGAAGCGAGACATCCTCGACGTGATGTACGGGCGCACGAAGTAAGGAGATCCTCATGGGCGACATGGACGAGCGAGAGCGGATGATCTTGGAGAACGAGCTTCTTCTCAAGCGCGAGCAAGAAAAGCGCGCCTGGTACGACAGACGAACGCAGCACCGCGAAGTCCTCGAAGCGGCGTACCAGCGGGAAGCCGCTGAAGCCGCTTCGTGCGGTCGCGCAGAAGCCGCCGCGGAGATGGCGGCGGAGCGAGAGGACGGCGCTCAAGCCTACGCACGCATGCTGCTGCTCGGGCGTCGCCAGGCGGCGGCGCTCACGACGTGTGTCGAAGCTCTCGAAGCTCTCGGGCGCGAGAGTGACGTCGCGGACGCGGAGAAGGTCGACCAGTCGCGCGACCACGTCCTGCGTGCGCTACGCGCGAACTTCTTCCAGCCGCCGGAGACGGCGTGGGAGCGCCTGGAACCGCTCTTCAAGGACATGCTGCCGATGATCGCGCCGATCATCGCGAAGGCGCAGACGCCACCGATCGTCGGGGGCATGGGACCGCTGTACCCGCCGCCAGCGCCATGCGTGCGGCCCGCCGCTCTGGAGGCGCCGTTTCTCTTGCCCGGTCAGATGGTGCGCACGCCGCTGGGTCTGATGCGCCTCGTGATGACCGGGGACGGACGGCTGATGTGCGAACGGCTTCAGTACGAGCGGACGCCGGGCTGGGGCGAGGTCAGGCAGACACCCGGCCCGTCGGTCGGCGACAACGAGTTCGACTGCAACGTGCCCGACTACGAGCCGCTCGTGACGCCCGCGCCCGCGCCAGACGTGCAGGACGCGCCATGGGGAGAGGCGAGCGTCCCCCTCGTGCGGTACTGGGCCTCGATTCGTGACAGCCTCTCGGACGCTGATCTCGAAGAGGCGATCCGCTTGGCGAACATCGAGCGCATGGACCGCATGGCCAAGCGCGTCGGCGCGGCCGCGACGGCCGATCCCCGCGCCGTCGTCGGCGACATCTACAGCGTCGCGGGCTGAGTTTTCTTCTTCGTCTTTTCATTCCTCGTCACCGGTGGCCACCGGCCGCCGAGCTTCTTCAGCCGCTTCTCCGCGACCTCGCGGTAGCCGTCGACGGCTGCGCGAAAGCGGACGAGCGACGCACGGTCGGCGAGCGTGAAGCCGGCGTCGATCATCGCGACGTCCATCGCATCGAGCCGGAAGAGCCAGCCGATGAAGAACGGCACGTCACCGATTGCCATCGCGCGGAGCGCGGTGCTCTCACTCGTGTCCCAGAGAAGGCGCAGGTACTTCTCGACGTACTTCGGCAGCTTCCGGTAGGGCACGTGCTGCTGCATGAACAGTAGCTCGCGCATCGCCTTCCAGGCGGCCATGAACGGCGCTGCGAGCGTGCCTTTCCGTGTCGTCCTTGGTGGCGGCAAGCTCGGGCCGCGCTGCGGCATCGGCGGTTCGTGGTCGACGAACGTCTCCGCCTCGTCGAGCAGGGCCTCGCGCTCAGTCTCGATCGTGGACTTGTTCAAGGGCGCAGCACGTACGATCCGCGGAGGAACTGCTCGAACATCGGGTTCGAGAGTGCCTCCTGGTCGCCGCTCCGACGTCGAGCCTTGATGAGGTCGACGGCATTGTTGCCGCTCATGCCGTTGAGCCGCATGAGGGTGAGCCCCATGAGCAGGCCGCTGCGGTTAGCGCCCATGGCGCACGTGATGAGGCAGCGATGCCCGCGACGCGCGTGATCGGCGATCTTGCCGGCAAGCCCCCAGAGCAACTTGCCGACCTCGCGCGGGACTGGCCGGTAGATGTCGTCGTCGAGCGGGCAGTAGTAGACGTACTTGCCATTCGGCATGGTCGAGAACTTCGGCTGCATCTCCTCGGCGCAGTACACGACGACGTCCCAGTGCTGGAACATCGCCGGGTCCTTGCCGGGGTAGGCGCCTTGAGCGAGACGTTGGGGCACGATATAGTCGAAGTTCACGACCGTCGTCTCCTTCGTCGTGTTCGATTTCGTTGCGGCTTCTGCCGCATTACCAGCCACGCCGCGCCGCCAAGAAGCATCAGTCCGGCCGCTCCTGCTACGGCCACGCCAACCCAGCCGAATGGGTTATGCGTGGCCAGAACGAAGAGGGTTGGTTAGTCTCCGCTGCACCTCATCGGCCATGGCCGAGCCCCACGGCTCTGCCCCGGCCGGCGTGAAATGCGGGTTCGGGTTGAAGTTCGCCGTCGGCGCCTGGTGCGGCAGCGACGTGCTCGTAAACGGGTAGGCGTCGATGAAGTCAGAGCCGAAGACGTTCGAGTGGATGGCCTTCACGCGGTCGCCGATCGCCTGCTGCGTCGGGTCCGCGTACTGCGGTGGCCCGGACAAGATGACCTTCGGACGTACCGCCTGCTTCAGCCTGACGAGCGCGTCGTGCAGGTTCTGGTTCGGCGCGTCGTTGTGGCCGAAGATCAGGAGAATCATGTCCGGGCGGAACGACGCGACCGTGTTCGTGTACTCGCTCCAGAGGTCGGGCATCCGCACGTAGTCGTACGGCCCCTTCCCGTCGTGCTCGATCTTCTGGACCGTGTGCCCGAGGGTCAGGAGCTTCCTCTGCGCGGCCGCTCCGGGGGTTCCGCTCTGGCTGTCGCCGACGATTAGGATCCTAGACATGGCGCGAGAATATCAGGCTGGACGGCTCGGCGCGAGTCGTGTTAGCTTGCGACACACTCGTGAGGACCACGCCCAAAGATCGCGCAGAATCCGGCCGTTTCCTTCCGACGCGCCCCGTGCTGGCTGGCGACGTCTTCGCGCGCTGGACGGTCGTCGAGCCCTACGCAGGCGGTCGCCTGGCGTTCTGCCGCTGCGCTTGCGGGGCCGAGCGTCTGGTCTCGCGGAACAATCTCTTGAGCGGCCGCAGCGGGGGCTGTCGCGCGTGCAAGGGCGTGCGTCAGCGCGTCAGGCGCGACGTGACCGGCGAGGTCTGCGGTACGTGGCGCATCGTGTGCGATGACGAGCCGAGCATGAAGGCCTGGCGACAGGTCACCGCCGAGTGCCTGCGGTGCGGCGCGGAGTCATCGAAGAGCCTGCGCTGGCTGCGGTACAAGGGCGGCCTGCGGTGCGCCGCGTGCGACCGGCCTGCCGTCACGTACCAGGGCGTCCAGAAACGGCTGGCTCGTGGCTGGACGAGCGAGGAAGCGCGGACGCTGCCGGCGCGGACGGTCCCGGCGCGCTTGATTTCCGCGGGCGTCTAGCCTACGAGGACGGGATGCCGAAGATCCGCTGGTTCGAGTTCAAGGCCTACTCGGGGATTGCCATCACCGGCGACGAGCCGGTGACGATCATGGACCGCGGGCTCCACATGGACCGCGCTGTCTGGCTGACCTCGCAGCTGGAGGCGCCGAAGTACGGCAGCGTTCAGGGCTACGACGGGGCAGGCATCTCGGGCGGGCTACTCCACAACGTCGCGGTGCTGCCGAAGACGATGGAACAGGGCGACCTCTGGAAGCTCGTCCGTCGTGCTCTCGATGCTGTCGCCCTGGTGAAGGGTGACCCGCCTGCGATCTCCGCGCTGCTCGCCGCGAACTTCTGGACGATCACGCCCGACGGCATCCTGCGGACGACCGCTGGCGTGAAGGTATCGGGTCAGGCAATCCGCGATGTCGTGTCGCCGCCGAACGGTCGGGTCCCGAAGTCTGGCGCACAGTACAGCCAGGCTCTTGCGTGGGCGGGAGCGCTGTCCGCTCTTTTCTCGTCGAGGCCCGAGGCCAAGCTGGCGCAGAAGGTCTACGCGGCCGAGTGGCTTGCGCAGGGCCGGTCCGTCGTCGAGCTTCCTGTCTACTGGGCGTTCACTGGAAACTTGGCAGTCGACTCTCCGATCGGCCTGCCAGCAGCGTCGCTGCCGGCCGAGGTGGACCTCGCGATGTGCGTTTACCACAGCTTCTCCGTGAACGCGCCGGCCCCGGCTGCGAAGGCGCTCGAAGGCGTGACCGTCAATCCTGCGAACCCGGTGAGCTTCGGTACGACGCTGATTCGCCGCCTCGGCAAGACCGCTTTCGGGCGCTGGACCGACGAGCCCGGCGACGGCAACAATCGCTATGACCGCACGCGTCGCGCGGTCTGGAAGAGCGATCTCTGGGATAGCGCGATGGTGCGGCGACTGATGCCGCGTGACCTGTAACGGAGGAAGAAGATGCCGAAGATCTCTGGGTACAATTCGTTCCACGACCACGTCCACCATGCGCTCGTCTTCAGGAAGACCGGCGCGGAGATCCGAGAGAAGGCCCTGTGCCTTCTGGAAGAGGTCGAGAGGTTGATCGCCGAGGGCGAAGCGCGCGTCCAAGACCTCTCGAAAGAGACGAACGCCGCCGACGCCGTGTCGGCCGTGCAGAGTTATGGTCGTCGGTCCGATCCGGACAGAGAGAATGAGCGTTTCCGTCAGGCGGTCGCCGACCTCCAGAGCAAGCGCGTCGATGCGGCTCGGCTTCGTACGGTTGCGAAGAACATCGAGTCCGATCGCGAGTTCGATCTCACGTTCGCAGAACTCGAATACTACGAGTTCTAGCGCGTGGCCGGCGACGTCGACATCTGCGAGTACTGCGGCCGGGAGATCCCCCCGATCGCCGACTGGTGTCTCTGCATCTCGCACGAGGACAACGGCATCGCCGATCCGGAACGCCGCGAGTACCAGAAGAGGCTGCACGCGAAGTACGCGGCGCTGCGCGCGGCCCTTGCGGTGCGCATCGAGTGCTGGCAGTCGCCGGACGGAGGCGAGCTTACGTGTGCGCCAAAGTGGAACTGCGACGAGATGCGCGCGCGCGACATCATCGAGTCGGACGCAAGGCTGCTGTACGCGTACGACGTTGTGACCTGGCGCGAGGCGATGGACGAGCATCACCGGCGTCAGGGATGGGATCCGTACGTGCCGCCTGCCATGGAGCCTATTCCGCTGCTTCCGCCGCTACCTGGTCCGCATGCGGTCGACGAGCCACTGGTCTTCCAGCATCGACGACTCGACGAGCCGGAGTTCGACGCGACGGACGGCGCGCATCCGGCTTGGTGGCGCGGCGAAGAGTACGGGGTCGCCCGTGTGATCGACATCATTCGCGAGGCCCTCGACGGCGAAAAGCCGGACAAGGGGGCCGCGTCCGACCTCGATCAACTCGTGCGCGACGTGCGAGCACTGGTGTCGTAGGAGGAAAAAATGTCGGAGAAGATCGCCAAGCTTCAGGGACTCGTGCTCGGGGTTGTCCGCGCGAAGAAGGCGTATGGCGCGACCGACGAAGAGATCGAGAAGGCGTTGTCGCTGCGGCACCAAAGCGCTAGCGCTCGTCGTCGTGAACTCGTGCTCAAGAACCTCGTGGTCGACTCTGGTGGCACACGTATCGGTGGCGGTGGCCGTCGCGTCACCGTGTGGGTAGCCCGGCAAGAGCCGAAGAAAAAGCCGTGATCGGCACGCTCTACAAGGACGACGGTGCCGCGGTCGGCTGCACCGATACCCACTACGTCCGCTCGTATGACTACGGCGCCGCTGGTTTTTGGGTCGCCGACAAGGTTGGCTTCAAGACCTGGGCGCTCGACGGCCGGCCTGTCACACGCGCCGAGGCGGCGGCGGCGGTCGGCGTGCCGGAGGAGGCGCTGGCGCGCTGGGCGGCGACGATCTGACCGGCGGCTCTGCCTCGCGGACGAACACGTCTGGCACATCGCCGGTGCGGATGACGATCGCGACGTCGGCGATCGGACGGTCGAGTACGTCTGTCGCGGTCTCGATGGCGTCGGCGACTTCGCCGGCCGCGAGCGAGCGCCGGACCTCGGCGACCGTGTGCTCGTGGAGATCAACGCGCGACCATCCGTCGGTCTCGGCGAGGAGCATCGAGGTCGAGTACGTGCAGGTCGCGAGCACTTCGGGTTGTGCGTAGAGCTTCTTCGTCATCGGGCGAGCCTCCTCGGTCGCGTCTTCTTCCCCTGGCACTTCACGCACTGGATGTCCAGGTCGCCGTATCGGACGGCGTTGCCGAAGACGTACTCCGCGATCTTGTCCGCCCGGCGCTCGACGCTCTCCGGCAGGCGCTTGCCCAGCCGCTTCGGTAGCTCGGCACCGTAACGGTGGTCGAGGGCGTGTCCCATCTCGTGGGCCATCAGCCCTTCGATGTACTCGCTCGGCAGCGCCTCGATCTTCTGGGCGAAGCTGATACGGAACGGCGGCTTCACCGTGCAGAAGCCGAACTGCCGCTCGGCGCCAGCACCGTTGTCGCTGCCGGCGTTCTCGTCGTGGTGGAGTTCGAGAGTGCCGAAGTCCGGGAACTGCTTTTCGAGGTCGTCGAAGAGACGGTCGAAGCAGGCCTGAGCGCGCGGCAGGCGAGGCATGACTTACGGCACCGTCTGTTCGGCGAGTTCGACGAGGGGGCCTACGCGCAGGTCTTCGTCGATTTCGCGCCAGTGGATTCCGTAGCCGTCGGCGCCGAGCGTCCACTTCGAGCGCTGCTTCGCGGTCGCATCGCGCAGACGTGGGAACTGGTCCCAGCGAACGGAGATCGTACGGTCATCGGCGAGGAAGACGAGCATCGTTGGACCGCGGAACGCGACGCGAACGGCAAGCGGCTCGGGCTCGAAGTCGAAGAGGAGTCTCCTGCCGCGCGATGAGCGCTCGACCGAAAAGACTTGGTCTCCGGCTTTGAGGCCAATGTTTTCGACTTGGTACCGCGGAACGGGGAGGAAGAGTGTATTGCCGATCTGAACGATCGTGTGACGGCGCGCGCGACTGATCTTTCGCAGGACGGCTTCAAGAGCGCGCCGGAACTGCCTGTCGCTCATGGTACTCTCGTCCAGATCAATCAGGACGCGCTCTCCGGTTGGTGCCCGTCGCTCGATGATCCGACGTGGCTTACTCACGTCCGCACCCCCGCGAACTTCCCCTCTGCATCTACGATCACGCCGCCGCCGGGGAAGATGTTGGGCAGGCCGCACTGATCGAGCACGGCGCGGCCCTGCTCGCCGCCTAGCTGGAGGTCGAGGAAGGAGGCGTCGATCTGCATCGACGTCATCAGCCGCAGGATCACGTCCGGCCACGTCTTCGGCTCCCAGCCGTTCTTCTGCTCCTGCTGGATCTGCGTCCGGATGCGATCGAGCAGGTCTGGGCTTTCGACGCTGCCCATGTCGCTGTCCGGCGCAGCCGCTTCATCGACGCGTGCGGCAAGCTCGTCCCGGTCTTCCTCTGCGTGGTCACTGATGTCGATCGTCTTGCCGATCTGGACGACCATGTCCTCCGGCAGGCCGAAACCGTCCTCCTCGATCCGAGCCGGCGACCATTCCCGCTTGACCGCGTCGACCGCCTCGTTTGACGGCGCGTTGTTGTGTTCGAGCGCCTCTACCAGCGCGCGTTTTCGAGCGCTCATCTGTTCTGGCGTCGCTCGGCGCTGCTGCGTCTCTGGCGCCGCCTCCAGCGTCGGACCGTAGGCGGCGAGGGCCTCGGCGAGCGTCTGCGGCGGGAACTCGACTGGCAGGGCTACGAGCCACGGATGGTCCTCGCGTTTCTTCGGGAGCATCTTCTCTTCGACGCGTACGAGTGGCGTCTGCGCGTCCCCGTAGAAGTCCGCGTGCGCCACGATCGGCGGCATCACCTCAGCGTCTGCACTCGACGCAGCGACGACCATCCCCTGCTTGATTCCCTCGCCGTAGGCCATCGCCTCCATCTTGCCGAGGTTCCGCATGACCTCGACGAGCGTCTGCTGCGGCAGGTGCGGCAGGAGCCGGAGGTAGACCTCTGACCTGAGCGTCAGGTACCGACGCTCGTCTTCGCCGAGACGGAAACGCATGATCTAGTCGTCGGCGTCCGAGAAGAGGTCGGGGATGTCGCCTTCCTCGTTCCCGAAGGCGCCGTCGATCCCCTCGTCGTCTTCGTGACCGTGATCTTCGGCCGTGATCGCCGTCGCCTTCGCGAACGCGACGATCCACGCGCCGAGACTGCGCGGTCGCTGGTCGAGGCGATCCATGATCTCCTCGCGATGCGCGTCGAGCCACTCCTCGAACTCGTCGCGGATGATCGTACCGGTTTTCGTGTTGGCCATGCGGCGAGGATGAGCACGAACTGGGCGGTCTTGCAAGGGGGTCCCAGAAGAGGTAGAACACTCTCGGAACGACGGAGACCTGGGCGTCCTCGGCAGTCGTTTCTGCTGTCCTGATCAGACGGCGACCTCTCCTCCCTAGCCCCGGCTCCGACGCGCTCTCCTCGTCGTCTGCGCGGCGGGGGGGGATCGACACGCGATCGCTGGACGGATACGATCCGTCGCGTAGCCATGAGCGAGAACGTCACCGGATACGAAGAGGTCGCAGCCGCAATCGCCGATGCCTGCCGTGGGCCCTCGGGCACGCCCCACGAACGGCAGGCCAGCGCGGCACTGCTGGCGGCAGCGATTCACCGTGAGATGGCCGCGCTGGTCCGCGCACTCCACCGCGAGGAACTTGTCGACGCCAACCTGTTCGAGAACGGCGCCACCGTCACCCTCCGCCAGAACGGTGTGTCGGTCGAGGTCCAGCGCCTCTCCGGCCAGCACCGTCTGCGGGTCGAGATGTACGGGTTCGACGCGAGTCTCGTTCCACCTGGTCAGCGGGTTACCCAGGGCGACGTCGCGGCGCGCACCGTCGAAGAGTGCGGCGTTCTTGCACGAGCGTTCGTGCAAGCGATCGGCAATCTGATCCGCCAGGAGAGCATCCGGCGAGGGCGGTCCCAGTGAATGTGGGCAGCGGCTCTACTTCATGGGCACGCGGGCGTTGCTAGGCAAAGCCGTGCGTAGTGCGTGGCATCGGGGTACGCCTCGATGATCGTCCACGAGCCAAAGCGCATGCCGTCTGCATATGTCCTCGTGCGCGACACGCTACGACGGCCTGTCCTTCTTCTTCCGCTTCTCCGCTAGCTCGTCGGGCGGCGGAGGAGCGGCGTCGCGGTAGCCGGGACCTGGTTCTTCCGGAGGGCGCGTCAGGGCATCGACGGGTATGTGCCAGATTTTGCCGTCATTCGCCTCGCTATCGCCCGGCAACTGCAAGAACTGCAAGACCGCCTTGTTCTTCTTCTCTTTTGGTTCGTGCGTGAACCCGATGAGCGTTCCGATGGTTTTCGTCGGACCATCGCCCAGTGTCACCAGTACTCTGTCGCCTGGCTTCCAGATGACGGGCGGCTTCTTCGGAGGCGGTGGTTCCTTTTCCTTCGGAGGCGGCGACTCCTTCGGTTTCTGAGAGTCCTTCGGACGCTGTCCGATCGTGCGGCCAATCGCGACCCCGCATCCGAGACCGGTCATCACGCCGCTAGCGATCAGTAGGATGGTCGTGAACATCACGTGACTCTCCGCGATCCGCCTCGTGGTCGCATTCCGATACCGGTTAGCGATTGTTGATGTGCCTGGCACTCCTCTTTGGTGGCGAACGGCTCGTTGGTCCGGCTTCTCAGTTCGGGCGAAAGTACGAATCGCGCCGGCTTCTGCCCCTTCGGGATGGTCTGCGCCTCTTCGGTCGTCCAGCCGTGTGCGAGACGGGCGAAGATCGCCTGGCGAGAGATCCCAGTGCGGATCTGCGCGGCCTGCCCGGCGGTCACGTCGCAGTGCACGCATCGAAGGCTGTAGCGTTTCGCGTTACTACGGATGTAGTGCAAGCCGCGCACGGTGCGTCGATCGCAACGTGTGCAGGTCAGGATGACCATCTCGTCCTCGATCTCGGTGATGACGAAGTCTTGAAGTCGCTTGCCCAGCAGCCTCTCTCGCCACCCGGTCCAGCACGCAAGGCAGCTCTTGGTGGCGCCGGAAGCGAGGTGGCCTCGCACGATGTTCTTGATCGTGCCGCAGTCGCAGCGACAGCGTGCATAGCCGTGCTTACCATCAGCGAGCGCCTTCGACAGATACGCCTCGATGATCGTCCAGCGATTGAAACGCATGCCGTTCTTGTAGTTTTTCTTGCTAGGCATCGCGCGGCGCCCCTCGTCGCGGTCGTCCGCGCGGACGGACGCCGTCGCCGGTCAGCGCCTGCTCGTGCGTGTATCCGAGCCGGCGCCGCGAGTGATATGTGCCTGGAGAAACACCGGCTGCGCGCGACTGTGCGGCCGCCAAGCCCCAGTTCTCGGGACGTTTCGCGCTGGTCGCGGCACGCGGCCGTGGACCGGCACGGAAACGTTCCGGCATCTGTCCTCTAGAGAGCGTCGTTGCCTCTTCCCGCGTCCAGCCGTGTGCGATGCGCGACATGATGGCTTGGCGCGAGACGCCCGTGGCAGTGATGGCGGCAGCGCTCGCGATGACCGAGCAGTGCGAGCAGGATCCGTGCGTCTTGGTGCGCCGCATCGTCATGACGGTGAGCCGGTCAAGGATCGACGCGTGAGTACACACGGAGCACCGCAGCACGACCATCGTGCCATCGACCTCGATGACCGTGCGTGGTCCGAAGGAGAGTCCAAGGAGGGCTATTGGCTGCCTCTTTGCTGACGAGCAGACCTGACAGCGCGGCGTGTGACGCTGTCGTCCGCTGCGGACAATGTATCCGTGCCGGAGGAACGGACGAAAGATACTTCTGAGCGCGCCGCAATCGCACCGGCAACGCGCGTATTGCGACTTGCCGTCCACCGGGTAGGCGTCGAGGATGGTCCAGGTGCCGAAGCGCATGCCATCGGCGTATTGACGCGGACTGCCCATGGCGTGCTCAGCGACTCCCAGGCCGGTCAAGGCTCACGCCGAACGAGTAGCCGCTGCCGGGACCGGCGCGCAGCATCACGGAGCGGCCGTTCGACCAGTGATTGATCTTGTCGGAGGCGAACTCCAGGTTCCACGGGATGCCGCCGCGCAGAACAGTCTGCGAGACGTCGATGGTGCGTGCGACCATCGCGTCCATTTCGATGTGTTCGGGGGCATCGTACGGCCGGGACCCGAACCACTTCTTGTAGAAGTCCCAGTCGTACGAGAACGGCTTGCTCGCTGCGACCCAGCCGCTGAGCAGGTCGATAAGTTCCTCGCGGTTCAGCGGTGCGTGCGAGAAGTCGAGCTTGAGGCGTGCGGTCACTGGTCGTCTTCCGTCAAGGCCGAAAACCCCGCGGCTCGTAGCGCGTCGACTTCGTTGTAGTCCAGGGGGATGGCGAACGCGTGTTTCCAGCGTCCCCGGGCCGCCGGGTCGTCGAGGTGCATCGCGTGTCGTGCCCAGTGACGAACGACGATCAGTGCTGGGAGTGCGAACGTCAGCCAGAGTGCTTCGTCGCCGCACAGTGCCATGGCGGGCACTGTGAGGAGGAGGAAACCGAGTAGGACCGAAAAGAGGGCTTCGGAGGTAAAGACGAGGGCAGGCACGTCCTTGCTCTCCTCCATGCCGAACAGCGTTGTTTGCAGCAAGAAGCGAGGCAGCAGGCGTAGGCCGCGCGGTAGCCATCGGACGCCGCCCGGCAAAGCGCGAACGACGGCCAGAAGCGCGCGCGGTACGGCGCGCGTCGCGCGGAAGGCTCCGGTCGCCACCGTCGCGATCAGCCAGGCGAGTCCGATGGCGACGTTCGCAAACAGCCCGAACACGAAGACAGGCGCCGCGATCAGCGCGCGCCCTACGAAGCGGGCCGCGATCGAGAGCGGCCTCATCGGCGAAAACGGCAGCGGAATGTGCCGGGGCGCACACGGTACGGCAGGCGATCGGTACGGGGTTTCTGGCGGCATGAGCTTACGACACACTAACACAAGTGTCGGACAGTGGCAAGCCCGCCCGTGGATGCAGTAAGCTCCGGGCATGACCTACCGAGCGGGCGTGCCGCTGTATGACCTTGACCTGCGTCGGGGCTCGTCGTTTTACACCGTGAACGCCGTGCCGATCCCTTCCTGGCGCTCGGTGCGAGCGCTGTACGGGCTCGGGGAGTCGCCGGCCCCGGCGCAGTTGGGTCGGATCAAGACGGCGGACGGCTGGTCGTACCAGATCACGCCGGAGGACGCGCTCTGGATCGCACGCTCGATCCAGTACGAGGGCGGGAACAGGATCGCAACGCTCTGGACCTACGCGCAGAGGCTCGCGCAGCGCCGCGGCACGAATCTCGCGACGCTCGTGCGCGGGCACAGCCAGCCGGTGAACCCGATGTGGGCGTCGGCGACGGCTTCAGGCTGCGTCGCGCATCCGGACCGGTGCACGCCGGCACAGCTTGCGCGCCGGCAGGAGGCAGCGACCCGACAGTGGGATGACCTGTCGTCTGCTTCGACAGTGCTGCGCTGGGCGCAGGCATACACGCCGAACGTCGTGCCGCGCGCGACGGACTTCGCCGACGCGACCGTCTCGCGGCACTTCTTGAGTCAGAACCCGCAGGCACGGGTCGTGATGCGCGACGGCAACTGGTATCTCGCGGAGGGCGCTGATAGCGCGCCGCGCGGTGGATCGATCGGGTGGCCGGAGAACTACGTCACGATCGAGTATGAGAGCCGGGTCGCTCGCCGAAGCCTCTTGGCCGGCGTGCCAAGCTGGGTTCCGTTTGCGGTGGCCGGGGGCGGTGGGCTGCTCGTGCTCGGCGGCGTCGCGGTCTGGGCCGCACGACAGCCGAAGGCGAAGATCTAAGGCAAGGAGCGCTGTCGTGAACTTCAAAAGCTACATCGTGTTGTTGCTGCTCGTCCTGTTTCCGTCGTGCGGGCCTCGTCCGCCTGATTCGGACGCTGGTCCGCCGGATTCTGGTCCGCCCGAGTTGACGCGCCTGCGCATCATCAACGGTTCGACCGGGACGCTCTGGATCTTCTATCAGATCGGCTCCGGCGGCGGCTCGATGTCAACGGCGCATCAGGTGCAACTCGCAGCAGGCGGACACATCGACTATCCGATCCCTGACGAAGGCCTCGCGGCCACTCGCTTCTGGGCAGGGTCTGGATGCGACGACACGGGGAACAACTGTGCGATCGGTCAGAGCGGTGGTCCCACGAGCGAGGGCTTCAACTGCCCGACGTACGGCTGTGCTCCGCCCGTCGACAGCAAGTTCGAGGGCACCTTCGGCTGTCTGCCGTCGGTGCCGACTGCCGACTGTCAGATCAACCCGTCGAGCCCGACGAGCGCGCCGCTTCCTACTACCGACTCCTGGGACACCAGCATGGTCGACGGCTTCACGCTGCCGTTCCGCGTCGACGTCATCGGCGACTGTCCGGGCGGCCCGACGAGCAACGCGATCGACTGCTCGATGTTGCCGATGAGTATGTGTCCGACGGCCGAAGACCTCTCGACCGGCGGCATGTTCCCGGCGCTGGCCGCTGAGGACATGGACGTCACGAACCCGTCGACGATGGCGATTGCCGGCTGCTACGCCGACTGTGCGCGCCTCACGTTCTCTCAGTGGGGCGGCCTCTCGTACGCGCCGGCTTCTCCCGAGGCGCAGATGTACTGCTGCCCGACGCCGCCGATCTCGCCCGATGCGTGTCGCACCGGGCCTGTCGCGAGCACGGGCTACACGGATCTTGTGCATCGGACCTGTCCGCAGGTCTATGCCTACTCGTACGACGACGGGACGGGGCTGTTCTCCTGTCCGGCCGGCGTGCGGTACGAGGTCACGTTCTACGCGGCGCAGTAGGCAGCCGCTTACGACGCTCGGGCTGCCCGGCTGGTCGCGCGCCGCCGCGCCGGTGGTTTTCGGAAGCGGATGACACGCCCCGGCATTTCCCACAGAGCCAGTGCGCTGACATCGCGACCGTCTCCGAGTGCGAGGCCCATGCCCTCGTCGACGACGCGCACGTTTTTCGCGCTGCGCACCCATGGGAGTTTCATTTTGACTACGGTGATCGAACCGTTGACGCCGAAAAAGAGACGCACCTCGTTCTTCGTGAGCCACTCGGCCATGCGCAGCAGCGGGTATGACTTGGACATTTCGGTCACCTCACCTTCGGCGGCGGGATCTTGAGCGGCGTTGTGCCAGCCTGCGCAGCGTCCCATGCGGCCTGTAGCTCGTCGCGTCGCAGTTCGATGAACGCCTTGATGAGCTTCTTCCCGGACGGGTGCATCTTTCCAACGATCATCGAGCCGTCATCGAGCGCGAACGATGCGGCATATTCCGCTGCGAAGGCGTGAATATGTGGTCGATGATGCTGTGCGTTCTTCTCAAAGAAGACCGCGATAACGATCCCGTAAAACCTGCACAACTCGGCCACAGCGGGAAACTAGCACGCCGCCTGGTTCAGGTCGACAGCCGCACCATCGGCACGGTTTCACGCTCGCCGCTCGGCTCGTCCTCGGTGCGCTCGAATCCTCAAGACGTTCTGGGTCCTGATCCTGGTCCGGCGCCGATGCCGGTCTCGTCGAGCCCGCCGAGCGCCGCTTCGAGCAGCCGGTCTCCGACGACGCGCCCTCGGGAGACAGCTTCGATCCAGATGAGGTACGCGATGTTTTCGTCGCCCGTTCGCGTGCGCATGTCCTCTGCGATCAGTCCGTGGCAACGAGCGACTCGATCGGGATCTCGAACCTCGCGTGCAGCGCGCGAATCATCGCGAGCGTGAGCGGTCGCTTGCCGTTCATGATCTCTCGAACGCGCCGCCTGTTCCCGAGGAGTCCTTCGAGGTCGCGTTCGGTCAGGCCACCGGCTTCAAGATGACTTCTTGGTCGTGGTTCGCATCGGCGGCATTCTAGCCGATGATCGGCCCTGCCATCGTCACAGCCGCTTCGCGCACGCGCCGCAGGCTGTTGACGAGCGACGGCGGCGGAGCGCGTAGCTGGCCGAGGTAAAGGCGCGTCGCGTTAGGCCACGCGAGATCGAGGAGCCGCTGCGCGTCGTGCAGACGCACATCGTCTCTCTCGTCGCCGTCGCGGTCGGCGAGTCGCCGAAGACCACGCAGTACCTTGACCTTCGCCGGGTCGAGACCCGCGCGCACGGCGGCACGTTTGACGATCGTCCAGATGACGTCGTTGTGCAGCGGACGTTCGGGGTCGAGGCCGGGCGCGATCGGACACGCTTTGGCCTCGCCGAAGACGCCGCTGTCGGGTCCCAGCCGCTTCAGTCGTCCGGCGCTGAGCCAGTGCGCCTGGATCGCGGTGTACGCCTCGTCGGGTAGCTTGAAGTTTTTCGGACCTCTCTTGCCAGTGACGCGATAGGTACGAGGTGACGTCGAGAGGCTGAGGTCGCGGATTCGCAGGTCGGCGACTTCGGATCGTCGCCGCCCGGTGTAGGCGAGAAAAATAAGGACCGCGCGATCACGCATGCCGATCGGATCTGTCGGGAGTGCGTCGACCATCTTCTGGAAGTCGGCCCACTCGACGCCGGTCGCAGTGGTCGTCTCGTCGTCTGGGAGCACGTCCTTACGCCCGAGGAGATCGAACGGGTTCCGAGAGATGGTCTTCTTGTGTGCGAGGAACGTGAAGAACGCGTCGACGGCCGCGAGGCGCGTGCAGATCGTACTTTTCGAGTAGCCGTAGTTGACGAGGTAGCGCTTGTACTCCTCGGCGTCTTCGGCCGAGACCGAGCACAGGTCTTTCCACTGGACCAGGTCGAGGAACTGTCGGACACCATGTCGATACGTGCGCCGCGTGTTCTTCGGCTTGTTGACCAAGAATGCGTACATGGCGGCCACGATCGCACGCGTACGGTCGGGGTCGTCGCCGCCGATGGGCACGACATCGGATTCCGCTACGGACGAACGAGCTAGATTTTCGGCCATCGCGACGGATTCTAGTCCGGCTGTTGACAGAATCAAAAGTGTCGGACAATCTGTGCCTCTGCATGCAAATCAAGGACTTCATGGCTGAGGGCGCGCCGCGCGTTGGGCTCCGGGTCAAGGTCAAGGGCAAGGACGGCGAGGACGACGTCGTCGGCGAGTTCCGCCGTTTCAAGGCCGAGGGCCGGAAGGTCATGCTCGTCCTGAAAGTTGGTCGTCGGCTCGTGGAAGTCAGGCCGCAGGACGCGATCGCCGCGCTCGTGTAAGGTGTCCGACATGTCCGACGCCGACTGGAAGTGCATCGACGCCGACTGGAATGCGTGGTGGTACGGCAACAAGTACCTCGTGCGTGTGGCGCGGCATCGTGGTCCGCCGCACTGGATGCACGGGATGCACTGGATGGTCGAGGTGTGCGTGCTCGTGTACTCCGGCGAGGCGCCGATCACCCTCCGGTCGCGGCCGGTCTTCGAGGAGCACGACGAGGCGCTCGCGGTGGGCCGCGCGTGGTGTATGGCTGACGAGGCGCAGCGCGCGGCGCTGGAGCATTTCGTGGACCGGGGCTACGATGCGCCGGTCGATGTGATCGGCCGGCTGGTCGGGAAGATTCTGGGCGAGACGGTCTGAGTCGGCGCGGGCTGGGCGCTCGCCGGAGGCGATATGGGACGCGGGAATCACTTCGACGGCATCGGCGGGATCTTCTCGACGAGCATCTTCGGGCACACCGACCGACTTCTGCCGGAGTGGGACGGTGACGACGAGCTTGATGCGCTCGTCGATGATGACGACAACGGTCGGCATCGGAGAGAGGAAGCCGTGTGGCCGGAGTCGATGAAGCTTGTGGAAGCGTCTCCGTCGTCGACGCTTCACGAGGAGAAGCCTTTCGAGTTCAAGTTTCCGCGTGTGGAGTCCGTGCCGCTGCCGCCGGGCGACTGGTACCTGTGGCTCGACGACGAACGCGACCCGCGCGTCGTGCTCGCGCCTGACAACGGCCCGAACTGCCTCGGCCTACGCTACGCGCAGTACGCGACGACCGGGCTCGCCGCCGTCGACTGGAAGTGGGCGAAGTCGGTCACCGAGGCAATCGCTCTCTGCGAAGAGCACGGCGCGCCGAAGGTCATGGCTCTCGATCATGACCTCGGCCTCGGTCCCGATCTCTCGACGCCGCAGACGGTCATGCCGTTCCTGCGCTGGCTCAGCGAGCGCGCCGATGTCACGACGTGGTTCGTGCACTCGGCGAACCCGGTCGGGCGCGACAACATCGCGAGCTACATGCGCTCGTGGGAGAGCGTGGCCGAGATCGTCGCTGCCAGCGAGAAGCGCATCGCCGTCGACTTCGACGAGGACGCGCCGCTCTCCCGCCCATCGCGCGCCTGATGTCTTTCGTCGTCCACTGCAAGAAGGCGCCGTATGACGTCTACATCGGGCGCCCGTCGCCCTGGGGCAACCCGTTCAGCCACAAGGCCGGCACGCTCGCCGAACACCGAGCCGCGACGCGCGAAGAGGCGGTCTCGAAGTACGAGGCGTGGCTGCTCGCGCAGCCAGCGCTGGTAGAGCGCGCAAAGCGCGAGCTACGCGGGAAGGTGCTGGCGTGCTGGTGCAGTCCGCTTGCCTGTCACGGAGACGTTCTTGCGCGTCTTGCGAACGAGTGAGCTTAGCCGCGCGTGCTCGTCACGAGCTTGCCGTCGTGCCGCTCGCACGGGACGACCACGACTTCGTAGCCGTCGAGCGGAATGCCGCCGCTCACGTAGTCGTCCAGAAGCTGCTGGCCGTTTTCCGTGTCGAACCAGACCGGACTGTCCGTGAGGTCGGTCGCGACGCGCATCGCGTCGGCACGGCTGCCTTCGACGATTTCGATGAGGCCACGGCTGCGGTGGACGACGGCGTAGATAGACATGGGAGCCGAGCCTAGCGCAGACCGGCGCCGGCCGGAAGTGTAGTGTGTCGGAAGCTCTTGACGGCTGTCGGACAGTCGTGCGAGCGTCATCATCGTGACGACTCGTCGGAGGCCAGGCGACACGGCGGAGCAGATGCGCGTGCTCAGTCAGTACCGCGTGGTCGAGGGCGGTCCGCTGCCGGCGCTGCCGGCGAAGAGCTTTCTGGAAATCCTGGACGAGACGTTCCGCGATGCAGAGACCAACTTCCTGAAGGAGAGCGACATGGTGATTCACATCGGCGACGAGTCCGGCACGCACAAGGTGATCAGCGCCGACGCTTTGGAGCACGAGACGCGTGCGGGCTGGCGGCTCGTCCGCGTCATCACGTGCGACGGGCCGATCCGGTACATGGTGAAGCCCGCCGAGCAAGGCACGCAGGCGAACAACTGGCAGCACTCTTTCGATCAGTACGCCGAGGAGGTCGGAACCGTGACGCGGTTTCTTGTCGCGAAGGGCCGCGCGACTGAGGCGGCGGAGCTTGATGAGCAGATCGCGGCTCTGCGCGCGGAGAAGAATACGGCCGAGGAGCGGTGCGTCGTGCTCACGAAGGACTCGGAGAAGATGGCCGACACGCTCGGGAAGACCGAGAAGGCGCTCGACTCCGAGAAGGCGCTGACCACCAGGCTGCGTACAGATCTCGCGGAGCAGGCCACTCGTCTCGCGGAGCAGGCCACTCGGTTCCGAAAGATGGAAGCGGACGTCGCCAAGCTGCGTACGGCTATCGGAGCACTGGGCATGAAGGAAATCCTCGGCGGTTGAGTCGCTGCTTGCATATCCCGACAGACGCGTTACTGTCCGTCGAATCGTGCGAGTCGCGCGATACGAAAGAGAGAAGAGCACCATGAGCGTTTCCGATCAGATCCGATCCGAGATCGAGTCCTTCGCATCCAAGATGACCGCCCTCGTTCGACAAGAGGCTCTCAACGCCGCGATGTCGGCGCTGGGTGGTCCGGCCAGCGCGCCGCGTGTGCGAGTCGAGGTCGAGGCTCCCGGCGAGTATCGGCGTCCGGCCGTGACGCGTCAGCGTGCGGCGACGGTCAACAAGCGTGCGGTGACCGGCAAGAGCGGTCAGAAGCGCGATCCGGAGGCGCTTGCGGCTCTGGTGAAGGCGGCCGGCGGGTACATCCTGGCGCATCCCGGTCAGGGCGTGGAGCAGATCGGCGCGGCGCTGAAGTACGCGACGGCGGAACTCGCGCTGCCGATCCGCAAGCTGCTCGCGGCGAAGGTGATCACGCGCAAGGGCCAGAAGCGCGCGACGAAGTACTTCCCGGCAGCCGCGAAGGCCGCGCCAAAGGCAAAGGCCGCGGCGACCAAGAAGGCGCCGAAGGCCAAGGCCAGCAAGGCGGTTGCGAACGGCAAGGCCGCGACGCCGCCGAGCGAGCCCGCCGCCGAGTGAGCGCATGACGCTCGCCGAGACGGACGAGCGGGTCTCGTCGCTCCGAGCGAGGCTCGTGAGCGGTGAGGCCCAGATCGTTCCGTAGCCGAGATCCCGATGGCCGATCCCATCCACCTCTTCGACATCGCGGCGTACCTGCACCGGGCCATGTACGTCGTGTACGGGGACAACGCGTCGACCACGCCGTCGACGGACGAGACGTTCATCGTGCACGCGTGCGGCATGCTCGCGAACACGATGGAGAAGCTCGGTGTGCGTCGCATGGCGGTTGTGCGTGACTCGGTCGTGCCGTCGAAGCGATGCGAGGAGTACCCGGCGTACAAGGCCGACCGCAAGCCGCACACGCCCGTGTTCGCGGCGCAGTCGCCGCGCTTCTTCAGCGCGCTCCGCGACGTGAGCGTCGCGGTCGTCGAGGCCGAGGCGTACGAGGCCGACGATCTGATCGCGACGCTCGTCGGCCAGGAGCGCGGCACGCAGTACGTCGTCGTCTCGTCGGACAAAGATCTGCTCGCATGCCTCGCGACGGAGCGCACGAGCTTCTACGATCCGATGAAGAACGTCGAGGTGACGCGCGAGATGTTCGTCGCGCGCTTCGGTATCCAGCCGAGCCAGATGTACGACTACACCGGCCTCGTCGGCGACACCGCCGACGGCATCCCTGGCGTGCCTGGCATCGGTCCGAAGACGGCTGCGAATCTGCTGCGGGATTTCGGTACGCTCGACGAGGTGTACGACGAGAGTCGAGCACAGGCGCTCGCCGAGGCTGTGCCAGGCGCGAAGACGCTCGACAAGCTCCTGGCGCACAAGGAGGACGCGCTGCTCTCGCGGCGGCTCGCTCGTCCGTGGATCTGCAAGGGCCTGACGCTGACGGGTGACGCGTTCGCTGCGCCGCCGTCGAGCGTCGTGCGGAGGGCATGCGGATGAGCACGAAGAAGAAGGTCGCCGACTTCGACTGGCTTGCGTGGATCGAGTACGGTGCAGTCAAGGTCCAGCCCGTGATCTCGCGTCGGGGCGTCGAGTTCTGGTCCGCCGGCTTCACGACGCTGTCCGCTGGCGGCTGGCAGAACGTCATGGCGACCTACGCTGTCGGCGCGTCGGCGTTGGAGGCGCTGAGCAATCTCCGCGACGGCATCGTGCTCTACAAGGACGGGTCGCGCGTCGGACCTCACGTGCTCAAGCGCGAAGACCTGCCGGCCGCGACACGGAAGCTCGTCGCGCTGAGGAAGCGGCGACGCGGGAAGGGCAACCTCTCGTGAAGATGCGACACGGAAGCGACGCACGCGATCGACTCTTGATCCGCCGGACGGCTCTGTCGTGGATCAGTTGGATAAACGGTAGGGCTCCACTGGCTTGTCCACGCGGCTCGATGCTCGATCGCATGTTCCGCGAGACGGAGGATCTGATCATCGCCGAGGTGAACCGCACGCATCCGCCGGACGACATCGATCTCGTCACCGAGTTCAGTACGGAGAAGCGCCCATGAAGAAGTTTCTCGTCGTCGAGCGGCAGGTTGGCGGCTGCGACTACACGATCGGCTGTGGCGTCCGCGTCTACACCGAAGAAGCCGAGTCGATGGCCGCGCTCGTCGCCAAGTTCAAGCGCGGCTGCGTGCTCACGGAGGACGAGTGCTACGGCACGGACGCGCCGCATCCTGATGAGTCCGACCTGTGGGACCGGTGCAGCGGCTGGCTCGAAGGGGAACAGGCGCGCGAGTCGGTCGCGGTCTACGAGATCGGCGAGAGCGTCGCGCTGTCGCTGGTTGTGTGGCGGAAGGAAGCTCGCGTGACCGAAGCCGCTCGGGCAGCGGCGGACGCCGAGAAGAACGAGCGCGACACGCTGAAGAAGCTCCAGCAGAAGTACGGTGCGCCGTAAACCTAACCCCGGCCTAAAGGCCGAGGCTTTGCACCTGAGTGACAACATGGAGATGCCCGTAGGTACCCCCAACACTCGACGCGTCCGGCCGGGTTACAGCGGCCAGGCTCATGGCACTGTACGTCGCGAGACCGCGACGGCTGATGTTCTGAGCCGCGATGGTATCGGCATGACCAGCGTGGCCACACCATACGCATTCAAAGACTGCCTGGCTCTTCCGGTTCGCCTTGCTGACGAAGCCGCACGCCGGACACGTCCTCGACGTGTTCCGGGGGTCGACCACCATCAGCGCGACGCCCGCCAAGCACGCCTTGTAGGTCACGAAGCCACGCAGCTGAGCAAAAGACCACGAGGAGCGCACCCGACGCTGTGCCTTCCGAACCGTTGTCCGCTCGCGGATGCCCGTCAGGTCTTCCAGGGCAATCCCACGTCCGGTGTCTTTGGCACGGGTGACGATCTTCTTGCTCACGCGATGGTTCGTGTCTCTAGCGAATCTCATCTCCTTCCTGCGACGCTTCTTCAGAAGCCGCTTCGCACTCTTGGTACCAACAGACTGGAGCTTCGAGCGGGTGTTAGCGTACCGCTCGCGGACGACATTCAGGTGGTCTCCCGCGAAGACCGTACCGTCCGAGTCGGTCGTGATGTTCACGACGCCGAGGTCTACGCCGAGAAAGTCGACGGGCTCTGCGGGCTTCTCGTACGGGATGCTGACGCTGACGAGCAGGTAGAACTCGTTGTCGCGGAAGACCAAGTCGGCCTCGCCGTACTTCGAGGAGAGCAGGCGTTCTCGGTCAGCGTCGCGGAAGAGGATGGGACAGCGGATGCGACCGTCGAGTGTCGTGAGCGTGATTTCCGTCGACTCCTTCTTGAACGAGTACAGTCTCGTGTCGTAGGCGACGCTGCCGCGCGGGCGGAAGGTCGGGCAGATACTGCGGTCGCGGACGTAGGCGTCGCAGACCTTTGCAATCGTCCGAATGGCCATCTGCGACGGGAGGCCGAAATCGGCTCGCATGTCGTAGTAGAACAGCCGCTGGAGCCGGCGCTTGTCGGCGAGCTTGTGCTCGAAGGCTCGGGGCGCGAGCCAGTTGGCCGCAGCGTTCATGCGCTCCATGGTCGAGAGCAGCGAGTCGCGCGGCGCCTCGTCGAGCACGAGCTTGCCCTGGACAACCAGAACGGTCGGCGCGTCGGGCTTCTTCGGCTTGCACTTGCGAACCACGGGCGGATGGTACCACAGATCTGGAGCACGGAGCAGCGCTTCCTCCCCGCCCTGAAGGACGGGGCTTCCGCGCTGGAGATGTGGTGAACCGCATGGCCGCGATCAACGGCGCGTTCAAGGAGCTACGCGCACTCGGTCTCGCTGCTCACCAGGACTGGCAGTGCTGCCAGACGTGCGGCCTCGACGAGATCATGACTGAAGTGGACTCGGCGGATAAGCGTCCGCGCGGCTACGTCTTCTATCACGAGCAGGACGCCGACATGCTCATCAAGTACGGCTCGTGCTGCGTGGCCTACGGCTCGACGTCGGACGACGCGACCGACGCAGACGCCGAATGTATCGGCCGCGAGGTCGCGGAGACCTTGCAACGCCACGGCTGTCGAGTGGAATGGGACGGCACATGTTCGCAGCGGATTGCGGTCTGGTGCGACGTGGTGCAGGCGTGAGGAGACGACGATGAAGCGACGACTGCGAAAGAAGAAGAAGCTCGGCGAGTTTCGCGAGTACGGGTTCCAGCTGGTGGCTCGCTATCCGGCGGAGATCACGGAAGAACAGCTGGACTCGCTGCTGATGGAACTGTTCAACTTCGTCGAACACAGGAACCTCGGCGTTGGCGGCGGCTGCGGCCGCGATGTCGAGATGTTCGTCTGTCGACTGTGTCGTCGACATCGATGCTGTAGCTGCATCAGAAAGTACGGTCGTGACCGTAATCTCGGCCCCGTAACCGAGATGGACAGATCGGCTGTCGTCGAGTGGTTCCGCGCGCACGGTGCGCTTGCTGAGGCCGGTCCACTCATCGACGCGAACCATCACAGCGAGGCCGAGTTCGAGTCGTCGATCCCGAAGTTGGACGCTGCGTGACCCTCGACGACGCGGTCAAACACGCTGCTGGGATGCAGCTGACTGGCCGCGATGCCATTGCGGTGCACGTGCTCGTCGAGGCCGGTAAGCGCGTCTTGAAGGTGAAGCGACCGATTCGCGAGCTTGCGGAAGCCGTGTCGCCCGAGGGGCATCTGAATCAGGTTGACCTGCTCGGAGAGGATGGAGAGCCATGAGCGAGCCGGAGAAGAAGCCGCCCGGCCCGAAGCCGCGCCCCGGTGAACACTGCTCCTTCTGCGGCGAGAAGGCGAGGGTCGTCTCAGGTCCGTGCGTGTACATCTGCGAGGAGTGCGCGAAGCTGGTCTGCGAGATCTTCGCGGAGAACCCGACGTGAGCGAGTGGCCGAAAGAATTCCGATGCGAGGGACACGCCTGTTGCGGGGCACTTCTGCGCGTCGAGCAGGCGGACGTGTTCACCCACCTTCACCGTGGCCCCAAGCGTTGGGCCTTCAAGTGCCCATGCGGCGTTCAGACGGACCTGCCGAGTCCGGTGCTGTTCAGCGCGCCGCCGTACGACGAGTGGCTGAAGGCCCACGGTTTCGCCGTCATGAGCGGCCACGAACACAAGCCGGTGTTCGACACGTACGCGACTCTGGAAGAGGCCGAGCGCGAGGCACTGGCGTACTCTCGCGCTCGTCGCCGATGGGGCGACCACGTCTACTGCGGGATCGACATCCAGGACGCCAAGGGCGCCGTGGTCAAGCACGTGAACTACTACAAGCGGAAGCGGTCATGAGAAAGAAGCGCACCGATGCTACGATGGCCGAGCGCGTCGGCCTGCCGAAGGACGCTGACATCGCAGAGGAAGGCCGCTGATGCCGCAGATTTACGGCGGCTCACCCGAACGAGCGAGCATTCGTGAGGAAGAGATCGCAGAAGCACAGTTCGTGCTTCAGGACTCTTGGGGGTCACACTCGAAGTCCAGTTCGCTACGCGTTGGAACGCGGCGCGTTGACGTTCGCCGTGAGCCACGGGGCTGGGTCGGAGTCGTCCACGACATGGACACGCACGAAGGGCCAGGCCGTGAGGTTTGGCGCGACACCGCGGTGTGGGTCGAGAAGTACGATGCAGCCTGGCGAGCAGAGGTGTGGCTGTGGGATCACGGTGGCGTTTGGGCAGCGGGCAAGATCCGGTACTGGTACGTCGGAGACCTGGACGGTTCGTTCACGAAGTATCGCGATGAAGACAACGGCAGCAGCACGGTCGTCGGCAAATGGGCAAGCTGGGCCGAGATGGCCGAGATGGAGCATGACGAGTGAACCACCACTACTGGCTCCACCAGGGCGACGCGACCGAGTGGCTGAAGTCGCTTCCGGCCGCGAGCGTCGACCTCGTCGTCACAGATCCGGCATATTCCTCTCTGGAGAAACACCGCAAGGTTGGAACGACCACGCGTCTCAAGGTCAGCGAGGGGTCGAGTAACGAGTGGTTTCAGGTCGTCGAGAACAGCTACTTCCCGAGCTTCTTCGCCGAGGCGGCCCGCGTCCTGAAGAAGAATCGCCACCTGTACGTCATGTGCGATGAAGAGACAGCGGATATCATCAAGCCGATGGGGCGCGCTGCCGGCTTCACGTTCTGGAAGTCGCTTGTCTGGGTCAAGGTCGGCTCTAAGAACCGATGCAAGATCGATGCGGGAATGGGCTACCATTACCGTGCTTCTAAGGAATTCATCCTGTTCTTCGAGGTCGGGAAGCGAAAGCTGAACGATCTGGCCCGTTGCGACGTATTGCCCGTCCCGAAGGTTCGCCGGGCGTTTCCGACCGAGAAGCCGGTCGAGTTGAACCGCATCCTGATCGAGCAGAGCACGCAGCCCGGCGAGGTCGTGATTGACGCGTTCATGGGCTCGGGCAGCGCAGGAGAAGCCGCGTTGCAGTGTGGGCGGTCGTTCTGGGGGAACGACCTGTCCGACGAGGCGATGGTGGTTGCACGCGCCCGGCTTTCGGGTTACGACGGCGTGAAGTGTCTGACAGGTCTACCGCCGCCGCTTCCGACGTCGCAGACGCTTCTCGCGCTCTGAGTGGCGCGCCGTCGGCTGGAAAAACGCACCTCGGCGAGGTCGCGTTCGACGACGTCTTCCCGTTCATCACGTTCGAGAAGAGCCGGCGCGAGTACGTGGTCAACGGCGTGGCGTATTCGGTCAAGATGGACAGCGAGCGGTACCACTTGTTCAAGGAGAGTCGGGCGTGTTCAGCGTGCGGGCTCGTGGGGACGCGGCTGATGCTCGACATCATCCGCGGCGCGAACAGTCCGCACTTCAATCTCTACGCCGAGGAGAACGGCGCACTCGTGTTGATGACGAAGGACCACATCATTCCACGGAGTGCGGGCGGGACGAACGCTCTCGACAACCTTCGGACGATGTGCGCGCCGTGCAACGAGGTGCGCGGGAGCTACGATAGCTTGACGCTGGAACAGATCTGCGAGCTTCGGCGATTGCGCACGGAAGTGCTGGCTCGTGAAGCAGAGTGCAAGGTCGCGCACGACGCGGTGATGGCGGCGGCGGCGGTCAGCAACGAGAGCGCAGAGTACGCCGCGGCGCTGGCGCACCTTCGCGATCTGGAACAGGCGCTGCTTGCGGTGTTGCGCCGAGGGCGCGAGGTGCATCCGCGCGTGGATCTCGCGTCAACACGGCGCCTTTCCCGCGAGATCGAGAAGCTGCTTCTGGAGAAGACGACGTGACCCCTCGCAGACTCGCCGATGCCACGCGGTTCCTATCCGAGCGCTGCACGACCTGCGGCGACCTTCTCTTCGAGGTCGCGCACGTCGTCAAGGATGGCGCGCTTTTCTGCAACGACGACTGCGCACGTCGGCTGCACAAGATGAAGCGGCGGGTGTTCTGGGAGACGCACGGAGTCTCGTGCGTCTGCGTGGAGTGCTGCGGATAATGGGCGACACCTGGCAATACCGAGTGCGCGTGAGCGGGCCGGACCGCGCGAAGTGGCTGAGGAAGGCCACCAAGGACACGCTCGGTACCGGAAAAACCGCGCACTACTCCTGGTCAATGCTCGGTCGCTTCGCTGATGGAAAGACGTTTCCTGCCGGCGGTACCTGGTACAACGTCGTCTTGCGAAAAGCCGAGGAGTACGTCGAGCTACTCGGCAACTTCAGCGGCGCGCCAGGCATCTACTTCGAGAAGAAGAGCAAGTACACGGATCGATTCAGGCATGGGCCTGCGCTCTTCGCCGGCTTGAACATCACCGCCGAGGTCGTCGGTCACACCTGGCATGCCGACGGTCCGACCGGCATCCACAGCTACCGCGACGTCTACAAGCGTGGTCGCCGAACGAAGATCGAGAAGAGCGATAGCGTCGAGATCGCCGAACGGTACGCGCCGGAACTGCTCAAGGAGTTCCCGGACGACTACACGCCGCAAGAGCGATCCGAGATGGCTCGCGAAGCCGCCGAGTGGAGGGCGCGAAAGGCGCGTGAGGAGGCGGAGAAGGCGGCCGCGAAGCGCGCCACGTGGGATGCCCTGCGACCCGGCGCGTTCGTCGAGATCCGCCACGCGGGCAAGGACTGGATGGACGCAGGCGTGCATCGCTGTCTCGTCGTCGAGTCGGTGACGGCCGAGAGCGGCATCTTCCGCGAGACGCTCGCTGGTGAGACGTACGGTGGTGATCGCCTCGTCGTGAAGTTCTCCGAGAAGTTCTCGATTCAGCGTATGCAGGTGTATTGCGGGCATGGGCGCGATCGTCGTACGTCAGCGCCGTGCGCCGACTGCGAGCATGATCGCGAGGAATCCGCGCGCATGGTCAAGTACATGTTGCACGGGCTTCGTGCTCGTGTGGTTCTCTGAGGAGGCAACGAGACGCTCCATGGCGAAGGGCAAGCTCAAGAAGGCATCGCAGTCGCGACCAGCGGCTCGGCTACGGCAGGCGGTCGGCGCGGGCCCAGACGAAGAGGTCGAGGTCTCGACGCCGCGATTCGAGCGGCCGGCAGGCGAGTCTGGACCGACGGCGGCGCCGCGGACGATCGTCGAGTACAACGCGCTTCGATCGACGTCGGACGCGCAGCGTCAGGTCATGGGCATGCGCAGGTGGGGCCGGCCGGAGCCGCATGACCTGACGGCGGGGGCCCGAGAACGCGGTACCAAGCGTGCCGATCTGACCGGGTCGCCGATGCTCTGGCTGTTCCCCGGCGAGTGGTACAAGCACATCCCCGCTGGCTACGAGGTCGTTTCGATCACCTACTGCGTCGAGAAGTTCAGGCCGGGCAAGACCGACAACGACATCCGGTTCGGGTGCTTGGCGTACGGCATTCTCGTGAGGGACGCGTCATGAAGGTCTACTACGTCACGAAGTGGGCTCTTACGGCCGGCATTCTTCGGGTGCGCGCCGACCAGGCTGAGGTCACCGACGACGGCAGGCATCTGCGGACGAGCAACCTGGGCAGCCGCACAACTGTCGGCTCGTTCTTCGTCGACAAGAAGGACTGGTTCGAGTCGTTCCCGGAGGCAGAAGCGCGTGTCGAGCATCTGAAGAAGGCGCGGTATACGGCGCTGAACAAGGCACTTGCCAAGCTCTCCCAGGCGGTTCCGATCAAGGATTTCGAGTAGGAGGCGAATATGGCTCTGTTTTTTCCGATGATGATCGCGGGCGTAGCGAGCGAGTCAGGTATCAAGACGCCGAATTTCGCGACAAAGCGCTCGGGCTCGGGCGATCCGAACGACTTCGACGCCAACGAGTACCCGCACTTCCACGTCTTTTGCGAGGTCACGCTCGGCAAGCCGATCAACGCGAGTTCCTGGGACATGTGGGCCACGCACAACGCGAAGGTCATCGCGGCGCTCAGCGAAGAGCGCGTGAAGGCCGTGACCTACGGCGACCTCGTGGACATGGGTCTCGAACCGTCCTGCCGCTGAGCGTGAGCGTTATGGAACAGATCTACGGCGTCAACGGGCTGTTGTTCTGGTCGGAGCGTGAGATCCGCCTCCGCCAGATGATGCGCGAGCACTTCGCCGCCGAAATGACGGTGGCGCTACGACAGGTGAACGCGGCGTGGCAGGTGACGGAAATCGAAGCGCCACTTCTGACCCCGCGCGCAGCGATCAATCCGAACTACACAGACGACGATGTGTGGACGCAGGTGGGGCGTGACCTTGTTCTGCGTCCAGAGACGACGCCGGGCTCATACGCGTACGCGTGCCACATGATCCAGCACGAGGTCTTCCGACCGCCGACGTGCGTGTGGCAGGCAGGCAAGAGCTTTCGTCACGAGCAGGACCAGGTGACGAAGAACATGCGGCTCAAGGAGTTCCACCAGCAAGAGTTCCAGTGCATCTACGCCGCGGACACGGCGAACGACTACATGGAGGCGTTGGCGCCGCGGGTGAAGAGCATGATCGCTGAGATCGTCGGTCTGCCGTCGCGGCTCGCGGAGAGCGACCGGCTGCCCAGTTACAGCCGAAGGACGGTGGATGTCGAGGTCGACAACGGCGACAAGTGGATGGAAGTCTGCTCGATGAGCACGCGGCTCGACTTCCCGATGAAGGCGCAGATCTTCACCAAGAAGGGCGTGATCAAGAAAGACCTGCTGGTGTTTGAGGTCGCGATCGGCTTGGACCGGTGCGTCTACAACTTCGAGCAGCGAGCGGCGAGGTAGTAGTCATGTCGTATGCGCATTTGCCCAACCTCTACAAGGACCAGACCGTCCTTCTCTTTCGCGAGTGTTACGCGATGGAGAAGCTGGACGGCACGAGCGCTCACGTCTCATGGCGTCACGGCAAGGTCTGGTTCTCGCCCGGTGGCGAGTCGGCGGTGCGCTTTCAGGCGTGCTTTGACGAGTCGACGCTGACTGCTGCGTTCGAGAAGCTCGGCCACGAGACGGTCATCGTGTACGGCGAGGCCTACGGCGGCAGCTGCCAGAAGCAGACATGGCGGTACGGACCGAGCCTGCGGTTCTGCGCGTTCGAGGTGCAGATCGGCGACCTCTGGCTGTCCGTTCCCGAGGCGCACGAGTTCGTGAAGAAGCTCGGCCTCGACTTCGTGCATTACGTCAAGTGTTCAACCGACCTCGCGGTGCTCGATGCGCAGCGCGATGCACCGAGCGAGCAGGCGCGCCGTAACGGTGTCGAGGGCGACCAGCCACGGGAGGGCATCGTCATCCGTCCGCTCGTCGAGATGCGCATCGGCACCGATCGCATCGTCGCCAAGCACAAGCGCGACGACGAGCGTGAGACGGCGACGCCGCGCAAGGTCGTCGACCCCGCGCAGCAGGAGGTGCTGACGAAGGCCTCGGCGATTGCCGTCGAGTGGGTCACCTCGACTCGTCTTCAGCACGTGCTCGACAAGATGCCGCAGGGCATCGGGATCGAGAAGACCGGCGACGTCATCCGCGCGATGACCGAGGACGTCGTGCGCGAAGGCGCTGGCGAGTTCGTCGACAGCAAAGAAGCGCGGCAGGCCATCGGTAAGCGCGCCGGGGAACTCTTCCGCGCGCACATCAAGAAGGCTGCGTTCGAGCCGAAGGAGACGACATGACCCCGTTGCGAGTACTGGTCGCGTGGGATGCGCACGCGTGGATTGCCGTCTGTTTGGAGCGGTATGTGATGGCTCAGGGAAGTGACGAGGAAGACGCGCTCGACGGACTGTCTGCGGTTTGGCGAGCGCAGTCGGACCTCAATCAACGTGAAAGTCGGCTGTGGGAGGACATCATGGCCGCGCCGGCATGGGCTCACGCGCAGTATCTAGCGCTGCCTGCTGGCTACGAGTGGCACTGCGCCGAATACGGTGCCGATCGTACGATCCAAGATCGCGTGTTCGAGGTCCGAAAAGAGCCCAAGCGATGAGCACAGGCGTCCACTGGACCTGTCGCAAGTCCGGGCACTGGCTCGGGACCACTCCGAGGTGTGCTTTCGAGGCACGGAAGTTCGCAGCTGGATGGCGCTTGCGTGTGGGCTCACTGCCGTGGGAAGAGAGGGCGTACAAGACGTTTTCTGAACTCGCACATGCCGCCGATCGGCTGTTGCCTGCGAATGAGCAGTTGTGGGGGACCCGATCTGGGACTGGTGCGGAGCGGCCGTCATGAAGAAGAAAAAGAAGCCGAGTGCGACAGAGGAACGTGAGAGCCGCCGCGAAAAAGAAAGACGCTTGCAAAGGAGAGCCCTCTACATCATGCGGGACCTGGGGCTGGTGCGGGGAGACACGAAGCTGGCGCGAGCGCGGCCGTCATGAAGAAACCGAAGAAGAAGCTAGCCAAGCGCTCGCCGAAAAAGAAGAGTCTGCCGGAGCCCGGCGTGCTGGCGCTGGGCGTGGCCAAGAACGGCGAGATCACGGTCACCGACAGCAAGGGCAAGACAGAGCCGCTCTTCCCTGGCGGCGAGGCCGGACGCAAGGCGCTCAACGAGCAGCTGGACGAGATGCGCTGGTCGATTCACGAGGGCGGCGTCGAGATCGACGTGGGTGGCGCCTGTCCTGTCCAGGGCGAGGGCACGGTCGACGGCTGCGAGGTGTACTTTCGGTCACGAGGCGAGTTCTGGTCGCTGGAGATCACGGCCGACCATGACGATCCGTTCGCCGTCGGTGCCGGGCCGGGTGGCAAGCCGGGCTGGTTCTTCGAGGTCGGCTACGGCGCCTGGCCGGACGCTGGCTGGATGAGCGGCAAGCACAGCAAGCAGTGCTTCCTCTCGGCCGTCAATGCGTGGCGTAAGGCGGGCGGACCGAAGGCGACGCAGGGACAGCTGAAGCTGTACCGTCGGTGGCCGGTGCCGGCCGGGCCCGGCGATGAGCCCAAGGCCTGGCGAGCCCGCCGATAACGTCGGACAACGCTGCGTTTTGTAGTTGCATGCCGCGCGACACGCGCTACTAAGAGGGCGAGGGTACGCATGCCGCTACTTCGCACAGATCTGGATCGTCGCTTCTTCCTCGACGTGACCGCCGACGGTGCCGTCTTCATTCGCGAGCGGGGACATCCGAAGATGTCCGGCGCACTGCCGACGTTCACGACCGACACGCACGACCAGGCGCTGATGCTTCAGCAGCGGCACTGCCGTCGAGCCCGAGACGGCTCGGGCATCTACCGGCTCAACGAGCCGCCGACCGATCTCGATGCTCTGGGGGGCATCACCGATCTGTTCCGGCTCACCTACGAGGCGATGCTCGCGCGGGAGCAGCGCGCATGACGCACTCAGGCATCGGCGTGGTCATCGCACGCTTCCAGACGACGGAGCTTCACGCGGGGCACCGTGCGCTCCTCGACGAGGTCACGGCGCGGCATCGGCATGTGCTGATCGTGCTCGGCGTCGCGCGCACGTACGTGCCGACGTTCCAGAACCCGCTGGACGTGGCGCGCCGTGAGCAGATGGTGCTCCACCGGTATCCGAACGCGAAGATCGTGAGTCACCGCGACTGCCGCTCGAACGTGCGCTGGTCGGACGGGCTCGACAAGCTCATCGCGAGTGCGATCCCCGGCCAGACAGAAGCCACGCTCTACGGGTCGCGCGCGAGCTTCATCGGCAGCTACACGGGCAAGTATCCGTACGTCGAGCTTCCGGAGATCGCGGACATCTCGGGGACCGAGCTTCGACAGGAAGCAGTCGACCGCCCCGCGCTGTCGCGCGAGTTTCGGGCGGGCGTCGTCTACACGGCGACGACGCGCCCGCCGCTGGTGTTCCAGACCGTCGACATCGCGATCGTGAACGGCGATCGGACGCAGGTGCTGCTCGGCAGCAAGCTGGAGGACGACGGCGGCCTGCGCTTCATCGGCGGCTTCGTCGATCCGAAGGACGCGAGCCTCGAAGCGGCTGCCAAGCGCGAGGCGTTCGAGGAGACCGGAGGCATCGAGCTAGCGGACTTCCGGTACATCGGGTCGTCGAAGATCGACGACTGGCGGTACCGGGACACGCGCGACGCGATCATGACGAGCTTCTTCGTCGCGACCCACGTCTTCGGCGCGCCAAAGGCATCGGACGATCTGGACGGGTCGGCGAAGTGGTATCCGATCTTCGAGATCCGAGACAAGCTCGTCGAGGAGCATCGCGTGCTCGAATCGATGCTGCGGGCGCACGGAGATGGCGCGCGGTGGTGGCGATGAGTGACGACGAGCGGCTTCGGCTCAAGAAGTTCCTTCTCCGCCTTCACTGGGTCCTGAACCATCCGAGTGCAGGCGGCATGGCGACCATGGCCTATGTACATGGCTACGAGTACAAGGGGCCGGTGCTCGACCAGGGCGAGATCAGGACGATGGCCGGTCTGCCGGTGGAGCTTCCGAAGCCGGAGTATCCGGAAACCGAGTTCTGCGTCGAGCGCAGCCCGCCGCGGCACAACGAGTACCGTGAGATGGGCAGGCCGGTGGAGGCGAACATCGCGTTTCGCGGGACAGCCGAAGCGTGCCACGCGTGGATCAAGAAGGAGCGTGCCGACAAACGCTACGACGTGAACACGACTGGCCGCATGCTCCGTACGGAAGAGGAGTGCGAGCGCGCGTTCTGCGCGCTGTACTGCGTCGAGATCTAATGGAGCCCTGGCTAGAAGCTTTCATGATTGGCGACGCGTACGGAAGTGGCTTTGAAATGAAGCCGCCGGAGTACGTCGCGGAGTTCAACGACGGTCTGACGTACCGGCAGCACGGACTCGATCCGACGCATCGGCCTGGCATGCCGACCGACGACACACAGATGACGATGGCTGTGCAGGACGTCATGCAGGACGGCTGGGCGAGCGCTCTGCCAATCTCGTACGCCCGTGCCTTCTGCAAAGCATACGCGGCGGCGCCTGCTCCTGGGTACGGCAGGAGGATGCGCGAGAACCTGGAGGCGGCGATCCGCGCCGAAGCGCCTGGGGCGGCACTGATGCTCGCATGCCAGGGCGGGCTTGCGAGCGGCGTGTTCGATACGTGCGGGGCCGCGATGCGTGCGCTTCCGTGCGCTGTCAGCCGGTCGAGCGGCGATAATAGTGATGTCGCCTGTTCGGCGGTCGTGCAGGCGCGATCGACGCACCATCATCCGGACTCGATCGACGCGGCTATCGCGGTGGCGCTCGCCGCATGGGTTCCTCTCAGGCTCGACGTCGCGACCGATTTTGTCGAGTGGCCGTCGCCGTCCAAGTGGACGCCAGGTCAGTGGGAGCGCGGCACCACGCGCGGCAAGGACATCGTGCAGGCGGCGCTCGGGCTGCTCGTACGTCACGACTCGCTCCATCGGCTGCTGATCGAGTCGGTCGCGCTCGGCGGCGACGTCGACACGCTCGCGGCGCTCTGTCTCGGCATCGGCGCGCTCGCGCCGAAGCGGTGGAAGAACGATCTGCCGCAGGCGCTGCGGGATGGGCTGGTGCGGCCGTGATCGGCCAGCCAGGGGACGATGACGCTGCGGAGCGGTTCTATCGCGTCGTGCTCGCTGACGTGAGCGGGACCGCGACGGACGAAGAGAGCGACATGCTTCGCGCCGATCTCGACTCGGCGCAGGAATGGCGCGCGGTACTCGTGCGCATCTTGCAAGACACAGAGGCTGCTCTCACGCGGATTCGTGCGGACGTGCAGAGGAAGCACACCGACTGCTTCAAGCGTGGTTCGCGCGGCAAGCAGGAGTACCATGACTACGCGGCGGCGAAGGAGCGCGAGCGCGCTGGGCTGGTGAAGCAAAAGGCCGCGGTCGTCGAGGCTCTGAAAGAAGCTAAGTCTGTCTTTGTGTCGCTCCACGAGGAGAAGGAAACCCGGGACGGAGGCCAGTGGAATCGCATCGAGAAGAAGGTGGACGCGCTGACCGTGAAGCTCGACGCCCTTCTCGCGAAGATGGACATGCGGCCGTGACGCTCGCTCGCAAGAAGTTGTCCGTGCTGCGCGACCACGTGGGCGACGAGCGCTTCCATGACGGACGACGCGTGGTTGGAGATCGCCTCGGCGCTCAGCGTCGGCAAGCCGACCGTCAGTCGTTGGAAGAACGGAGTGATCGCGCCTCCGCCGACGGTGCGTCGGTGTCTTCGTCAGTGGTTGCTGAAGCGCATGGAGGAGAGCACATGACGATCATGGACTACGCGACGGAGATCCACGAGGCGTGTACGCGCGCCGCCGCCGACTTCTTCATCGACATCGAGCCTGGCCGTCGCATCATGCTCTCGCTCGACAACGACATGGCGGATGACGGCAGCTGCTTCGTGCTGCACCGCGAGCGTGTGGAAGAGGGGCCGCCGACGTGGGGCGTGTACTTCTGGCGGCCCTGGATCGGCGGTGGCGGTCGCGCGATGGTGCCACTCTCCGATGCGCCTCTGACGGCGAGACTCGACTTCATCGAGAGCGCCGGCCGGCTGCGAGAGGCCTACCTCAAGCAGATCGCGTGGTACGAGATGCGGGCATCGGCAAGATTCGGGAAGGCAAGCCCGTGAGTGAGCACGAGTTCGATCCGAAGTGTCCGGACTGTCGACCGGTACTGCTGGACCCGACGACCGGTCGCATGCTGGGGCCGAAAGACCCGGCGATGGTTGCAGCCAGCAAGGCCTGGGACGAGCAGCTGACGCGCGAACAGCAGGAGGCGTGTCATCGGGTCTGGGTGAAGAACAGCCGAGATCCCGCCGACCTGGAAGCGCTGGAGTGCTTCGCGGCCATGATGCAGAAGATGGCTGGGAACTGAGAGGAGACACCAAGATGGGTAGCGGCGAGAACATTTTGCTAGCCAGCGACAGTTACAAGATTTCTCACTGGCGGCAATATCCGAAGGGCACGCAGCGCGTGTATTCCTTCATGGAGTCTCGCGGTGGCGTCCACGCCGACGTGACCTTCTTCGGCCTCCAGTACCTGCTGACGCGGTACCTCGAAGGGCCGGTGGTTACGGCCGAAGATCTGGCCGAAGCCACTGACTTCTACCGCGCGCACTTCGGCGCAGATCTGCTGAACGTCGACGGCTGGCAGCACATCATCGACAAGCACGGCGGCCGTCTACCGGTCGAGATCTGCGCCGTTCCGGAGGGCACGGTCGTGCCCGTGCGCAACGTGCTCATGACGATCGAGAACACGGACCCGAAGGTCCCGTGGCTGACGAATTTTCTAGAGACGTTGCTGTGCCAGGTGTGGTACCCGGTCACGGTTGCCACGCAATCGCGCGCGATGCGCAAGCTGATCCTCGACGCGCTGGAGCATACCGGCGACCCGTCTCTCGTGGATTTCAAGCTCCACGACTTCGGCTTCCGCGGCAGCACGTCGGTCGAGTCCGCTGGCATCGGCGCGGCGGCGCACCTCGTGAACTTCAAGGGCACTGACACCGTCGCTGGCCTCGTGCTCGCGCGCGACTACTACAGCGAGCCGATGGCCGGTTTTAGCGTGCCTGCCAGCGAACACAGCACCATCACGTCCTGGGGCCGCGAGCACGAGGTCGACGCGTACCGCAACATGCTCGACCAGTTCCCGACCGGGCTCGTGGCCTGCGTGTCGGACAGCTACGACATCTACGCGGCCTGTCGCGATCTCTGGGGTACCGAGCTTCGAGACCGCGTGCTCTCGCGCGACGGCTGTCTCGTCGTGCGGCCGGACAGCGGCGATCCGCCGACCGTCGTCGTCACGGTGCTCGACATCCTCGGCGAGAAGTTCGGGTTCACCATCAACGAGAAGGGCTACCGCGTGCTCGACCCGCACGTCCGCGTCATCCAGGGAGACGGCATCGACTACGAGATGCTTGGGAAGATCCTCTCTGCGATGGAGCGTGCCCGCTGGTCGGCCGATAACGTCGCGTTCGGCTCTGGCGGGGGCCTTCTCCAGAAGGTGAACCGCGACACGCAGAAGTTTGCGATCAAGTGCTCGGCCGTGCAGATCAACGGTGAATGGCGTGACGTGCTCAAGGACCCGGTAACCGACCCTGGGAAGAAGTCGAAAGCCGGGCGCCTGCGTCTCGTCCGCGAGGACGGCGTGTACAAGACAGTGACCGGCGAGGGCCCGACGCTGCTGGAGCCGGTGTTCCGTGATGGCGTCGTGTTGCGGCGACAGACGTTCGCTGACGTGCGCCGCCGGGCTGTTGCCACATGAAGCCGCTAGAGTTCAAGGAGAAGATGTACGCGCTGCTCATGCGAGCGGCACAGAACGAGCTTGAGCCTAGCGTGGTCCTTTCCGAGCTTGGTGATGCGTACGCGTGTCTGGCTCACTGCGGGGGCGTATCGAAGGAAGACGCGTTGAAAGAGATAGCCGACCTCTACGACGACAACGTTGTCATTGGACACGAGATGGAACGTGAACGCGGCGTACACGGTAGAAACGGATGCTCCGATCCATCCCTTCGGAGACGGCGCTGACGGGGGGAAGACGATGCCGAGCAAGACGACTGTAGAAACGGATGCTCCGATCCATCACTGTTCCTCGGCGCGGGAACCCCGTCCTTCAGGACGAGGAGGAGCGCCGCTCCGGTTTTGGTTCTGGACGTAGCGCGCGACGACTTCTAGCGGCGCGCCGCCGCACGACACGGCGCAGTAGCTCGGCGACCAGAAGTGATCTCCCCAGAGCACGTTCGTGACCTCGCGAAAGTTCTGCGCCCGCAGCCGTCGCGCGGACACACCCTTGAGCGAGTTCACGAGCTTGGCGATCGCGACCTTCGGCGGGTAGTCGATGAGCAGATGCGCGTGGTCCGGCTCGAAGTTGGCCTCCCGAAGCTCGCTTCCGAAGTCGGCGCAGACCTCAACCCACGACGCTCGCAGAATCTCGAACGCTCGCTCCGAGATCGCGCCTCGCCGGTACTTCGGCACGAAGACCAAGTGCACGGACAGCTTGTGCACGACGTGCCGCCCCTTGCGAAAGTTCTCGACCTGTGCCATCCTGGCGTTTCTAGCATGTCGGACACCGACGGCAAGACCAAAAAGCTCAGGACGTCTCGGTACCGGGTCTATCCGACCGACGAGCAGGTCGCCCGCATCGAAGCGTGGCAGGATCCGCTGCGTCTGCTCTGGAATCTCGGCAACCAGCAGTACTTGTTCTCGCAGGAGCGTTGCCGTTACGGTCGGAAGTGGCCGCACCCGTTCGAGCAGGCGAACCAGTTGACCGAACTTCGCGCTGAACACGAGCGGCTGCGCGACGTCCCGTACGATCTTGCCGCGCGCGTCTTCGTCGAGTTGAACCTGTCCTGGCAGCGATGCTGGGCTGGGCTCGCCGAGCAGCCGCGGTTCAAGTCGAAGAATCGCGGCGACTGGACGGTCATGTGCGAGCCGAACCCGAAGGTGTTTCGGGCCGAGGATGATGCGATCGTCTTCCCGAAGCTCGGGCGGATCGAAGCGGTCGTCCACCGTCCTCTGCTCGGCAAGCCGAAGACCTGCACGATTACCCGTGACATAGATGAGTGGTACGTCTCGATCGCCTGCGAAGTCGTACGCGATCCTGATGCGTTGCCGCCGCCCGTGCCGGTCGGCGCGCCGGTCGGCATCGACCGCGGCGTAGTGAACCTGTTGATGGACAGCAACGCGCGGCCGACGGCGAACGCGCGGTACGACGACCAGACACGTGTGCAGGTCGCTCGTGCGCAGCGCTCTGCGGCCAAGAAGAAAAAGGGAGGAAAGAACAGGAAGAAAGCAAACAAGGTTGTATCCCGTCTGCGAAGGAAGGCGCGCCGGCAGCGCGACGCCGTTCTGCATCGCGAGAGTCTTCACTACGCCAAAAATCACAGCGTGGTGGTCATCGAGAAGCTGAACCTCCCGAACATGACGAGGAGTGCGAGTGGCACGGTCGAGGAGCCCGGTACGAACGTCGCGCAGAAGCGCGGGTTGAACCGGAGCATCCTCGGCGCGGGCCTCGGCAAGTTCGGGACGTACTTGAAGTACAAGGCCAAGGACCACGGGTCGACGGTTGTCGAGGTACCGGCGGCCTACACGTCTCAGACGTGCTCGTCGTGCGGACACGTCGCGGCCGAGTCCCGGAAGACACAGAGCGAGTTCGAGTGCGTCGCGTGCGGTTATTGCCTGCATGCTGACGTGAACGCTGCCAAGGTGATACTCAGCCGTGGAACCCACGGCGGTGCAGTCTGCGGAGGATCCGGCGCCCTAGGCCGCCCGAAGAAGCAGAAACTCCGCGTCGTGAGGCGCGGATCTCGATCTGTGTCCGGGAAAGCCCCGGACTTCAGGCCGGGGTAGGTTTATGAAGGTAACCCTGACCACGGTGGTAGAAACGGATGCTCCGATCCATCCCTTCGGAGACTCGTAGGCCATCTTGCTACGCTCCGTCGGGTCTCGTGTAGAAACGGATGCTCCGATCCATCCATTCGGAGACGACGCACAAGGCCACCTGCGAGATCTCTGCGGGTTCGCGAGTAGAAACGGATGCTCCGATCCGTCCCCTCGGAGACCTCACCGGCACGTGCAGCCGGGCGCGATACTCGACGGACGGTAGGGTTCAAGGTATCCTCGCGAGATGGACACATCCTCCGAGAAGGACATCTGGTGGTTTTTACTCACTTTTTGGCCGTCGATCGTGGTCGCGCTCGCCGTCTACGGCGGCGGCGTGACGGCGAATCGCATCGCGGGGGTCTTCGTGCCGGCTGCGAAGGACTACTTGACCGGCAAGACGGCCGACGCCGATCCGAAGTGGCCGCTGACCTTCCGGCTCTGGGCCGCGACACGCACCGCGCACCCGTTCTTCGTCGGCGGGTCCTTCGCATTCGTGCCTGGCCTGCCGCATCCGGACTTCATCAGTAGCCAAGTTAGCGCGGTTCTCTGGTTCGCATTCGCTGGCATGATGAACGGTCAAGTCCACATGCTCGTTGATGCTATGAGCAGTCAGGTCCAGAAGGTCGTTGGCAGTCTCGCGCCTGCGATCCGAACACGTCTCGGCCTGCGTCCGACGACAGTGCCCCCGGGACCGCCCGAGGCGGCGGCCCCAGCCGCTTCAGACAAGCCGCCGTCCGACCCGCCGCCACCGGAGGCCGCGTGAACCTCGTCGAGGCCGCGACGCCTGTCCGTTTCGTCCGGGAGGTCGTGGCCGGCGGCGTGCGTTTCGAGCGTGGGCACGAGACGGAAGCGAAGCTGCTGCCGCGCGGCGTTCTGCCGAAAGACGGCGACGTCACGATCTTCCACGAGTCGAAGTACTGGAATGTCGAGGAATGGAGACCACGCGGGTACTGTCTGGTCCGAACCATGGTGCCGTGGATGCACGAAGTCGACGTTCCGCGCTCGGCGCTGAAACTCAACTGGTCCAGGAGGCGATGATGATGTTCGTCGAGTTTCTGCACTTCCTGTTCGTCGCGTTTGCCGTCTGGCTCGTCGACCTGTTCACGTGGCCGGCCACATGAGCAAGCAGTACACGGCGAAGATGCGTCCAGATGTGGGCATGTCTCGCGTCAATCTCGCCGGGCTCGTCCCCGACGAGATCATGTATGGCCCTGGTGGCTCATTGATCGTCGAAGTCGAGGTTGTTCGCGCAGTCACGTCGGAGTTCATGCACGTGATGTTGCAGTTGCAGGAAGGGAGCCATCCAGAGGGGAACGTCGACATCATCTCAGGCTCGACGACTGTGTTCAGGATGTCGAGGAGAATCGAGGCCCGTCGTGGATGGGACCTAGTGGCGTGCTTTTACTACGGTGCGTGGTACTCGACGCCGGCCGTGCAGACCGCGGAGTCGGACAATTACGTCATCGTGCGCGTCTCGTCGAGACCGGCATGACGCTCACGCGTGCACAGCTGACGCTCGTGGCGCTTGCGGTCATGCTGCTGCTTGCGGTGACCTTCGCCGTCGGTCGCGGCTGCGGCTCGACACCGGGCGGCGTCGAGCCCGTCCACATGGGCATTGACGCCGGCCCTGGTGAGGCCGTGATCGCCGCGCGCCTCGACGCGGCGGTCCAGGCCGGCGAGGCCCACATGCAGCAGATCGAGGACAAGTTCGAGGATGATCTTGCGGCGTTCGACCAGCGGCAACGCGAGGAGTACGAGCGCCTGCGCGGCGGCGATGACCTAGAGGCCGCTGCCCGCATGCTTTCCGACTGGAATCGGAGTCGACGCGATGCCGGCGCCTAGAAAGCAGAAGCTCCTCTACTACCGCGGCACCCGCAGCGTCGATCCGACGCAGACGCGGCTCAAGACGCTGTCGTTCACGCCGTGCCTCGGCGCCGCGCTGATCTACTCAGCGCAGCCGGGCGACACCTGGGGCAAGCGAAAGACCGCGTTCGTTGATAGCTCGTCTGTCCACGCGGCCACGCTGGATGCAGACCCGAAACTCGTGCTCGGCGACGAGATCACCATCGGACTCGGCGAGGTGCTGCGCGAACTCCGCTATGGCAAAGAGAACGGCATTACGCACGAAGAGGTCTTGAAGGTCTATAACTACTTGCACAAGCGCGCGCTCGGACAGGTTGCTGCCGGTGAGTTCGTGTACCGATACCACGACGAAGACGGCGAAGAGATTGAGGACGCCGACATCCCGATCTCGTTCTCGAATCCGTACACGATCATCAACTATCTCGCGAAGGAGGACTTCGACGGCGCGTCGGATGACGAGGAGGCGCTGGCCGCTGCTGACCGGCTCGTGGCCGACACGTTCGTCTTCGTGGACGTCCCGACCGTGCAGAAGGTCGCGACGCGTCTCGGCTTCCGGAGCATCTTCTACACGGACGTCTTCGGCGGCGGCGAGTCGGCGGCAGAGGAGCTTCTCGACGCGGCGATTGACGACATCGACTGCGTGTCGATGTGCACCGACCTCGACGGCCGCGATGTGCCCTGTCATGAGACCGTGCGACCGCTACCGGGTGCGGTCATCGAGTACGAGTGGACGCGCCCGTCGAAAGAGATCGTGGATATGGCGCTCGGGCGAGAGCAGGCGGCGAGCGCGAACCGTCGGCGAAAAAGCCGGTCGCCGAGCGCGCGGTCTCGTGCTAAGCGTCGGGCGTGAGCACGCGTCGCGGCAGCAAACGGACGAGTCGGGGGAAGAAGTTTCTCTCGTACGCGGTGCTTTCTAAGGCCGCGAAGGCTGTCGCGAAGATCGATCCGACAGCGGCTATTGCCGGAGGCTACGGGCTCACGGCGTTCGGATCGCGCCGTCTCACCGGCGACCTCGACGTCCTGTCTTCCGAGGTGCCGGACGGCGTGAAGCCGCTTCGGTCTCTTTCGTTCGGCGGCGTTCGGACGAACATCGGCGGTGTGCCGACGGACTTCATCGTGCGAAACGACGAGGTTGCAGCACTGTACGAGGCAGCGCGTGCGTCGGCCGTCAAGGTGCCTGGGTATCCACTGCGTGTTGTGCAGCCCGAGTACATGGTGTCGCTCAAGCTCTACGCGGGGCGCCCGAAAGACCACGGCGACATCGAGACGATCTTCGGCTGGGACATTGATCGCAAGAAGACTCTCGCTATTGCCGGGAGGTATCTCGGCATCATGGCGATCAAAGATCTGGAACAGATGATGGCCATCAGCGACTGGAAGAGGTCGCGCAACCTCGACGAGGATGAATGAAGTACCTCTACGCCGCCGCGCTCGCCGCGCTCGTTCTCTCGCCGGCCGTAGTCTCCGGACAGGAAGCGCCTGGCACGCCCGACCAGTTCCAGCTGCCGACCCCGGCCTCGGACATCTTGCCGCTGCATCGCGGCACTGCCGCGCCGCGCGACGGGCTCCTGATCGACGCGGCCGACCTTCTTCAGATCCAGCAGTCCTACGAGCGCATGCGCTACCTGCTAACGCGTACGGCCGAGCGCGACACGGAACTCTGCGACGTGCGCGTACAGATCGAGCACGCTCACACGCTGGCCGCCGAGGAGCGGCTGACGCTGCGAGATGACCTATGGGGCGCGCGGCAGGTCGAGCTTGTCGCACAGGTCCAGGCGACGCAGGAGCAGGTCAGGCGCGCGGCGGAACGCGGCTGGTACGAGCAGCCAATCCTGTTCGTGGTCATCGGGGCCGCGATCGTGGGGGCCATCTGGATCGCGACGGCGGTGCGGTGACCCGCCCGAGCGCAGTGGCGCCGGTCATGCGGCTCGCTTGCGAGGTTTGCTGACGCGCTTGGCGCTCCGTTCGGCGTGGTTGCCGAGCCCGACGATGTGCCTCCGTCCGTCGAGAACCACGCAGAGTTCAAGCTCGCCCCCGAGCGCCTTCGCGTACTTCGCGACGGTTGAGACGAGACAGTCTTCTCGCTTCTCCGCTCGCGAGATCTCGCTCTGCGTGCTGTCGGCCTTCTCGGCGACCTGCTGCTGCGTGAGCCCCTGGCTGCGCCGTAGAACGTCGAGTCCGATTACGCTGCCTCGCCGATGATGACCGCGGCCGATGATCTTGCAGCGCGCAAAGTCGATTTCAGGCATGTCATGAACCGTCATCATGTACCACGAGCACTATTCAGTCAAGGCTCTCCACCGCGTGCAGCATCCGCCCTCGTCGACCTCCGCCGGTCGCCAGCCGCCCCGCACGACCTCGCCGACCGCGAGGCAGGCTCCGGCCGTGCTGTGTCCTCCGGTCGGCCTGAAGGCCACGCAGTTCCCGCAGGCCGTCCCCGGCTCGCCGACGGTCACCAAGCCGCTGGTCGCAGGCTCCACCGGCTGGATGCCGGGTAGGTCGATCCAGTCCGGAAGCGGCTCGCCGTAGACGTGGTAGCCGCAGACCGCGGTCGCGGCCACACGCACGCTCTTGCGGTGGATGACGCAGCGTCGGCCACTCGAATCCCAGGCGACGCAGTTTCGACAGAGCCTGCCCTCGCCGGTGCCGGTCGGCGCTACGTAGAGGACTTCGGCCGGCGTCGGAGGTGGCGGAAACTTGGCTAAAATCGGCAGCTTGAGTCTGGACATGTTGGCGAGCCTACGCCGATCTTGACCTCGCCGCGAGCGGCTTCTAGGATCGGCCGATGGCGAACGTGCGTCGAAAGCGAACGACGGAAGAGCAGGCCCTCTACGACCAGATCCAGAACGCGAAGCGGCTTCGCGTGGAGCAGGCGGCTGAGATCGACCGTGCGGTCGACCTGCTCTTCGAGGTCCCGGCCGAAGAAGCGACCGACGCGGTGCTTGGCGTGCGCGCGCGCTTTGCGCTCTCGGCGCGTCGTCGGTTCGACGAGACGACGCAGCGGCTGGCACGGCTCGAAGAGCGCTACGAGGCGCTGCGTCCACTGTGACGCGAGCCGAGCGACTCTTCCCGCTTGCCGAGCGGTACATCCAGCTGGTGCTCGAACGGCGGCACATGGCGCTGCGGATGAACAAGCGCGATGTCTCGAAGCTCGACATCGACATCGACGAAGCACTGCGCGACTACGAGTCCGCTGAGGCGCGCGAGACGGTCGCGCAGATGGATTCCGATCTGCCGCCGCGATCTCCGGCACGACCACGACCTGGCGCTCGTCGATACGGACCGAGTCACCCGTGGAACAGTCGGGCGGTGCCGCCGAAGCGATGAGCTATCCGGGTTCGCCTTGTGCCAGCCAGTTCAGATACTGGTCGACGAGGTAGTCGGGGTCGGCCGTGTTCGCGTCGAAGAGTTCTGGTCGCAGAGCCGACTGCCGTGCGTAGCGCATGAACTTCATGAAGCGCCGCAGATGCTCTCGCTGTGATCCGGAAAGCTCAGCCCGCATCGGGGCCCCGTGCCACTCGAAGCGCGGCCGTCATGAGTGCGAGGTCGTCCTTGCCGGCCGCGTCCGGCCGGATGGCGTCGACCGCGGCCCTGGCCTCGGCCTTCTTGAACCCGAGGCTCACGAGCGTCTTCTCTGTGCCGGCGAGCTTCTTCTCGCGGTTCTCGATCTCGCCGCGCGCGACGATGTCGGCGGCGATCCGCGCCTTCGTGTTGCGATCGCTGGCCGGATGCGCGACGGCCACGAGCGCACGCCGGACGATAGCGCGGGCGCCGTCGAAGATCTCGTCGAGCGGCAGGCTCAGGCTGATCCAGCGGTTGATGTGCACGTGGGCGCGGCTGCGGAGTTTTCCTGCCATGACGTCCTGCTTGTGACACACTCTAGACGATGCGGCGTCGCTTGTCGAGAGCGCCGCGACTACGTCGTCGGCGGCACGAACGAAGCGCACGGCTTGTCCTCGGCACGCCAGCGCCGCAAGAGGCCCGCGAGCAGCCATCCGCGGTCGGTGAGCTTGAAGACCGGCATCAGGCCCGTGCCGTTCCACTCCAGCAGCCCCTCGTGCTCCATGTCGGACGCCTGATCCCAGTCGTCGTGTCCGAAGAGATCGACGTCCTTGAGCCGTGTCGGGTAGCGCTTGACGATCGGATTGTGGCCGAGTGTCTCCTCGCCGTCTGCGCCGCGTCAAAGTGACCACGACGCGGGCGTCCTGGCTCTGAGCGCATGTTGTCTGCGTTCGGCTTGCCGTCGTAGTCGACGCACCTCGTCTCGATGTATAGCAGTGTCGACCAGTGATCCTTGCTCCAGCGAGCCATCGCGATGGGCTTGCCATCCCACTCGGCGACGAGGCGTAGGCTGGGCGCTTCCGCCGCGGGTATCGTTTTCGTAGCTGCCGTCTTCGTTGCCATCAGTCCTCCTCGCACCGCAGCTTGAAGCGGCGGTCGACCATCTTCCAGTTGTCTATTGGAATCATCGCGCGACACCCGGCCTTGCAGAGCGCCTCGTAGACCTCGGCGACGATGAACCAGCCGATGACGGCGGGGTCGGTGGTCGCGAGCCAGTGGGCGTCGACGCGGCTCAGGTAGGGGTCCTCGGCAGAGTAGTTGGTGAGCCGCCCCATCTTGCAGATCTGTGCGACGTGCGTGTACGACTCTTCGGACGACTCTTCGGAGAGGAGGTCGACGAGCACGGAGTCATGTTCACCGTCGTCTTCGGGCGGTTCGTGTCCGCGCGTCGCCATGCGGAACTTGTTGCCGCCTTCGTCGTATGTGCCGTCGTTTTTGCCGCGCCAGATGTACGGCTTCTTGGCCTCGAAGGACCAGCGCGTCGGGTCGACGATCGTCTCGCAGTTGACGCCGTACTTGCCGCGCTCGTTGGGCAGCACGATCCAGCCGTGGTTACAGAACGCCTGTCCGGCTCGTCCCTCCCAGTAGCCCTTCGGGCTGATCTCGCCGAGCCAGTGGCCGTAGACTGCGACGCCGCCGAAGTACGACGCGAGCTTACTGGCGACCGCGAAGCAGTTGCCTTCCCAGTCCGCGACCGGCAGCCCGACGAGCTTCTCGGCGCCGCGCATCGTGAGCTTGGCCTTGACGGGACCGTCGATGACGTGGACGGTCACGTCACCACCCGTTGGTGAGGTAAGCCTCGCGCACCGCGTCGTCGTCGCACTCCAGCGCAGCGTCGAAGATCAGCAGAAACTTGTTGTCATCGGTCTCCGTGTCGTAGCAGACCATGACGTGCGTCTTTGTGCGGTAGACCCACTTCGGCAGGAAGCGCTGTGTGTAGATGGGCCCGCCGAAGAACTCTGGATAGTTGGCCTTGGTGTCCTTGCCGGACGCGATGTCGGCTTCCAGGTGGGCGCGGGCGTCCTCGAAGGTGCGCGCTGCGAGCGGCTCGTCCGAGTAGACCAGCTTGGCGCCGGCCCCTTCTCCGCCCACCAGCATCCAGCGCTGTCCGCGGCAGTCGTCGAGCGGGATCTCAACATAATCTGGCTTGTAGCAGAACGCCTTGTGGACGGCGGCCTTCGCCGAGAAGTACGCGTCGATCTGCGTGTCCAGTGGTGTGAGCTTCTTCTTCTTCATCGGAGCGAGCTTCTTCTTCTTCATCGGAGCGAGCTTCTTCTTCTTCATCGGAGCGACTTTCGCTTGCGCTTCACGCGCCGGCCGCGAGCGAAGAGGCACTTGATCGCCGCCTGCTTCGCGGCGTACATGATGTCCTGCATCTCGTCGTTGGTGAAGTCCGGCGGCCTCTCCAGGCCGAGGTCCGCACTCACGCGGCCGATTGGTCGCATGTGCGGGTGTTGGTCGTCCTTCGTCCACCGCGAATGTTCGGTGGTGAAGACGTGGAGGTGCAGCAGCACCTCTTCCGCGAATGCCGGGCCCTGGTCCTTTGCGCTCATTGTTCGTAGCCCTCGGCAAGTGGCAGCGGACACCAATCTGGCGGCGGCCAGTACTCTGGAAACCCGCCCTTGCCCGGCGGTCCCGGCGGCAGCGGACGGAAGCAACGAAACGGCTGGCCTGATCCGTCAGTGAACGGAGGACGCCCGTCTTGGTCCAGCCGACCCTCGGTCTTAGGGTGGTAGCAAGCCGAAGATGCTCGGCTGTGCACGCAGTCGCAGCACGCGCTGATCACCAGCAGCCGCTGGCCCGGCTGCGGCTTCGCTCGCTCGCTCGCTGTGGCCGCTTCGCGAGCAGCGCGCGCTTTCGTCATGGTCATCGTTTGGCCTTTGCCTCTGCGGCGACGTCCATGGCCTCCATGACAAGCCGGATGGCCACGGTGCGTGCGTCGTACGTTAGCGGACATGGCTCCGTCTCGTAATCGTAGATGGCAACGCCAAGCGTTTCCACCGCCTCCGTGAGCACGGCGAGCGCGGCCTCTGCGACGCCCCTGGCGCGCATCTCCCTGAAGAGCGCGCGACCGTCCGCGTCGTGCAGATCGACGCGGCGTGTCAGCGCTGCCTTCGTCTCGTAGAGGACGACGGTCAACCGCTCGACCTCGTGGAGAAGTTCCCACCGCTCGTCCACGGCGGCGGGCCACGGGCGCTCGAAGCCCTTCGAGCGGATCTCCGCGAGGCGCTCCGGCGTCACGACGACCTCGGAACGCGTTGCGAGCCGAAGCATGTGTTGCACGTTTGCCACCCGTGCCCCCACCCGACGAACACGCTGCCGGCGACGTGGTTCCTGGCGTCCGGCGGACGCTTGCACTTCTGGCACTCGTCGTCGTCGGTGCGGAACCACCCGCGCGCGCGCAGCCAGCTTGCAGTCACGTTCGCGTCGGGCTTCATCACGAGGCCGGTCGGGAACGGCCGCCGGTCGATCACTTCGATCACCTCGAACGCGTCGCCGTGCGGACCCTCCCATACGTCGCCGACCTGATGGCGCTCGTCGCTCACGGCGTCCTCCAGCGGTCGAAGAACGAGGGCTCGCGGAGTGCGAGGAGGCCGAGGCGCGCGCCGAGCTTGCAGAGCGCCTCGTGGTAGGCCTCGCTCAGATGATCTGACTCGAAGGAATGACCGAACTCGTGAACGAGTAGCTGAAGCACGTCCTCGTCGAGCGGGCTCTTGTCGAACCAAGCCTTGCCGAGGCGCGCGACGTTGAAGTGCAGCACGCCGTCGCCGAAGCACGCGGCGTAGCGGCCCTGGAAGTCGTTGAGGATCGCGACGTAGACGCGACCGCGCAGTAGCCGCTCGCCGAGCGCCTTGCTGAACTCGACGATGCGCTCCATGCCGGGCGTCCACTTGTCGCGCGGGTAGTCGCAGTCGCGGCCGCCCGCGGCGAAGATGACCTTGGGGCTCGGCGTGACCTGCCCCGCCGGGAGCGCCGCGCCCGAGCGTCGGATCGATTCCCAGGCCGAGCCCGAGAAGCTGCCGGCCTCGATGATGCTGTAGCCCTTGCTCATCGCGAGTTTGGTGCCCTCGGGGTCGCTCGGGTCGCGCACGACGCGCTTCTCGCCGTAGCGCTCGGTGATGACGGCCGTGACCGCCTCGTCGGTGACGAGCTTGCTCTCGATGGCGTCATCGACCCATGCCTCTCGCGCGTGTGCGCCGAGCCGGTCGTGCATCTCGTTGACCACGAGCGCGCGGAGCTTGCGCGCGTAGGCCGGCGTGACGTTGTCGCGGTCGCTGTTCAGCGGAGTCTTCTGCGCGACGTCGCAGTGCCACGCTCCGTCGAGCACGACGACGGGGATGCCCATCTCGTAGAGCGTGGGGCTCTCGCCTTCGCGCACGTCGTAGAGGCAGACCTTCGTGAAGCGCTCGGTCGGGCGCAGGTAGCCCTCGTCGTCTGCGATCTCCGTCGGCAGCTGGGCCTCGAACTCGCGGACGATCTCGCGCGACGGCAGGCGCACACCGTTGAGCGTGACGATCACGCTGGGCGGCACGAGCACGCTGTGGACGGCCCGCTCGGTGCGTGCTGCGTCCTCCTTCGTCATCCGCAGGTGCACGGTGACGACGCTGCCGCCGCCGGTGCGAGCCTTGCTGTGGTGCCGGCCGCGCTCGTCGAAGACGACGGTGCCGGTCGTCGTCGCGATCGAAGCGTACGTGCTCGCGGCGATCACGAGCTTCTCGCCGAGGTTGAAGCGCCCGCGCTGCTCGGGGTTGGCCTTCTTGGCCGACTCGGCGAAGAGCGTGTACGCGTGCCGCAGGTCGGTGAAACCCTCGGGGTTGTCGTCGGCCACGACGAGGACCCACGTGCCGCGCTTGTTCTCGTCGGGCGCGAGCGTGACGCCCACACGCATCGACTTCTCGTCGAGGCTGTTCTGGATCAACTCCAGCGCTGCGAACTCGATGCCGCGCCGGGCGAGGAGCTTGCGGAGGCCGACGCGGTCGACCTCGAAGTGCTGAGCAGTGGTCACCAGCCACCGCCTTCCGCGCGGTCTGCGCAGCGGTCGCACTGGTAGCCGCGCGCTACGTCGGCCGGCGTCAGCACGTTAGGCGCACAGCACGTTGGGCACGAGTGGATGCGTGGGTTCGAGCGCGTCGCGGCGCGCAGCGCCGAGCGGCCGCCCGGATCGGCGAAGCGCGTGCCGTCTGCCAGTGGCGCGCTCGGATCGTCCGAGTCGTCGTCCCCGCGCTCGACCTCCGAGTCGTCGACCTCCGAGTCGTCGTCCTCGTACGGATCGATGTAGTTGTCCTCGTCCATCTCGGCTCCTCCTGTCCGCCATGTTCGGCGGCTCACCTGGAAATGAATCTAGCACGTCGTTCGCGGTGCGCAAGTGCCTATCGCAACAAAACACAGCGCTGTCGGACCGTCACCAAGCGCCCGGCCCGCGCTTGCCGCGTCGCGCGGTGCCCTCTCCCATGTTCGAGCGCCCGACGTGCGTGGGTGTGCCCTTCTGCTTCTTCGTCTGCTTGTGCGGGACGATCTGGCTGCGGTCCGGTCCGTGTTCTTTCCGGTAGCCAGTCGCGCCGCAGTTGCAGGTGAAGCGGCCCATCTCCATGGGCATCGGAGTCCACTCGTGCGTGTGGTCGTCCACCGCCTTACGCTGTCCCGAGCTTCTGCTTGAGCGCTTCGAGTTGACGCAGGTCGCGGGCCCGCTCTTCCGACGCGTCGGCGGCCTTCTTGCGTTCTTCCTCGGCCGTGTCCTTCGCCTTCTTTTCGGCGAGCCGCTTGTCGGCCACCTCGTGCGCCTCGGCGGCGATGGACCGGGCTTCGGCGGACAGCGCGCGAAGCTCCGCGTACTCCTCTTGCAGATCGTCCGTACCGGCGTCGGAGTCGATGCCAGCGCTGTTGACGAAGACGTGGCTCTGTCGATCGCCGTAGGGCGTCCGATACGTGCGTACCTCGGTGCCCCCCAGGAAGTACGCGTGTGCAAGCGCGGCGACCGCGTGCTCGCGCGTCTCTTCTAGGGAGATCTCGAAGGCGCTGTGCGTGCGATAGTCGAGATGTGACCCGCTGTGGGAAGCCCCGTCTGCGCGGTAGGTCACCACGGTGTACAGTCTCAGCGCGTTGTTGCTCACGTTTCCTCCTTGCCCGTGTCCACGGGCAGTGTGATCTGCACGTCGGCCTGTAGGCCCAGGTCGCGCATCGCGCGATAGACTTGGTGCTCCAACTCGTTCAGCGTCGAGTTGATGGGCCCCCAGGCGAGTTCCGCGTCGCGGCCGGCCACCGTCACCTCGATCGTGTACTTGTGCTTCTTCACGTCGGTGGGCTCCGGCGCGTGATGGCTACCACGCGCGTGCGCGCCCAGCGCACGGCGAGGCCGATCCACGGCAGTGCGGCGAGGATCGCAAACAACTCGTCTTGGCAAAAATGCACCGGCTCAGCCCTTCGCACGCTTCGCGGCGGGCGTGGTCGATGAGGATCGTCGGTCGCGAAGGCGAAGTTGCCGCCACGTGCGTCTTGAGGTACCGTCTGCGCTGGATGCTCCGATCCATCCACTCGGAGACGCCAGACGCGCGAGCCGCGCCCACGCTTGCTGCGCCGCGGCCCCGAAGACGGGGCGCGCCGCGCCGGGGAGCATGACGCCGACGTCCGCCGGCAGCAGGCCAGTGGCGATCCAGTACTCGCCGGTCGGCGTGCCGTAGACCGGCTCCGCCTCGTCGATCTCGCGCTCCTGGGCTTCGACGAGCACTTCCGAGCGGCCGTCGAAGATCCACAGGCCGCTGTCGCCGCCCTGGTCCCAGGTGAGGTCGAAGATGCGCATCAGAGGCACCAGAGCCCTTCGCCGCCGAAGTCGCCGTGGGTCTCGCCGTTCGGGAAGCGGACCTTGACGGCGCAGCCGCGCGGGTCGCCGTTGAAGTCGATCTGCGTCACGCCGTACTCCTTGAGCGCGGCCGACACGCGCGCTTCGAGACGCGAGTCGCGCTTCTCTTCGCGCTCGGTGAGGCTGCGGTTGCAACCGGTCTCTGCCAGCGTGTGCAGGCTGTGCGCGTCGCGCAAGATCGCGATCGCTTCGCGCGCGATGATGTGCGCGGGCTTGGTCTTCGGCGCGTACCGCGCGAGGACCGCAACGAAACAGGCCGTGTCTTCGAGGTTGCTCATGATCTTCTTCTTCCTCTCGTCCGGCGTGTCTGCCGGCTCACGTCCATCTATCTAGCAATCGCCCCGTGCGCTGTCAAGCGTCTGTCGCAACGTTTCGCAGCAGGGTCAGACCCGGCGAGTGAGCGCTTCTTGTCGGTCATCGTCTCCTCCTTCTCGTGCGTCGCGCGCTGCTCTCGGTACCGGCTTCTCCCCCGGCCTAGAATGGGGGCGTCTTTGACCGGTCGGTTGGCTTCTGGCCGTCGCCTCTGCCGCTTGGCCCTTTGCATGACCGAGCCCGCTCCGAGAGCAGCGCGCGACGCGCGCGCGTTCAGCCGTAAACGAGTTCTCCCAGAAGCGAAAGCTGCACCAGCACATCTCCAGTGATCGCGTCGTACTGGTCGGCGACGAAAGCCGCGAAGTGCTTCGGGTGCTTCGCGGCCATCAGGTCGAGACCGCGCTGGATGACCTTGCCGTTGAGCACGAGCGGCTCGTAGTCCTTGTCGCCCTCGTCCGTGCCCGTGTCGTCGTCGTCGACGCGGCAGACGACCGCGCCGCCCTGTACCGGGTAGTCGCAGTACTCGTGGATCATGCCGTCGCCGAGCAGCGGCTTCACCGCGCCGCGCGGCTTGCGGTACGTCATGATCCGGCACCAGCTGCCGCAGCCGTAGCTGCCGCCCTCGAATGCCGAGCAGAGCAGGCCGGCGACCTTCTCCGCTGTGATCTCCGTCGTGACCGTGAACGCGCGCATGGGTCTGTCTCTCTTTCAGGTCGCCGTGTTGGGCGACTCACAAGCGTACTCCAGCAATGCTCGCAGCGGTGTCAAGCGCCTACAAGCCGATTGCCGCGATTGCGGTCGCGAGGTCCGCCCCGCGCCCGATGTACGTGAGCGGTGTCGGCGTGTAGCCGTGGTCGCAGCGCGATGCGTGTTCTGGCAGGAAGACGCCGGGGTACAGCGTCGCGTCGGTGACGGCCACCGTGAAGCGCCCGCCGCGAGCGTAGGCTCGCACCTGACCGCCGCGAGCGCGGACGTCGCGCAGAAGCTCTAGGCCGTTCTCGACGGCGTGACGGCTCATGGTCAGACGCATCGATCCTCCATCGTGGGCGGCAGCGCGCGGTGGCACGCGCGGTACGTAGCCTCGAACGCCTCAAGCTCCGACCAGTCCTTGCGCCGGAGGTTGAGCACGGCCTTGACGTGGACGTGTGCCGCGTCGCGCGTTCGGAATGACGCTTCGTTGTAGAGGTACGCGGTCCCGCCGACGCCGATGAAGAGGTCGCACGGGTTGTACGAAGCTCCGTCCAACGGCAACCACAGCCAGACGGTCGTGCCCTGCGGGTTCGAGATCTTGTAGCCTCGTCGAATGAGCCGCTGTGCGATCCAGCGGTCCGACGCCGAAAGCTCGCGCAGTGCGTCTCGTCGACGCCAGGCTTCTGCGGCCGCAGGCGTCATGCGCTCGCGCGCTCCTGTTCGTAGCTGCCGAAGCTCGGGTAGACCTCTACGCCGCGCTCGTTGAGAGCGGCGCGGATGCGGTACGTCGCCAGCTGGAAGTCACGCGCCGTGTGCCCGTCGGGGCGCAGCGTCGGCGTGTAGCCCGTGTGCGGCCGACAGCCGGAGAGCAGGTCGTCGAGACTGCGCGCTGCCGTGACCATCGCGACGTCGGCGTCGATGCCGACGCGCACGCCGAAGCGCCCGTCTGCGAGCACGACGATCGCGCCGCGCCGAAGCAGCTTCTTGGCGTACGTCCACCAGCCCTGGCAGATCGGCTCGTACGAGGGCAGCGCGTAGATCCAGCCGCCGTGCCAGCCGCGCGCCGTGCCGGTCTTCTTGGCGTATGCCTTGGCCGCTGCCTCGATGGTCGAGTAGCTCATGACTCGATCTCCTCCTTCTCGTCGTCGTCGTCGCACTTCTCCTCGGCGTCGCACTCTTCGCAGGCTTCGCGGGCCTGCTCCGGGTGTTCCGGGCAGATCTCGTGGACGTAGACGTGCTCCTCGCCGTCCTTCCGGTAGATGGCCGCGCGCGAGTCGGCGGCCTCGCGCTCGAAGAACCCGTCTTCGAAGATGCCGTACTCGCTCATGGTCTCTCTCTTCCTTCCGGGCCAGCATGTCTGCCGGCTCACACAAGACATTCTAACCGGGCATCAACCGATGTCAAGCGTCGCCAGAAAAGAAAGTTGTTTGCTCGACGAAAGGCGCGTAGAGAGAGGTACAAACCAGCCGCAAAATGACCATACATGACCATCGCGATTGCCGGCTCTGTACGCCCCGCCACGCGGCCAGTTTTCGAGCCCTCTCAGCGTAGCATCGACGTCGCCGGAGTCGAACGCTCGCGACTGGCACGGAGATTGGCGATGGCCGAAAATGTCAACGGTTTCGGGCTGTCCTACATGCTACTACTGGAAAATCCTGTTCGGCCGCACGGCTCGTGCGTTGTGGCTGGACAGGGCGACAGAGGTGGCGGTCGGCGGTGATAGCTGGCATAGAGAGTGTCCGGCGGATTCTTTTGCGCGACGATTGACGACGCTGCGACAGATGTTAGAATGTGGTCGAAGCTGGCAGACACGCTGGCCCGGAGGAGAGACGAACATGACGACGAAGACGCTCACCGTGCCCGGCCACTTCCCCGCGCCCAAGGCGCGCCGCTTTGCCGGATGCGACGTGAAGGTCGAGTTTTGTCTCCCGGCGCCGGGCGTCGGGAAGTTGAAGACGATCGACGTGGTGTTGTCGCGAGACCATGCGAAGGCGCTCGTCGCTTCGCTCACGGCGTTGCTGTCAGAGATGGGGCAGTCGTGAACGCCGTGGACGGCTGGAGGGTTGCGGTGAGAACGCAGGGCGGTGCGGTGACCGCGTGGCAGCAGTGCTACCGCTCCGCTCCGGAGTTCAACAACCGCGAGTGGTACAGGATCGAGGGCATGTCGCCGGCCGGCGACTGGACTGCGTCGCTGTACGACTCGGGTCAGCACGGCTACAACTACCCGGCCGCGGCATTGCCGGTCGTTCGCGCTGCCATCCGTCGCGCCGTGGCCAAGCTGGTCAAGGCCGAGGAAACGTGCGGCGGCGCGTACTATCGCCACCTTCAGGACACCATCCGGCCGTACGTGAGCACGCCGCCCTACGCGAGCGCGCGATGACTGCGACGAAGCGAGCGGACACCACGTTGATCGCGGTCACGAAGCGCACTATCAGCTTCGAGGGCAGCATCGAGTACATCGCGGCCGACGTGAAGCACTCGGGCAGGGCCTACGCGATCAAGGCGATGCGGATCGACGGGCGCCCCGACCTCGGCGTCTACGAAGCGCGGCGTGTCTTCACGCTCTCGAACGGCAGCGCACAGGAGTCGCCCCATCGTTCGCCATCGCGCATCAACCGTGCGATCGAGGACGGGCTGCGAGGCGTGCTGTGAGCGTTCTCCGGCTGGACGACGAGCGTCTGACGCTGCTGCGCTTTGTTGCGATAGACGCTTGACAGCGCCTGTGCTTGGGCTAGATTCACGTCACATGAGCCGCCGAACATGGTGGCCGGGAGCAGACGGTGATGCGTGTGTACCATGCGAAGTTGAGCGAGAGCGGTCGGATGTACGACCCGGCTTTCGACGGCGAGCGACCGTTCAATGCCGAGGGCTACGACCTCGTGGCGACCGTCGAAGGGTTCGGCCTCGACGAGGCGTTCTCGCGGACGAACACGATCGACTTCCCCTGGTGGGAGAACGCGTGCGTCGTCAAGACCGTGGACGGCGGCGTGCGCTCGACGTCGGTGGGCGACGTGATCGTCGATGCCGATGGCGTCGCGTGGCGCGTCGAGGCGACGGGCTTTCGGCAGGTGGCGTCGTGAGCCGCGGGCGCGCCCACGCCGAGGTGATCGCGAAGCCGCGAGTGCCTCGCGGCTCGTAAAATGCGCGCTTCTCGACGCGGAACCGCGGTAAGGGTCGTGACCCGCGCATAGGGCGACGGGCGCGCTGGAACGAAGAGGACGGACAAGATGGCGATGAAGATCGACGTGACGAAGACGATTCTCCGGGCTCGCTCGCTCGGAGAGCAGGTGAGCGAGGCGCGCACGGTGCTGATCGGCCTTCGGGCCCAGCGGGCGGCGCGCGACGCGGAGGTCGCGAAGCTCGACAAGAGCATCAGCGAAGCGGAGGGTCAGCGCGCAACGCTCATCGCGCTCATCGCGCGGATCGACGAGGCCATCGAGGCGCTGTCGTCGTCGCTCGGCGATCACGAGCCGTTCGCGGAGATCGGCATCAAGCCGCCGGACATCAAGCCGCCGGACATCAAGCGGACGCGCGGTGCACAGCCGTCGCCATCGAGCGTGAGCTTCCGTCAGAAGCTGGTGGAGTCGTTCGTCGACGGTGCCCGGGACGTGTCCGCTCTTCGCCGGCTGTTTCCGGACGTGTCCGCGAACGCTGTCGCCGCAGGCGTGAGCGAACTCGTGCGCATCGGCAAGCTCGTGCGCACCGGTACGGTCAAGAAGTACGTGTACGCGCTGCCGGCCGGCGCGTCGAAGGCGGCCGGCGCGTCGGTGGCTGCACCGAGGGCCAAGGCCACGGTGCCCAACAGCGCGACCGTGCGGGGCGGCGTACTGGCAGCGTGTCTGGACGGCCCCAAGCGGATGAGCGACTTCCGCAAGGCGCTGCCGAACGCGAACGAGAACACGATCCACTCGGCCGCGAACTACCTCGTGATGAACGGGACGCTCGTGCGTGCCGGCGAGTCGATGCACTACGTGTACGCGATGCCGAGCCACGCGAAGATCGCCGCCGGCATGATCGCCGAAGCGAAGGCGAACGAGGCTGCGAACGGCGTGCCGGTGCCGGCGCCTACGCCGCCGTCCGGCAAGTCGGCGAAGCGCGCGGTCAAGCGCGGTCCTGGCCCGTGGAAGGGCGCGAAGCAGGCTCCGCGGGGCTCTCGCGTCGCGGCCGTGCTCGAAGTCTGCAAGGGCGGTCCGATGGCATTCGGCGAGATCGCGCGACTTCTGCCGGACGTGAACCGGATGGTGCTGTCGACGACGGTCGGAACACTCAAGAAGACCGGTCGTCTTCGGCAGACCGGCGTGCGCGGCAGCCACATGTACACGACGGCCGCGCGGTGACCGACTCCGCTCCGAGGGAGTGCTCGCCTGGATACTGAGCGATGGACGTCCGACTCGAACTGAAACAGAGCCTCGTCCTCACCAAGGATGAGTGGCGGCTCATCTCTAAGGCGCTGCGCGGCGCGCTCAAGCCGGGTCCCGAGCAGGAAGAGGCGTTCGAGCTTCAGAAGAAGATGCACCGACTGAAGCACGAGTGGCTGAAGCAGACCATCGCGGAGTCGCAAAAGGTCATCGACAACATCGACAAGGCAGAGACGGAGGACGTGTGAGCTACTTCGACGACGCACCGCTGAACGAACAGGCCGAGGCGTTCTTGCCGATCGCCAAGCTCATCATCGAGCAGTGCGATTTTCACGCGGGCGCCGTGCGCTTCGATGTACTGCGCAACGGCCGCGAGCGTGGATACGTACTCACGCGTACCGACGACGAGAAGAACGGCCTGCGCGTCTTCTTCGCCGAGTGCAGAGGCTCGGACCAGTTCTTTCTCTGGTCGTGGCCGACGACGAATCCGGCGCTGGCTCCGACGATCGCAGAATGCAGTACGCACAGCTACGAGGAGCGCGTCGAGGTTCCGTGGCTGCGCTTCGATCTCGCGTGGGCTCAGCTGAAGAAGCTCGTCGATCGCCCGAGCCGGCGTGCGCAGATACCGCACCGCGTCGAGGGGTTCGGCGCGTGAGCAAGCACCGGCACCGCTTCAGCGTCAACAGCTACCGGCCGCGAGGCTTGTCGATCTTGGATGTCGAAGAGGGGTGTGCGTGCGGCGAAACGCGCACACGCAAGCCGACGGCGGACGAGAACGCCGGGCATCGCGCGAACGAGAAGGACGAGGTCGAGCTTCACCGGCTCAGCCGCGCTTTCGAGAAGGCTCTCGGTGACGAGTACGGCTACGAGGCGATGCTCATCGCCCGGCGCTGGGCGAAGAAGCATCCGGCTCGGATCTTCGTTGCGCGCATCGACGACGGCCACTTCTGCGGCTCGAACATCGTGTTCCTGACGAACGAGACAGAACAGCAGTACTGGGGTGCGAGTGCCTGGGTCATTCCGCAGTGCACGGGCGAGAAGCCGATGCGGTTCTTTCTTTATCCGGGCGACAGCGACAGCTTGCTCGAAGCTCTCACGGCGGTGCGCAAGCGTGAGCGCGTGAAGCGCGATGGGCGCAGTCTGCTCAACCCGATGACCGCACGCTGAGATGCCGTACCGAACGCCAGCCTCGCCGAAGCCGCCGCGGGCCGCGGAAGCTCGCTGCTGCGGCCGCTGCTGGCCGATGACCGGCGGCTGTCTGCATCGCTGCTACTTCGAGGTGCCGGGACCGCTCGGGCTCGGCAAGCGCAAGCTCAGCGCGGGCTGTTCGTTCGATCTGCCAGGCGGTACGCCTCCGCTCGTCTATCGAGATGGCGTGTGGACGCGCGAGGAGAAGTCGTGAAGCCCGCCGACCTCAAGCGGCTATCGCCGCAGTCCGAGATGTGCGAGCCGTGTGGCGAGTGCCGACGCTGCCAGGAACGGCACGTCTGGAAAGACGAGGCACGTCGGCTCCGCGCACAGCAGAAGCGCCTCGCGCAGGCCGCGATCGACTTCATCGAGGCCGCGGGCGCGACGGAGACGCCGGGGCTGTTGGAGCGACGCTTGCGAACGCTCGCGGAGAAGGCAGGCGCGCAGTCGTCAGTTGCGCATCGCGACGGCAAGTAGCCCGAGGCCGACGACAGCGACCGCGCCGCCGATCGCCCAGGGCGTCCAGTCCATTGCGGGCATGACGACGCTCGTGATCGGCGTGGGGCCGCCGTAGGTCGGGGCCGGCGCGCCCTTGCCACCGCCGCCGTAGGTCGGGGGCGGCGGCGCGTAGCCGCCGCCAGTGGGCTTGGCACCGCCTGTCGGCGCGGGCGGCCGTGTGGTCGTGCTCGTCGTCGTCGTTGCTCGACTGGCCAGGTACGCCGCAACCTGGGCGTCGGTGGCGGTTGGATGTGCCTGTCGGTACTCGACCTCTTCGAGCGAGAAGGTCGTTTCCTGTCCGAAGCCTTCGCCGTGGTAGCTCATCGTCGGCTCCTCAGTTCGGTCGGTGTCGTCGACGGCGACCCCGGTTGCGGCGCGGTCCAGCGACTGCCTGATGGGCGAACCAGCCGACGCCGAGGCCGACGAAGCCGGCGGTCGCGACGCTGAGTCCGACGCCGACGCCGGTCAGATCGAGCCCGAGCGCCTGCCCGAGCCCGGCCATCGAGATGATCGGCGCTGCGGTTGCGCAGCCCGTGCACGCGCATCCGCCACCGCAGCCGAGACCCATCAGCGGGTACCTGTTCGAGCGCATGCCCGAGATCCTCTGGTAGCTCATGCCGGAGAGGATAGCGCAAGAGACGGTGCGCGCGCCAGCGGCACGCGGTACTCTAGGATCGGAAATGCGCGACGCGCTCGTCAAGGTTGGCCTCGGCCTCGCGACCGCCGCGTACGTTCGCGACGCCGTCACCCGTCCCTACGAGATGGCTGGCATCGCGCGGCGCCTCGCCCGCACGAGCGGCAAGCCCATGGTGAACCTCGGGGCCGGCGTGAGCGGCCGCTCGGTACGCGCGTCCCTGATGGGCCCGCGCTTCTGGGGCGACGCGAACCTCGACGACTGCGCGCCGGTGTGCTCGCCGGGCCCGAACATCGTCAGCTACTCCGACTACTACACGCTCCCCTGGTCGGACAGGTACTTCGGCGCGCTCTTCGCGTGCGATGTGCTCGAACACCTAGAGCATCCGGACGTGGCTCTCGTCGAGTGGCAGCGCGTCGCCGACTACGTCGTCGTCTGCGTGCCGGCGCTCTGGCGGCCGGACAAGTGGCTCGCCCGCTGGTACGTCGAGCCCGACCTGACGCGTGCGTGGCCGATCTGGGCTCGCAGATCTCGCACGGCGATCTTGCCAGTGTCGGACACTCGTGCGTATAGTCCCGGCCGATGTCCGACAAGAATCCTGCCCCGTTCTCCGGCTCCGCCGGCCATGCCGTCCCCGCCGCCCTCGCCGGCATCCCAGCCGCTTCCGCCAGCCCGCCAAGCGGACGATGGTACCGAGTCATTGCCTGTCATCTCGACGCTGGCGGTACTTTCGGGATCCGACTCCGGGAATACCTGAGCCGCGCGGTCTACGACCGGTCGACGACGTTCCGCTTCCTCGCGGCCGAGGCGAAGAAGCTCGCGGACTCGGAAGCGGTGGGCGTCATCGACGAGCAGGGTGCGCTCGTCCATCTGCTCGCTGGCAAGACCGGCCGTTTCGCGTCCGCCGACCTGAAGAAGCTCGTGATCGCCAAGCTCGCCGCTGACGGCGGCCGCGAGCCCGACGAGAAGCCGCCGGCCGAGAAGAAGAAGCGCACGAGCCGCAAGCCAAGCGTGAAGCGTACGTCGAGAAAGAAGAAGGACCCGACGGGCGCCGCCGCGGGAAAGCGCACGAGCAAGAAGCGCACGAGCCGAAGAAAGAAGCCGAAGGCGCCGGAAGCGGCTTCGTCACGTTCGTCGATCTGGAACGCCTGAAAACCTGAGGAGAACAAGAATGAGCCAGAAGATCCGCCCGCTGAACGATCGAGTCGTCGTACGTCGCGAAAAGCCGCAGGAGAAGAGTGCCGGCGGCATTTTCATCCCCGACTCGGCGAAGGAAAAGCCGCTGGAGGTCATCGTCGTGGCCGTCGGTCCCGGCCGTTTCGTCGAAGGGCACGGGCGCGTCGAGCCCAGCGTGAAGACCGGCGACCGCGTGCTCATCGGCAAGTACACCGGCGTCGAGGCCCTGATCGACGGGGTCGAGCACCTGGTCGTCCGTGAGGACGACATCGTCGGCGTGCTCGGGTAGACCACGCGCATCGGCATCGGGATCCCAGAGGATCGACACGTCAGACCGATCTGACGATCAGCCTGCCGCGTCCGGGCGCCTCGTGGGCGACGCACCAGACTGGATTCCCGACCGAAGTCGGCCCACGAACCTTCGCGAGCGTGCGGAGCATCCTCGCGTTCGTGCCCGTCGAGGGGCACACGGCATCGTAGCACGCGAGCGAGCGTCTTGCCTTTCGGGTTCCAGTGCGCGAAACTCCGGCAATGCCGACGCTACAACTTCCGGCGTACACGCCGGCCCTCTACCTGCCGGGCTCCTACGGCCGGTACTGGACGTACAACCCGTTCGCCCCGTACAACACGACGACCCCGATCCCAGGGGCCGGCTACAGGCCTGCGCGACTCCGTTGGGGCGAGCAGGAACTCAACTTGGACGGCGCACGGCCTGGCAAGCGCTACGTCTACGGGAACTACGCTCGTGGCGGCGGCGTGCCGCTGCTCGGACTCGGCGGCTACCTCGGGCAGACGCCGTCGACGGTTCCGGCAGTCGCTCAAGTGACGCCGGAAGAGTCGGAGTCTGCGTTTGCGAAGTTCGCGACGATCGCTCGCCGCATCTGGGGCGAGCCCGCGCCGATCGTCCACTACTCGCCGCGGTCGGCAACGGCCGGCGGCTCGACGACGTTGCAGTTCGGTCAAGGCGTGCCGGCGATCAACTACGGCGCGCTCGTCGACTACGCGAAGATCACGGCGGTCGGTACCTTCATTGGGGTCCCGGTTGCGGCCGCGCTCGGTGCATGGGTGATGCACCGTTCGATGGCCAAGAAGACGGCGACGGCGAACCGTAGTCGACGCCGGAGGCGCCGGTGAGCGCAGCGACCACGCTTGCGATGCGGCCGATGACTCGACGGGCGTCGCTCGCTCGACGACGCGCACTCAACCTCGGCAACTACGACGGCGGTGACGGGCTCGGGCAGGTCACGGGCCAGGACATCGGCAACGCCGCGACGCTGATCGCGGGACTCATCTCAAATCCCGATGCGACGCTTGCTGCGCGCGGTCCGGGTATCGTCAACGCGCTCGATCGGCACATCGTCGGTCCCGCGATGCGCACGACGATCCGACGCTACATTGTTCCGTACTTCGGGCCGCCGCTGCTCGTGCTCTATGTCCTCTCTGGGCTCAGCATGTGGGCGAGTTACTCGGTGCTCCAAGAGTTCAGGGCTGGGAAGCTCAAGGCGAACCGCGGCCGACGGCGGAAGAGGCGAAGTCGATGAGGCAGATCTCGAAGGACGGCGGCATCTTCGGTGGCCGCATGGGCGAGCGCGAGTGGAACGCGGGCCGCGCGCTGGAGCGCCGCGCCTCGATGGGCGAGGGCCGCTTCACGTCCGGCTCGGTCGACACCGAAGACCTCGCGCCGAAGACCTGGATTCTCTGGAAGCACGCAAGCAAGGGCTTGGAGATCTGCACTGTCGAGTGCGAGATTCACCGCCAGCCGCGCGCGTCCGACCCGGGCGAAGCGGTCGCGATGCTCGTTGGGCAGTGCCCGGTATGCTATCGCGAGCACAAGAACCCGGACGGATCTCCGCAGGTCAACTACTTTCACGTGCGTGAAGACAACAAGGGAATGAGCCTTGATTGGGTCTCGTACGGCAAGCTGCCGCCGAGTCACCACCTCGCGGTCAACTGGAAATGGCATGCTGAGCACAAGCTCGGCCGAGCCCCGATGTCGGACGACAAGATCGCGATGGTGTCGAGTCCAGAGCGCTGGATTTGCGACTACTGTCATTCGTGGTGCGTGAAGGTTACCGATTCGATCGCCATCACGGATACGACCGGCGCGACGGTCCTGGTCATGGATATGAAGGCAGCGGCGCCGAAGTGAGCTATCGGGCTCCACTTCCGCCAGTCCGGCCGGGGCCAATCCCGCAGGTGCATCCGAGCCAGCAGATACCTCCGACGGAGCGGTTCTATCCGCTCTCGCTCGCACAGACGCCGTCGACACTCGCACAGCCTGCGAGCGGCTGGGACACGCGCACGCTGATGCTGCTTCTCGCGGCTGCTGCTGTCGGCATCTGGCTCTGGCAGCGGTTCTTCGCCAAGAAGAAGAAGGTCGCGCGCAACGAGGCTCTGTACCTCACGACCGAGGGGCCGCTGCGAGGCCTCGATCGGGCACGTAAGCGCATGGCCACGAGCGCCAAGCTCCTGATGTCTGAGGGGCACGAGGGCGCCGCGAAAGACCTCGAAGAGATCGGCGCGATGCTCGCGGAGTTCACGCGTCGGACGCGAGAGCAGACGCTGGAGGACTGACGATGGACATCGCGGCGCTCGACCAGGCGATGATGGAGGCGGCCGGCGCCGCCGAAGACCCTAGCGACCCTGAGCGGTCCGCTCGCGTCGCAGCAGCCGAGGCGCTAGCGATTGAGTACGTGAGGCAGTGGTTTTCGGATCTGAAATGGGCCGGACGACAGCTTGAGTCGGATCCGGTCGTGACCTGCGTCGATGTTGGCCCCAGCGATGTCATCGTCGCGATCGACGCGAAGCGGCTTCCGGATGGGTTCGAGAGCCGCGCCTCCACGCAGCACTTCGTCATATGCGTGCGCGGCGACAAGATTCTCTGGCGTCACTCCTAGCCGATGCCGCGTCTTCCTCCGGTCTGGAAGCCGCACCAGGCGGTCGTTCTCGGCATCGACGTCGCGGCCACAAGCGGCTGGGCCATCTGGAAGCCCGGCACGCTGCTGGTCGGCACCGTGCACGACCGAATCGGTGCCGAGGCCGTTCGGTGCAGTGTCGTCGAGAGCGCGATCGAAGAAGCGCAGGCGTGCGGGCTTGGGCTCATCGTGGTCGCCGAGAAGTGGACCGCCGGTAGCGCGGTACGCGACGGCCGCATGAACGCCTCGACGCTGCTCGGTCTCGGCGGCGCGTGGCGTGACTGGCAGCGCGTGCTCGTCGAGTACAGGGTGCCTCGAAAGCGCATCCTGCGCGTAAACGTGAAGACGTGGCAGGGCGCGATGCTCAAGGGCCTCGGCGCGCGCCGGTCGGAGCAGCTGAAAGCGGCCGCGAGGCTCGTCGTGTCTTCGCGGTTCCCGGCGCTCGGCAAGGTCGATCTCACGTCCGACGCGTACGACGCTGGCTGCATCGCGCTCTGGGCAAGCCAGAGCGGCGAGGTCGGCGCGGCGCTCGCGGCGAGTCGCGCATGGCCCGGAAGGATTCGGATCCGAAATCCGCTGTCAGAAGATCTTGCTCCTGTCGGACAGTTACGATAGGGTCCGATCCCGATGTCAGACACCACGCCGAGTCCAGCGCCTGTGCCGGATGTTCCGCTCCCGCTGTCCGAGAAGAAGGAGGAGGCGGCGGAGATCGCGATCGCCAAGAACGTCTACCAGCCGGCGAGTCCGGAGTTCAAGGCCGTACACGAGGCTCTGAACGAGCAGATGACGGGCGACGTCGCCTCTCGTGTCGGTTACCAGTACGTGGCCGAGCCAGCCGAGGGCCACGACGTCGTTGGCCTCTGGCATACGTACCCGTGTGGCACGCGCAGCGGCTACGCGGCGCACGCGGTCGCGCTGCACTCGGCGCTGGAAGCGCTCGGCATCCCGACGATGCTCGCACCGCATCCGTCGATGGAGATCGACATCACGAAGTTTCCGGATGACCGGGAAGAGATGCAGATGCGGTGGATCAAGACCGCGGTCGGCATTCCGAAGGCGTTCATCGCGAGCTTTCCGCCCGACCTCAACGCCGCGCGCGCGCTGAATCTCGGCGTACCGAGTTTCGTCCCCTACGTCGCTTTCGAGGCGCTGCCGATGAGCGAGTACGCCACGCGCCTGTGCGCGTCGCCCGCGATGACGCAGATCTGGTGCGTCAGTGACTTCACGCGGCGCTGCTACGCGGCATCCGGCGTCGATCCTGCCAAGCTCCGCGTCGTCCGACCCGCCGTCTGCGATGGCCCATGGGCCGCGATGGCGCAGCAGCGGCCCTCGCGCTCCGACGGCCCGTTCGTCTTCGGCGTGAACGGCACTTGGCACGAGCGAAAGGGCTTCCATAACCTCGTACGCGCGTACTTTTCGGCGTTCAGCCGGAAGGACGACGTGGTGCTTGCGATCCGCACGAGCTACTTCGGCGAGGGCCGAAATCAGCCGCTGCTCATGGACTTCGAGCGTCAGGTGCTCGGTCAGATCGGAACGCTCAAGCTCGACTTCCAGAAGCCCGACTGGGAGTCGCCGCGGATCAAACTCTTGAGCGGCACGGGCATCACTGACGCGGCCCTCGCCGAGTGGCTTGGCAAACTCGACTGCTACGTCAATCCCAGTTTCGGCGAGGGCCTCGGTATCCCGGTCATCTGGGCAGCTGCGCAGGGCGTGCCGATCGTGACCAGCGACTTCGGCGCGGTCGGCGATCTCGCGCGCGAGTGTTCCGGCATGGCCGACGTCGGCATGTCGTTCCGCACGTTCCCGAGCAAACTCGTGCCGGTCCCGCGCGAGATGCTCAAGCACAGCGCGCTTCTCAGTCGACAGTCCCAGTGGGGAGGCTACGAGGTGCCGGCGCTTGCCGAGCAGATGCGCGCGGCGTTCGACGCGGGACGCATCCGTAGCGTTGAGACAGCTGCCGAGGTCAGGCGGCAGTTCTCGTTCGAGGCGACGCGTCCGGCGCTGCTCTCGGCTGTACGCTCGCTCGCCGACGCCGAAACGCTAGCCGGCTGGGGGGTCTCGTCGTGATCGATGTCGTCGGGTACTTCGGGTCGCGTCTGAGCTACGCGACGGTCGGGACGCAGCTGTGTCGCGCGCTTGAACGCGCCGGCCGGCTCGGTTCGGTGACGAATCTCGACGCGAAGTGGCTTCCGGACTTGGCTGACCTGGAAGCAGCGTCCACACGGAAGCAGAGTCAGCATGTTGTGCTCGTCGCCGATGCGCGCGAGTGGCTCTTCGAGGCGTACTCATCGAGGTATGGCTCGAAGCGGATCGCCATCTTTTCGTCGCCGAACACGGACAGCCTCGACAAGGAGCGCTCGCTCGTCGCGGGGCGCGTTGGTCTCGTGCTCGTGCCGTCTCGGTGGTGCGAGGGCACGGTGCAGCGCGCGGCGAAGAAGCATGGCATCGACGCACCGGCATGGGTGCTGCGCGTGCCACTCGGTGTCGAGCCGTGCTGGATGAGGGTGTCCGAGAACAGGCGGCCAGGAGAGCGCGTACGCTTTCTGCATCTCGCGACCGATTTTGCTTGGCCAGGTCGGAAGGGCACCGAAGAGCTTCTGCTTGCTTGGGGCCGCGTACGGAACGCACTCGCCGGACGTGCGGAGCTTCTGGTGCACGTCCCGATGGAGATCTACGAGGGGGTTCACTATGCGGTGGCCGACCTGGACCTGCGTGACGTGACCGTTGAGATAGGACAGGATGGCGGCAGCACCGAGGGCGACCTCGCAAAGCTCTACGAACAGGCCGACGTGCTAGTGCAGCCGTCGCGCTGCGAGGGTTTCGGCATGATGATGCTCGCCGCGTGCGTCTCGCAGACGCCGCTAGTCGCGACATACGCGACTGGCCAGACAGATTTCCTGTCGGAGATGTACGGCTGGCTTGGCGTAGCAACGAGTGATCGACTTGCCCCGATGCCGTTCGAGGAAGGCGATGCGCCGGTGGTAGAGCCGGACACGTTGGCGCCGCTGTTAATCGCGGCATCGTGTGCCCCGGTTCTCTCGTGGCTTCAGGAGAGAGCAAAGCGCAACGAGGAGCGCTCGATGCAGTGGTGCTGGGAGTTTGCGATGGGCGACTGGCTTGATGGTCTCGAACGATGGCGGAAGGAAACGGCATGAGCGGCAGCACTATGGGACCCTATCTTCGTCGTATCGGCAGTGGCCCGGTCGAGGTGATGCTCCGCGTGCAGGACTTCACGATGCGTGCGGACCCGGCGAAGGGCATTGGTGGCGCCGGCCAGGAACTCGTCGCGTTCGTCGCGAATGACTTTCGCGAGGCCGGTGAGGATGTCTGGGAGTTCGATGTCGTGGAAGAAACGGCGGACGGTAAGCGCCGGCAGCTGCGTATCGGCGTGCTCGGCAATGACATCGTCATCGTACGCTCAGAAAGTCGCGTGGCATCGTGAGCGATCTCGACGAAAAGGCCACCGACGTCCGTGTTACGTTTCGGACGCACAGGTCGCGGGTCGAGAAGCTGCACCGCGTAGCCGAGGCGCACGACTTGAAGGTCGGCATTCGGTACAGCATCGGCGCTGCGATCAACTACGTTGTCGACCAACATCGCGACGAGCGGCCGAAGAAGAAAGCCACACGAAAGGCGAAGAAGTCATGATCGACGAGAAGGACATCAAGATCTACGACGACGTACCACGGACTGCGATGGTCGTGCGCGGCAAGGAAGAAGCGAAGGCTGCCCTCGTCCGCTTGCGCGGGGATCAGGTCCCGAACGAGTGCCTCTTTTGCTGCATCATGTGCGGCTGGGAGAAGACGGTCCGCTTCGATGAGGACGAGCTTGCCGCCATGGACGGCAACGTCGAGAACTACAGCGGTCCGTGCCCGGGCTTCGCAAAGGACGCGAACGGCGAGTCGGTCTACGAGAAGGACGACGCGGGCGAGTTCCTGCTCGATGCGATGGGGGCCAAGATTCCCATTCCCTGCCAGCAGATGACGCTGCTGCCGAAGCGTAACATGGGCGCTGGCGAGTTCACGCCGGGAGAGCAGGTCGCGAAGCGCCAGAAGATGCGCGAGCTTCGCGAGGCCGCCGAGGTCAACGCCGACGTGCTGGTCGACAAGGTCATCCAGGCCGTGGCTAGCGGCGGAGCGGCCGTCGCTCCACCGCAGTCCGAGATCGTGCAGCCAGCCTCGCCGGCCGAGCCGGCCGTACCGACCGAAGCGCCGAAGCCAAGCGAGTAGCCAGTGCGGCACGCGGTCGTCCTGTCGAGCTTCAACCGCCCGACGATGGTCACCAAGGCCATCCGGTCGGTGCGGGTACAGTCTCGTCCGTTCCAGTTGATCGTTACCGACGACGGCTCGAACGAGGAGACGCGACGCGCTGTCGTCGCGGCGTTCGCTGGTGACAAGCAGTGCCGTGTCATCTACTCGGGCCGTCCGCGCGAAGGCGAGCTAGCGGACCCGGCGATCCGCGCGGTGATGTGCATCAACGACGCGATCGGCCTCATCGATGCCGATCTCGTCCACTACCTTCCGGACGACGACTGGTTCGCCGCAGGACGCTTTGCCGCTTTCGAGCGCTTCTTTGAGGCCCATCCGATGGCGGACGTCGCGTACGGGCGCCTGAAGTACGTCGAGAACGACAAGGTGACCGGCGAGCTATACCTCGGGCGCGTGCTGGTCGATCCGATCTGTCGCGTCGACCACGGCCAGTTTTGCCATCGCTTCTCGTGCTTTCGCAACGCGCCGGAGTGGCCAGCGACTGCCGGCGACTACGCGTTCGACGCGGCGTACTTCCGCAAGCTCATCGCCGCTGGCTACTCGTTCTATCCGATCGAAGAGGTCGTGAACTACAAGCGACGTCACGAGAAGAATCTACAGAACACCGGCACTTCCAGCATCAACGAGCGTGAGTGATGCGACTTACTCTTGGCTGCCCGACGCTGCGTCGCTACGATCTGCTTGCCGGGATGATCCGGTCGGCTGTCGCAGGGTCGCGTACGCCAGACCGTTACTACATCATCGACAACGGCGGCGGTTTGATGGCGAACGGGACGCCAGATTTCGTGCAGCCGGAGATGGTGATCGGCGTGCCGAGTGAAAACCTCGGCTGTGCGGGCTCGTGGAACAAGATGGGGCACGTCATGCTGCTGACCGATGACGACGCCCTGCTCATTGCCGCCGATGACATCCTCTTCGAGTGCGACACGATCGGAGAAATGCTGCACGCCATGGAGACCGAGGACGTCGACTTCGTGACCGCGAAGCCGGGCGGGTTCTCCTGCTTCATGGTCCGCAAGCGGCTCTTCGACAAGGTAGGCTACTTCGACGAGCAGTTCTGGCCAGCGTACTTCGAGGACAACGACTTCCATCGCAGGATGCAGCTGTCTGGCATCTGCAAGGAGGCCGAGGTCGACGCGCAGTACGAACACGTCAACAAGGGGAGCCAGACCGTGGCTTCGTTCAATCGCGCGGAGAAGCACGAGCATAATCAGCGCTTCGAGAAGAACCGAGACCGGTACGTCGCAAAGTGGGGCGGTCTTCCGCACGAAGAGAAGTTCGACGAGCCGTACAACGGACTGGCCGAGTGACCAAGAAGATCCAGCTGTTTGCGCCGCGGTACCATGTCGAGGAGACGCTGGCGGCAATCCGCGAGTGCTTGGAAGTCGGCTGGACGGGTCTGGGCTTCAAGACTGACGAGTTCGAGCGCGCCTGGTGCGAATACACGCGACTGCCGCACGCGCACTTCGTAAACTCAGCGACCGCCGCGCTGCATATGGCGGTCGAGGGTCTGAAAGAGGCTGATGGCTGGAAGGACGGCGACGAGGTCGTTACTACGCCGATCTCTTTCGTCTCCACCAACCACGCGATCCTCTACGCGTCGCTGAAGCCGGTGTTTGCCGACGTCGACAAGTACACGTTGAACCTGTCTCCGGAGGGCGTACGCGCCGCGATTACGGACAGGACGCGGGCGGTCATGTTCGTCGGGATGGGCGGGAACGCAGCGTACTTGGACGAGATCAGCACTCTGTGCAAGGAGCGCAACCTGCGACTGATCCTCGATGCGGCACACATGGCTGGCACGAGAGACCGAGGGCGGCATATCGGTCACGAGGCTGACGTCGCGTGTTTCAGCTTTCAGGCCGTGAAGAACCTGCCGACGGCCGACAGCGGAATGGTGTGCTTCGCCGACGCGACGCTCGACGCTTGGGCCAGGAAGTGGTCGTGGCTCGGCATCAACAAGAACACCTACCAACGGACGGGTCAGCAGGGTAGCTATCGATGGGACTACGACGTCGAGCACGTGGGCCACAAGTACAACGGCAATAGCGTGATGGCGGCGATGGGTCTGGTGGCGCTAAAGTATCTCGACCGGGACAATGCGTATCGTCGGCAGCTGGCTGATTGGTACGACGGGCTGATGCCGCTGCGGATTCTCGACGACAACGTGCCCGCCGTCAGCCTCGTTGCGCATTGCGACGGCTCGTCGCGACATCTCTACCAGGCGATGGCCCACGACCGCGACGCGCTGATGGTGTTCCTGAACGCGAGCGACATCTATCCGGGCGTGCACTACAAGGACAATCGCAAGTACGGCATGTACGCGGACGCGGTCGATCGGTGTCCGAACGCGAGTGAGGTAAGCCGCAGCGTTGTGTCGCTGCCAATGCACCTCGACCTGTCGCGCGCGGACGTGGAACGGGTCGCGGAAGCGATCAGCGAGTTTTACGCGAGGCCGGCGTGAAGCTCCGCGAGCAATTCTCTGGCGAGGGGCTCTGGTTCGACCTGGTTGGTCCGCAGTGGCTGAACCTGTCGCTGTCATGGCGCAGCGAGACGCGTATCCGCGAGCAGTTTCACGACAGCCGGGCGATCGCGTACCAAGACCATCTCCGCTGGTACGAAAGCGTTTATGCAGACGATGTCGCGCACCAGGCGATGTGGATGTTCGGCGACGCGGAGCACGGCGTCATCGGACAGGCTTCGCTGTACGAGGCCCATCGGACGCCGGGGACGATCACGTTCGGACGTTTCTACGTCGGACGTGAAGATCTGCTCGCGCGTGGCTACGGCACGCGAGCGATGCGCGCGGCGTGCGCGCGTGCGTTCGCTCTTGGATTTCAGCGTGTCACTCTCGATGTGAAGCCGCAGAACCTGGCGGCAATTCGACTGTACCGGAAGTGCGGGTTCGCGGTCGTCGGGACGTTGGTCGACTCGGACTCGGTGCACATGGCACTATCAGCGCCAGGTAGCCTCACTCACTCGGTTGTAGTCGGGAGCTACAATCGGCCACGGTACGTCGCGCAGACACTGAGGTCTATCGCTACGCAGTCACGGCCGAACTGGGAGTGCATCGTCAGCGACGACGCGTCCGACGAAAAGACGTTGGAAGTGATCCGAGCGTTCACTGACAAGGACCCGCGGTGGCGGTTGCTGGTGGCTACGGATCGGCCACCACGTGGAACGCGGGTGAACGCGAACGTCCGAGCGGTCGAGCGGATCAACGACGCGCTCGCGCTCGTCACGGGCGATGTGATTCACTATATCCCGGACGACGACATGTTCGCAGCAGACCGCTTCACGCATTTCGATGGCGTGTTCGGCGATGTTGGCAAGACGATGGCGTACGGCCGACTACGCTACATCGTCGAGGAAGACATCACGGACAACTACCTGTTTCCCGGTGGGCCGGTAACCGAGGTCTACGGGCGACTCGATCAGTCACAGGTAGCGCACCGTCGGACGGCTTTCGAGAAGGTGCCGAAATGGCCAACAGAGCCTGACTTCATTGGGTACGCCGCGGACGGTCGCTTCTATCAACAGCTGGTGGCCGCGGGCCTTGGTCCCGTCTGGCCGGTCGACGCGCTCGTGTCTTACAAGCGGAGTCACGAGTTCAACCTGCAAAAAACGCAGTCCGCGTCCGATGAGCGACGGGAGTAGCCGGCATGGGAACCGGGTCAAAGATCTGTGTCGTAACGCCTAGCTGTCGGCCGGAGAACTTGCCGTTGGTGGATATGAGCATCAGGCGCGCGCGCCGCCTTACCACCGTGGAATGGTTCGTGGTGTTGGACGAAACCAAAGGCGTCATCGCTGTACCGCCCGATCTGACGATCGATCACGTGGTCCGCACGGCGAGTGCTGCTGACGTTACGGCGTGGCGTGGCAATCATCTGCGTAATCTGGCTATCAACGCCATCGAGACGCCGGAGTCCTGGGTGGTCATGGTGGACGATGACAACTTGCTGTCGCCGTCGCTGGTGGACGCGCTCATCAAGGAACCGGCGGACACAGACTGGATCATTCCTAGTCGAGTCATGCCCGATGGGACGGTCGTCGCCGCGTCCGCGCCGAAGGTAGAGTCTATCGACGCCGCACAGATCGCGGTGCGTCGTCGTGCGCTCGGTAGCCTGCGATTCGGTACGCGCTACGAAGCGGACGGGGACTTGGCCGTCAAGCTGTACGAGTGGTGCCCGGCTGTGGAATGTCGTGTGGACGTCGAGGTTACCTACAACGCGCTGGAAGCAGCGCCGGGGAGGTGGAAAACGATTGCTGGGTGGCTCAACGTTCCCACCATGTATGAGCGCGTGCTGCGAGAGGTGCCTGCGATGGGCCGAGTGGCTGAGGTGGGCATCTATGCAGGCAGATCGTCGTTGTTCATGTTCGAGCACATGAAAGAGTGGAAGAAGCCGGTTGAGTATCACGTGATCGACATCTGGGACGACAAGTTCGTTCGCCAGGGCTGGGAGATCGTCTCGCGGTGGTATAAGCCGTTCTTTACGGAGTGGTGGCTGCCGTCCGTACAGGCGGCAAGGCACTTCGCAGACGCGTCGTTGGATGCGGTCATCCTGGATGCGGATCATACGTACGAAGCTGTGCGCGACGATCTGGCAGCATGGGTGCCAAAGGTGAAGCCTGGTGGAATCGTGGTCGGTGACGACTACAGGCACCCGGTGTACCCTGGCGTCGCAATGGCAGTTGACGAGGCGCTTGGTCCTGTCGAGTTCATCGCGCCCATGGGATTTTTCTGGCGGAAGCCGTGATCTGAGACGGAGGCGTGCCGTGGCGGGAGTAACGATCATCGGGTGTTCGCGAAGCGGAACGACGTATACTGCACTTGTCCTGCGGTGTTTTGGTGCCGATGTTGGCCATGAGCGGCTGGGGCGTGATGGGATCTGCTCATGGATGGTGTCTGTAGACCTCGAAGTACGAAGCCCGTGGGGTGATGGGACGCGGCGCCGCGACATCCCCCGCGACAACCATGTCATTCATGTAGTGCGGCATCCGCTCGACGTTATCGCTTCGATGAACACCCGTCCGGACTCGGTGCCGTCCGGGGCCTCGGCTCAGCATCTGCGCGCTGGTCTGTTGAAGATCGGCGCGACGGACCCGGGAACGACGATGTCGCTACGAGCCAGAATGATCATCTGGCACGAGTGGACGCGCCACTGCCGCCGCGAATCAGAGCAGACTATTCGCGTATCTGAGATGCCGACGCGTGTGCCTGAACTGGTGCGACGGATCGGGATCGAGCCCAAGCTGCTGGGATCCCTCCCGTCGACGACGACGAACGCGCGGCCACATGCGCGTCTCGCATGGGCCGATCTGGACAGAGAAGACGCGACGATCTGCGAGCAGATTCGCGCGGCGGCCGGCGAGTATGGGTTTGTGCCATGAAACGATTAGTTATCTATGCGCACTACGACCGCGAGTCGAAGGTCAAAGGCTACGTCAAGTTCATGCTTATGGCGCTACGTCCGCTTGCCGAGAAGCTGGTCTTTGTGTCGACGTCGGTGTTGACCGAGGCGCAGATCAACGATGTAAGGCCGCTCGTTGATCAAGTACGTCGGATTCCAAACATCGGGTACGATGTGGAGATGTACCGTAGTACATTGAAGGAAGTGCCGGCGGCCGACTACGACGAGTTAGTGTTGGTGAACTCAAGCACCCTCGGCCCGGTAGGCAATCTTGGCGCGCTGGTGGAGCGAATGAGTGCAGATCCGTGTGACTTTTGGGGCATGACGGACGGCACGGAGATGGGCTACAATCTACAAGGCTACTGGCTCGTTTACAAGCAGCGTGTGTGTTGCTCTCCGGCATTTGCGGAGTTTTGGGACAAGGCGGTCCCACTTCAGGACAAGCAGCAGATCATTCAGCGCTACGAGCACGGCCTGACGGCACACATGTGTGCGGCGGGATTCAAGGCCGGATGCGTGGTCTCGTGTCATACGTTGGGGTTGGCAGGGTCCAACGTGACCTATTGGGCGCCAGATCGACTGTTGCGCTTGGGCGTGCCGCTCGTGAAAATCGGAATGCTTCGCGAGCGTGACGTGGCCGTAACGTTGCGAGTGAGAAAGCAGATGGCAGACGCGGGATATGACACGAAGCTGGTCGACGAGGCGGTCCCGACACTGGGTGCGGCGGCAGCAGCGCCGGTGCAGGGACCGCGCGGCGGAACGGCGCGTCATCCGAGGAGGGGGCGCCGCTAGGCGCTCGTTGCGGATGATGGACGTGTTCCGTGGTCGTGTGCAAGTAGGTGGCGAGTGGATCGCTTACGGGAAATCGCCTGAATGTCATCCGGGTGATATTCCGCATCAGAAGGACCGGCAGACGCTTCATGCGTACGAGCAGGTCTTCTCTGGCTGGTCGCCGAGAGCGGTGCTGGAGGTTGGCGTCTGCGACGGAGGTAGTCTGCTGATCTGGCGAGCACTATGGCCGGCCGCGCGCGTCGTGGGCGTTGACTGTCGAGTGCCGCCAGACCGCGCTATGGCGGCGTTTGTAGGTCTGCACGTGGAGTTTATCCACCGTGAGATGCCGGCACAGCTGGACCTGCCTGCTGCTGGGTTCGATCTGGTGATTGACGACGGCGCGCACGGCTATACGTCGGTAGCGTCGAACTTCGAGATCTGCTGGCCACTGGTCGCACCTGGCGGTCGGTATGTCGTCGAAGACTGGCATTTGCCCGAGTTCGATCCTGGTAGGATCGGTGGTCTGCTCGCAGAGACAGTGATCGGCGCGGACGATGGCGCGCACTTCTGCGACGGCGACTTTCCACCGAACTCGGCGCTGCGGGTGGAGGTCTATCGCCGAATGATCGTGGTCTACAAGCGGGGCGGCGACGAAGACTAGGTCGCCGGCAGCCGCGGTGGCTCCATGATCTTCCCGGTCATGAACCCGAGACCTGCGCCGAGTCCGGCTGCCAGCCACTTGTTGCGGACGAGATTGCCGCTCAGGCCGGCGGCGGCGCCAAGCGTCGTGAGCAAGATCGTCGCCAGCTGCGACTGCGTGATCGTGATCCCGGCCATGCCGCTGATGGCACGCGTGCTTCCTACGATCTGAGTCGAGCCGTCCGGACCGACGATCAGGGTACGCGTGCCGAGCGAGCCGCCGGAGATGGTTAGCGTGCACGGCTGTCCAGTTCGCTGGGCGTTTCCGAGCGCCAGACCGATGCCGGTCGAGTAGTCGACGTTGCTGGCGATGACCTGGCCGCCACAGGTAACCGTGCCAGTGCCGAGGCTGGTCGACCGCGCCATGAGGCTGGCGCGGTCGACAGAAGCCGGCAGGACGCCGCTGGGGGTCGTCGCAGCCGGTACGGGCGTAGCTGGCGCCTGGGAGGGCGCGCGCCCGAGCAGCCGGTCGAGCCAGGTACAGCCGAGGCCGTCGCCGGTGTCGCCCATCGCAGCGGCGCGTATGCGCTCACGCGTCGGCGGCGCGATGCCGCCGCCCAGCCACTTCGGCGACGGACGGCCGATGCTGCGTGCGTACGCGTCGGCCGCTGCACGCGTTGCCGGCCAGCTGTCGACGACGCAGCCGCCCCACGACGTGTTCGTCGCCGGGTCGTAACCGAAGCTCCCGCCGAGGCCCATGATGCCGCGGTAGGGATCGAGCCCGTACCTCATGATGTCCGGCTCGCCCGTCACCCACGAGCCGTGCTCGATGTACGGCGCGATCGGAAGGCCTGCCTCCTGAAGCCGCTGGAAGTTCGGCGGCGCGGTCACGCCAGGCGGGAGTGCCGCGAAACTCAGCTGCCCAGGGACTCCTTTCGCTTGGCCGAGGCCAGCGAGCGGACGGCGACGTGGACGCGGTGCTCGGTACGACATGTCTGGGATCCTACATCGGCGCGGACCGTTGTGGTAGTGTCCGACCGCGATGACGAACGCAGCTGGGCCCGAAGAGATCGAGGATGACGACGGCGAGGACGAGCATCTCGTCGAGATGCTCCGTAAGCCGCACAAGAAACTGTCGCAGGTGCTGCTGAAGTACCGCGAGTCGTTCTGGACGATGGGGCTGTCGAACCTGCGGACGCAGGTGCTCGGGCGCGGCCGATTCGGCGTCGCCTACAAGATCGACATCGGCGGCGCACCGTCGGTCTTGAAGGTAACGCGCGACCCGTACGAGACGATCAGCAGCTTCCTGCTCCAGAACAAGAAGACTTCTCGCGTCGTGCCGATCTTCAAGGTCTGGCAGTGTGCCAAGAGCGTGACGCGTTCGAAGGACGGTCTGCTCTGGTGCGTCGTGCACCGGCAGCTACTGAACCCGGTAAACAAGCGCGACGCGAAAATCTTGGAGTTCCTCTACTCGCTCTACTGCGACGACGACGTCGATCTCTGGCTCCCGAAGCTCGGGCCGAGTGGACGCGCGATGCGGGCGAAGTGGAAGGACTTCATCGACGACCAGTACCAGGGCCAGCAGCGTGATCGCGTCCTAACCGTCCTGAACGACGTCTCGGTCGGCGCCGCCGAGCTACGCAAGCTCGGGTACGTCTGGGCCGACTGCCACTCGGATAACATGATGAGAGACGAGAGCGGCGTGCTGCGCATCTCTGATGTTGGATGGGGCATTCCTCAGCGCGATGGCAGGACGGTGCCACCCGACTTCACAGTCGAGGCCGCGCGCGAATATGTCAGGGCGCTAGAGGGCGCGGCCAGCTAGTACGGGACTAGTACGGGATTGAGGCTATCGCTGCTGCCACGCCGTCGCCTGTCAGGACTGCGCTGCCGTCCTGGTAGGTGACCAGACCGCGCCGCACGAGTCCCGCGAGCGTGCCGCGTGATGGGTACCAGCGCCGGCCTGTGTGCCGGTTGTGCTGGCGCTCGCCGTAGAGATGCAGCAGCGCGCGTCGCTGGGCTTTGCTTCTCATCGCGCGCGGATCGAGCCGATCTGTCACCGGTTTCAGGGCACCGGGCAGCCATTACGATCGAGCGGACCTCGCGATGGGTGACCTCGTCACCGTAGTCGTCACCGGTTTCAGGGCACCGGGCAGCCATTGCGATGCGTCCAAGGGGCAGTACGGTGCTCTGCTGGCATTCGCGTCACCGGTTTCAGGGCACCGGGCAGCCATTGCGATCGCGACGTGGCCGCGGCCTTCTTGCGCTGCAGCGTGGACGTCACCGGTTTCAGGGCACCGGGCAGCCATTGCGATCGACTTCCAGAGCGTCTGCGATCAGCAGGAGTCTCTCTCGTCACCGGTTTCAGGGCACCGGGCAGCCATTGCGATAGACTCTGAAAAACTCCAATCATGCCGCAGCATTCGGTGCCGTCTTGCGAGCGGGTCCGTTTTGGTCTCTCGTCGACTCTAGCAGCAGGCCCGTGTTCGTCCAGCCAGTATCCGACATCTGCTTGTTTTGCCTCGTCTTTTTGTTCGTTGCGAGCGGGTCCGGTACTTTTGCGAGCATCGGGGCCGCTCGCGAGGCGCTCAGATCAGCGCCAGCTGGTTGTCTTCGCTGGCCGGCAGAGCAGGAGAGGTCGGTGCGCCCGTGCTCTGCGGCACGAAGCGGAGGTATGGCGACGGCGTGACCGGTTCGCCGCTGATATCGTCTCCGTGCGTGTACGTGCTGATCCAGCACTCATCGCGTGCGCGCGTCACCGCCACGTAGAAGCATCGAAGTTCTTCGCGCTCGGTCCCCCATGGGACGGGCCAGTTGGCCGCGACCATGCCGGGAATGAACGTGACTGGGTACTCAAGGCCTTTGCTGTTGCACCCGTCGAATCCGTTCTGGAGGAAGCGGCCATGGCCCGGAACCTCGATGCACATCGCATCACCGACGTAACGCTCGATCTTTTCGATTTGATCGTGATGAAATGCTAGGTCTTCTGACAGCCCAAACTTTCGCGCAACGTGCCTAGAGACGTAACCACGGCTCACGGCATTTGCACGGTCGAACTTGGTTGTGGCCGTCCGTGGCAACGCGCGCGCAAGTGTCTTACTCATTGGAATCAGCGTGTTGGTTTCTGGACTGACCGCGGCGTTTGATTGGCGATTCTTCCGCGCAGAGACGAACCCGATTCGAGACGCAAAGACAGCTGCTTGTTGACCGTATGCGTCCACGCGCCACGCATCATGCAGCCGGCCGGCCGTTTTCATCCGCACCTTGAAGCGAGACGTGATGATTCCATGTCGCAGTAGCAGCTGCTGCACTCCGAAGCCGATGTCGCGGTACTTGGTCGTAAAGGCAATGTGGTCCATGCGACCATCGTCCTTGATATTGACCGTTGCATCCTCGAACAGGCCTCGCAAGAACGCGACCTGTGTCTGTCGTGACGTTTGCCAGATCGTCTCTGGGATGGCTTTCTTGTGCGGGCTTAGCCCACCAACGGAGCGAAGCCAGTCAGCGATCATTACAGAACACACTTCGGCGTTGTACCATCCTGTTCGTTTGCCTGGCACGTACCACTTTGTTGCGTGCACTCTTGGACCAAAGATGCGACAACACAAGTCGCCGAACCGATCGATGACATCGAGGTCAGCCTTTGTGGTGCGAAATCCACTACGAAAAACCGTACCGTCGGCTACCATGAGACCCAGGAACTCGGCCACTTCTTCCGTTAGATGTTTTGGAATCGTGTGACGAACGGTGCGGATGTCGAGGCCGCCTGGTGCTAGCGGCATGCGCGGGGCGCGGCCGCGTTGTCTTCGCTCTGTTCCTAGTTTTAGACGTAGAAAGTCGCCCACTCGCAACGTGGCGGCCGGCACTGGTACGTACGATGAGCCGTCCCAGGACATCAGGCCGTGGTCGCTGGTGACAGAGATCTCGTATCCGTAACGCGTCGTCATGCGAAGCATCTTGCACTTTGCGTAACGCACCGGTGCTTGGTACTGTCGCATTCCAGCCGTGGTCGCGACGGTTCCGGTGTCATGCGCTAGGGAGATAGGTGTCGTGCCGCGGTCTGTGTCAACGAGCGTCTCCGGGCTAACGCACTTATGAATGGTAATCACCGACACGGCGTTACGGCTCTGCGCGGCCGCGCGCTGCTGTGCGCGCATCTCGTCGACGATCGTGAGCATGACCTCGACGGTGTCGAAACCCTCGGCGAACGACCGGATGCGCGCCATCGTGTTGGTGAAGCTGCTCGATTCGTCTCCCTCTGCCTGCTCTCGCCTGTGCCACTGCACGTACTGCGTGCGGTCGATGATGCGTTCGAGCAGTTGTGCCGGCGTCGCGCCCCGTAGCATCGAGCCGCGCCACTCCTTGATCTGCTCGACGAACTGGAACGCCGCGTCTCTCGCGCGTCCGTGGTAAGCATCGCAGCGCTCGATGCGCTCGGCCCAGTCGCCGTCGCTCTTGTCGACGCGCGCGACCGAGTCGACGAACGCTCTGCCGAGGTAGCGACTCGGATTCGTGAGTGCTTGGTAGAGGTCGTCTTCTTCCGCCTTACCGAGGATGAGTCGAAAGTACGCGAGCATGGCCTTCGCCTCCTTGAGGCCGAAGAAGCTCGTGCCGGAGACCATGCGGAGCGGGACCTTCTGCCGGAAGAACTCTAGCTCGATATCCTTCGACTGCGCGTTGAGGCGAATGAGAATGGCCATGTCTCGCCACTCACGGCCGCGGCGTTTCTGCTCGGCGCAGAGGTTGGCGATCGCAGCGGCCTCGACCGCCGAAGTCGAGGACGTAAGTCTGCCGACGAAGCCTCGGATCTCACGCGTCGGTTTGAGATGCATCGGGAGCTTGTCGTTCGGGGCCATAGCGTCGAGTACGCGGTTGCCGCAGTCGAGGATGTCGCTGCCGGAGCGGAAGTTCTCTTCCATGTAGACGGCGCCGCAGCCCCAGCGTTCGGCAAACGATAGTAGATGTTCCGGGCGAGCCTGTCTGAACGAATAGAGCGCCTGCCCGGCGTCGCCGACCACTACGAGGTTGCGATGCCCAGAGGCTAGTAGCTCGATCAGCTGCCACTGTGCTTCGCACAAGTCCTGCGCCTCATCGACGATGATGTAGTCGTAACGCTGCTGCCAGATCTGCCGGATGTCCTCGTCGTGCTCGACGATGCGCGCTGCTTCCCAAAGGATGTCGTCGAAGGTCGCGAACGGGAAGCCGTTGGCGCCCTCGACGCGGCCGGCGCGCCGTGCGTTATCGGCAGCGTAGAAGAGGCGGATCAGATCTTCGATGCCGTGCCTCGGGTCACGCTTCTTCTCGATGATGATGTCAGCCGCCGCGAGCAGGTCGGTGTGGACCTTGCTGAGATCGAAGTCGCCGCTCAGCGGCGAGAACGGCAGCGGCGGGACGGGCAGATAGTCGTTCCGGACCTTCGAGGAGAACGCCTTCACGAGGTCGACGTCGGGCTTCTGGATGCCGAGGCTCGCTGCGGCCTCGCGAATCGCCTTGTTCCACAGCGCCTCGACGTTGCCATAGTTGGCTGACCTGTTCGACTCCTCGCTTCGGTACACGAGGAGCGCTAGGCTGTGGAGCGTGCGGGCTGGGTCGTCTTCGAGACCGACGCCAGGAAGCCGCTTCTTGAGCTTCTTGTTCAGGTCTTCGGCGGCCGAGACGTTGAAGGCGACGATGCAGATGCGCGAGAGTCGCGCGCCGTGGTACTCGACGAGGTGAGCGACGCGCTCAACCATGCAGGTCGTCTTACCGCTCCCAGCCACGCTGCCTGCTAGGAGCGGGCCGTCCTTGTGCTGGACGATCGCGCGTTGGGCGGGCGTGAGCAGGTCGACGAGCTTCGGCGGCTCGACCTTCGGCGCCTTCTTCTTCCTCGCGGCCAACTGGCAGCCGGCTACTTCTTCGGCTCGGCTCGCGGAACGGCCTGTACGACCGCCTCGATGTCCGGCTCGCCAGTTGCGCATGCGTCGAGCACGGCGCGCGCGACGCGCATTCCGTACGGGTCGGGACCCCAGATGATGCGGATCACAGGCTCCTCGGTATCGTCGGCGCGGGCCACGACCGGAAGCGTGTCGTACATCGGCTTGTCGTGACCGTGGATGGCGACGAGCGCGGCCCAGAGCCAGCGAGGAACCTCGACTGCTCGGATCGGGGGAAGGGGCGGTGCCGGTTCGCCGAGACGGCTGTGCGCTGCTGGTCGCATGGCATCGCTCATATGGCCGTGAAGGAAGTAGGAGTCGAGCACCGTGAGGGCGTCCTTCCTGACTTGTGGTAGCGGCGCGGGCGTGGCTGGCGCTTTGGCCGTGAGCCCGACAGCTACCGGGTCGAGCTTGATGTGCGTGCAGAGCGATCGGAGCACGTCTTCATCGATGCGCAGCGACACGGCGTCCGTATCCGTACGCCTGTCGACGGTCACGCGCTCGACGCGGCCACGCCATCGCAAGATCGCGTCGCGCGTCGCGCTGCTCTGGATGTCGAGATGTCCGAAGTTGACCGCCGACAGCATCATGCCAGCGTCGGCCATCGCGCGCTGAAGGCGCGTCAGTGCGTTACTGTGTTCGACTAGAATGATATCCATCAATCCTCGTCCTTGCTCAGGAAGCCGATTTCTTTGAGCGCGCTCCGCAGGCCCTTCACGCGGCGGTCCTGGTTCGGCTCTCCGCAGATCCACTTGAGCAGCGCCTGCTCGCTCGGTTCGAGCGCGTCCATGAACGCCTCGTGCTCGACGAGCTTGCGGATCGTAGCGGCGCCCACGCGGCGGCGGATCGCGTGGCCGTTGCTGCTGCCGCGCTTGCGGCGCGCGCGCGCCTCCTTCGCGTCGCTGGCGGAGATCGTGACGCCGAGGCGCTCGCACTCGGCGAGGATCTTGTCCTGCTCCTCCTCCGAGAGGTCCGAGTACTGGATGGCAGTACTGGGGCTCCAGATGCCGCGGCGGACGGCGTCCTGCGCCTTCTTGCCGAGCGTGAGCACCTGAAGCCACTGCGTGACCGCCTGCTCGGACACGCCGTTGTCGATGGCGATGTCCTTGAGCGACAGACCTCGGTCCTTCGAGCGCGCGGCGCTTTCGGCCTTGACCATGTAGTCGCTGTTCTTGTGGAGGTTCGCGGCCACGCCGAGGCGGATCTGCTTGACGGCGTCGCCGGCTTGCTGCTTCGGGATGAACGGGACCCGAATCAGCCGCTCTTCCAGCTGCTTGCCGGAGTACTCCGCGCGCAGGCGCTCGTTCGCCGCGCGTGCCCACTTCGTGCGCTGGCGTCCGTCGATCACGACCGCGCGCGCCGCGCCGCCCGGCAGGGTCTCCTTGCGGATGAGACCAGGCTTGAGCACGCCGTGCGTCATCACGTTCGCGATGTCGGCCTCGGTAACCGGGATGTGAATGCGCTCGTCGTAGAGCGGATGCTCTGGCCCGTCCTTCGTGTCGAGCCCGATGATCACGACATCTTCAGCATGAAGATAGAATCCGTTGACCCGCGGCCCATCGAACAGCTGTCCACTCATCGCGCATGCCTCCCGGCGCGCATGTCCGCGCGCACGTCTGTTGTCTGCCCGTCTCTGCCCGTCTCTACTGGCCGGCGTGCTCGGCTTCGCCCGCCTCGTCGCCCACCTTCCCGAACTTGATCACGACCTGGGAACTGATCGTCAGCGAGATCTCGTCGCCGCGCAGCAGCTTGATGCCCTTCAGCCGCTGGTCCGTCTGATCGATCCCCTTGTCCTGAAGCAGCTTCCGTGCTTCCGACGCCCCCTTGCAGACGAAGACCTCGTACGTCTGCGTGCCGGCGACCGGCAGGAGCAGCCAGAGCGGCCGCGCCTCGCGGGTCTTCCTCTTCTTCTTGCCGTCCCCGTTCGTCGTCCCCGTCGTCTCGTTCTCGGTGCCCATGTCGAACCTCCAGTGGAGGCCGACACTAACCGAACGTTCACTGTCAGACAACTGCTTCCGACACACACGCGTCGATTTTCGTTGCGCCGTCTGAGGCGTCCTCGCCGGGCACGAGACCAGCCTCGCGGAAGGTCCCGTCGACGACGCCTCGGACGGCCCGACGCGACTTAGACCACGGCGCCCTGCGCCTTGAGGAATGCGTCGACCTGGGCGGGCCGGATGCGCCAGCTGCCGCCGAGCTTGAACGCCAGTAGCGTGCCGCTGCTGATCCAGCGCTTCACCGTCTCGGGGTGCACGCCGCAGTGCTTGGCGGCTTCCACGACCGTCAGGCAACTGGCGGCGTCGGAAAGCCTCTCGCCGGCCTCGCGCTTCGCGCGCTCATCGGGAGAGAGCCTGGCGCGCTTCGCCGCGCCGTTCTTCGGCTTGGTCATCACCGCGCGCGCGCGGCAGCGATCGTCCGCGTCTCCTTCGGGATCGAGTCCTCGACGACCTCGGCGGCGCTGGTCTCCGCGATCGCGCCGCCCTGGGCCTCGGCCATGCGCTCGCCGACGACCGCCATCTGACCGACGAGGCGCCGGAAGCTCTTCATGTGCGGCTTCGCGAGCGCCTCCATGGACGCAGCCATCTGAAGCTCCGCAGCGGCCTTCACGAACGGCGACTGCGGGATCAGCGACGTGTGTACTGTCATCGACTGCATGCCGAACGCCATCGTCATCTTGACGAACTCGCGGCCCGTCTCGTCCGAGAGTAACGCGAGCAGCATCGGGTTGTCCTTCGCGAACTCGCGCCAGACGTCGACGAGAAGGTCGCCGACTTCGTCGACCGCTGCGAGCTTCAGCCCGAGCCCGAGCGCGCCCCCCACGTCCTTGGCCTGACCGATCGCCCTCTCCTTGAGGCCCGGCTTCTCCGTCTTCTCCACTGCTCCGTTCGTCGTCATCTCTTTCTCCTCTTGCGTTGCTGGAACCTGCGCTGCTTCTTCTGCGCGCCGCGGTGGATTCGCCACTGCGATAGGAACCCACTGCCGCGACGACGAGGACCACTGCATGTCGTACTTGTCGTAGTACGCAGTAGAGCCCGGTCCGTCGACGCCGGCTTGCATGCACTTTGGGCACATGAAGACGTGTGCGATGCCATCCGGCACGTTGTCGCCCGACACGAGTCGGACCGACCAGCCTGTGGGCTGCCATCCAGTCGGGCGCTGTTCGGTCGCCCGTGGAAACTTTTTGGCGGCCTGCTCTTCCACCGAGCCGCACGCTGCGCAGAAGCAGTGGTTCGCCTCGCCACGAGTGATCGGCATGAACGGCTGCTTCATCGGTGCGATTCCGTTGGCCGTGGTCATCTCGGGACCCGTTCTAGCAGGACCACGGCAAAGCGCAACAACAAAACGCAGCATCGTCTGCCAGCGCTACTTCTTGGCCGTCTTGGCGCGCTCCTCGGTCGAGAGAACGATGTCGTGCCGGCACGTCTTGCAGTACACGCAGCGTTCGACGAGGCCGTTCGGGTTCCAAACGACCGTGACGTCGTCGCTGTCGTAGTGGACGACGTGGTCCTTGTGCGTGACCGTCAGCCGGCGGACGCCGCGCCGCTCCTCCGGCGATGGCGGCGTCGCGCGGAACTCGTAGTCGTAGAACCCCATTTAGAGTCCTCCTCGCAGCAGGCGTAGGCGCTCAGGAACTTGGCCTTTCGGCGTCATGGTCGCCTCATCGAGGGTCCAGCCTCGCAGTTGCCGTTGTCTCACGGCTTCGCGGGTGACGCCGAGCGCGCGCGCCGCGCCTGCGCGCGTCGTCACCGTCCCGTCGACCGCGCGGGCACCGATGGCGGTACCGCGTGCGACGCGCATCTCCCCGTCGAGCATCCAGGCGCTGTTGCCCGGTCCGTGCGGCTTGCTGAAGTTGCGCACGCCGAGGTGGTGCTGCGGCGATGGCCGCGGGCCGAGCGCGTCGAGCATGCGTCGAGCGCCGTCCTGGCCGCTCCAGAGCTTGATGGAGCCATGTCGCCGTGAGCGCGCGAGTATCTTGCGCTCGTCGGCGGTGAACGCGCCCCAGTCGCCACGTAGGCATTCGAGGCAGCGCCGCCCCTTACGCCAGCGCGCGGTGTTGAGCGCGAAGACGGTCTTGTTCGGGATCACACGTCCGCAGCAAACGGCGCGAACGGTCACCGGGTCGTGGAACCTCTTGCGCTCGTCGACGATGACCTCGAACGGACCGAAGCGGCTGCCGACGAGGTTGCTGATGGGCTGGCTCACGTGTGTTCTTTCTGTGGCGGCGGAGGAGGGGCCGTCGGCGTGTGAATCGTCGTCTCGACTTCCAGTAGGATTCCTGTGCGGTCGTCGACGGGCTCATCGGGCTCGAAGCCAGCTGGGCCGACCCAGCCGATGACGGCCGGCTGTCGATAGTCGACGGGGACTAGCAGGTGGCGCCTCATCTCGTTCGCAGTCCGAGCGCGATCTCGAAAAGCCGCTCGGCGATGCGCTCGCGCTCGCATTCCGTGTCGCGCTCGGTGAGGCGGATGTCCTTGTAGTACGTCGGCGTGTTTCGCGCGCGCTCGCTCATGTCGGCTTGGAGATCGAGCCACCTGGCCTCGATGCGCTTCGCTGTCTTCGATAGCGGAGGCCCCTCGTAGATGGCGGCGTAGTCGCCGGCCGCCGCGCGCTCTTTTTTGTACGCGTCACGCGCCTCGAACTCGGCGGCGACCTCGGGCGGGCACTTGAGCCGCGGGTGAGTCCACCACGACTTGGGCCACCACCACCACGGAGTCATCGCGGACGGAGTCATCGCGATCGCCTTCGCCTCTGCGTTCGCCTCTTCGGCCGTGAACTGGCACGTCCAGCGAAGTCGCAGAGACCGCGCAGCGAGTCGCGCTCGGCCTCGGTGTAGACCAAGGAGCGCGTGAGTTCACGGACTTCCGCGCGCAGCGCATTGCGTTGGCGCTGGCTCTTGGCGAGGGCGTTCTCCAAGATCCGGACGCGCTCCAGCGGACCGACGTTCAGCGGGGTCCGTTTCATCGCGGCACCTTCGCTAGTGCGGCGCGAAATGCCGCTTTCCGATCCGTGTAGACCCATGCTTTGATCTTCGGGCTGTTGTCCAGCACGTCATCGAGTGCCCGCGCAGCTTCTGCGACCTCTCTGAGAGCCATGCCCTCTGCACGCTCGGGCAGAGACCGGAGCGCGTGCTGTGCCTGCATGAGCGAGCGAAGCGCCTCGCGGCGCTCCCTACGCACGACTTCACCTGCCGCGCACTCGTCGCGCCACAGACGTTCGTAGTAGCTCTCCATCGCATCGGGCACGCGCGTCTGCGGCAGCGCCGCGCAGACCGTGTCGTACCCAGCGGCCTCGATGGCTTTCTTCGCGTCGGCGAGCCCCAGGCCCGAGCGCTCACGCAGGTGTTTGATCGCGTCGATCTTGCCAGTCCACAGCAGGTCTCCCTGGCTGTTGTGGCGTCGAGCGGCTTCGCGTCCGACCTCGACCGACTCCTTCACGAAGTCAGCGAGCACCGCCTTCTCGTCGACCGCTTGCGTGATCTCTCGAAGAATCGTCAGCGCTTGCTCGCAAGTGAAGCGCATTCCGCATGCGAACGGAAGGTCGATCTGGATCATGTCGCCGACACGCGTTGCTCTGATGTCGTCCGTCATCGCCGTGCTCCTCGTGCGTTGAACTCTTGCTCTTGCTTCTGCTCTTCGATCTCGACGAGAGCCTCGCCAAGGCGCTCGACGACTGTCTGGGCCTCGTGCTCGGCCTCGCGGGCCAGGAAGTCCTGGATGCCGTCGTAGGCGTTTCCAGTAGACAGGACCGGCCCCGGCTCGATGGCGCCGAAGATGCCGACGCTGTGGTCGTTGTAGTGGATCACGCCCTGCACGACCCAGTGCCCAGCGGGCTCGTCGCGGTAGAGCACGTGCAGCCGGCCCTGGATGGCCGGGCAGTCGTTGCCGGCTGCGTCGGACCACGTGATCTCGTCGAAGCGCTTGTGCGGCATGGCGGCCATCACCATGGCGAACGTCGGCTCGGCTCCGGAGGTGTACGCGCGCGCGGTCATCGTCGCTCCTGCATGTCTTCGTCGCGCCGCTCGGCCTCTGCGTGGCTGATGTCGGCTGCGACCTGGCCGAGATCGTCGTGGTATTTGTTGAGCCACGCGGCGCACTCGCCGTACAGGAGCGCTTGTGGCGCGTAGATTGGCATCCCCCAGGCCGACCAGACGCACGGGAAGACTTCGGCGAGGGCCGGATCGATCGTGCGCTCCGCGAAGCCCTCGTAGTCGTACTCGGTGTGCACGGTCAGGATGATGAGCGCGCGCGTTCCGTCGCTCGCGCGGAACTCGTAGCCGCCGTCGCGCTGGCCGATCTCGGTCGTGTGGATGCTCACGACCGTGCCCGCCAGCTGGCGATCGCGTTGTTGATGGCGTCGGCCGGGCTGTCGCCGCCGCCGCCGGCCTGGTGGAGACGATCGGTGTGGTCAGTCGGACCGACGACCGCGACCCACGGAAAGGTACCGCCACGAACGCGGGCGAGTCGTACGAGGCGCAGCCCCAGAGCGTCCAGTACGCCGACCATGTCACCGAACGTGGTGTCCATATCGAGCTTGCCGCTGTAGTCGGTCACTGCCGCTCTCCGAACGCTTCGACCGCGCCGCCGTGCCGGTCGGCGGCTACCTGTGCGCGGGCTCGCGTCTTGTAGACGCGCGCGCAGTACCCGCCGGGACCGACCATCGACGCCGGCTTGTACTCGCCGATGGTGGTCAGGATCATCACCGGGTTCTGGTGCGATCGGACGATGTAGCTCACGACCGCTCTCCGAGCGCGCGCAGCGCGGTCAGGTCGCGCTGGAACGCGTAGAGCAGGCGTCCGCGGCGCTCCTCGCACCAGGCGGTGACGACGCGCTGAACGTGCGCACGGCCGTCCTCGGCCGTGCAGTCGTCGAAGATCTCGTCCCAGGGATCCAGCGGCATCGTGTCCGGGTGCTCGCTGCTCTCGGCCGCGCCGAGCACGACCGTGCGTGCGAAGCATTCGCGCGGGTCCGGGTCGTGCGTCTGTGCTGGCCACTCGGACCACTCGGAAACGCCGACCATCTTCTCGGCCCAGTACACGGCGGTGTAGTGCATTGGCCCCTCCGGGCCAGCGAGGTGCCAGCGCATGAACGGCGCGAGCTTCGGGAACGCCGCGACGATCTGCTCGACGCACTGATCGCATGAGGACAGCCAGTACCTCCGGCCGCCAACCGTGATGAACGGTTCGCCGGGGGAGCGACCCGGCGCATAGACCTCGCCGCAGATCGTGAGGTACGGCAGCACGTTGCCGCCGCGCGCGTACGCGACCTCGGCGACGACGTACGCGTCCTGCCCCGGCAGCTTCGTCGGTCCGAGCTTGAACGAGAATTCGCCGATCGCCGCGTTGTCCGCCGCGATCTTGTTCGCGAGCTTCGTGCTGATCGTCTGCGCCAGGTCCGTCATGTCTCTCTCCTCTGGCCCGGCCATGTGCGGCGGGCTCTTGTCCGACCATGATAGCGACATCGCAACGCCTGTCAAGTACGCGGTCGAAGAAGGTCGCCGAGGCCCTTTGCCCAGCGGCGAATCTCAGGCCGCTTCATGGCGGCGCAGATCAACGCGGCGACCGTGTCCACGTTGCCGAGATCGCGCAGGTTGGCGCCGCCGATCGCGAACTCGGCGATATCGGACGGTTCGATCGTCATGCCGATGCGTTTGGCCGCGACGATCTCGACCGCGATGGTGTCGATCTCGTGCTGGTTCGCTGCGTTCGTTGTGGCCTGCCATTCGGCCGGCTCATCTGCATCGGCCTTGGTGTGCTCCGGGAACACCGGAACTGCTTGGCCGACCACCGTCGTCAGTGGTCGGCGCAGCGCGGCGCGCACGCCGCGCCTGAGCACGACGACGTGGGCGATCTCGTGGAGCACGGGTTCGATGTAGCCGCGTGGATCGTCCGAGCCGTACACGCCGTATTCCAGCGACTCGCCTTCGGGCCTGACTTCGGGCCTGACGACGGCACGGAACAGGGACTCGACTCGACGATCTAGTGCCGTACGTGGCCGCGGCGTGATCCAATCGATGTCCGGATCTTCGTAGGCCACGTCAGTCGTCGCCTTCGAGTAGCCTGTCCGTGCTCGTGCAGTCGACTGAGAGGATGTCGGCGACCGACTCTCCGGTCTCCGCGCCCCATTGCTCGCGTCGCGCGAGGCGAGCAGCTGGCCACTCATGTTGTAGTCGCGTCCGCAGTCGCAGGTGTTCGTGAAGCCGCGCAGTGCGACATGCTGGCCGCAGTGACAACGACCGAGCGCTGGCTCGACATAGCCGTTCGCGAGGCGCTTGCGGGGCCGGATGATCTCGATGGTCATGGGGTGGGAAGGTACCCGCTCTCTTCGAGATCGTTGATGATCTGCACCTGAAGGAGAGCGTTCTCTTCGCGCGACTTCGAGTTCATGAGCTTCGCGACCTTGCGAGCGAAGGCGCGGAGCGCCTCGACCTCGCCCTTCAGGCTCGCGTTCTCGGCGGCGAGAAGGACGTTCTCTTCCTTGTGCCTGACGGCGGCGAATTGGGCCATGACTACAAATCGTCCCTTCTGTGGTTCCTGCTCCTGTTCCTGCGCGCGTCGATCGCCGCCCGGAGCGCCTGTCGTGCCTCGTTCACCGTCGCGACCTGTCTCGTCCCGCGCATCTCGATGAGCAGCGCCTCGGCGGCGGTCTCCACTGCTTCGAGCAGCGTCTTCGGGTGCCGCTCGAAAGCGCGCTCTCGCCGCTCCATGCGGAGCTTCGGGTTGTGCCTCCGGCACCAGTGACGGCCGTCGCTGGTGATGGTCGTCGCGACCTGTCCGCAAGGGCGGTTGTGGAACCCGGTGCCGACGGACCCGCAGCAACGCTCGTCCGCGTCGCTCACGACGCCATCTCCGCGGCGAGCGCCATCCAGGCCGCCCGGAGCGCGATCGACACGCGATCGACGGTCGGCGGCTCCGTGGCGGTCACGACGATCGTGGTGTGCTTGCGTACGCCGTCGAAGTCGGTGCGGCGAACCACGTAGCCGGTCGGGCTCAGCTGGCACGAGATGCTCGGGTTGTACTGCGTCTTCTGGCGCAGCGTGATGCCGAGTGGCGCGTGCTCGACACGGCACGACCGGTCGGCGAGGAACGGTGCGCGCACGGCGTCGACGATCTTCCGGCACTCGGCGAGCGCAGCCTCGCGTGCCGGGCGCTCCGCCTCGGACTGGGCGCGCCGGGCGGCCTCGGCCTCGTCCTTGACGCGCTGGCGTGCTGGAGCCGTGAGTACCCAGTCGATGTGCTCCGCCGAGCCGCCTGCGTCGCGTACGAGGTCGACGACCTGGGAGATGCTCACGCCGCCGTTGCGCACGAGGTCGAACGCGTAGAACGTCAGCGTCGTGCCCTTCCGACGCGCGAGCCGGCAGCCCTCGACGATGCACTCTTCGAGCGTCGCGCCGCGGTCAGTGATCGCGAACTTGCCGGCGCCGAGGTTCGACAGAAGGTGACTGCCCATGCACCAGCCGTAGATGTTCGTCGAGAGCGTGTACGGCCGCTCGCCGACGGAGCCGCCGCGGACCTGGTAATCGCAGAGCACGCGATCGGCGCTGCGGAAGTCGCCGATGGCGCGGTACTTCGCGCGCTCGATCTCGCACCGCGCGTAGTAGGCGCGGACTTCGCTGTCGTCGCCGAGGCGGATCACGACGGGTCGCTCGCCGTTGCCGTGGTCAGCAAAACCGACGCCGCAGAGGCCGGCGGTGACCATGCTGCGGATCGCAGCGACGATGTTCTCCCAAGATCCGGTGACGGGCGCGACGGTCTCGAACATGGCGGGCTCCTCCTCGGGCCGGCGTGTTTGCCGACTCCACAACAGACTTTAGCGATGCCGCGCGCGCTGTCAAGGGACGGCCACCACAAATCGCAGCGTCGTCGGACAGGCGCGGCCGCAGAGAGGCATGAGCGCGCCTAGAAATGACCATATGTGACCATCGCGATTGCCGGCGCTGTGCGCCACGCTGGCAGGCGCGGTTTTCGGGTGACGTGCTCGTAGGTCCGAAGCGGCTTCAGTCGAACGCTCGCGACTGGCACGACTTCTGGCGACTGGAGAAAACGCAATAGTTTCGGCATGTCGCACCTCGTACTACTAGAATTTGTGGACACATCGCTCCTCTCGCGTCTGTCAGACACTGTGCCAGCCGGCTGGCACGCCTAGTGGCGACGAGCGGCCTGGTGTACGCTCCGGCGATGGCACACGGAGAGAACGAGGGCGAAGGCGGCGGCGGCGGGTGGGAGCATGCGGTTAGCACTAGGCTGCTGGCCAGTCACTGCGTGTTCTGTCATCGACCGCTAAGAGATCCGGAAAGCGTCGAGAGGGGCATTGGCCCAGAGTGTGCCGGCAAGCACTGGGCACCTGCGGTCATGCCTACGAGCCTTGATGTGGCCACGGCAGAGAAGGCCATGCGAATGGCGCCCGAGGTGCTCCGCGCGGCCTGGGAGCGCGTAGGCGGCAGCGTAGACGACGAGGGTGCGGACTGGCGGCAGAGCGCAGAGATCCGTCGGCAGATGCTCTCGCTCGGCCTGCACTACGGCGCGCTCGCCGTCTCGTTCGGCGCGTCCGAAGCCAGCGTTGTGGCGCTCAAGGTCGACAGCGCCAAGCAGTGCATCGCTGCCGTCCAGCAGTTTGCGCTCGCGGCCGGCTACACGGCGTGTGCGACGCGCCTCGTCGACAAGTACATGGCCCAGCTGGAAGAGGCCGCGACGAGCAAGGGCAAAGCCCTCGAAAAGATGATCGTGTTCCGGCGTGCCGCGCGCGAAGGATTCCTCGGCGTTCACACGCCCTTCAACGGAGCCGTCCAATGGCGCTCGTGGTGCGCAGCGAACCGCTCGATCTTCGTGCATCAGGAATACCGGCAAGAGGGCGAGGCGAAGTTGTACTTCCGGTACTTCGAGGAGAAGAAGCTCGGGTTCGTCGCCAACGCGCTCTCGGGCATCTTCGGCGATTGCCTTGTGCTCGATCCTGACGGCGGCTTCGTTGCGCTACCCAGCATGCACATCGAGCCCGAGGAGAAGGTCGCGGTCGCCGCGCCCACGCCGCCGGCCTCGAAGATGGAAGCGACCGACGAGGTGGAGACCTACGCTGTGCCCGAAACGATCAAGCTCGGCGACCTCTTCAAGATGCCCGACGGCCGAGAACTTCCGATCCAGTACATCGACCCCAAGCGCGGCTTCGTCGGCGTCGGCATGAGCGGCAAGGGCAAGTACGCGTTCTTCTCGTTCGAGGAGGTCAAGCAGATCTCCGGCAAGGAGGTCGCGAAAGACCTGTATACCGAGGTCGTGCGTCTCGCCGCTCAGGCGAAGGAGGTGCCGCCTCCGCCATTGCCGGCGCGCGCGACCAAGCGTGACCTACCCGAGGGTCTGATGGAGCACCAGGTCACGGGCGTGCAGTTCATCGACGAGCACCACGGAAGGGCTTTGATCGCCGACGAAATGGGCCTCGGCAAGTCCGCAGAAGCCGCAGTCGCAACCGATCCTCCGGCGGTCGTTGTTTGCCCTGCGTCGCTCAAGGTGAACTGGCTTCGCGAGCTTGCGCGCTGGCGTCCGGATCTGACAACCAGTATCATCAGTGGCGGAAGCGACCCCGACCCGGTCCAGAAGAAGGCGGATGTCGTCATCATCAACTACGAGATCGTCGAGAAGCACCTCGAATGGCTGAGGAAGCGCGGCAACGTCACGATTATCGCGGACGAGGCGCACTACCTCAAGAATCTCGACGTGCGCCGGAACAAGGAGACGGGGCTCTTCGAGCCGCTGACGAAGGTGAAGCGCACGGCGAGTTTCTACGAACTTCAGCGTGACGTGCCGAGACTCATCCTGATGACCGGGACCCCGATCTTGAACCGCGTTAAGGAACTGTTTCCGCACCTGCACATGGTGGACCCCAGTACATGGGACAGCGGATACAAGTTCTGCGTGCGTTACTGCGGCGGTCACTACGAGCGGTTCGGCCGGCGTGAGATCTTCATGTGCACGGGCCGTACGAACAGCGAGGAACTGCATCAGCGCGTGAATAACGTCTACATGCTTCGTCGCACCGCTGACGTGCTGAACCTGCCGGAGAAGCGGCGCGGCAGCATGAGCGTGTCGCTCGACGCGAAGGCCACGCAGAAGTACGAGCGCCAGGTTCGTGAGTTCCTTGCGTGGGTCGAGGACAACGGCGGCCCCGAAGCGGTCATGCGCGCGATGCGCGCCGAAGTTCTTGTCCAGATGAACAAGCTCAGGGAGACCGCTGCGGAGGGCAAGGCGCCGGCTGCGGTTGAGTGGATCGAGAATCACTGGACTAGCACAGGGCGACCGCTGGTCGTGATGGGGACCCACCGCATCGCATTCGAGCACATGATGAAGGGCGTCGACGAGCTAAACGAGACACACGCGAAGCAGGTCGCTGCCGGCGAGACGCCGGACATGCAGGCGCCGCTTCGGTACAGCAAGGTCGTGGGCGGCATGGGCGAGCGCGAGCGCCAAGCGGCGATCGACGACTTTCAGGCCGGCAACATCGACCTGATCTTCTACTCAATCGCGTTGGCGACGGGCACGACGCTCACGCGCGCGCAGGACATGCTCTTCATCGAGCGCGCATGGCGGCCTGGCGATCTGGCTCAGGCCGAGGCGCGCATCTACCGCAAGGGTCAGAAGAACCAGTGCATGATCACCTACCTCGATGCCGAGGGCACGATCGACGGTAAGATCGCAATGCTCCTCAAGGACAAGATCGGCTCGGCGAGCGCAGTCATCGAGGGCGTGAACCTCAACGATGAGCAGGCCTCCGAGATGGTCTTCGGTGAACTCTTCAACATCGGCGGCGTGAAGAAGAACACCGGCGGGGAGCCAGAGGACACGCTGGAGCAGATCGCAGACAGCTGGTTCAGTCCGCTGCCGGTATGACGACCCGGCCCGCAATCGGAGCCCCGCCGACCGACTACGCGATCTACGCGCTCGTCCGCGGCGAGCCGCGTGCGCTACAGCGTGTCGCCGGCCTGACGCTCGTGCGCGCGTGTCTCATCGCGCCGGGTCTCTATGTGGCTGGCATCCGTGGACGGAAGCTGGTGACGCAGTCGCTGGCGGCAAGCGTCGGCGTGAGCGCACTGTTGACTGCGTGGTACGCGCTGCGAGCGCGCGACGCGGTTACTGTTCCGGGGCCGGCGGCGGGATAGGCCGCAAGATCGCGCGCAGTCCGGGCGGCTGCCTCTGGATGTACGCAGCGAGCCTAGACAGGAACACCGGATGGTCGGGCGGCGTGTGCCGCGGGCTTGGAGCCTCGCGATCGCCGACCCACTCGTGAAGGCCGTTCTTGTTCCATTCGCGCACGGCGTCCTCGATGGCGCCGGAGGCGTTCTTTGCGCATAGCTTTCCATCGTGGCCGCGGTAGACGCGACAGACGAGCGACATGTCCTCGTCGTCGAGCAGTCGTAGCTCGACGTGACCGTCCTCCGGCGTGATGCCGCGCTCGATAGCCCACACGCGCCAGGCGCCGAGGATCGCAGTCAAGCGTCCGGCGTCCTCCTCACGTGCTGGCCACTCGCCGGTGAGAACGTGCAGCGCCTGGATAGAGAGCCATGGCGCGACGCCGTGGCCCTGCTTGCCGGGCTCGGTAATCGCGTACACGAGCGTCGGGATGAGCGCTGGTCCTCGTGCGATTACGGCCTTGAACTCCGGGTCGGCGAAGTGACGTGAGTGGCCCGAGAAGTGCGCGTAGCGGTCGTCGACCTTGCGGAGTAGTTCGAGCGCGCCGTGATCGATCATCGCTGCCTCTTGGCGTCTTCGAGTTCCTGCCGTGCTGTGTCGACGCGCGTGCGCGCGTGCTCGATCGTCGTCGTCGGAAGCTGGACGCCGGCATGCTGGCGTTCGAGGAGTTTGGCGAGGATGTGTTCGGCCTCGTGGAGTCTGAGGGCTGCCGCGTGCGCCGGGGATCGTGCCTGCCGTTGTTCTGGAACTCGGTATCCGCCATCAGTCACGAGCGTTGCGGCCGTCAGGTGCCACCCGCGGCACTGACTGCATCCGTACGCGCGAAGGCCATGCTCTTTTGCGCGTCGAAGAGCGTCGTGCTCGTCGGAGAACCGGACTTTGCTCGCGCATCCGTGCCACGAGGCGCCGCCGGAACTGTTGCCAGATCCTCGTCGCGCACGACCTGCGCGGCATCGCGTGATGTGGTCTCGCATTGGACCCTCGTGGCGAGCGTGTGGCTAGCGTCCTTTTCTAGTGGATTCGACCAGCGCTTGCAAGCGTTGGTCGAGATCGGCTGCTGCGGTCGCGTTTGTCTGGAGAACAGCCGGAGCGAGCGTCGGCGCGACCTTCTTGGCCGTCGACCGCGTCGTCGGCGCTGGCACCGGCTCGACGTAGATGCCCTCGTCCCGCTCGACCGCGCGGAGGCACACCGGGCACTCCGGCCGCCGTCGCTCGTAGCCGCGCGTGAAAGGAGCCCAGAGCGCGCAGATGGTCCAGGCTCCGCCGAGATGGACGGCGGGCGGCGACGCCTGTTCCTGAGTCGCGTGCCAGTCGTCTTCGAGGCGGACGCACTGGTAATCGACCGGCATACCGGGGACGCGCTGCGGCGCGACCGACTGACGACGCGTCACGCTCCGTCGTCCACCGCGACCGCTTCGGCTCGCGGCCCAGAGCCGTACCTGTGGTAGCGCTCGCCGTCCCGGTAGTGTCGAAGCGCCTGCTCCTCTTCCTTGGTGGGCGGCCGGTAGCGCGCGGGCTTGATGATGTGCTCGTGCCCGAGGTTGCAGGTCTCGGTCACCTCGACTTCGATCACCAGCGACGAGAAGTCGAGGATGATGCCGTCCGACTCGCAGTTGGTGTCGTCTACCGAGTTGCACCAGGCCGGCTCTTCGTTGCAGATGCTACAGCGCTCGTCACTATTCCCGTAGCTCTCTGGCCGGTCGAACTGGTGGCCGTTCGTGCAGAGGAACTGGTTGCGGCCTTCGTAGGACATCGGTGTTCTCCTTAGGGTTAGCTCCACGTCACGCGGACTCGCCACAGGTCCCAAGTGTCCATGCCATCCTTCTCGGCCCAGCACTCGTACACGGCGTGCAGACCGTCGATCTCGTTGATCACTTCGGCGGTGGTTTCGCTTATCGGATGGTTGTCGCCGTCAAGATCGCCGTCAAGATCGATGTGATCTTGGCCGCGTGAGATCGCCTCCTCGATCTTGGCGAAGAACCACGGGGCGATGATCTTCTCACGTTCGCAGCGTAGCACGTTTGCCCGCCGCGCCTCGGCTTGCCGCCGTAGATGCTGCACCTCTTCTTCGCGTCGCCGAAGCTCTTCGCGACTCGGCTTCGCATTTCGCCTGGCGGTTCCAGACGCGATTGCAGCTTTGACTCGGGGATCGATCGGCATCACACGCTCCACTCGTCGAGCTTGCGCATCTCGTCGCGACTGAAGAAGATCGCGGTGCCGGCGATGACTTCCGGCCGGCGCTTGAGCACGGTGAGCGCGGAGGCGGCCTCGTTGATCGGCTGCTCCTTGAGCTTGCCTTCCTCGTCGACCATGAGCGCGCTGCCGTCGGTGAACGTGAAGAACTCGATGTAGCCGCCGCCGATCATCGCACGCAGGCCTTCGAGGGAGCAGTCTCCGGCGGTAAGCGTGAACACGTCGGTCGGGCCGTTGGTTGGGATCTTGGTTGCCATCGGCTACTCCTTCTCTTCGACCCGCCGCAGCAGCGTCTTCGTCTCGTCGGCGATCTCGATCGTCCTCGTCAGCGCCGAGCGCATCGCATCGTGCTCGGAAACGACGAGTTTGACCTCCTCGAACACGTCGCGCGGCTCTGCCTTGCCGACGACGTAGGCGATCGCGGCGAACGCCCCGAGACGTTCCCTGAGGCCCGTGAACGCCTTGTCGAGTCGCTCAACGTTGCGCGTCAGGGTGGAGACGCTCTCGCTCATGTCGGGTCCAGAGATGCCGCGCTCCGCGTACACCTTGATGGTTTCGGCGCTCGACATGAGCGCCTGCATCGCCTGCCGAGCGTCGTCGTGCCAGTCGGGAACGCTCACGGCGACACCTTCGTAGTCCCGCCACATCGAGTGCACGTCTCCCAACCGCGTCCCCATCCCACGAAGATGCAGCCAGTGACGCACGCGGGGCACTCGATCATGGACGGCGGCACCGTCGGAACCGGCACCGTCGGAACCGGCCCGACGCGTCGGAGGATCTCGTCGACAGCAGCGGTTTCGATCAGCGTCAGGCGCTGGCCCTCGTAGCCGTGACGCTTCGTCTCGTCGACGACCTCCTGCGCGAAGCGCTGCGCCCACTCCCGGGTGTCGGGTGTCACGGTCTGGACCTCCTCTGCGAACGCTGGACCCTGTCCCGGTTTGCTCACGGCTTCCGCGCCTTCCGCCGCTTCTTGTTCGCGGCCCTCCGCTTTCGGTCGTTCACGGCGCTCCTCGCGTGCGCCGCCTCCGCGACCTTGCGTAGAGCACGTACCTCGGCGACGGCGGCGTTCGCTACGGCATTTCCGGCTGACCGCGATATCGAGGTCACGCGGTCAAGCGCTTCGCGGGCCTCGTCGCGCTCGCGCTCGACCTCGCGCAGCGCACGCACCTCGGCACAGAGGACCGCGATGTCGGCTTTCGCGTCCATGTGGTCCACGAGCAGCCGCTTCATTCCGAGTTCGCCGTTGTCGTAGGCAACCGGCCTGCGCCAACGCGTCTCGGTTGCATCGAGATTGCAGCGCACGGCTACTTCTTGCCCTTCTTCGGGCTCTTCGGCTGCGCAGCGGCCTCCGACGGCAGCATGACCTTCGTGACGACCTTGGCCTTCTCGGTCGCCTTGGCCTGCGCTTCCTTGTCCGCGGCCGCCGCCAGGCGTTCGCGCTGGGCCTCTCCCGGCCGGCCATCGAGCAGCTTGAGCTTCTCGGAGGCGCTCAGCGCCGCCCAGGCGGCCTGCCGCTCGGTTGCCTCGCGGCGGAGACGGTCCTTGCGCTCGGCGAGCGACTCCTGCTTGACGCTCGTGCTGAGCCAGGGGCGCGGCGAGTTCTGTTTGCGCTCGCGGGAGCCTTCGTAGGGGTTCGGACGATGGGGACGGGGCATGGGACCTCCTCGCGACCTGCCGGGCCGCGGTTCTCGGGTTCGTGGTTGGTGGTTCTAGGTCATGTCGACCCGAAGCGAACGAGCAGGCGCTGGCGTTCAATAGACACTGCCGGCGTCTCACGCATCGCGGTAGCACCACCGAAGTGATTGACCGCGCCGCCGCAGCTACGTGCTGCTCACTCGCTTCGAGTCGACATGTTCACTGCGAGACGGTAGCACCGCGTGAAGCTGAGTCAACAACAAAACGCAGCACGGTCGGACAGGCTATTTCGTCGGCTCACGAATGAGATCGAAGGAGCCGCCGCTGCGCTCGGTCCACGCGTACAACCAGAACTTCGCGAGGTCCGTCGGGCTGCCGTCGAAGGCTGCTTCGCAGTGCCCGAGCGTCTTGAGCGCGCTGGGGACGGTGATGTCGGCGTTGCGCATGGCCCAGAAATCCTTGGTGTCCGGATCCCACTCGTCGGGATGGCACAAGGCCTCGATGCTGAAGATGTCTTTCTTGAGGAAGCCGTGGCTCTTCATGACGGGCGTCAGAGCGCGCAGGAGGTGGCTCCACTTCACCGCGACCTCTCGCTTGCCTCGCTTCCCCTTCATCGGCGCGCGCACGATGATCATCGGGCCCGGCGAGTACACGTGGAGATACGCGAACAGTGGCTTGTCGGTCATCAGTCGAGCTTCGGGTGTCGGACGTTCGTCGAGAAAATGCCGGGCCTGCATACGCAAGCGCGGGCGCCGTGGTCATGGAAGCCATGAGCAAGCGTTTCGAGTGCACGCAGGGCAGCGGTCCGTCCATGAAGATCTTTCGCTGGCACGCCGACGACGTCGACACGCGGAGTGCGCACGCTCTGCCGGCCGTAGTAGATCACGATCTGTCTCGGAGGCACGGTCGCACGAAGCTCGACGCCAGCTTGGCGGCAGAGGCTAGCGAGGGACATGCGTCGACCATCGACGCACGGCGGCTCCGCGCGAAAAAGCGGTCGTTCGATCAGTGGACGAAGCGGGATCATGGCCGCAGAGCTTTCCTGGCGCGTTCGACGAATACGCCGGCTTGTTGCTTCAACAGACTCGCGGTACGGAGATTCCCACCGGCAAGATCTGCGAAGGCAGCGGACCGAAGCACCCGATCCAGCAGTCCGATGTCTTGTTGCGTCCCTTGGATCACGACGTAGTGCGGTCTGGTGTTCTTGAGCAGCACCAGGAGCTTCGCGATGTCTCTCTGGTCTTTGAGACCGTGCTTCGATTCGCCGCGGTCTGCAAAGGCATCGAGCTTCAGGAGTAGTAGATGCTCCAGGCAGGCCACCCGCTTGCCCTGAATGTCGACTGCTCCCATGGCGAGATCTTCGTAGGCGATGCGCAGCCGATTCTTGCGCTCGACGTAGATGTCGACGTCAATGCCGCCGATGATCACCTGACTCTTCGATAGGGCGGCGTTGGTGGTTGCGTCATGCTCGTTGCGGATGGCGCTCCACGACGGCAGGTCGACGTACATATCAGCGTCGTGAGTGAATTCGACGGTGAAAATCGGTCCGGCAGCTGCTGCATGCAGAAAAACGGCAACGCCGCCGATGAGGATCGTTCCCTCCGGGTGTTCCTGCGTCAGTGTCTCGACCGCGGTCCAGACCTTCGCCCATGCCCGATCGGCAGCGGTTCGGCTCGTGCGCTTGCCTGGTCGGCGGCTCGTCCGCTTGCTGCCGCGCTTGGCCACGGCGCCTAGTTGTGACGCCAGTACGTCAAGCCGTTCTGCGTGTCGTTCAGATTGCCGTCGTACGACGACAGGAAGTGCCCGGCGCCATCAGCGCCCACGGCCTCTTCGGCTGCGGCCTTGACGTCGATACCAGCGATCTTGATCGCCTGCTTCGCGGCGTCTTCCTTGCCGTAGATGTTTTCGAGGTACTCCATCGGGTCGCTCAGTTCGGCCTTGGTCTGTGCCTCTGCGACGTTCTCGATGTCCTCGTCACTCGGGTCTGACGTCTCGACCTCGTAGTCGTAGTCGTACTTCTCGGCCCCGGGGTGCGCCGCGTTCTGCTCATCGACCCAGGCGCCGCCGGCTTCTTCCGCATCGCCCTCGTCATCGTACACGCCGAGCGTCTTCTCGTTGTTGTCCGGGTCGGTGGTCTTCACCGTGTACTTCGGACTGATGCCGTGGCCCTCGGCCTCGTGCCAGAAGTTCTTCGTGTCGCGCTCCGCGTCTTCGCGCAGACGCTCCTCATTCGAATTCAGCACGTCACTCCAGAGGTCACGACTGAGGCGCTCCTTGTCGATGTGCGACTCGATGAAGCTGGGCTCGAAGTTCTCCGGCTCGTTCTCCAGCTGCTCGGTGACGTACGCGAGGGCAAGCTCCTCGGCCGCGACGTCGTTCTCCACGACGTACCACTCCTTGCCGGTCTTGCCGCCTGCGATCTCGACGAGATAGACCTTGCTGTTGCCGACCCCGGTCGGCGCGCTCGACTCCTTGATCTTCAGATCATCGGCGGGAATGTCGAGCGCGCGCGACATCTCGACGAGCACTTGGTCCTCGTCGTCGAAGTCGATGGTCGTTCGTGCCGGTGCGGCGGCGATCGGCGGACGAGCCGCGACGGGCTTGCGCGACGTCCTCTTCTTCGACGTGCGCTTCTTGGGCTTCTTGGAACGACGTTTCGCTGTGGCCATGACGGCCTCCTTCCGGTAGGGATGCGCGCATTCTAGCGCGCCACACGCCCATCCGTCCAGACCTGCCGGAGCGGAAAGCGCCGCAGGTGGTCCTCGGCCTCTGCGAGCGTGCAGCCGAGTCTGCCGGCAAGCGCCTTGGCCTGGCCCTGGCGCTCGCTGCCGCCGGTCTCGGCACGCGCGTGCTGTACCTGTTCCCAGAGCCGGAGGTGGAGCGGAGCGAGCGCGTTCCGCACGAGCTTTCTCGCGCTCGGACGGTTCACGCGGAAGTGGCCGGGCCGTACCTCTTCGAGAATCGCGCGCGTAAGCAGCAGCTGCATGGCCGGGTCGGCCTTGAGCCCGTCGCCGATGCCAACGCCATCGACGGTCAGCGCCTGACGCAAGATCGTGAAGCCGCTGTCGAGGTGCACACGCAGGAAGCCGTGGACCGCTGCTGCGTCTGGTCCGCCCGCGCCGCGCGTGATGACGCGCAGGAACGCCTCGGCGACTTCGGCGAGCGCTCGGCTCGGGCCGCTCGCTGTGTCGGCGACCTCGCTGACCTCTGCGAGGTCGCCAAGCGCTTCCGTCAGGTCGTCGGCCGGATCGTGCGCTTGAAGCCGCATGGCGATGGCGACGAGGCGTTCGGCGAGCGCGTCGTCGTCGGTCATCGCGGCCGGTACCCGTGGTAGACAGGCTCGTAGCGAACGTCGACGTTGATGCGCTGCCACTCCTCGTGCCCGGCGTGCCGGACCTCGCACTCGACGCCGCCCATGGGCGGCCCGCCGCTCCAGTGAGATCGAGTACGCCAGTACTCGCACGCGTCCTCGGCCGCGCGCTCCATGCTGTCGGCGTCGATGTCGACGGTGTAGTCGTCATCGTACTCGTAGAGGCGGACGACGTACTTGTTCTCGCCGTGGCCTCGGTGCGGATAGCCCATTAATCCTCCGTACGAATCCCGTCGTTGAGCACGTCGTCCACGATCGACGGCGCGTTGCGCTCGTACCACATCAGGCAGCCCTTCCAAAGCGAATGCGTCTCTCGAAGCCGTGCGTAGGCCTCCGTGCGCCGACCGCTCGCTTCGAGGCGTGCGGCGCCGAGCAGTGCTTGGCGCAGCCGCTTGATGTGCGCGTCGATCTCCGTCGGTCCGGGCTTTTTCCTGCCGCTCACGGCACTCGTCGCCACGGACTCGCGCCGTACCAGTCGCTTCTCTCGAATGTCCCCGGCTCGAACGAGCCGAGGCGGAGAACGATCTGCAAGGCGATCTCTGTCTCGCGATGCAGTTGGAACGCGCGAGCTTTCATGGCGTCGGCGTCTTGCGTCATCGGCCATTGGAGAAGCTCGATGACGTCGTCTTCGACGTCGCTGTTGCCGTAGGGTCGCTTGGGGTCGATCTTCGGCGCTCCGGTCTCGCAGTCCTGCCAGCCTACGTAGAAGTGCCGAAGCAGGCGCACATGTTCCGACGTGAGCGTGAACCGCAGAAGCTGCTCGTAGTGTCGATCGCGACTCATGGCACGTCTCAGATGACGTTCGGCGGCTGAGCGCCGCGGTACGCGATGGTCGTGATCTCCTCGTCGGCGCGCCAGGCGTTCCAGGCCACGAGGCACTTGGCGAAGACTGCGCGACGTTCCTGCTCGGTCGGTGAGTGCTGATCGGCGAGGAATCGGATGAGCGTGTTCGCCGTCACGCAGTACTTCTGGTCGACCGTCGGCACCTGAGAGAAGACAGCCCCGAAGAACGACTCGGCTGCGGCGCGGTCGATGCGCGCGCAGCGAAGGAAGGCCGCAAGCGCCGGCACCTTCACCTTTTTGAAGCGTACGCAGAACGGAGCGACAGCCATGACGACCTTGTCCGCCTCGATGAGCACGGGGATCTCCGAGCGCGTGAGAACCGCCGACGCTCGACCGTTCCCGCTCTCCACCGAGAACGCGCGAAGTACGTTCGCTGGCACGTCGAGTCCGACGAGTCGGCCCACGTCGACGACGGTGCGCTGGGCTCCGATGTCGATGGAGGCACGGACCTTCTTCTCGGCCTTGCCCTCGTTGACGAGGAACACCGCGAACTCGATCTTACCCTTCGGCCACTGCGAGAGCGACATGAGACGATGCTGCCCGTCGATCACGCTGCCCTTCTCGGTGATGACGATGGGGGCGATCGGATAGAACCGCCCGCCCTCCATGTCGCGGAGGTAGCGGGCTACGACGCGGCTACGAAGGCCGCGCTGCCGCTCGTCGTTGGCCTCCATGAGCACCTTCGCGTCGTCGCTCGTGAGCGTCGCGCAGAACAGGATGCCGTGGGCGAAGGGGACCTCGTGACCCTTGCGACGACGGCGGAGGAGATTGACGGCATCGACTGTGGAGTTGGCCATGTGTGTTGCGACTTGTAGCGCGGCTCGGCGTATGTCGCAAGCACGAAAAGCGCGTCACCACTGTCAGACGTCGGACACCGCGTCGAGCGTGGCAATTTCGCGCTCGCTCAGGCCCGCGTAGTAGCGGTCCCGCTCGTAGGTCTTGCTCTTGCGCGCGCTCTCCCACGCGATGCTCAGGAGCAGGCTCGCATGGTCTTCGGCCGCGTGCGTGTGCAGCAGCGCCTCGTTGATGCCGCGGTCCCGGTCGTCCTCGTCGCATGGGTCGTCGAGCAGCTTGCCCGACGTGTCGAAGGCCTCGCCGAGCGCGTCGAGCCAGTACTCGTAGACGTTCGGGCCGATGGTCAGGGATAGGTGAGCGCCGCTTGTGCGGCCGGCGCCCTTAGCCGTGGTTCGCTTTCGCATTTCACGGGAAGAGACGCGGGTCGGCCGAAACGCTGACAGCAATCAGCGCGGCTTGAGCACCGGTACGCGGACGGCGGCCGCGAACGCGTTGACCTCGACGCTCGTGCCTGGGTACCAGCCGAGCGCGCGATCGATGTCGTCCTCCATCGGATGCTCGCCGTGGACGATGGGCTCGTCGATCGGTTCGGCGTCCGGCCACACGTATCCGTCGGCCCACACGTACCTGATCACGTCACGCTTCGGTCGGCTGGTCACGGGCAAATCGTACGCCCGGCGCGCGTGTGTCGCAAGCCCTTGACCGTCGCGCTGGCCTCGGGCACCGTCTGCCCGTGGGCGCGACCTTCGACTTCCTCCGCCGAGACGCGGCGGCCGGCTGCTATCACGTCGAGAATCCTCTCGGACTCGACGTGCGCCTCTTCGCGAACGCCGAGGTCCACTTCGAGAAGTCGGCGTTCCAGCAACTGTTCGACTTCCTCGACGTCTCGCGTGCGGTGAGCGATCTGCGCGAGGCCGAAGCCGCTGGACGCGTTTCGTTCTTCGGGGACGCCCCGGCCGGCATCGACAAGGTCGTGCTCACGCCGGACTTCCACAAGGGCTCGCTGGTCCCCGTCGGCACGGTCGCGCGTGCCCAGCATTTCTGCATCCCCCAAGCGATCGGGAACGACATCTGCTGCGGCATGCGGTTGCTCGTGACTGACCTGCCGGCCGAGGCGCTCGACCCGTACTGGCCGGAGATCCAGAAGCGGCTTCGGGCGATCTTCTTCGCGGGCGAGCGAAACATCCCGATGTCGCCGCGGCAGCGCGAGGCGGTCCTGCGCGATGGTCTGCCGGGACTGCTGCGCACGGCGGGGGACAACGAGAAGACGGGCATCTGGACGCGCTTCGATCCTGTTGCCGAGAGGGAGAATCTTTCGCGCGCGCATGACGAGGGGCACTTCGAGACGCGGCGCCTGTTTGGGTTCGAGAGCTTCATCGAGGCCAGTGGGCGCGTCGATGGGCGCGACCCGCAGATCGGCTGCGTCGGCGGAGGCAACCACTTCGTCGAGCTTCAGCGGATCGACGCTCTCTTCGACGGGCACGCTGCGCGCGCGTGGGGCATGTCGAAGGGGTGCTTGGCCATCATGGTGCATTCGGGGTCGGTCGGGCTCGGGCACGCGATCGGCGGGCACTTCATGGGCCGTGCGCACGAGATCTTCCCGACGATCGTGAAGGCTCCGGCTGGCGGCTTCTATCCGCTGCCGACGAGCGGGCCGCGAGCGGAAGAGGGTCTGTTCTATCTCGACGGCATGGGCAACGCGGCGAACTTCGCGTTCGCGAACCGGCTGTTCCTCGGCCTCATGGCGGTGCGCGCGATCGAAGAAGCATCCGGACGTACGCTATCGACCAAGCTCGTCTACGACGCGCCGCACAACCTCGTGTTCCGTACCGGCGACTCGATGCTGCACCGCAAGGGCGCGACGCCTGCGTACGGGCCGAGCGGCGACGACTACCATGGACGGCCATGTCTAATCCCAGGCTGTTTCGCTGCGGGCACGCGGATCCTGATGGCCAACGGCCACTACGAGAGCATCGAGAACATTCATCCTGGGGACCGAGTGATTGACGGTGCCGGTAACCCGGCAGCAGTCCGAAATATTCTACGACGCGGCCGTCGAGACGTATGGCGATACAGAAACAACAACTGGTTCGCCGACACAGTCGCCACGCCGGATCACCTACATTTCGTTGGCGACTTCTCTTCGACGCCTAATGCGCAGTCAGTCGCAGGACGTTTTAAGCCTGATGGTCGCCGGTCATACTCGTTCACCAGAACAGCAGTATTGGACCGGCGGACTAAGAGCGGGGAGAGCAAGTACGCATGGCGGCGTCTCGACGAGTTACCGAAGCGCTGTTACAGCTACGTGCTTCTCATGCCTCGACGCATCAACTTCGTCGGCATGAAGCGGACATTCGTTGAATACCGCGAAGGATGGGCGTTGACGCCTAGCTACGATTTGGGATACGTGCTCGGTCTATTCGTGGCAGACGGCACGACGTACTACAAGCCGGCCGACGGAGGCCAAGTCACCTGGGCGCTTGCCCTGGACCAAGATGAGATGGCTGCAAAACTATCGGCTGCGCTGATGTCGATCTTTGCAGTTAAGACGAAACTGTATCGAACGAAAAACGTGCTGCTCGTCGTCGTGCATAATGTTCGTCTTGCGCGGTTGTTCTTGGATTTCGGCAAGAAGCGCACGAAGGCTCTTCCGGGCCACTTTTGGTGCAAACAGAGGGCGTACACGCGCGGAGTCTACGACGGCCTTTACGATGGCGACGGGCACTTCAACGCAGGATCGAAGAAAATCACGAATACGTCGGTCGCGTGTATTGAGCAGTTCATGATCATTCATCATCTGCTTTTCGGATATCTGCCGTCGATTAGCGTGCGCCCGCCGTCTGCCGGCGGCCTTGCGGAGCGCGGGTGTGACGTAAAGCGCTGCGGTCCATCTTACCGGGCGACCTCTCTCGGCAAACCTCCTTTGTCTAGGCTGTATCAGCTGATCGAGATGAGGCGTGTAGACAGGAAAAAGCGCAGCGCGTTGGTGTACGATCTCGAACTCGATGGGCCCGAGCCGAGTTTCATCGCGAACAACGCGATCGTGCACAACTCGATGGGAGCAGCCAGCTACGTACTTGCCGGACAGGGACGCGAGGATGCGTTGGAGAGCGCGTGCCACGGTGCGGGCCGAGCGCTGTCGCGCGGGAAGGCCACGCACGTCGACAGGGACGTGTACGAGCGGGAGATCGGCAAGCTCCGCGTGGTCGGGCCGATCGACCCGCGCTCGCCGCGGATCGCACGGCGACGTGACATCGTCGAGGCCTACGAGAAGCGGCTGATGGAAGAAGCTCCGTACGCGTACAAGGCGGTCGAGCCCGTCGTCGATTCCGTCGAGGACGCGCAGATCGCACGCAAGGTCGCGCGGCTCATGCCGCTCTGCACGGTGAAGGGTTGACCTCGTACCTCGTGGCGTGTGTCGGAAGCTCTTGACTGTCGGACAGGACGTGCCCAGAGTCGTCGCGTAGAAAGAGAGGTCGAGCATGGGGTACTCTGGCTGGGTTTCGAGTGTCTACGAGGACCGCAGCGCGTCGCGTCGTGGCATGTCGACGCACGAGGTGCGTGAGAAGGTCTTCTCGCAGGGTCTGCACGCGTCGCTGAACCCGCGCGGCGTCGCGGTTCGCGAGAGCCGTGACAGCGGCAACCATCCGGAGAGCAACGCGATCGGCGTGTTCTTCGACGTCACGGGCTCGATGGGCACGATCCCGGCGCACTTCGCGGCGCACAAGCTCGGGCACCTCATGGAGATGCTCTCGACGCGCGGCGTCATCCCGCATCCGCAGGTGCTCTTCGGCGCCATCGGCGACGCGCACCACGACCGCTCGCCGTTCCAGGTCGGGCAGTTCGAGTCGGGTATCGAGATGGACGACTGTCTGACGAAGGTCTTCATCGAGGGCGGCGGCGGCGGTGACGTCGAGGAATCGTACGGACTCGCGCACTACTTCTTCTCGCGACACACCGCGATCGACTGCTTCGAGAAGCGGAGCAAGAAGGGCTACCTCTTCACGCTCGGTGACGAGAAGGCGCACGACCGCATCACTCGCGCGGAGGCCAGTGGGATCTTCGGCGACAGCCTCCAGTCCGACGTGCACCTGCACGATGCGATCAACGCGGCCAAGGAGCGCTACAACGTCTTTCACATCGTGGTCGGCGGGGGGTCAAGCCATGGCGACGACCCGAAGATCATGGCGTTCTGGAAGGAACTTCTCGGCCAGAACGTGCTGAAGCTCGACGATCCGGACAACGTCTGCGAGATGATCGCGGCGACGATCGGCATCACCGAGGGCAAGGCGATCGACGCGATCGAGTCCGTGCTGGTCGGCGGCGGATCGAGCAAGCGCGCGGCGGAAGCCGTCACGAAGGCCGTCGGCCCGCTGTTCGCATCGCTCAGCGTCTGAAGGGCGACCTCGTGTCGACCTCGATCGTCGTCGACCTCGGCTTCGGTGACGCCGGCAAGGGCGCCATGGTCGACGCGCTCGCGCGCCGCTGTAGTACGCCGCCGCTCGTGGTGCGCTACAACGGTGGCGCGCAGGCCGGGCACAACGTCCACACGGCGGACGGTCGGCACCACACGTTCTCGCAGTTCGGGTCGGGCACGTTCGTGCCGGGATCGCGGACGCTGCTCTCCGAGTACATGATCTTGCACCCGCCCGCGCTCATGGCCGAGCACGAGCATCTGGTCTCGCTCGGGGTGAAGGATGCGCTTCAGCGGCTCGTGATCGACGCTCGGGCTCTTGTCGTCACGCCGTACCAGCAGGCGATGAACAGGCTGCGAGAGCTTGCACGCGGCGAGCATCGACATGGCACGTGTGGTCTTGGCGTTGGCGAGACGGTAGGCGACTCGCTTGAGCTTCCGACTGAGACGGTCGTGCGTGCTGCGGACCTTATGAACAGAGCGCAGCTGCGTCGGAAGCTATCTCTCATTCGTGGATGGAAACAAGACCAGCTGATGCCGCTCATGCCGACGCTCGTGAAGTCTGGAGCGGCGATCGACGACGCCGAGGTCGTGTTCGATGTGAACGCGATCGATCGAATCGCTGACACGTATGCGGAGATCGGCCGGCAGCTTCGCATCATCGACGCGGGCGACGTCAACTTCCAGATCCGCGAGTCCGAGCACGTCATCTTCGAGGGCGCGCAGGGCGTGCTTCTAGACGAGTGGCACGGGTTCCATCCGCACACGACGTGGAGCACGACGACCACGAAGAACGCCGGCACGCTGATCGAGCGCGCTGGAAGATCCGGGAAGGTCAACGCCATCGGCGTCGTGCGCGCGTACGCGACGCGGCACGGGCAGGGGCCGTTCCCCACCGAGGACGCGGCGCTCACGCAACAGCTTCGCGAGCCGCACAACAGCGACGCGTGCTGGCAAGGCCAGTTCCGCGTCGGCTGGTTCGACGTGCCGCTCACGCGCTACGCGCTGAGCGTGTGTCCGTACCCGGTCACCGAGCTTGCGGTGACTTGCCTCGATCGGCTCATGGACGCGTCCAGGTGGTCCGTCTGCGACGGGTACGAGGTTCCGTCGGAGGACGAAGGCATGTTCCATATGTTCGGCGGCTTTGCGATGAGCCTGCGCGTCGGACCTCGACGCGACCTTGCGTACCAAGAGCGGCTAGCACAAGCCCTCGGCCGCTGCGTGCCGCGTCGGCCCATGTGGTGCGGACCGCGCGACCCGGCCGAGTACATGACGATGATGATGAGGAAGCATCTGGATCTGCCGGTCTCGGCCATGTCGTTCGGCCCCACGGCGGACGACAAGCGGTGGGCGTGATGGAGTCTGGTTGCGATTCAGACTCGCCCGAGTGCTGGTGCCCTTGCGGCTGCGGCTGCCAAGACGATCCGAATGGTCACGACCTGCCCTTCGACGAGAAGGGACTCTGCGCGTCGTGTTCGCTGGGCCAGCATGAAGTGCCGCCGTGGTCTGCTGCGCGTATCGACGATCTGCTTGCGGCGCACGAGAGTATCGTTGCCCAGCTGAAGGTGCTGCGGGGAAAGTTACGGGCGCAGCGCTAGCGCGTAACGCTCTTTCTCCGCCTGCCACGCGTCGTAGCGCGCGATCCACTCGTGGAGCTTGATGAAGTTCCCGAAGCCGTAGTCGTCCCAGTACCACCAGCCGCCGGTCTTCTCGATCAGGGCGAGTACGTCGGCAGTGAAGAGTCGCTCCCGCTCTTTCCACGTGACGAACGGTTTGTCCTGGTACGAGCATTCCGCGGCGGTGGCGTTCCAAATCGCTGCATGCAGGTCACGTGCTGCGCGCACGTCGAGGGCGTCCTTGAGAGTGGCGACCGCGCGTGTTCGGCCGGCCTCCGTCTCGATCTCTTTTGGCGTCATCGGCCGCGGTTCGATGCTGAGCGTCACGTCCACGACGATCCTGGTGACGAGGCCCGGCGAGGCGCAGATGACGATCCCGCCGCCTTGTCGCGGAGCGAGGAGCATCTCGCCTGCTTGAGAGCCTTCGCGCATGTTGCTGACGTGAAAGGTGAGTGCCGGCATGTCCCCTGCCAGGAACTGCACGTAGGCCGCGTGCCACACGTCGTCTCGTGGATGTGAGATCTCTGCAAGCCGAGCGGTGACGCGGAGGAATCGGTTCTCCTGTTGTGGTCCGCAGAACCACAACGACTGTCGGCCTTTTGGCAACCAGCAGCCATCATAGTCGTAGCTGCGCATGGGAGACATGACCACGCCTGCGGGCATCTCGCGCGTGACCTCGCCGAACACCATGCGGATCTGCGTCTTCGTCATCGCTCGACGGTACGCGAACGCTCCGTGTGTCGCAAGCCCTTGACTTGTCCGCCGGCAGCCCTTAGAGTCGGGTGCATCATGATCTGGACGTAGCTGCACCTCTCCCTCGCCCGTGGCCCTCCTGCCTCGACGTTCGCCGTTCACGTTGAACCCCGAACCCGAGAAGAAGGAGACCGCTATGAAGTCGAAGGAAGAGATCACCGAGATCAAGGGCCGCCTCGCCGAGGCCGTGGTCAAGAAGAAGATCCTGACGCAGCAGCGGCTCGTGCTGAAGCGCATCCCGTTCAAGACGCGCTCAGGCGAGGAGCACACGCTGATGCTAGCGCTGATCGGCCTGGGGTCCGATCAGAAGGAGGCCGTGCGCGTCCTCCAGCTGGCGTACGCGCTCGTGCGCGGCCGTGCGTACTGGACGCAGGAGCGCAGGACCCGAGGGTCAGCGAAGCCGCTAGCGCTCGCGGTGAGCGCCGCGGCCGGCGTGCCGGCGGAGGCCGCGCTCGCCTGGATCGAGGCGCCGGTCGACGACATGGCGCGTGCGGCTTTCGCCACGTACGAGCAGGCGGCGCGCGAGGCGGCGTTTGCCGCGAGGGCCGAGCGCTTGAAGCAGCGCGCTGCGGCGGCCGAGTGATCGCCGTGAAACTCTACCTCGTGACGCGGCGAGATCTGCCGCCCGGAGCGCGTGCGGCCCAGCTGTGCCACGCGCTCCGGGCTTTCGTCGAGGCGCATCCCGCCGTCGACAGCGTGTGGTACGCGGAATCCAACACGCTCGTCCTGCTCGAAGTCGCCGACGAGGACGCGCTCATGCGGCTCGCGTGGGAGGCGACGATGGGCGGCGTGCCCTGGTCGCTGTTCCGCGAACCCGACCTCGGCGATGCGGCGACGGCGATTGCTATCGGCCCCACTGGTCAGACACTCGTTCGTAAGCTACCACTCGCTCTGAGCACTATCCCTGGGGACAAAGCTCAGTTTGGCAGAGCAACGGATTCTAAATCCGTGATTGCGGGTTCGATCCCCGTTGTCCCCGAATACCAAGGAGAGTTCAATGACTGACTCGATTCATGCGAGCCCATCGGGCCGCTATGTGCTGACGACGGGCTCGATCGAAACGAAGCCTGGCTGCTGGAGCTACTACACGCTCGGCAGCATCAAGCGCGCATCCGGCGAGCCGATCGTAGAGGTGAAACGCAACTACTCCTCGTTTCCATTCGAGTGGATCGAGGACCATCCGAGTGGACACGACCTCCTCGTCTGCGGCGAGAATTACCAGGGTCAGACCGTGATCGAACTGGACACAGGTCGACGCCGGGACTTCCTGCCCGCCGAGGCCGCGAAGGGCCACGGATTCTGCTGGGTATCGTACTACTACGCTCCCGAGCAGAGGCTCGTCGTCGTGAGTGGCTGCTACTGGGCATGCCCGTACGAGACGCGGTTCTACGACTTCTCCGATCCGATGGAGAAGGGCTGGCCGGAACTGGAGTTCCCCGAGGGCATGTACGCCGACGACTGCGAGAAGAATCCCGAGGTACACGCGAACGGGAAGATCGTGGTCTTCGAGACGCGCTGTGTGGATGATGACGCAGACGACGAGGTGCGCGAGGTCATCGCTCGCACGACCTTCCAGCGCGAAGGGAACAAGCTGCTGTTCGTCGAGAAGTGGGTCGACGAGAACGAGCAGCGGCGCCGCGATGAGCACAAGGTTGCGAACGACAAGTGGGAGGCAGAGTGGGCGGAGTACAAGAAGACCGACCCGTACTTTCTGCTCGTCAAAGAGCGCGTCGAGAAGGATGACCTCTACAGAGCCGATTACTCGGTCTCGATCGGTCAGTGTTACAAGGGTTGGTGCCCGCACTTCGACGGCACCGATGCACGCGTGTGCCGGCGGCTGGCAGAGCGGAGGGACGTGGGCGGCACGCAGGTCACGATCGACATGGAGTGGGGCCGGACGAGCGCGCCGATCAAGGTCATCGTCTTTCGCGACAAGGGCCAGGACGAGGTCTCCTGGTTCGAGCACTCGCTTGCCGGCATGACGGCCGCTCTCGACTTCGTGCGCGACACACTGCAATCTGCGGCGGGCGGCGCTTGACGGTCAACGAAGTGTCGGACAGTCTGTGCGACCGTGAACGAGAATCCCGAGGCGAAGCACATCGCGGCCGGCGGCCTCATCAGCGACGACTGTCGCGACACGCTGCGGCGCGCGGCCGGCCTGCTGTCGACTGGCGGCTGGACTGCCTGTGCGGTTCGCCGAGGCGAAGCGGTCTGTGTCCTGGAAGCGCTGCGGCTTGCGTGCGACGGCAAGAAGGACGGCCCATATCGCATGGCCGTCGCCGCGCTCGTCCGTCGGCTCGGCTGGAAGACGGTCATCGAGTGGCAGGACGCGCCCGGCCGAACAGCGGAGGACGTGCTTGCCCTGCTGGAAGCGGTTGCGTCCGAGGCGTCGAACTAGTCGAGGTCGCAGGCGACGCGCACGATGCGCGTCATACAGGGATCGCCTGGCACGGCGCGCCCGCCGTCGGCGCGCATCGCACGAGCGAGCGACGACCATAGCGCCGTCGTCGCGCACGCCCCGAGTCCCTGATCCTGCTGCTGGAACGGCAGCGCGTTGACCCGCAGCGTGAACCCCTGGAGGTGGACCTCGTGCGAGGTGAGGGCCGGCGCGTAGCACCGCGAGGGCTTCGCCCCGTACGGCGCCAGCAGCGTCCGCCCGATCGGGCACTCGGCGACGGGACGCACGACGACGCACCCGAGGTAGTCCCCGCCGATCTCGCGCTCCACCACCTCGGTGCACTCGGTGGCTCCGCGAAGGACGAGCGCATTCCACTCACGCGTGTCGAACGCGCGCCGCCAGAAGTGGATCCGCGTCGCGTTCCGATCCGGTGGATGGAGCTTGCTCGCGTAGAAGCCCAGGTACTCCTGGAGGTAGTGACGGTCGATGTACGGCGTCTCGACGAGCATCGTCCGCGCCTTCACCTCGTCGTCGGCGAGGTAGGCGCCGAGATAGCGGACCTGCGCGGGCTGGTCGCGCCAGGTCGCGCGCGCCGCGGTCTTGATCTCGCCCTCCAGCGCGGAGGCGCTGAACTTCACGGCGCGCGTAGTGAGCGGCACGGCCGCGCTCTACCGCGCGCGTGCCGCGGCGTCGGCGGGATCGACCTCACGGCCCTCCGCGAGCAGTTTGCGGATCTGCGTCTCGCTCAGCGCCTTCGTCGGCGCCGGACGGGTGGTCACCGTCTCCTGCGTGGGCTGCTTGTTCTTCATGGCGCTCCCCGCTGCGCGGGCGACACGTCTGTGACGCGCGCACCGGCGGGCTTCTGACGCCAGAAACACCGGGACCTGACTCCCGATGCCCTCCACCCCCGGCTCGACCGTCGTATGCGCGCGCTCATGTTCTCGTCAACAGAATCCTGGCAGGACTCGGCCGCGGCGGCCTGAAAGTGGCGTGCTTTCGCGATAGCCGAACCGCCGAAATCGTCAGGACCGCGACCTGCCTGCGAATTGCGACGACGCCGAACGCGCCGCCGGCCGCACTCGCCGCCGGAACGTCGACTTCGTCTTCCCGACCGCACCAGCGTGCCGCGCGCGCGGACGAGACCGTTCAGGTGGTTCTGCGCCTCCTGGCCGATGCGTGCCACTATGTTGAGCGGTTGCCCTGAGTCCACGACGATGCTTGGCGTACCCGGCCGCGCGATCACGCGGCCAGTCTCAGTGCAGAGGATACGGGTGGCCATCGGGACCCAATCGCGTGACCCAGCGACGTCATTCACCGCACATCCGATGACGAGATACTCTAGGCATGCGTTCTCCATGTCGGCGGCGCTCGGGCCTGGCGCGTCGCTCGGCGGATCGAAGTGCAGCAACATCTCGAAGTTGGAGAGTCGCCGTACGACGTTGGCCGCCGGCCTCTCGCAGAAGTTGCTGACGCGTTCGTGAGCGGCCTCGCGCGCAAACAACTGGCACGTTGACTGGATGGAGCCGAACGAGCCTGCGCTCGATTGGCGCAGATCGCCTGCGCCGCCGCCGAAGTTGGTGGAGTACGTTCGCATGACGTGATCGTAGATGCGCATGGATATGGGATTCTTCTTCTCGGTTCAGTAGTTCAGGAACTTGAATAGTTGTCCGAGGCAGTGCCCTGTTCCGGCAAGCTCTTGAGCGCGCACAGACGGCACGTAGCCAGGATGGCCGCCGTGCCAGAAGTTGACGTGATGCCCGAAGGCCGCGATGAAACCGTCCTTGAAGGCGTGGTGCTCTCGATAGCGAACCCAGTCGCGCGCTCAGAGTATCCGCCCCACTCGTTCTTCGGCTCCTGCGGCACGAAACTGTTGTCGTGGTAGAGCGGCCTGCCAGCAATGCGCTCGAACAGGTTGAGGTACGCAGCGTGACAGCCGTGATCGACGGCGGGGTCAGCGACGCGCGTGGTCTTGGGCCAGACGTGAACGCTCATCCAGGGGGCGGCGAGGATGCGTTGAAGCTGCTGGAACTTCTCCTCGAACTCGGCGTTCGTCTCGGTCGTCGCCCACTTGTAGCAGGAACCGTTGGGCCACGAGTACTGATGATGGAGCTTGAGCCCCACCGTACGCGCGGCGTTGTACGCGACGTTCTCGACGAGCGTCAGCAGCTTGTTCTCGGCGTCTTCGTCTACGGCCAGCTGCACGTGGATGCCGTCAGCAAGCGAGCCGAATCCGCGCGGCGCTGACTGGTAGCGGAATTGGATCGAGAAGTATTCCACGCTGCGCATTTGTACCCGGTGTCGGACATGCCGTCAAGAGAGCTTGCGACACGCCGGCCACTAACCGGAACAAGGCTCTCCGGCGCAGTGTCGTCGGTAGGTCTCCTGCATCCGCTTGATGTCCTTGTCGTCCAGCGGCTCGTGCCAGCCCCAGTCCGGCCGGATGTCGAGGTGGATGCCGAGATCTCCGGCTGCGTTCCGCAACGCGGACTTAGCGACGGCGCCGGCTTCCTTGTGCGTCTCGGCTGCGACGACGAGTCTGATGGACGACGGCCCCATTTCTTCGCGTGGCACGGCTCAGGCGACGCCTGGTTCGAGAGCCAGAAGAATGCACAGATTTCTCAGGTCGTCGTGCGGCGCGTGTTGTAGGTCCCACCAGTACTTCATCGTGCCCTCCTGTGCGATCAGAAGACCGAAAAGTGCGCAAGTGTCCCGTAGGCGGAGGACTCGCACTTCCCGCGGAAGAGCGCGTGCGCCTGCTTCAGTTCGGATTCGTCCGGCCATTTGTGCCGGTCGCGTGGCCACGCGCAGACGTAGAGGGCGCGCATCCCGCGCACCGTGTGCGCCGTGGCGTGGACCGACTCGGCCCAGGACGGGAGCCGCTGCACGGCGAGCGCGAGATAGGGCTCGGCGGCCGGGCCTGTGCCCGCGGGCATCTCGGTCCAGAGCGCGGGCTCGACCGCTAGCCAGTCGATTGCTGCTCGTAGCGTCATGTGTCGGACAGTACCCGATTGCAACGGCCGACGTCTATGGAGGTGAGACGCGCGGTACCTGGACTTGGAAGGCGGCGTGCGATGGGCTGGATCTCGGACAGGAAGATGCGCTCTGGCTCCGGCGTCGGCGGCAGGCGGAAGGGCCGCGTCTACGCGAAGGACGGCGCGCCGCTGCGGAAGGTCGTCGCCATCCGGTGGCACTCGGGCTCGATGTTCGTGCCGGACCGGGTGGCGCTCGAATGCGGGCACGAGGCTGAATCGTGGGGAGGCGTGCGAGCGCGGTGTCCGGCCTGCAAGCCGTGAGGTTGCGGTCGGCCGGCGGCGATGGTACCGTCCGCAGACCATGCACGACAACGCCAAGACCTCCGAGCCGATCGCACCGACGCGTCCGCGCGTGCTGCTCGCGTGGCCCGAGGGGCGCGGACCGCTGCTCGCCGGGCAGCCGGCGCGGTGCCGGGTCGCCGGTCAGGCGCGCGGGCACTACGCGTTCGCGTGAGCACCGCGTGTCCTGGGACCTCGTCGAGTCTCTCCGTGGCCCGGAGGGGTATCGGCTCGTACTGAGCCTCGGCGGCGGCGACAGGAGACGAGGCGAAGAGATTGCGCGTCTGATGGCCGCGTTCTTCGCGAACAAGCCGCCAACCACGCGTCGCACGTATGGTTACGGGGTCCGATACTTCCTGGATCTGGTGCAGTGGAAGGACATCCGCACTATCTCGTTGGCTGATGCGGTTCTGTACAAGCGCTATCTGATGGAGCCAGAGCGCAAGTACAGCAATAGCACGATCTGCACATATTTGGCGGCCATCGACAGCTTCCTTGCGTTCTTGACGAGGCCGGTTGGCGACAACGCAGCGCAGGTGATTCCGCGGAATCCATTCGACTTCATCGATCGCAAAGACGTGTCGCCGACGGCCTGGGCAAAGTCGCATTCCGACGCGGTAGCGCAAGATGACCTCAAGAGGATGCTCGACGCTCTGCCGACCGACCCGGTCGGCATGCGTGACCGAGCCGTGCTCGTCTTCCTGGCCAAGACTGGTCGCCGTCGTTCGGAAGTGGCAGGCCTGCGTGTCGGCAATCTCATCAACGTCAACGTTGAGGGCGTGCGTCCGAGTTATCGCTGCAAAGTGAAGGGCGGCAAGGACAAGGAGTTCGAGTTGCCCGCTGAGGCATACGAGGCGATGCGTGTGCATTGGATCAGCAGCGGTCGCCTCGACCGACTGAGGCCCGAGAGCGCGGTGTTCGGTGAAGCGGCTCCTTGCGCGTTGTCGGTCGGGCTCGACCTAGAGCGGCCGCTCCATCATACCGTGATCTGGAAGATTGTGAAGAACGCCGCGTCGCGCGCCGGGCTCGATCCGACGAAGATCAAGGTACATGGCCTTCGTCACATGGCAGCGCGGACTCTGAACCGCGGCGGCGCCCGTCTCCAGGACATCCAGCAGTTCCTTGGTCACGAGCATCCGAACACGACCGGTCGCTACCTCGGAAAGCTCGAAGGGCCCGCGCCCGCGCTCACGGAGTACATGGAGCGGGGTCGAGAGGCGGAGACGACGGGCCGGGACGGCTAGCTCTTCTTTCGCGTGCGCTTCAGGTAGTCGGCCGCAGCGCGCAGGAGAGCGTCGTCATCATCGGCACTGCGCACGATGGCGGCGCAGGTTCGGCAGAGGAAGCCGCGCAGGTTTCCGTGCTGGTCGACGTCGGCGATCTTCTTCGGTGCACGCGCACCGTCGCTGTCGGAGCCGAGGTTATCCATGCAGATCGGACACGCGTCGCCCTGGCGCGTGAGCGTCTCGCGTCGCAGGACCGGATCGATCGCGGGCGTTGCTGCCGGCGCCTCTCCCTTCTTCTGTGCACGGTAGTACGCGCGCAGATGATCGAGACAGAGCCCGCTTCGTCTGTCTGCGAACGCGGCGCTCCAGTCGAGGTTGCACTCAGAGCAGTGGACGAACGTGCCGCGCTTCCGTTCTTCAGCGGTCGGCGCGGTGTACGGCACCTCGGGCTTCCTCGGCCTTCCCATCCTCAGATTCTACCATTTCTCCGGCCAGAGTGCCCCGTCCGCGTTCCCTGGCGCGACTGTCGTGGTCGGCAAGCCCTTCAACGACGCCGCAGAGCATCTCGGTCGCAAACAGGCTCAGCAGGTCTCGTCGGCCTCGAACGCGAAGATCATCCATCAGCTGGGCTACAAGTGTTTCGGTGTTCGTGAAGTAGACGAGCACTACACCTCGCAGACCTGTCCGGTATGCGGGGAGCGTCGCCGCATGAGGCGAGAGTACGAGTGCAAGCAGTGCGGGTTTCGGGCCCCACGAGATGTCGTGGGGCTGACGAACATCCGCAGCATCGGCCTGCATGGGAAGATGGTCTTCCCTGCCGAGGTGCCGAAGCGGGTCGTGTTCGTGCGGCCTGCCTCGGCCTTCAGGCCGAGGAGGGTCACCACCGGGAAACTTTCTCGTCTGGAATACTATTCGTCTGGAATAAGGGCACGCTCGATAAGGGCCACTAAAGAGATCGCCGACGCTAAAATAGCTTGTTTTCCGGCAGAAAACCTAGTAGAACGCGGGGATGGCTCGGCCGCGTGAACTTCGTGTCCTGCACGAGGCTCCGACTGAAGAGGAGGAGCGCTTGGGGTCCTTCTTCGAGTGCGCTGGTTGCGATCCGCCGCGCCGCTGGCCGCTGCGATTCAAGCACTCGCGCGAGAAGCTCTGCGTGAACTGCGGCCGGGACTTGAACCGCGCTCGGAAGGAAGCGCGTCGACAGGACGCGCCTATGCCGCGAGTGCCGCAGACGCGCGCGATCGATCTCGGCGACGGGCGCGTGGAAGTCATCGACGCTCCGTATGTGGCGTCGCCAGAGGCGAACGCCGCAGCGGACCGGAAGGTCGCGGCAGCGACGCGCGGTCGAAAGTCGAACAACACAGCCGGGCTCGTCCGGAGATAGGCACAATGCGCCCGCGAGAGCCAGACGACGTATACACGTCACCGAGCGAAGCCGACCGCGCTCGCGCCTCGAAAGTTGCGATGAGGTGCTCCTACTGCAAGTCTCCGCTGCATCGCGCGCCCGACTGCCAAGCGCTGGCCGACGCCCCGATGATCGGCGGCCACGACATCATCGTCGACGGCAAGGTCTCCTCGAAGGCGCCGGATTTCGTGCGCCTGCGCTTGTTCGCCGTCTGGCCGCGCGGCGTGGTCATGCGCGCCGACGACAAGAAGGAAGACCTGCGTCCGCTCTCGGAGCCCGCTCCGTTCTGGCGCACGCGTCCGAAGTCCGAGCTTCTCGTCTGGCGATTGAAGCGGCTCGCCGCTGCCGACTACCCGTACCCCGGCATGCTGCACCTGTTCTTCGGACCGAAGCAGATCACGCTCGTGGCCGGTGACGACACGCTGGCGCTGGCGCGTGAGATTGCCGTCGCGCTGCGTACGGAAGGATTCGTCCGATGAAGACGCGTCGTCGCATCCGACGCGAGCGCGTCGCGTTGAATCTCTTCGCGCGCTGGATGTCGGCCTTGGCCCCGAAGGAGACGCTGGACAACTCACCGTGGTTCCGCGAGCGCGCCGCTAAGAGCGCCGCTCAGCATCGCGCTGACGTAAGGGCGAGCCCGATGTACCTGCTGAGTGCTCATGCTTGGTGCGGACCGATCCCGGAGCCGTATTGCGCGCGTTGCGGCACATGGGTAGGGCGGTGGCCGAGGTTTGCCAGCGCTAAAGACGTCAAGAGCCGTCGCTCCTGCCACTTCTGTTCCGAACGGTGCATGCGAGGGCTCCCGTGCCGCGACTGATCTTCGTCTCGGACACGCACACGATGCACGGCCGTCTCACTCAAGCGATCATCGCTGCCAAGGCCGACATCCTCGTGCACTGCGGCGACTTCACCGGCACCGGCAGGCTCACCGAAGTCGGCGATTTCGCAGACTGGTGCGCGGTGCTCTTGAAGAAGGGCTACGTAAAGCGCGTCGTTGCCATCGCCGGCAATCATGATCTTCTCTTTGACGAGACGCATCCGCGTACGCGTCGCGACTGGCCCACTGGACCAGAGATGTGCCGCAAGCGGCTGCGTGATGCCGGCGTCGTCTACCTCCGTGACTCGGCGACGATGATCGAGGGCTTGGTCTTTCACGGTATCCCCTGGACCGGCCGCTTTTACGACTGGGCCTTTCAGATCGACTCGCCCGAGCAGGACGAAGAGGTCTTCGGCGGACTGAGGCCCGGCATCGACGTGCTCATGACGCACGGGCCGCCGCATGGCATCCGAGACCTCGTGCCGCGCGGCGAGAACACGGGCTCTCCCGCGCTGCTGCGCGCACTCGACCGCGCGCGACCGCAGGTCAACGCCTTCGGCCACATCCATGAGGGCTACGGCATGACGCTCATGCCCAACGGCGCCCTGTGCATCAACGCCTCGACGTGCACAGGCGACTACAAGCCGACGAACCCGCCGATCGTTCTCGATCTGGAGCCTCGCGCGCGATGAGAGCGCGCGAGACGCTCGTGCCCGGCGGCTGGGTGCTCTACGAGCCTGGCTTCGTGCGCTCGTCCGGCGCGCTCATGGAGGCCCTGCTCGCCGTCCTGCCGCTGCGTGCAGAGACTCTGCGCGTTGCCGGCCGGGACGTGCTCACGCCGCGCTTGGTCAGCTGGCACGGGGATCCGGGCACCTCGTACGCGTACTCCGGAAGCCGCTTCGAGCCAGGGCCCTGGCCAGCCGTGCTCGACGTGCTGCGTGCGCAGCTGGCCGAGGTCGGCGTGTTCAACTCGATGCTAGCGACGGCCGCGACTCTATCGGCTTCCACGCTGACGACGAGCCCGAGCTAGGACCGGCTGCGCCCGGCGACGTACTGATCGCTTCGATCTCGCTGGGCGCGCGCCGCCGCTTCGTACTGAAGAATCGGACGGGCGAGAAGCGCGAGTACCCGTTGGGACTCGGAGACCTCCTCGTCATGGGCGGGACGACGCAGCGGCACTGGGTGCACGGCGTACCGAAGACGTCGCTCGCGGTCGGTCCGCGACTGAACCTTACCTTCCGGCAGGTGCGAACGTGAGCGTGCCTGATATTCTCTACTATGGTTGCTACGGGGAAAGCGGGCACCACTTCTGGACCGAAGACCTGTTTTTGAATCCGCGATGGGCCATGGTTACGAAAGAGATCCCCTGGGGCACGGAGGTCGACGGCGGACTCTGCCCGCGCGGCCGGCAAGTTCAGGGGCTCGCGCTCCTTCACCAGAAGGATGGGTGGACGGCGCTTGCGTTCTGGGATCGGAGCGTCGACTCTCGTCCGGGGTCGCACAGCGCGTTCTTGGTGCGCCAGACGCTTGACTTCGAGGCCATGGTGGCCGTGTGCAAGGAGACGTTCCCGCGGGTGTGGGACAGGTACACGTTCGAGGTGGTTACGAGCGATGTCTGACGAGGTCTATCTTCAGATCCACGCCGCCCTCGAACAGGTGCAGCGCGCGGAGCCGCACCATGGGCAGATCGGATCTGTGGACAAGGACGGCGCGCGCATTCCGATCGACCTCATCTGTCGCGACTGCTCCTCGCGCCGGCCGTGCTGGAAGATCAGCCTCGTGCTCGGCGACCTCGGCAGCGGGCGCCTCACCGACGAGCAGGCGCTCGCTGTCGTCGAAGACGCGCGACGATAGCGAAGACAACCAGCTGGCGCTGATCTGAGCGCCTCGCGAGCGGCCCCGATGCTCTCAAAAGTACCGGACCCGCTCGCAACGACCGAAAAGACGAGGCAAAACAAGCAGATGTCGGATACTGGCTGGACGAACACGGGCCTGCTGCTAGAGTCGACGAGAGACCAAAACGGACCCGCTCGCAAGACGGCACCGAATGCTGCGTAATGATTGGAGTTTTTCAGAGTCTATCGCAATGGCTGCCCGGTGCCCTGAAACCGGTGACACGTCGGCGTCCTGCTCTGGTTTCAGCACGGCATGGCCGATCGCAATGGCTGCCCGGTGCCCTGAAACCGGTGACGAGGACAAGCCGACGCGCGCGTTCCAGCTCGGCCAAGATCGCAATGGCTGCCCGGTGCCCTGAAACCGGTGACTTGCAGTACTCTGTCATGGCTGGCTCCGTGGTGAGTCACTCGCGTGCATGAACGTGACCGCATCGATGGAGATCTGCTCCCGGAAGAGCTTCGATGCGTTCTGGACGGCCGCGCGCAGCGTTTCGACGTCCGGGCCGACCCAGTCGACGTGCATGAGCGAGTCGTCGGACGGCCGTTCTCCGTCGCCCTCGGGCCCCAGCGGCGGCGCCTCTCCGCTTGTCTCGTTGCGTGAGTACGCCGCGAGCGACATGGCCGCCGTGTTGGCGAACGCCCGGAACTCGTCGGTGCGAGACGTGAAGTCCGATCCGCACTCGAAGCGGACGAGCACGCCGATGCTGCCGTCGTGGTGCACGTAGCTGACGATGGTCTTCAAAGCGAGTCCTTTCTGTCAGGAGCTACCTGTCGGCGGCCCCACATGAAGCGTCTTGTTCTGCCTGAAACTGACGTCTCTGTCCACGTGTCTCGCCAGGGACCGCAGATCGTTACGGACACGGCGTTCTTCGTAGACTTCATGATGCGGTGCTCCAAGTGGCGCGGCAGGTACATGACGTCGCGGGTGCGCAGCCGGGTCTCGACGACAGCGTCCTGGCGGCGGATCTCCTCGGCGTACGAGCCGCGTAGCATGACGGACCACGCGTTGAACGCGTGTGTGTGAAAGCGGTCTTGTTCGATCGAGTTGAACACGTTGAGGATGATGCCGCCGATGGGCTTGAACTCGAAGAGGGTGAAGCGATCGATGCGACCTTGTCCGAGGCGTACGCTGTCGAAGTGCATGAGCTTACCGTAACGACCGAGGCGCATCAGCGCGGATTCTTCGGCGCGCTCTCGATCGCGTTCTTGAGCGCGATGTAGACGCGATCGCAGACCGGCGATTCGTTGCCGGTGTTGGCGTTCGACTCGGCCAGGAACTCGCGTGCGGCAGCGAGTAGGATCTCGTAGGCACGCTCGGCCTTCTGCGCTCGGTCCAGCGTTGCCGATGCGTCACGGGTTGATGGGTCGATCACGGCTGCCATGCTGAGGTGTAACGTCGCCGTCACTCCATCGCGGAGCGCCGCAAGCTCGCGTTCGGCCTTCTCAGCGCGAGCTTGCCATCCTAGCGCTTCGTCGAGTGCGTCGAACACCTCGGCCATTTCATGGGCCTGCGGGATGCCGCGCTCTTTGTGGCGAATGTCATCCAGCCGTTTGGTCAGCTGACCGACCGTCATCGCGCGCTCGCCTTGGCTCGACGAGTCGCTCGCCGCCGCTTCGGGGTGAGAAACCGCGCAGCCTTCCGCAGTTTACTGGCGTCGGTGGCGAAGTCGGTCCCGAAGCCGTGGAGGCACTCTTCTGCGTCGCCGAGGCGGCTGGCGAGCGCGTGAAGGCGGCTGCCGGCGCGCACGACGCGCTCCTCGCCATGTTTCCGCACGGCGAGGTCGAACTCGCGCCGACACTCGTACTTAAGCGCCGCCCGCCAGCGTTTGACGATGCGTTTCCAGGCCAAGAGATCGACGGCGATGGATTCTAGCTCCTGCGCGCATGTCTCGATGTCGAGCACGCCCTTGGTGTCTCGCAGGTCGTCGTACGGCAGCTTTCGCGCTCGGGTCACCACACGTCCTCCGAAAAGAGCCCGATGTGCGGCCCGGTCTCGCGAAGCACCTGTCCGGCCGCACGCGCGACGAGAAGGGCCTCGCGCCGCGTGGCGAACGTCCCGTCGCTCAGCAGAAAGCCCTGACGCCACGACTCCTCGCTAGGATAGTCGGCCTCGCCGAGCGCGCGTATGACGTGGTGATGCCGTGCCGGAGGCGGCAGCGAGTGCGTCACGAGATCGTCGCCGGTCTGCACCGCAGCGGCTACGACACGCGCTGCCGAGTACTCGTGCACGGCCGACCTCGCGACGATAGCGCGGACGTGCTCGCGTTCCAGTGTGTGTGGCTGCGCGTCGAGCCATGCGATGTCTTCGGCGATCATCGCCTCATAGGCTGTGCGCGTTAGCGGTCCGGTCATCGTCCACCCCGCGCAATCGCAGCGCGTATGACGTCGGCTGCGGTGGCCAGGCCTCTGTCGAAGTTCTCGGCTTCGAGGCCGCTCGCGTTGCGCGGACCCTCGTGGGTACGCTCCTTCTCGATCAACGCGACTGCTTCGTCGAACGCCCGCGCCCGCGCCTCGCGTAGTTCGGCCAGCGCCGCGTCGGCGTCGGCAATCGCCGCGTTCGTCGTACACAACTGACACCAGACCTGACGGCCAGGCGCGTCGACGACCGGATGGCCGCACTTAGGACATGTGCCGAGTCTCTCGCTCGTTGGTCGGTCGAGGGCTTCTCGAAGCCGAGCGAGTTCGGCATTCAGGCTCGTCGCGGCGGTGAGGGCGGTGTCGCGCTCGGCGCGTAACGTCGTATTCCGACTCTCGGCGGCATCGAGGTCGGCAGCCCATGCCGCCAGATCGTTGCCCGCCTCGGCTGCTACACGAGCCAGGGCGGCGTCGCGCTCGGCCTCGGCCTTCTCGGCTTTGGCGCGCAAGGCCGCGACTCCCTCGATCTCATCGCGGACCTTCGCGACCTCTTCTGGCGTCGGGTTCGGCGTACTGCCACGGAACGGATTGCGACCGTGAAGCAGAGACACAAGCTCTACGGGATCGAACCCGCCGCGCTCGCAGAGCCGCTCGTGCGATTGATTCTCGTGGCCGAACGCCGCGTACTGCGACCACGCGCGCTCCGAGAGCGCCCACGGGACTCGCGGGGGGAACGAGAAGCCTGGGATCTGCTTGACCGGGGCCCAGCGCTCCTTGGTCGGCGGCGCGGCCGGTGCGGTCGCAGCGGCTGTCTCACCTCGGGCGAGCGCGGCACGCCGTTCTTGGGCGAGCGCGGCACGCCATTCTTGGGCGATCGTGGCACGCCGCGGGCGATACGAACACGAGTCCGCCGTACAGCCGTCCTCCACGCGCTCGTGCAGCGGCCAGTCGCAGATCGCGCACCGTGATGTCGTGTCGGTCATCGTCCGGCCTTCTAGTGCGCGCCGAGCGACGCGTTTTTCGTCATCGTCCGCCCTGCCCACCAGTGATAGGCAAGAACTCTTCCGCCGGCATCGGCAGTCGCCGATCAAGCTCGGCGGTCAGCGCCCGCTTCTTCACCGGGTCCATGCGCCAGGACACCTCATCCGATGCCCACTCGCGGACAAGCTCTTCGAGCAACGCACTCGTCGCCATGGCGCGCGCCTCTTTGGCGGCAACGCGCTCTGGCGGCAGACATCGGCGGCACAGCTTCTCCGGCGGAATGGTAATGCCGGGAGTGTACCTGTCGACCGTGCCGCACTGCGGACACGCGTGCTCCGTCCAGTTGATCATCGTTCGCGCTCGTTGACGGCTCGCTCGATGATGCGGGCCCAAGTCTCGATGATCTCGGCCTTGACGTCATCGTCGACGGTGGCCCATTCGCGCTTGAGGCCGCGTCGGTCGCTCAGGTTGTCCACGATCGCGCGTGCGGCCGCGTAAAACCGCGGTCCCACCAGCGAAACCGGCTTCGCGGAGTCGCGGTAACCGGCGGTCGGCGGCGAATGACCGGCCGGCGTGCCTCCGAAGCCGAAGAAGTCGGTCGGCGGCTTACTCAGCGTGGCGGCTTCCGCCATGAGATCACGAAGTACCGTGTAGTGCTGGTTCGCTTGCAGCATCTGCTCTTGGTCGAACGCCATGTAACGTTCGACTGCCAGGCGCGCGTCCTTGTCGGCGAGGTCAGCAATGTACTCATGCGGCGCACCGTTCACACGACTACCGGCGACCGACGCGGCGTACACGTCGAGGTAGACCTTGACGGTCACGGCTTCCTCTTCGTACGAATCGACGGCAGCGACTTGAGCGCGCGGTCGAGCGCAGCGCGGATCTGGACGATCGCCTCGATCTTTGCGTCGTCAGCGGTCTCAGCTTCGAGCCCGTAGTTGTCGATGCCGACGTCTGAGAACAGCCGCCAGCCATCGTAGTGGATGTGGCGCGTGACCGTGATGTCGATCTCGCCGGTGTGGAGCGTCCACGAGCGCGGCTCGTCCTTGCCGCGCATGCCTTTCGAGTAGCTGGTGCTGTCGACCCAGTCCGCAAGTGGATGCCGGCGCGTCATAGCGTCAGACCTCGCCGTCGCGGTCGACGGAGACCTCGACGATCAGCGCGATCGGTATCGCCAGCCGGAACGCATCGTCGAGCCAGGTCAGTTCGGCCTGCTCGTGCTCGCTGTCGTCGATGTGCTGGTTATCGACGAGGTAGTTGAAGATGGCACTCGCCACCTCTTCCTTCGTCAGCTGGAACTTGACTCGCATGTCGTCCTTCGCGTTTTCTCGGCAGACCATACTTCTCTCTGTAGACCTGTAGACCAATAGCAGTTCTAAACGAACCGCACGTCGAAGCCGTGCTTACGGAGGTACGTCTTCAGCTGCGGGAACTTGCGAGCGTCCGAGAGTCCGTAGACCCGTTCGATCCACGGGAGCAGCGGGTCGATGGTCTCGTCGAGGTCATAGCTGTCGACCTCTTCAACCGTCTCGCACTCAAACATCAGGCTCGGCAGGACGCCGAGCGCGGCGAGTATGTGCCCGCTGACGCAGCCGCAGAACTCGCCGCGCTCCTTCAATAGCTCCCGGTAGCAGAGCGTGCCATGCACGACGTTCGCCTTCTTGATCGTGAGCTTGACGGGCTTCGGCTTGGTCGGCTTCGGCGCCGGCTTCTTCTTCTTCGACGACGGCTTCTTCACGGGTCACCTTTCCAGGTAGCGATTCGAGACGAGCTTGAGCATGACGCGGCCGATCTCCGGGTCGGACCGCTCTGCTGCCGGCTTGATGACGATGCCCTCCGAGAGGTGCTTGGCGATGGCGCTGTTGCCGATCGCAAGCTCCTCCATCTTGGCCTCCGAGTACGGGCCGACGTAGAGCAGCGGCACGCGCGTGTTCTTCGAGCCCTCTTCGTCCATGGTGAAGCCCCAGAAGTCGACCGACGAGTCCCAGACGTTGCCACGCAGGATGTCGAAGGCGCGAAAGAAGACCTGCCCCTTGTCCGCATCGTACCGGAGGTCTTGCACCTGGCCGAAAACCTCTCCGTAGAGGACAGCGTCCTGGTTGGCCTTACACCACTCGGCGATCCACGGGTTCTGCTTCAGCGCCTGCCACCAGGGATCTCCCGGCTGCTGGCCTTCGGCCGGCGGGCGCTTCCACTGCGTACGCGAGCCGCACCACATGCGGTCCTCGCGGTAAGCCATGCGAGCGTTCCCTCCGTGCAACTTCTCGCTGACGTAGACCGTCTCGCCCTCGACGAACAGGTGCTTGTAGCGTCTCCAGTTCTCGACGTCGTACTTCGGGACGTAGGCCAGCGCCTCGCACGGGCGCTCCGCGTCACCGTCGGTGCCGAACTCGATGGGAGGCTCCCAGCGCTTGATGCCGAGGGCTTCCATGACGTCGTCGCCCTCGGCCGCTCCTTCGGGAGCACGGATCAGTAGCCCCTGCGACCACGTGCCTCGAAGCCGCTTGGCTTTGATGCGCGTCTTGCCCGCAAGGAAGGCCGCCCAGGGCGCGTCGGCCGGGACGACGTAGTCGGGCTCGATGTACGCACAGAGGTCACCGGGTGAGAAGTCGCCGAGGCGTACCGCGCAGGTCCAGCCGTGGATCTGCACGAGCCCGAGGCTGTCGGCGTTCGGGTGCTTGACGATCTCTTTGATGCGGACGACGTCGACGCGGTGCGTGCTCATGTTCGGACCTCCGGTCGGTATTCGCCGGGTCCGACGGACCAGATCCATTCCTGCGCCGCAAGCGCGGTGGGCACTTCTGGCGGTACCGGCATGACGAACATCCGACCTGTCCCGCAGCGCACACGAAGAAACCTCTCGCCAGGAGAATCAGGCAGATCGACGCGCAGAAGCGTGCCGATTTCAGGGTCAGGATCGGTGTCGATCGTCTCGTGCGGTAGTGCCGCGAGAATGCCGTCCCAGCCCACGATCTCTGCGGCCGCGCGCCGCTGTTCGATCTGCGGCCAGGTCAGCGCGGTCGTCGGGTCGAGAGACCCTCGGCGTTCGATCCACTCCCGCGGAACGCGCGTTCCATGCCATGAATACACCGACCATCCGTCGCGATAGCTGAGTGCCGGACCATGCTCGGCGTGTGAGCGGTGATCGACGTCGCGCGAGATAGTCTTCGGAAAGTCGGAGACGAGGCAGAAGCGGGAGTGCATGAATCGGTGACAGCCGTAGATCGCAGCACGCTCGTAGTGAATCCAGCGGTCGTACTCCGGCAGCCGCAGACCGGCCACTTCACGGAAGAACGATAGGTACGAGCACCATTGCCCCCAGTGATTGCCGCCGTTCCAGTTACGAGACCATTGTGCCAGCGAAGCGAGTAGAAGCCGGACCAGAGGCCCGTCCGTGGCGTCGTTCGTGGCGTCGTTCGTGGCGTCGCGCGTGGCGGCGTGCGTGGCGGCGTGCGTGGCGTCGTGCGTGGCGGCGGCGTTCGTGGCGTCGCGCGTGGCGTCGTGCGTGGCGGCGTGCGTGGCGGCGCGCGTGGCGTCGTGCGTGGCGACGTTCGTGGCGACGTTCGTGGCGTCGCGCGTGGCGTCGTGCGTGGCGGCGTTCGTGGCGTCGCGCGTGGCGTCGTGCGTGGCGGCGTGCGTGGCGGCGCGCGTGGCGACGTTCGTGGCGGCGCTCGTGGCGACGCGCGTGGCGACGCGCGTGGCGTCGTGCGTGGCGTCGCGCGTGGCGTCGCGCGTGGCGACGCTCGTGGCGTCGCGCGTGGCGACGCTCGTGGCGACGTTCGTGGCGGCGCTCGTGGCGACGTTCGTGGCGGCGCTCGTGGCGACGCGCGTGGCGACGTTCGTGGCGACGCTCGTGGCGACGTTCGTGGCGTCGCTCGTGGCGACGTTCGTGGCGGCGCTCGTGGCGACGCGCGTGGCGACGTTCGTGGCGACGCTCGTGGCGACGTTCGTGGCGTCGCTCGGCTTTGGCAGCGGATCCAGCGGCAACCCGTGCGCCGCTTTAGCGATCCGAGCGGACGCCACTCGGATGGCAGCCGCGTAGTCCGTCTCGGTCAGCGTACGACCGCAGAGCGCCACATGCTTTTCGGGATGCTCTCGCAGCCACCAAACCATTGACGCAAAACACCAAGCGGCAGCACCGACGATTGGGCTCGGAACGTAGATCACCGGAACCGTCGGCAGCTTAGCTGCCCGGTAGAGCCCGTCGATCGCCTCGGTGCAGAAGCGTCGATCTTCGTCCGTCTGCGGCGCGGTCCGGAGAATTCTGGAAAGCCACAGATCACGCCACTCCGGCAGGCGAGCGCGGTGCTCGTCCGTCAGCGAGTAGACAGCGCGCTTCTTGGCCATGACTCAGTCCTCGACGCGACGCCAGCCGGCCGGCGTGTGCTCGCGCGCTCGCCTGACCTCGTAGCAGCCGGGAGCGAGCAACAGAGACTCGTGCGTGTCATGTGGGCGCGCATGCAATAGCTCGGACGGCTGCTCGCAGCGCAGATACGCGACGAGCGGGCTCTCCGCCGTGAAGTGCGCGACACCGATCGCCGCGAGGTAGTGGTGGTGACCGGTCTCGCTGTGCGAGACGATTACCGTGCCATCTGTAGTTGGTGGCTGTCGCACGGCCGACGACGGGATTACGTCGATACGTCGCAGCCAGCAGTCACCCTGTGCGCCCTGAAGTCGAAAAGTCTGCATCGCGGCCCGTCCTTCCAGTGGTGTGTCGTAAGCTACCGTGTCCGCCATCTTCGTGCAAGCCAGAAACGCACGCGTTTTGCCTAGTCTTTCGCGTCGGCCTCCTCCGGATCGGATGGCGTCCAGTCCGGCCGGGCCTCCCGGTAGTCGTCGACCCAGGGCGAAGTAGGAGCGCGCCCTGCCTCGTGCTCGACAAGGTATTCGAGGCAGTTCACGACGTCTGTGTGGCTCTCTTCGCCGAGCACGAGCAGCGAAACGAGTTTACGCATGACGTCGTCGTACCGAAGCGCGGTTGCGGGATCCTGCGGAGCGTGGACGTTCTTCTTGCGGTCGCTCATGGATCTGTTCTCCTTTTCCAGTCGGAGCTAGGATCGCTCCATGATGTAGGCGACGAAGTCCGCCGGCAGCTGCACGCCGTGCTCCTCGATGTAGTGCGGCAGCCCTTCGGGCCAGACCCAGACGCCATCGGTGAGGTCGGCGCCGCCGGGCGTAGGCTCTTCGCAGCCGCATCGACAGTAGGATGAGCCCATCCATTGCTGATGCACTTGGCCGCTGCGTAGGTACGCGATGACGGCGCGGCGTTCTTTCGGGTTCCACGCGCGGTCGCGCAAGTCGTCTGGGTGCGGTAGGAGCGAGTCTTTTCCCGTCGACCAGAAGCCTGCCGGCTTGAGCTTACGCGGCGGCTTGTTCCAGTGGTGGATGACCAAGATCGTCGAGGACCCGATCTCACGCTCGACCGGTGAGAGCATCGCATCGAGACGCGCATCATGCTCGTCCATCTCGGCGATCCTCTCCTGGTCCGTTTTCGAGCGCCAGTCCGCCTCGTCCTGTTCGTCGGTCATGAGCGGGCCTGTTCGTCGCGCCGCAGGCTCGCGAGCGCGATGTCGAATGCCTGCCCAGCCTCGCGTACGAACGCCTCGCGCATCAGCGCCGCGCCGCCGTCGCTGAGAAAGCCGCCCGCTGCGTCTCCGAAGACCTCGCCGTCGATCATCGTGACGTTGGCCGCGACCAGCAAAAGGACGGTGATCGCCGGCTCGCGGCCGATCTGATCTTCTTGCAGCGCTCTCGACACGAGCGCGGCCGCCCGGTCGATCTGTTCATCGCGAGCCGGGTCGCTATGCGTCGTGGGCCTCATCGCGTATCTCCAGAGAGCGCGACCTTCACAGTCCGTCCTTCACAGTCCGTCCTTCACAGTCCGAGCTTCCGCAGGTTCTCGACGTGTTCGACGCGAGCCGCGTCGATCGACTCCTCTAGTTCTTCGCGTGCGAGTTGGGTCTGCCGGTCTGCATCAGTGCGTTGAGCTTGTAGACGTTCGATACGGAGCACAAGCTCGACGAGCAGCGGCGACGGCACGATGCCGATGTGTCTGAGAGCGTCTTCGGCCGTCGAGCGCCAGTGGCCGTCCGGTCCACGGCGCGACAGCGCATGACAGCAGAACAGGTCGGGCTGTCCTGAGTCTGAGTCTCTTACGACCCACGCCTCACCGACGGGAATGTCGGTCGAGCGGCTCCTGGTTGCCGCGTCCCTGACGGCGACCTTGAACCCGTGAGCACGCAGCATGGTCAAAGCACGGTCGTTGCGATTCAGCTGCTCCGTCGACGGCCGTCGCAGGTTTTTCACGTGCCACTGCCAGATATTGCCATCGACGGAAACGTGTTTGCCGAGGGCGCTGTTGCCGCAGCGATTGACACGCGCGACCGTCCCCACGAACTTGTCCATGGCCGAGGCCCAGTTCACGGGCCGTCCGTCGACCGAGTACGAATCGTGCCGTCCGAGGACCACGAGGTCGCCGACCTTCGGCCAGTCGTCGGCCACGGGCGTGGCTGCCGTCGAAGCCGCTTCATGGATGAACACGGATTCGATCCTTTCGATCGAGTCGAACTGCCCCCACGACGATTCGCAGCCGCTGTCGTGCCTGACGAGGATTCTCCCGTCCTCCAAGACCGCGGTAACGGTTCCCGGGCCGGGATCCAGTCCGCCGTGGCACCGCACGCCACTTGGGCTCAGCCGCACGCGCGTTCCGACCGGCGGCCACTGTGTGATCGTGGACATCGTAGCCTGTCTACACGCTTACGACACACTCGTCAAGAGCAGAAAGAAAACACTGTCGAACAGCGGCTTGCGCGTGGTCACGGTCCGTCTTCTTCGACAACTTCGTCGGGCAGTCGTCGCAGACAATCATGTCCACCGGGCGACATGACGACGAGTCGCAAGATGCGTAGCAGAAACTGTCCCCGCACGGACCCGTGTAGTTCGAGAGCCGCAGACTCCGATGCCGCGTGGACTACGTCTTCTCGACACCGAGTGTAATCTTCACGCTCACCGCTTCCTCCTCGCGAGTACGTCGCGGATGATCTTGTCGAGGCGATCGTCTGATGGCGGCACGTCGCGGAATCGCAGATCGAGCACCGTCTCTGCACGTACCTCCCGCGCCACCTCTCGGAGCAGCGCATCGCTGTCGGCCATCAGTGCATCGATCGCCATGAGCACTTTGTTGAAGGCCCCGCCGGTTCGCGTCAGGTTCGTCGTGGTGCCGGCTGCCGCTGTTTCCGAGAGCAGGCGAATGACCTCGGCGAGGGCGATGTCGCGTGCTCGGATCTCGGCGTCCGTTGCCAGCGGGATGCCGTCATGCTCGCGCGCAGGTACGAGGCCCGGCGTCTGGTGCGGTCCGGCATGTCCAGGTGGCAGCACGCAGAGCGACGATCCCGGGTCGCGCGTATCGCCGACGGGGCCGCATACGACCTTGGCGGCGGGCCAACCCCGCAGCACGGTCCATGAGCCGCAGCACTTGTCCGCCGTCACGCGACTGCCGTCGATCGACACCGCGTAGTAGCCGTGTGCGCGGCACGTCAGGATCTCGATACTCATCGCCGCCTTGCCGCCTTTCGTAGCTCCACGACCGCATCGCGGAGCGCGCCGTCATGGTGCAAAGCGCGGTAGCCGCCCACGCTATCGGCCCACGCCTTTGCCGCTGCGATGACCGCGCGCTCGGCGATGGCGATGCGATTCCCAGCGCGGTACTGGCGCAGGTGAGCGCCGCAGTAGAACACGTCGTCGTGTTCGCTTGTTGCGAGTCGCACACACGCACAACACATGCGATCAGCGGCTATGTGCTTGCGGTCACTGGAGCCTCCGTTGGGGTCCTCCGGTGTGGTCGGTCGGTCAGCCACGTTCGCCGTCCCGATGCGGGGCGCGTAGGCCGCCATCGTTTGCGCGCCGATAGTTCTCGGCGATCATCATCGCGAAGTTCGCCACGTCGGCGGCCTCGGACTCGATGTGTTCGACGTTCGACTTCTGCTCGATCGCCGAAGCGAGTTCGCCCATCTCCTGCCGCATCCGATTGAGCAGCCACTTCGGCGAGAGATCCGCCCATCCATCCTTGTGGTCGTTTGTTTGAAGTTCGCGCTCCATCGCGAGAGCGAAGTCCACCACTGACTGGCGCATTCTGCTCATCGCCGTCCTCCGAGCGCGTAATCGACCAGTGCATCGATCGGCATCGACCGCACCGCGTCTTCGTACGCCGCCGGGTCGTAGTCGTTGTCATGCTCGGACATGTGCGAGATCGTGTTGCCCGCCTTCGCGCACACGCTTTCTGCCAGCCGCAACGCCCACTCGCGCGCGTCGGGGTGCTCGCGCTCAATGAGGTCAGCCGCATCGCCAAGGGTCGTCGACATCACCGCTGACCTCTCGCTGATACCGCCTATCGACTCACGGACCCCTGCGGCGTCTGCCCGCAGTTGCGCCACGATCGTGGCGACCACCGGGCTCGCCGCGACCGGCGGGTGCGGGCGCCCGCGACCGACCTTGGCGATGGCGCGGTCGCACCACGGCGGGCTCCCCGCGTCGGGTCCGTGCCAATCGTTACGCTTCGAGCCCTCCCGCACGAGTGCCCGGTCCCTTTCGCTCGGCGCAGGCGGCGGATCCGTCGTCTCGACCCACGTCGTGCGGACGTCGAGTTGCGTCGGGTTGTCGGACACCACGCGAATCTCGCCGCGTCCGCCGGGCGGCACCACAAGCGGCAGTCCGCCTGGGGTCATCCACTGGCCAGGGCCGAGCACGAGCGACGGCGGTGATGCCAGCGGCTGTGCATCCGCGGCGCAGTGCCCGCAAAGCCAGCCATCGGCGGTCAGCTTGCAGCCCTCGGCGTTCATGGTTCCCGGCATGATCTCATCTCCGCAGAGACAAGGAGTGAAAACTACACTCTTCGGATCAGCCTTCATGACTCCACCTCGGACCGTTCGATCTTCGTAGCCTCGATCGCCTCGTACGCCGCGCGGCACTTGCCGATGACGGCGCGGACCTCCGCGTTGCTCCGTCGATCGAAGAGACCCGGGCCGCTGTAGACCCGCTCCGGAAACGTGCGCGCTCGTCGCGCGCAAGCCCGAAGCATGTCGCCGGCCCACTCGCAGAGCTTATCCGATCGGTAGACCTCCGTTTCGTGTCGGCAGCGGATGCCCGAAAACTCATCAGCCTTGCTCAGGGCCCTGTGCTGCGGCTCCCACTTGAGTTGCACGCGGCGACTGTGCTCGACCGCAGCGCGATACGCATCGAGCGCGAGTGCGAAGGCGCGGTCGTCGACCGGTGGGAGCTTGTACTTTCGCGCCGCCTTGTCAGTCACAGGCGCCCCACGAGTCGGCGCCGACGACGAAGACGACGCCATCGTCTCGGCAGAAGCATCCGTAGTCGGTCACGTCTGCGTACTCGTCGCCGAGCAACGCGCAGGAACGCCGGCACTCAGCGCTACGGCGCGCGATCACTGGCACTGGCAGCATCGGCAGCGGCACGCCGAGCATCCACTGCACGAGACCGTAGAGCATGATGGCAATGGCTGCGACGCTGAAGCAGATGCCCATCACGCCGCCGACTCCGAGTCCGCCACGTCGTTCGGGCTCCATCGGTCAGCCTGCCTTTCTCGTCCGCGGCGTCCTGCGCTTCTGAGCGCGCGCTGCGCGCGCACGCTCTTGCATCACCCCAAGGGCCGCGCTCTTGGCGTGGAACATGATCGTGTGCATCTCCTCGGTCGTGAACGGCGGGTCGGGTACGAATCCCAGATCTGCCGTCACCCTTCCGCGCTGCATGTGCGGCTTCTCGTCAGGCCGCTTCGGGTCGAAGCCGCTGTAGTAGACGTGCAGCATGCACTCGGCCGCGCCCCTGATCGGAGCGAGATTCGCGAACGCCGTCTTGGTAGCCCCGTCTTCGTACCATGGCTTGCCGTCGATGAGCGCTACCGCTCCTTCGGCGCCGGATGTCTTTTTCTTCGTCATCGGAGTCAGTCCCTCACGTCACGTCGAAGCAAAACCGGACCGCCCTCACGGAAGTCACCGCGGCAGACGCAACCGTATTCCGTAACGCCGAGGTACTCCATCTCGACGAGCATGCACGTCCGCCGGCACTCGTCCTGACGCGCTCGCTCCGGCGCGGTGGCCAGCATGCGCCAGACGAAACAGCCGCCGACCGCGAGCAGCAAGATCGTGATCGACCAGAAGACGTTTGCAGTCAGCCCAGCCCAGTCAGAGCGCATGAGTCGGTCCTAGCACCTCCGGCAACGGCCGACAAGTGCTTACGACACACTTTCGAGCGGATGCCGGAAGCGGCTGGCTTACTTGAAGGACTGGGCACTCTGGCCGGAGAAATGGTAGGATACGGCCGTGAGCGTCGGGGCCGGCATTTTGTTCGTGGCCGAATCGACCGGGCGCGTGCTTCTCGCGCTCCGGAGCCGTGAGGTCACGTTTCCGGGCACCTGGTGCGTCGTCGGCGGCATGGTCGAGCGCCGCGAGACCCCGGCGGAGGCGGCAATCCGCGAGGCCGAGGAGGAGGTCGGGTACTCGGGGCCCATCGACCTCTACCGGGGGCTGGTCTTCAAGAGCCCGACCTTCACCTACCACAACTTCGTCGGCTTCGTGCCGGCGCAGTTCCGGACGGTTTTGAACGACGAGTCGATGGAGGCCGGCTGGTTCGATCCGCATCATCTCCCCGAGCCACTGCATCCGGGGACTGACGAGTTCCTGGCGTCGATCGAGAAGATGCTTCGGCGCGCTGGCCGGACCAAGCTCAGCCGGCGCTAGCGGCGAAGGCGCTCGGTTCTCCTGGCGCGACTGCTAGGCGGTTTTCTTCGGCGACGGCGGAGGAGGAGGCCCCTTCACCTCGCGTTCAGCGAAGTCCTCGCCGCAGATGGCGAACGTAGACCAGACGTCGCTGGTCACCTTGATGTCTTCCACTTTTCCGAGTGCCTTGATCACTTGCTGGATCGCCTCATGGCCTTCGTTCGCCCCCAGGCCCAGCTAGCGTCACTGAACTCGCAGTTGTTCTTCGTGTATGAGTACGATACGTACCAGAGCCGTGGGACTCTAGGAGCAGGCTGTCGGTAGCTCATGCGTGATCTCCGTCGTCCCGAGCGCCCCGGACATACGTGTTGGGGTCCTTCTCTGGGATAAGCGGCTGCTCGCCCAGGTCTGCGCGCAACTCGGCGCCGCACGCTGGCGAACATATGCAGTTGCAGACGCCCTTGTCAGCTGGTGCCCAGATCTCATAGCCGCAGTTCATACACCGGCCGAGGCGCACGGGGTCGCCTTCTTTGAACTCGTCGTACTCGAAGACGCCGCCGGGGAACTGCCGCGCGGTCGGGTCCACGATATCGCCGTCGGGCGTCTTGCACCACCAGTGTGCGCGGCGGCCCCAGGACGTCTCGACGTGCCCTGGCACTCGCATGAGTTCCGGGAAGCGCTCGGCCATCGCCTGCGTGGCCTCGGCGCATTTTGCGTACGTGCGGGCGGGGCCGCCGATCTCTTGCTCGTAGCTGCGAATCCAATTGTCGTACGCAGACTTGGACACGGTGACGGTCACTTGTTCTTCTTCCGCTCTCGGCGCTTCCTAGCGGCTTCCGCGTTGGCCTCGGTTTCGAGGCGCTGTTTGAGCACGCACGCGGCGCAGCTGACGCCGTCACTGCGCCATCCTGCATATCCGGCATGGCCGCGCTCCCATCCAGACGGCAGTGTCTCGATCGTGAGCGCCGCTGCGACCTCCGTTGGGATTCCGTTTAGTTCCTGCAAGTCGTCGGTTCCGCGAAGGCACGCGGCGTCGGCTTCGCGCTTGCCGCAGCCACCGCATTCGAGCCAGACGCTGCCGCCGCCGATGAAGAATGTCGTCACGGCAGCGCCCACAGGTCGTGCGTGAGTCCGTCCATCCCGCAGCGCGAGCATGAAGCGCGCGCGAGGCGCCGGACGAGCAGATCCGAACCCTCGCGCGCGCCGAACGCGACGAACTTCGACGGGCCGTCCCAGACGTGTTCGCACGGGCCTGCCGGACACTTGCAGGCGCACCGCTGGTTCTGCGGTCCGCGCGAGAAGACGGTCACGGGCTGCGGCCGCGTGTCCTCGGGCTTCATCGAGGTGCACCGCAGCGCGAGCAGGCCGTATCCCCGACCGAGAGCGCTTTGCAGTAGTCGCAGCGCCGAGGCTCAGACCACGACAGCGCGATCGCGCCGTCTCTGCGACCGCCAGGCGAGACACGGACGTCCGTGTGCGTCACGCCCGCCGGGATAGTGAACGCACCGGAGAGATTGATGACTGCGCTTTTCTCTTGGTTCCGATGACCTTCGGCATGGTTACTCCTCGGCGGCGGCAGCCTGCCCCGGCCGCTGTGTCTCGCATGCGTCCTTCAAGCGCCGTCCGTCGTGCTCGCTACGGGCGAGCAGGCGGATCTGCTCGTCCGGCGCCTCGCGCGCGATGCGGTCGAGCGCGTAGCCCGGCAGGCTCCGAAGCCACGCGGTCACGGTGATGTCGCTCTGTGCGACCTGATCGACGACGATGCGGGTCATGGGCGACGCGATGTAGCACAGGTCGTTCACGTTGGCATCAGTGCGCTGCTGCGCAGGTGCAGAACATCAGGCCAAAGCAGACCAGGAACCCGGCCCAGGACACCGCATCGCCCAGCTTCTCGACCGCTTTGATGAGCCGCTCTGCCTGGTGGGGCGTCATCGGATCCACCACAAGCACGCCGCTGCGAGCGCGAACACGGCGAGTGGCCCAACCACTGGGTAGCAGGCGATTGCCCAGCAGAGCGCGCCGAGGACGACCAAGAAGACCGCGAACACGCCGCCGAGGATCCAAGGGCCCCAGCGGTTGTCCCAGTCACGCTGCTTCTTCCGCGCGTCCGTGATCGTTCGTAGTTCAGGTACTCGCTGCACGTAACCTCGACCCCGTGCAGAAGCACCGTCGCTTCACGAAAGCGCACACGCGGCGCATTGTCAGCAGCAGCGGCATCTCGGTATCCGGCTGGGTGGATCATGGCTTCGTCTCCACGGTTGCGACAGGGCGCTCCGCCTCGTCGGCGAGAGCGCGGAGATGCGCCGCGTTTGCCGCGGCTTGCTGCATGCGCCCCTCCATCCACACGTTCGTGTGTTCACCCGGCGAGTCCTTCCAGTCGATCGCGTCCGCTGCCTCGCGGAGCGCCGATGCCCGTGCCTTGGCGAGCGCTCGGGCGGCGAGATCGGCGGGGGTCGCGGCGAGAGCGGCACGGGCACGCGGGCGCAGGCTCACGAGTCGCTCGACGGCCTCCGGCGTGTCGCCGGACAGATCGGGGTCGAGCACCTCGGCGACGGCCTCCCGTAGCCCGTGCAGCGCGGTGAGCGCGGTGTCGCGTTCGGACTCGGCCTTCTCGGCTCGTTCGGCCCACTCCGCGCGTTCCAGCTGGTGCCGTGCGTCGCGCGCGTCGGCGGGCCATTCGCCGAGCGGTAGGCCGTCGAGAGACAGCGCTGTGTCACGCTCGGCACGTGCCAGATCACGCTCGGCGCGGAGCGCGCTCATTTCCTTGCCAGCCTGTTTGATCGCAGTGATCAACGATTCCAGCGCTTCCCTGATCACAGCCTCTTGCGTGGGGTCCGTGCCCACGCCTGCTTCTGTGACCGAGGACGGCTTTCCGCCGAAGATCGACTCCTCGTACGTCTTGTCGGCCGCGACCCGAAGTTCGGCGACCTCCTCTTCCGTCGGCGGTCGCGCTACAACTCCAGCGAGCGGCGACTTCAGACGCACAGGCGAGCGCGACCAGAGCGAGCCGTTGCGCGCAGACTCGATCACGGACACCGGCTGCTCGTCCGTGCTGCCTGCTAACTCCTTCTCGTCGTTCACGACGCGCCTCCGTCCGGCGGACCATCGTGAGCGACGATCTCCCCGAGAGCCGCCTTGAGCGCTGGGATGCACACGTCGCGCACCATCTTGAGCCACCGGGAGTCCGAGTAAACGAGCAGGTTGTGCGCGTCCTCGACAACGTCGTCGAGAGGGTCGGTCTCTCGTCCGGCTTCGACATCGTCCCAGTCCGCCGTGTCGATCTCGTCTCTGATGAATTCGTCGCCGGCAAGACCGGCTTCCGCTGCCGCCTCGCGATGCGCGGCAATCGTCGCTGGCTCGTCGAGCGCGAACTTCTTGTCACTCGGCACGAGCTTGTCGGCAAGATAGCCCGCACTCGCCTGACGCACAAAGCTCGTCAGCGACTGTGCCGGTCCGTCGGGAGTCTTCTGGCCTCCGAGATGCCGCAGGTCCCAGCGGTGCCCCCAGCAGCCGTCGTACTCGTAGATGACCAGCAGGCCGCTCTCGTCGTCCACGAGCGCGATCATCGAGTCGCCGGACGGCAGCTTGATGCGGTAGCTTCGGGCGGTGCCGACCGAGCACCTCGGCGGGTAGGGCTCCAACAGATCGAGACTGCAATCCGGGTCGGTCACGTCTCGTCCTCGGTGGTCATCCGGAAGTCGTCGAGGTGCATTCCCCACCAGATCTTGCCGGCGCCGTCGACGAACGCGCCGTGCCCCGGCATGTTCTCGATCTCGAAGAGGAACAGAAACGTCTGCCCGTTCTTCCACGCGCGGTACTTGTAGTGCTCGGCGGACGGCAGCGCTTCGAGCACGACGATGCAGCCGGGTCGCAGGTGCCCGTGCAGCGGGCCATGGCCCTTGCTGCGCTTGATTTTCTTCGGCGGCACCTGGCGCTTCTCGAACTTCGGGTGCTCGGCCGTGGCCATCGCTCGTTCGTCGCCCTTCACGGTCACCCCAACTCGCTGAGGTCGATCTCCTCGCCGGTGATCGCCTCCTTGCACACGATGACGGTCCCGATGCCCGTGGGTGTGAAGCTCCACGTGTAGCCGCCGCCGACCGCGCCATAGTACGGAGCCACGCCGAAGCCGGCCTCTTCGCTGCCGTCGCTGCCGTCTTCCCACGCCGCGACCTGCTTCTGCTTCGCGCGTTCTCGAACCTCCGCATACCAGGCGCGGTAGCGAGCGTCCTGTTCAGCCGTCAGCGTGAACGTGAGCGATCGGCGCGTCCTGCTCGCCGTGAGCATGTCGCCGATGATGTCGACGGCATCGATTTTCGGGCTCTCGTCCTCGTTCGGGCCTGGAAACTCGAACCAGTCCTTCATCGCCGGCACGTAGGCTTCGACGTCCAGAGACGGCGCAGGCGGAAGCAGCCTGTGCCGCTCTCTCACGACGCCGCCAGCTTGATGGCCTTGTCGAACGCGGCGACGACCTGTTTTTGCGTGCGCCTCGGCCTGTCGTTCCACTTCGAGACGCCATGGCGTCCGCGCACACCGATGCCCTTCCGCAGAACACGGAGGGCCTCGCCCTGAAGACTCGGCGCGACCGACGCTGCGGCCTTCGCACAGGCTCCGCCAGCGCAGAATGCGACCGCGGCGGGGTCGTCCCATGCGACGAGCGTGCCGAGATGATTGACGGCGTCCGATCCAGATGTCCAGCCGTTCTTCTTCGCGACCAACTTCTGAGCTTGGCGAAGAATCTTGGCTGTCAACGCGCTACGATTCTCGACTGTCACCGTCTTTGGCGTCATCGTCCCCTCGTACGTACGACCTGAAGAAGAGAAAGGGTAAGCGCTGGAGTCGAACCAGCCTTTGTCCCGTCACGGTCTTCCGTGCACCGGGGCGTGCCCACGCACGCTCACCCATAGGCGGGCCGAAGTGAAAGTAACCTTTCCATCCCGGCCCTGTTTGTCGTTGTATAGCTTGGTAGCCATAAGACGCGCACCTAGCGCTGTTCACGTCCGGCATGGGGCACCCTTAGATCGGAGTCCCGGCGCTCTGCCTCTGAGCTACCTCTCCGTAAAAGTGGAGAGGGCTGGATTTGAACCAGCGACCTCCGGAAATTTGGATACCGTAGTGATGACGTGTCGAGCAGTGCGTTCTCAGCTTGTCCACTAGAGCTTGACGCTGCGATTCACCTTGAATGGGCGTGTGCGAAACCTTGCCTCTGCTATTCGGCTACTCCCCGGAGATGTCGTCAGAACGGAACGAGTGTTCCGATCGGGGAGGCAGGACTTGCACCTGCAAATTTGGGTTACGCGCCCGAGATTGAGATTGGTGGTCCTTTGGCGACGAGCACCATTGCCCGCCGCGCCATCTGTGTGCCGGGGATCAGCCCAGCAGGTAGCCGAGCAGCTTCTCGCCGATGCGCCGCTCCTCGACCTCGAACATGTTGGCGCGCTCTCGCGCCTCCTTCACGGCCTTCTGGAGGATCGCGACGCGCCGGACTAGACCGCGACGCGCGTCGTCAGGGATGGCCCCCGAGTGCTTCACCATCGTCCAGGTGCCGACCGTGACGTCGTCGTCGATCAGCTGGGTCTGCGCCGGGTGCTTGTCCGAGTGCGGGTAGAGTACGATCGCCTTCTTGACCTTCTTCGTCTTGATGGTCTCGACCGGCGGCGTGACGTGATAGCCCTTGGCATTGTCGAACGTCCAGGCCTCGGCCGGGTCGAGCGTCGGCAGCTTCTCGCAGAAGGTGTGCAGGTCCGTCAGCTGCTTCTCCAGAAAGAGCAGCGTCGGCGCCGGGATGTCCTTCCCGATCTCGGTCCCGTCGTCGAGCACGATGTCCGCGCCGGTGCCACGGTTGCCGTGGTCCTTCGTGAGCGTCGCGTCGAACAGGTCCCGCATGTCCTCGCCGAACAGCTGCTTGAGCGCGTCCATCACGCGCATCTGGACGAGCTTGCTCTCGGCCGGGAAGCGCTCGCCCTCCTCGTCCTTCGGCGAGTACGTCTTCGCGAACCCGAAGACGACGTCCGGCCTCTGGAGCAGGTGGTGCTCCTTCGTCAGGTCTTTGTACGCGCGCGCCTTGATGTCGCGCTCGGTGGCAACCACCGCATTCAGCCTCTTCTTGCCCATGATCTCGTCGTCCCTTCCGTGCGCCCAGCACGAGAGCCCTGTCTACCACGCTTGGAACCGAATGCAACAACAAAACGCAGCATCGTCGGACGATTTTCCTGCCGCTAGACCTTCGTCAGGCCTCCGGTCGTGGCCGGTGTCCAGCCGAGCTTTACCGCGAGTACGTTTGCCTGATCGCCTTCGACCTGAAACTCGTCGCCGCTGAATGTCCGGAGATGCGTGCGGCGCGTCTCCGAATTGTACATGACGCTCTCGATGCGGTCCGACCGGAGGTAGTACACCTGCCCCTGGCCGACGATCTGCAACGTCCCGATGGCCGAGACGCTCTTCGTGTGCGTCGCGCACATCGGAAACACGCAGCGACCGCCCATGAGCGCCATGCCACAGACAGGACAGAGCGGTGTCATCAGGCGCTCCTCGTCAGTCATGGTCCGAACGTCTCCTTCGCCTTGATCAACAACTCGTCGATGCGCTTGACGACTTCTGCCGTACTGCCGGCCGGGCCTGTGACATCGCTCCTGTCGCTCCTGTCGCTCCTCATCGCCGCCCGAAGCGCGTCACGCAGGCCGGCGCGGTACGCCTGTTGAACAGCATGGCGCGCAGAGTCCGCAACAGCGCCGCGCAGACCTGCGTCCGAGAGAATCGCGTCGAGCCGGTCTTTCAGGCCGTCGCTCATCGGCTCGTAACCCAGCCACCCGTCATCTCGTGCAACCGAACGCGCGCCATGTCGAATGCCTCTTCGCGCCTTGTTAGCGGACCGACGCTCTACCGTTGGACATCTGGCGGACCGTCGGTGTCCTCGTCGTAGATGTGCGCCATCCACCCCTCATCCACGCGTTCCAGAAGGATCCAGAGCGAGGAGCCCCGTACACACGGATACGCGACGACGACATCTAGCAGCACGTGAGTCGGGCTCGTAGGCGGAATCCGGTGCCCCTCGCTCACGGCGTCCCCTTGAGCGGCGCGCCAAGCCAGCCACCAATCTCGTCTTCGCGGCCGGTGAACAGCGCGCGACGATAGAGCGCAAGCTCGTCGCGCGACCAGAGGCAATCCGGAAGTGCCCGATGCACCGTCTCGCCCTTCGGACCCGCGTAGCCCGGCAGCACCCAGCGGCGTACGAGGCCTCGCAGCGCGCTGACGTCGACCATGCGGTACGACAGGAACTCGTGAAGCGCCGGCATCTGCGTCGCGATCCAGACCCTGTCTACCCCGATGCTGCTGCCAGCGATGACCGCCTCGCCCTTCTTGAAGCCCTGTGCCTCTAGCCAGGCGATGAAAGCGCCTTCGACGACGTTCAGCGGCACGCGCCGGTCTGCTGCCAAGCTCTCTGCGCGCAGCCCGGACTCTGTGTGCATCTTTGCGACGACTTCGTGTACGTCGTTCCACTCGACCTCGTGCTGGAAGACCACGGCGGTCTTCGTCGCGAGCACGTTCAGGTCCGGCGAGCACGCCGCCATCGCGATCTCCACGATGGACGAGTTCGGCATCAGCCCGAGCGTTTCGAGGTCGGTGAAGACCAGCCGGTCACGCACCTCGGGCGGCGAGCGCGGCGCCTCCTCCGGCACGGCGATGGCAGCGCCGAGCGCGGCGCGCGCGTCTGCGCAGGCGATTACCCACGCGTCGTGCGTCTCGGCTGTAGTAGCGTGGCCATGCGCCGCCATCAGCGCGCGCGCGGCTTCCTCGATCGCCTTGTCGCGTTCGCTTCTTGCCATGGGTCAGCCCTGCCGGAGACCGAGGCGGATGGCCGCGAGCGCGCCTTCCTTCACGGTCTTGATCCCGGCCCTCTCCATGAACGCGAGCAGCATGGCGTAGGTCTCTGCGTCGACCTTGACGCCGATCGTCTTCACCGTGCCGGGAAGCGGCACCTCTCTTGTTCCTGTGCTGGGCATAGCCCTCACCTTCTTCTGCGGAAGCGCGGCCTCGAACGCCGCGAGCCGTCGGTTGATCTGTTCGAGCAACATCTGAAAATCCTAGCCTTCGTCCTCGCGAGTCCGCCACTCCTCTTTCCAGGAGTCGTCTTGTTCGTCACGGTCGTTCCACGTGGACATCGAGCCTATCAGCGCCAGCAGCGGCTCGGTACGACGACCCGACTCCACCATCCAGTCGAGCAGCCTCCCCGCCGCTGCAAGACGAGTCAACGTTACGTTCCTGCGCCCCTCTGGACTGCCGTAGCGCTCACGCTTTTTCTGCCACTCCGGGAACTTCCAGTACTTGCAGAGGTTGATCGGCAGAAAGAGGTGCTGCTCCACACTTTCAAGCGTGGTTTCCAAGACGATGAGGTCGTTGTACACGAGCCCCAGCATGTTGTGACTGTGATTGACCTCGCACTCGGCGCGCAGCAGGTCTTGCTCGGTGGACGCGAGAGCGTCGCGTGCGGTATTTCGTTCGTCGACGAGCTTCTCGATCTCGGCATACGCGGCGGTCGCCGGCATGCTCGGCGGCACGAATAGCATCTCGCACAGGCGATCGTAGGCAGCGGCTTTCTCGTCGTCGGTCATCGCTCGCCCTCGGCCATGCGGCGTCCCGCGTCAGTGATTCGCAGGTACCGGACGGTGCCCCTCTTGGTCTTGTACGGGTTCGGAAGCCAGCAGGTCTCGACGAGACCGCCTTCCTCCAGCTTCCAGCATAGCCCAGCGTTGATTTCCTGCCGAGGGACAGGCGCTGTCAGCAGCGACCGAAGCGTCTTCTTGGCCAGTGCCGAAAGTGGCTTCGCCGGATTGGGCCTACCCGGATCGGAAGCCGTCACGGTGCGATCTCCACTCCGCGCTCGGTACTACACGAGATGCCGTAATGTATGCCGCCGATCGTGATGCCGAAGAGCAGTGCCCACGCCAGCAACACGAACACCACGCATCCGAGACAGCCGCCGCAACCAGCACTTCCGCTCATGCTCGTCTTGTCGCTCATCTCGCGCGCTTCCTCTCCGACTGCGGCGCCGGATCGGGCGTGGCGACAAGGGCGCTTCGCAGCGCGTCGATCGCATCGGAGTATCGCTGCTCGGCCGGCGACATCTGCTCCCTGTCGACCCACCACGACCCCATCCCGCGATCGGCCGCGCTGACCTTCTCCGCCGCCTCGCGCAGCCCCACAAGCGCCTGCTTGGCGTCCCACTCACGCGCCGCAGCCTCTCTCTCGGCCTGCTGCGTGACCTCGCAGAGGGCTCGGGCGTCCGCCAGCGCCGCCTGCGCCTCGTTGCGGTCGGCCTCGGCCTGCTCAGCGCGAAGGAGCGTGATCGCAAGCAGTCGGTCGATCTCCGACTTCGGAATCGGAAGACCGGTCATCGAGACCTCGGCGTGTACCAGTAAAACTGGTCGCACTCGGCAACGGACACGCCGTTCTCCAGATGATGATGCAGGCACTCGTGGTCCTTGTGTGCCGGACACGCCTGCCGATCGGAAGACCGTACACGCACCTGCCCTCCGCCGAGACTCGCCGGCAACCGAACCCAATCCGGTCGGTCAGTTCCGATCAGCAGCATCTTGCCGTCGCCCTCGTGCTCGGCGTCCCCCTGGGCGACTGTGTCCCCCGGGCCCCGGTCGAACCACTCGACAGTCATGGCGCTGCCTGCAACTCGACGCGCACGACGCGGTCCTCCGGCGACGACCGTCTCGGCATGATCGCCAGGCGCCAGCGCGGCAGACCATGTCCGCACGCGCGGAAGCCGATCGGATCGAGCGGATCTGCCGACTTCGAGACGAAGAAGCCGCTGTCGAGCCAGCGCGGCATGAAGTGATGGACGAGCAGCGGATCCACATGCGTTTCACCGAACACGAGGTCTGCGCGACACGTCCCGCCGTCTCGGTCATCGCCCGTCTCCGTCATCGCGTACGCAACCAGCGGCATGAAATCGTCGTACTGGAGAACCCACGGCATGTTCGCCCAGTCGACATCGCGCGTCGTCGCCTCCCATGGAGTCATGTCGACCGTCACACCGGCCACCACGAGGCCCTTCCTCGGCGGTGGCCGCCCGTTCTCGACTACGCGGGCTCCGACGACCGAGAGGATCGCGTTACCGTCCGTCACACACGCGTGTTCCGTCTCGCCGCTACCCTCCATCCACGAGCGCATACGTCGGGCTCCGACATCGTGACCGTTCAGCGGACGACGACAAAGCCAGGCCGGCGCGTCCAGAAGTGACGCTAGCCCCGCCTTCGGACGCGCGGCCAGCCACTCGGCGCACTCGCTGTCGTAGAGCGCCTCTCGCAGTGACCGGACGTGCCCGTCGACGTCGTTTCTGTCGTCAACCGCTCCGCTCACGAGCGAGCGAGCCGCCTCGTGCACTCGCCGAAGCCGCTCGACCTCGACCCGCAGACGATTCGCTTCCGAGACGGCCCACGCGGCAACTTCTTCGGCCTCCTCACGCTTCTGATCGGTCATGGTCGAGTAGTGTGTCGTAAGCTGCGTAGGCAGTCAACTAGTTCGAGACGCGGGTCCGCAGGTGCGTCCGCACTTTTTCGATCTGCGCGAGGTCGGTCTCGGACAGCGTGGCGACATCGAACGCTCGCAGCTGCATCGCCTGGTCGTACTTGCTGACGGCGAGGCAGTAGACGCACACAGTGAGGTCTTCGGGCTTCGGACCGAGATGGCCCTCCATGACGCCCGCCGCGTCGACCTGAGTCTTACACTCGGGACACGAGGTCAGCGAGAGACGCACGGAACGCAGCGTCATGGATTGTCGCTGGCGTCATCGTCAAGACCGCCGCCTGCAATGTAGAGCAGGCCGCACTCGGTGCAGTGCGTCTTCATCAGCATCATCACGCCGCGCTCGTGGTCGTCGCCGTACGTCCAACGCCAGATCTCGACCAACGGCTCGTGACACACCGAGCAGTAGCGGTTGACCACGCGGTCGGCGTTCTCCTTCGGCGGAACGTACTCGTCATCGCTGCTCACAGGAGTTCCTCAGCTTTCTCGCCGTACTGCGCCTTCACTCGCGCGATCCACGCCTCGGACTTCCACTTGTACATGTACGGCGGCGTCCACTTTTTCTCGGACGGCACCTTGCACACGACGCCCTCGAACGTCTGGCCCTCGAACGCACCAGCACGCACGGCATCCTGCGATTCCTTGTTGAAGCGTCGGCCGATGCACGGCGCCGAATGGGCGTATCCACCGAACAGCGCGATGAAGTCCCGTGGGTCGATCTGACCGCGCTTGTAGACGTCGACGTCGATCAACGTCGCGACCTTCGGTTCGCCTGGTACATGTAGACCCGCGAACGAACCGTCGCCGTAGAACTCGAAGAAGCACGTCACCCTCTCCCAGCGCTCCTTCTCGAAGATCGGAACGAGCGCAGACTCCTGCTGCTCGATGAGCGCGATGGCGTCGCCGAGATGGCTGTCCGAACCGATGAGCACCTTGCGCGAGCCGAACTTGTCGAAGCCGCGCTTCTTCGTCCACTCGACGCGGACGTTCGAGCCGTCGTACTTCGGAAACACGTAGCACGGTCCGTAACGCGGCTCTCGGCTGATGCTCGGATACTGCTTCACAGGGCGAGACTTCTAGCACGCTGTCAGACACGCCGCAACAAACCGCAGCAGCACGGTCCGGGGTGCTCAGGCTGAGCGGGCCTCGCCATCGATGCCGAGATGCTCACTCGCGGCGTACAACGCGCGGATGACGCTCGTCCGGAACTCGGACTCGGTGTGAAACGCCGCCTTACTTCCGACGGTCATGCCCTTGACCGCGCCAGAGCCAGCGCCGGCTCCCATGAGTTCGAGACCAGCGCCCATCGTAGTCGCAGCATTTGCAAGAACTGCACGCGATGACTGAACCGTGCCGGAGTACCTCAGCACCGCGACCTCGCGCTTACACGCTTCCGACCGCAGCCTCGTGGCGAGCAGGCGACGCACGGTCTCGTCGAGCGTCCGCCACACATCGCTCTCGCCACGAAGGAACTGGAGCGCGAGCGAACACGCCGTGATCTCGGCGACAGCCGCCATCGCCTCGGAATTCGCGGCCGTCGTCAACGCCTCGCCCTGGGGGACGCTACAATCGCACGGACCATGTCAGCCATCTCCGCGTCGACGCCCATGCTCTGCATCAGCGCGTCGATCGCGATGGCCGACGATGCGACGATGCGCGCGGCACGCAACTTTGCGACCGTGAACGTCTCGTCCCCTTCGGCGTGGAACCGACGGAGCACCGCGTACACGACCGCGCGCAGTTCCTCCGGCACTTCCGCCCACGTCTTCACGGGCGTCCGCCGTGAGTGCGCTCGATTCCGGCCTCGCGACACGCGCGACAGCAGCGCTCCGGCTCGTCCTCGAAGCACACGGTCACCCCCTGGCACCTCGGACACGTACCAGACCGAAGCCGCTTCCACTCGGGCCCGAGCTTGTCGGCACCGCCGGTCTCGTGGCACTCCTCGCAGAGATAGGGGTACGAGCGGATCGCAACGACCCGTTGGCCGTTCGGCAGCTTGATTGACCCCTCGCTTTTGAGGTGCCGATGATCTATCCCGCCCTTGCGAAGAACGATGCCGACGCGTCCTTCGATGACAACGCGGGCCGGCGCCGCGCCATCGCCGGGGTACGACATCCACTTCTCGGCATGATCGCTCGCGACGACACACACGGCACGGCACGCGTCGCAGCTGATGGTCATCGCCTGCTCGGTCTTCTCGTACATCGCTCTGGAGTACCAGGAGCGGCTCGCCGGTGTCAACGGGGCCCCGGCGCCGTGTGTCGCAAGCGGCTTCCGATCGCGCTTGACTGTCCGACAGCCCGCACGTAACCTCGCCCCACGGTTGGGCGCCTCGGTTTTGCACTCGTTTTCGCACGGAGGAAGAAATGACGGAGTTCGGAGATCGAATCAGGGAGTTGCGCGTGAAGAACGGCTGGACCGGGGCGGACGCCGCCGACAAGCTCTTCCCGGTCACGCACGCGAGCAGCACGAAGGCCTCGAAGATCAGCTACATCAGCGGCTTCGAGACGAGTCGGATGGTGATGCAGGAGTCGAACCCCGACTTCATCCACGTCGCACGCGCGTTCCGTTGCACCGAGACGGAACTGTTGAAGCTGATCCACCAAGGTCAGAAGGAGATCCGCGCGAAGAAGGCGTCGGCGCCGGCCGAGGCGTCGTCGTCCGTCACTGTCGACGCGCTCGCTGGTGATGCTGCGGCAGCTGCAACGCCCACCGCGAAGCCGAAGGGCAAGAAGAAGAAGTCGACGAACGGGGCGGCGAAGGCCGTGTCCTCGACGGCGTTCTCCGATGCGACACAGGGCGCATCCGGGGACGACGTGGCACACGATGAGACGCTGCTGTTTGCGATCGGACTACTCCAGAAGCAGTCGCGGTCGGCGCACATCCGTGACGCGCAGCGCGAAACGCTCGCCTCGTTCGTCGTGAACGCAGTCGAGATGGCGGCAAGGATCGCGGACGCGGTTCGGTGATCGACAACGAAAGCCAGGCCAGCGCGGGCACGCCGCGCGGCAAGATCTACATCGCGGCGTGGTCGAACGACGTCGAGCGTGCGCGACGCTGGATGCACGAGATCGCCGCTGCCGGTTACGTCATCACGTGCGACTGGACGCCCGAGGTCGAGCGCTTCCGCGGTCTCGGTCGACCGGCGACGTTCGAGGAACGCAAGGTCGCGGCCGACATGGACGCCGAAGGCGTACTGACGGCCGACATCGTCTGGGTCCTCTGTCCGGCCGAAGGCGGCGCGGGTGTGCACAGCGAACTCGGAATCGCCATCGGCTGGAACGCGGCGCTTACTGCGTTCGGCAACGACGTCGAAGATCCTATCCGCATCGTCGTCAGCGGCGCGCATGCCCGCAACGTCTTCGGCACCCGTGCTGATCACTGCTTCGACACTGACGAGCAGGCGTTCGAGCACCTGACGCACTGGTAGTAGGAGGCTCGGCCGGCAAGCTGCGTCCCTACAAGTCGTCATCAAGGCGGCGCAGAAGAAGGCCCGAAGTTCGTGGGGAAGAAGCGGAAGAAAAGAGGTAGCCCGTGGCACGCCCACCGAATAGAGCGCATCTGATCTACGGGCCGAACGGCGCGAAAGGCAACAGATTCGACGCGTTCTTGCCAGTGAGCGGAGCGCGTTGGATCCGAACGTCCTGGCATGCGTTGTTCGCCGACTGCCCGGCATGCGGCGCGGTTGTCGGCAGGCCGTGCACCAATGACGCGCAGGACTGCCCCGAGATCCACTATGCTCGGCGCGCTCCGGCCATAGTAGCCGTAGCAGGCATGCCGATGGTCAAGGTGCAGAACGCAGAGCCGTCGGCAGCGCTCCTGCTCCAGTCGCTGCGTGACGCCGTGAAGGGCAAGGCCGCTCGATGACGACACGAGTCAAGAGTCGGGCGCCGAGTGTCCTTCCGAGCGCGCCGCAATTCCTTCAGTTCAAGATTGCGCCTCATGTCACTCTGCCGCTGACGCCCGAGCAAAGCGGCCAGGCGAATCTCGATTTGCTTGCAACATCCAGCGACGACGCGCTTTCGACGTCGGTCGACCCTCCTCCGGCAGACGGCATGAAGTACCAACGCGGCGATAAGGTCCAAGCGCGACGGCCCCATGGCGGTGACTGGCAGAACGCGGTCGTTGACTGGGTCTATGCCGTCTCCCAGACGTACCGGGTCGTCTTCGACGATGCACCAAACCTTCCCGGCTACCGACTGTACGCGTATGAGGTCCAACCGCGCCCGATTTACGGGCCGTCGGCCACGGAATACAAGTGCGGTGACAAAGTCCAGGCGCGCTTTGGCGGCCGCGCGTGGCGAGACGGTACGGTCCGCCATGTCTATGCGAAAGCGCGTCCACACAGCAATCAGTACCGGATCGTCTTCAACGACGACCGGACCGCTCATGTCGTTTCCGCGCCTGACGTTCGACCGAGAACGCTAGACGAGACGTCGCCGGCCGGAAACCTAGACCTAGATCGAGCACGAGAGGAGATCGCGCGACTCAAGAGGGCCAACTCCGCAGCTGCCGTGCTGCTCGAACGACTCGGCATCAACAACGAGGAGAACGGCAACGCCGTGCTCGCGTGGCTTGACGGAGAAGGACCAGAGGTCGCGCGATCAAACGAGGGAGACGGCACGTGACACTACGCAAGCTATCTGGCGCCGCCAAGCGGAGCGTCGATAACGCTGCGCCACGGACTGACCTCGGGTCGAAGAAGGCGTATATGATCGCCTGGCTCGGCGAGCTAGGCGGCATCCAGCGCATCCAGATCACGAGCGACTCGCCATGGACGATCACACGCGTCTCGACTTGGCCGGTACCAGTGCTCGTTGTCGAAGGCGAGGGGAAGTCTTACGACGCGGCCGCCAAGCGCTGCATGGAATATCTGCGTATCTACATTCCCAGCTGGACGAGCTTCATTCGCGGGCCCGTCCGCGCACAGAACAAGGGCCTGCTGGGGCACGCCGCGCCACCGAAGGACTGGTCGAAGAAGCCGTCCACGAGCAGGTAGAGCATGACCGCTCCGGACGCTAGCCGACTGACTCGCCTCGTAGTAGACTCGGGGCCATGAGCTACCACGGCGTGCATCCCTCGACCGACGAGTACTGCTTTCCCGAGCAAGCCATCCTGCGGCTTCAGCCGCGGGCGGCCGGACCGCTGTACCGCGAGCTTGTCACACAGACAGGACCGTACGAGACCTATCCGATCTCGTGGGATCGCGGCCTACTCGTGATCGACCCGCGCTACGACAACCTGCCGATCGGGCGCGGCTGGGAACCGAAGACGGTCTGACCATGCCGACTATGTTCATACTCGGGTTTGTTGTCGCCGGTCTGCTTGCTGGCGTCACAGATGACGTAGACTTCATGTCTGTCGACGAACTTCGAGCCGAGGTACGACGACTTCGACAGGCGTGTGCACAGCAGGAATGGAGGCCATGAACGTCGAGGTTTACGATGGCAGCCGCCGACTCGGCGAGATCTTCGTCGAGAACGGCCGCCGCATCTACGAGCCGAAAGACGTCTGGAAGCTCGCGGTCCGCCGCTACCCCGACGCGCAGCGGCTGACCGTGACGGGCCGCAACGGCTGGCTGCTCTACGAAGAATACGTCCGGCGCTCGGACGGCGCATGGGTCAACATGCACGAGAAGCCAGCAGCAGAAAACGTCGGCAGTGCGCTAATAGAAGTGCTCCGACTGCTGCTTTCCAGGCGCCGCGGCTGACCGTCCGCTCCGGCAGACGATGCTGCGTTTTGTTGTTGCGCGGCGGTCGACGCTCGCGTAAGAAGTGTGTCGTATGCCGCCCTATCGGACGAACCCGCTGGCCGAGGAACGTGAGAGGCTCGCCCGCGCCTGGGACGAGATCCAGGAAGACCGCGACGATCTCGAACAAGAGAGAGAACGGCTCGACGAAGACCAGGCCACTCTGTCCGCGCGGCAGAAGGCGGAGGACGAGACCTGGCATCGCAAGTCTCGTTCCGATCTCCGACGCGGTGGAGCATTGCTGCTCTGGACGTTAGTGCTCGCCGGCTGGGCCGGCCTGAACGCCGCGTGGTCGCACAACATCGAGGCGCGCAACACGTCGATACACGTGGTCATGCCGGCCGACTTCTGCGCCCCCGAAGTCATCCGAGAGCATCAAGAGCAGCGTGACTCGCAGATGGAGTTCTTCGGCTGGTGCGTGGACGACCTGGAGGATGCCGAGGCCGAACGCGACCATCTGCGTGTCTCGGTCAGCGAGCTAAACGACATGATCGCGAACGACGAGATGGCGCTCTATACCTTCCGAGAGGACGCCAGGGCCTACCGTCGCGAGTGTCGCAGTCTTGGCGGGTGCCGGCACACGACCTGGAACGAATGGCCGCACTGGGGCGACGCGCACGAACACGAAGTGGAAGTGTTCGACGAGCCCTACCGAGAGCCGGACGAATGACCCGCGTCAAGCGACGCTGGTCGGTCGAGCACACGTGGACGTGTTCCGCGTGCAGAGCGCTCAACAAGGGGCGAGACCTCTCGTGCACGAAGTGCGGAAAGCCCAAGAGCGACGAGTCGTACGACGAGCGAGATGCAGTCGGTAAGCCGGCAGTCACTGACCCGAAGCTCGTCGCGATGTCCAAGGCTGGCCCGAACTGGGACTGCGTGTTCTGCCGCTTCGAGAACAGGGCCGGCGCGGCGCTCTGCGTTCAGTGCGGTGCGGATCGTGCGCTCGCAACAACGGCGACAGTAGACGCCGAGAGACGGTCTATCGATCGCCACATCGATGACGTGATGTCCACCTACGAGGCCGCCCGGTCGGACGAACCGCGGCGCTCGGATGCCATCTTCCCGCCGCCGCCAGATCCCACGCCGCCCCCAGATCCGCCGCGCACTCAAGTCGCAGGCGCCGGCTACCGCGACGCGGCCGTGCTCCCGATCGACCCTCTGCCCGCGCCGGAACCGTCTGATGAACCACAGGAGCTTCCCCTCCGGCCGCTTCCGTTCTACTGGCGCGCCGCCATCGCCCTGACTGACTACGATCGGAATCGGCCGATCCTGATGGCCACACTCGCGCTCGCCGCCATCGCTCTGTTCGCGTGGTTTCTGATGTGGCTCTTCATGCCCTGGCACGAGCACGTACGCGTGACCTCCGCCACGTGGCAGCGTACGACTGAGCTTCAGCACCGCGTCACGCTGCACGGTCAGGACTGGGGGACGCCGCCCGGCGCATTCAACACGTCGTGCGTGACGCGGCAGCACGGTACGCACGACTGCAACCCCTACGACTGCAATCCGCACTCCGTCAACTGCCACTGCCACGACGTCGAGACCGGCGAATCGTGCTCGACCAGCTGTACCTCGGGCGAGAACGGCTTCAGCGAGTGCGAGGAGTCGTGCTCGCCGACGTACACGGAAGAGTGCGATACCTGCACCGAGTACGACACGTGCTACGAGCAGTGCCCGACGTACGACCAGTGGTGCGACTACGACTACTACGACTGGCCGACGGTCAGAACCGAGCACACGTCGGGGACCGATCGCGATCCGATCGTCTGGCCGGCGATCTCGATGCCGGACGACGGCGAGACGTACCGCTTCGAGCGCGCCGAGCACTACGACGTGCACTTCGGCAACGGCAACGGGACGTGGACGACGACGCCGGATTCGGCCAGTACGTTCGGCCACTACCATGTCGGCGCACGCTGGGACATCGAGGTCACGCATGCCGGGTCCGTGAGCCCGGTACGAGAGGAAACAGGAACATGAACGAGACCGAAAAGACGAGAACGCTGTTCTGGCTGCGCCGCATGCTCCGCGACAAGGAGGCGCTCGTCGCGGCGCCGTCGCACGAGCAGATGGCGGAGGCCGGCATCACCTACGGTGACCGCGCCGAGCGCGAGAAGGCGGTCGAGCGCATGCGGGAGAAACTCACGCCGGAGATCGAGGCGCTGACGAATGCGATCACCGCGGTGGAGAAGGCATGACCAAGCGCGTGTTGATAGGCGACTTCCTGGCCGACACGCTCGCAGCGGCCGGCGTAGCACTCGGATTCGCCTACTCAGACAGCGCCTACTGTCGCGCGTTCGCCGCGTTCACCGCCATGCTCTTCCTCTCGCGGAAGTTCAGCGCCATCAGTCACGAAATCCGGATGGTGCGCTTCGGCACCGACGCATCTGCTGACCGGCTGTTCACGATGGCCACCGGTCGTGCGCCACTACCGCGCGACAAAGACATCGAATGAGCCGACCCGAGATCTACATCAGTCTCGACATCGAGGCGGACGGACCCTGCCCCGGCGTCAACTCGATGTTGTCGCTCGGCGCGGCCGCGTTCGATCCGACCAAGGGCGCCGGCCTCGCCGGCCTCATCGCACAGTGGGAGTCCAACTTCGAGCTACTGCCTGGCGCGGCGCAGAACGCGGAGACGATGGCCTGGTGGGCAACAAAGCCAGAGGCGTGGGCCGAGTGCCGGAAGAACCCACAAGACCCGATCTTCGCGATGGCCTCGTTCGCGGCATGGGTCAAGGCACTGCCGGGTAAGCCTATCGCGGTCTGCTATCCAGCGGGCTTCGATTTCACGTTCGTGTATTACTACCTGATGCGCTTCAACAGAAGTTCGCCGTTCGGGTTCTCCGCGCTCGACGTCAAGAGCTACGCGATGGGCTCGCTCGGAACGGGCTTCGCGGAGTCGTCCAAGAGGAACTATCCGAAGACGTGGTTCGACACCAGCCTGAAGCACACGCACAAGGCGATCGACGACGCGATCGAGCAGGGCGTGATGTTCATGAACGCGCGCGCGAGTCGACTCGCGACGCTGCAAGAGGAGCGGTGAGTATGACGAAGAAAAGAAAGATTCTCGGGGTCTGCGCCAGCGAGACCTCGGAGCCCGGAGACACCGGCGGTCCGATGATTCGCGTGGGACGTAGCGCACGAGGCGACGAAGACGCTCCGATCGGACTCAACTGCGTCTACCCGACTCTACTTCCATCGCCTGGTGAGGAGGTCGTCGAGATCTGCGTCCGCCGCCATGTCCATCCCAACGGCTACGTCGTCGTTTCGGCATGGGCGGCCGAGGCGATCGAGGCGCTCGATGCGGCGAGATTCGTCGTGCGCAAAGGGACGCCAGGCAGGACAGTGCCGGACGGCGAAGTATGGCTCAGCGGCCATAGATATAGATGCGATCAATTTCATACCATCGGTTTTCCTGGTACCGAGTGGGGCAAGTATCGGATCTGTATGCTCACCGCCGAGAACGTGAAGCAAGAGATCGAGCGCTGGCGAGCGATCCGCGTGAGCGGCGAGAAGGCCGATGCTCCCGCTGGCGACGTGCCGGCTCCGACGTCCGTTCAACAGGCAGCGATTCAGCAGGAAGCGCCGCTCGCACACAAACAGCGCTGCCCGCGCTGCGGCGGCCACGCGTACGTCGGGCTTCTCAAGGTCGAGTGCGAACGCGTCGGAGGCTGCCAGACGCTCGACGAGCGGATGGGTGAGCCGTCGGTCCAGTCGACCTCGTTCGGCCACGGCGAGGTCTACTACATCGCGTACGGCGAACACGAGGAGAGCCTCGGCGAGGCCGCGCGGAAGGACGAGGTGGGCACGCATCCGACGCGCGATGGCGCGATCGAGGCATGGCGCGCGAAGATGCGCACGAAGCTCATCAAGGAGGACGCGTCGTGACCTGGGCAGAAGCAGATCCCATGACCTGGGCAGAGGCGCTGTCCGCGTGTCTCTGTCTCGGCGTCGGTTGGGTCAGCGGTTGGATCGCACGCAGTCGATCCGTGCCGCCACCCGCGCATCTCGCACCAGCGCCGAAGCCGCCGCCCGAGCCCATCGCGTTCGAGACGGAGTACAAGATCGGCGCGCGCGTGAAGTGCCATCTCCGCAAAGGCGGCTACTTCATCGGCACGATCGTCGATTTCGAGAGCGAATGCGACGACTGCGATTGCGACGATAGGAAGTCCGCACACGCCGAGGTGCTTCCGGAAGGACGGCCTTCAACTGACGACGAACGGCTGTGGGCTTTCAAGATCGGCAGTCCGGAAATCGCGCTGATTCCCCCAGGTCCAGACCCAGGCTATCGTGAACCTGCTAAGCCGGACGCATCGTCCAGCGAGTCACGGCCACCGGCGAGCGAGCCACAGCCATGACGTATCGCGAGGAGACGGTCGACACTCTGCGCGCGAAGCTCGACGATGCCGAGCGCGAGATCGAGCGCCTGCGGACTGACAAAGACGGACGCGCCGAAGCGCGCGAGAAAGAACGGCGGACGCAGCGATGGGCGCTCTTGCGCCGTGCAGTCGCGGTGGTCCTCGGCGGTGCGGCGATCTGGTTCGCGATCTTCGCCGCGCTGACGTGTGTCGACAGCTGCAACGCGACGATGGCGGCCGACAGAGAGGCGCGTCGCGAAGCGCACAGACAGCACCTCGAACAGATGCGCGCACACGTGCCAGAGCACGTCGATCCACGCCTCTGGTCCTGGTGCATCGACCACTGCGAGCGCTGGCATGCCGAGGGCGTCGCCGAAGGCGTACTCGTTCAGGCCTTCGTGGACTACGGCATCAACGGTCAGACGACTACGCGCGTAACGGTGCGCGGTCCGTGGATGACTTCCGAGGGCGCCGACGTCATCAGCGTGTCGCTAACCAGCAGCGGCGTCGACGCGTCGAGCGTTCTACACGCTGGCGACCTCGTAAGGCTTCATTCCATCGGCGGGGAGAACAATGACGAGCGGGTAGAGTTCATCCCGTCGCCGTTCACAGATCTGCCGCCGACACCGTGACCACGCACGCAGAACTCGTACTGCGCGCGGTACGCTGGCTGCGCAACACGCGGAACTGCAACCCCGTGTACGCCGAGATGGGCACGCAGTCGGGAGAGATTCCGGACGCCATCGGCTGGCGTAACGGCCGCTCTCACGTCGTCGAGGCCAAGGTTTCGCGCGCAGATCTGTTTGCCGACAAGAAGAAGGCGATCCACGGTGCGGGCATCGCGATGGGTCGACAACGCTGGATTCTCGTCCCCGCCGGCCTCGTCAAACCAGACGAGGTGCCGGAGTCGAGCGGGTTGCTCTACGCACACGCACGCAGCGTCGTAGCCGTGAAGGACGCGCCGGCACGTGACATCGGCGAGACCGCGGCGATTCGCGAGGCCCTGATGCTCGCGAGCGCCATCCGCCGTCTAGAACTCGGGACGCGCTTCGATGCCAACACCGGCCGCTGGGAAGGGCTGCTCGTCCGGATGGCCAGAGAACAGGCCGACACGGCTACCCCCGTTGCAGTCGACGAACCGGAGGTGTAGCTTCCGTCCACGATGTACCGAACTCGGAACGGAGACGGGCGCTCTCACGGCAACAACATCTCGTACGGCGGCAACACCTCTCCGCCAACGCCACGACAGGGTTTCGCTGGCGGCATCTTCGCCGAACACGCTTTCAGCGAAGGCACGATCGGCGACGACGCGCTCGGAGAGGACTTCGTCAACGACGTGCTCGACCGCTCGGAAGAGGGGGTGCGTCCCGAGCATCTGCTCCATCACGACGACCAGGAGGCCCTGGCGCTCGGCAGGAGCGTTCTCGGCGTCGCGAAAGCCGTCGGCGGGCTCGTGCGCGCGGTCGCCTCTGTGGGCCGTGTAGCGGCCGGCGACGTCGAGCGCGGCGGTCTGCGCGGAGCACTCGTCGAGGGACTCCGGCGGGCGGCCGACAAGTTCGACCCCGGAACGCGTCGAGCCAAGCCCGGCCTCGTCGAGAACCAGCCCGGAAACTTCATCGAGGACCAGGCCTGGCCATCCCGTCACTGGCCATCGAGAGCCGCGGACGAGGCGTACGCAGAAGCACATGCGGAAGCGGCGATGTCTACGCCTTGGCCAGAAGAGGACCCGTACACTGCTCGCGCGTCGCACGACCCTCGTGACCCGTACCGGCGGTTCGAGCGCGATTACGTCCGACCACGTCGACCGCTTTCGACGCCCGCAGGCATCGGCTGGTCGCACTTGGCCGCGGCCGAAAAAGACATCCGACCGTCCACAACGACGACCGTCGAGAACGCGGCCCTCGGCGGTCGACCGCCAGGCGATCCAGAGCACGAGATGCTCGGCGACGACCTCGACGACCTCTACCGTGAAGCCGAGCGAGACGGGCCGCTCGTGATCCCCGCGACCGGAGCCGCGGAAGAAGACATCTTCCGTGAAGAGCCTTCCGAGACCGAAACCGAGACGCCCTAGTCGTCGTCTGGCTCGTCACCACCTACGGCGCTGCCGAGAGCATCGAGAGCACGCGACGCGTGCTCTCGCGCGGCTGCCGCGTGCTGCGCCGCCTCGCCGATAGCTGGCAGCGCTGTCACGGAGATGCGGCGACCACGGCGCGCAGCGCCGCGTACGAGCCGCCAAGCGACGCGCTGGTCCTCCGGCCAGGAGACCGCGGCGTGATCGAGCAGAGCAACGGCGGCATCTAGATCTGGCTGCATGGCCGCAGACTAGCAGCCCGGTCGCGTTTTACCTACTCGTCGTCCTCGTCGTCCGGGGCGTTCTTGTTCGGACGCGTTGGATTGCGATACGGCGAGCGCGGCGCGGTTCCTGGCGGCGGCGACAGAAGCTCGTCGTCGAGCATGCGCATGAGTTTCACGTTCTGCGCGACGATCTTCCGCGCCGCGAAGAAGCCGGTTACGCTTGCCAGCGCCCAGCCGAGCACGCCCCACCATGGCACTGTGCCGGAGACGGCCGTCAGAAACGTCATCGTGCCCGCTCCGCCCCCGACGGCAGACGAGAGAATCACCACCCGCCAGCCGGTCGCGAGCAACCGCGCGTCGCGCGCCTGCACCAGTCACTTCTTCTTGCTGCTGCCGCGCGGCAGCGTCGAGCGCTTGAGCGGCACGCCCTTCGGCACCGAGCCGAGCGGCGGCGCGATGCCGACGCTCACGCTGGCCCCGGAAAACCCGACGAGCGACGACGACGCGTCGCCGGTCGCCATCGCGTGCACCTCGTTCTGGCTGAAGAACGACGACTCGCCGCGCACGACCGACTCGTAGCTCTCGGACTTCATCCCGCGACTGCGCAGCACGGCTGCACTCGTCGAGCCATAGAGAGCCTTGACGCCACCAGCATGGCCCGCGTAGTTCGCGGTCGACATGCCCTTCATGCCGTAGCTCTGGCCGGTCTGGAACGAGTCGATGTTCGCGCCAGCGAAGACGAAGAGCCAGCCGGCTTCCTGCTGCTGCTCCTTCACGAGCGTGCGGACCTGCTCGATCTTGTACTCCTTCGACGCGTTCTCCTCGCCGTCGGTGTGCACGATGACGATGACCTTCTCCGGTCGGTCCTTCGCAGCGAGCTTGTCGACTCTGGTTCCGAGCGAGACGATCGCACGCCCGAGCGCGTCGAGAAGCGCGGTGCCTCCGCGCGGCTCGTACGTCAGCGCCGTGAGCGCCGGCACGTCCGCGAGCGGCATGTCGAGGTAGTTCTCTTCGTACGCGTTATCGAACTGCACGAGGCTGACCGAACACGGGCTCTGGTCTTCGCGCTGGTCAGCAATCAGCTTGTTGAAGCCATCGATCACGGCGTTTCGCAGGCCAGCCATCGAACCTGACCTGTCGAGCACGAACATGATGTGCGTGCGCCCTGCTTCCATCGCCTTCTTCTTCGTCATCATTTCCTGCGCAAAAAGGGTCGGTCATCGATGTGCGCGCTCCGCTCGCACCTTCTCAGTCGCCGTCTTCTCGTCGTAGCCGCACGTCTTGCAGTGCCTGCCGTCCTCCGCCCAGTCGATGTCGCAGCACCACTTGCACTGCTCTGGACGAAGCGGTGAGATCGTCACGTGCCGGTCGTCAGAGGGGCCGCCGCGACCGCCGCGAATCGCGACGAGCGCGTCGGCAGCGCTGTAGGCCTCAAGCGCGCTTCGCATGCCGCCGCTGCCGCCGCCGAGACGCCAAGCGGCCTCGTACCAGCGCGCCGTAGCTCGATCTGGATGCGCGACGGTTTCCAGCGCTGTCGCGACGCGACCGAGACGCTCCGCGATCTGTTCGAGAACGGCCGCGTAGTTGGGCTCGTAGTGATCTGCCACGACTGCCGAATCTACGGCGTGTCGGACAGAATGTCAAGCGGCTTCCGACACACCAGCTTCCGGCCATACCGCCACGCAGTCCGACGTAAGGCCTGGGGCTTCATCGCCCCGACGCACCTAACACTTCGATCTCGCATGTGTCGTACCAGCATGAGTCCGAGCGACCTGACCTGCTTGACCCTTCGATCTCGCCTGTCGAGGGGCGCTGGCGTGACGCGCGTCACGGCCCGACCTGCTTGACCCTTCGATCTCGCCTGTCGAGCAGCTGGCTAACACTGCGTGGCCATCCGATCAAAGACTACCCGACCTGCTTGACCCTTCGATCTCGCCTGTCGAGGCCTACGGCGACCTCGACGCCGGGGCCCGCGACCGTGTCCCGACCTGCTTGACCCTTCGATCTCGCCTGTCGAGAGCCGTCGAAAAACACCAGCGATTCCGCGGGCCTCGTAGCCGGTCTGCGAGCGGTCCCTGTTCTCGACATGTGAGATCGAAGTGCCAAGCACGTTCGAGCGCTTCGTGGCCAACGCATCGAACTGGATTTCCGAACAAGTACCATTACTTGCTACGGTCCACGTACCTTCGCGAGCGGGTCCGGTACTTTTGCAAGCACCGGGGCCCCTCGCGTTCGTGCCCATCGGGGGGCACATCACCGAACTTGCGTTCGGAGAAATCATTCGGCCGCCTGCGCCTTCTCCGTGCGGGCCTTCTTTCGGATTCGACCGGACGCGCGCTTGATCGCTGCGATCTGATCCGGCAGCGGCAGCGGCTTACCGTCCCGCAGGAGCATGTTCCACGCGTAGATGACGTCGACGGGACGCTCTAGCCTGCACGTCACGACCTCACAGCAGAACTTGCCGCTCTTGCCGAAGGTCGCGCTGACCTCGGCCGAGTGCTCGTGCAGGCACGACGGACACGTCCGCGAGTTCATGTCGCTCGGCACGATCTCGACCGTCAGCCCCCGCTTCTTCGCCGCCCACTCGATGGACTCTCGCAGCTGCGCGAGCGGGAAGCTCCGCACGAGGTACTCGACGTGTTCGCCAAGCTCGGGAGCGCCATCCTTCGCTGGATTGCCCCAGTCTTCGACGAGGATCCGCGACACGCCGCGCCTTTCGGCGAGGCGCATCGCGTGCGACGCGATCTCCTGGCACTTCGTGCGTACCCACCTGGCCTCCGCGTCTTCGAGTCGCGTGAAGTGCTCTTCGCGCCGAGCAGTGCCGTGACCCTTGGCACCGTCACCAAGCTCGCGCTTGTGCCGACCGAGTGACGAGCGCCGCGCACGGTACGCCGCCTTGTGGGCGAGCACGTCGCCGCCGTCGGCGAGCACAGTCGTGTACGCTTCACGCCCGTCGTCGCCGCGGGCGATTGCCGCGGTCAGGAACGTCCGCACGCCTCGATGCAGAGCCATCGTGCGGCCGGTCTCGGTCTTACGGACCTCGGAAGTGAAAGACACGAAGGCCATCCACTTCCGTTTGCCATCGCGATCGTCGTCTTCGACCAGGCGGCAGTCGCCGAGGCAGGCCGGATCGGCCAGAACACGCTTCAGCGACGCGAAGCCGCTTCCGCCGTAGGGCTTCACGACCAAGCGCACCTGTGTCGGCCGGTCGCTGTCCTCGCCGAACAACGGCAGCGTCAAGATCGCCAGGCCGTCGCTCGGTTCGAGACGGATCGCGCCGTTGCCTGACGCGATGTAGATCGGAGAGCCACCCCTGAAGGTGGGAAGCGACATCTTGCCCTTCCATTTTTCCTTCCGCCACTTCTTCCAGCGCGTGAAGGCCGCACCGGCCGTACCAAGCAGGACTTTCGCGCCGGGGTACGTCGTCGCGACCTTCTCGTCGCCGTAGTACGGCTTGCCCTTCTTGACGCGTGCGGCCGCGGCCTCGCGTTCGTTGAGCCAGAGGTCACGCGTCAGCTGGTAACTCCGCGACCGCGCTAGGATCTTTCCGGCCTTCTTTGCGCCGAGCTTGCCGGCGCGCTCCTCGACTTCGAGATCGGTGATCACGCCGTTGAGGACGCGATGGATCGGAGCGCGCAGCGCGCGCAGGAGCGGCCCGAGTGCCGCCCAGTCGTGGTCGAGCGGGCGGATCACCTCCAACCGCAGGGTCGAGACGATCTGCGCATCGACCGCCGCATCGTCTAACGCGGCCTCGACGACGAGCGGCCCCGTCTCTTCTTCAGCGGGCTCAGTCACGCTGCATCTCGACGTGACGTGCGCTTCTGTGCCTCGACGGCCGACGGGCTCGTCTCCGAGCCGGCGGCGCGCTTCGGCGTCTTCCGCAGCTGCCTGATCTCGGCACGCAGCGTGGCGTTCTCGACGCGCAGACGGTCGCACTCTTCCTTGGCCGCGACGAGTTCACTCGCGAGCGCCGTGTAACTCTTGTGACCCGCGCCCGCTCCGAGAATTCGAGAGCGCAGATCGCTCGCGAGACGACTCACGGTCTGAGCCGAGATCGGCGTCCCGTTCGTACGCTCCCACGTCCGCGCCTCGTCGAGCATCTCGCGCTGCTTGCCGGCGTCGCGGAAGCGACCGGCGGCCACAACCGCATGAATTCCCACGCCTTCGATGCCCTTCGCGCCCAGACCGTTACGCGCTGCCCTGTACCCGTCGTATCGCGACGGGCGGCACAGGTTCGTCTGCTCCAGGAACTGGAGGAACGTGAGGCCCGTGTCCTTCCACAGGCCGGTCACCTGTTCCGCCTCGTAGAGATACGAGAGGAAGTCGCCCTCTGCATCGTCCGCCAGCGTTCGGAGACGCTTGGCCTCGGCGATGAACTGTTCGAGCGTCGTCGACTTGTTGATTCGCGGCATGTTCGTAGGTCTACACGGCCCAGGACCGTGAGTCAAGAGCTTGCGACACACCTCGTTCCGTGAAGTCGCGAACGCTGGAACCTACCGGCACGGTCGACCTCTCGATCTGGCGCTGCGAGGTCGCTCTTGCGGCTCGCCCGACGCGCTTGACCATCGATCTCGCCGTCGCGAGTGAGGATGGATCGCTCTGGACCGATTACCCCGTCACGCTCGCAGCTCCAGATCGAAGGGCCGAACGTGTCCGAGCGCTTCATGGCCAACGCATCGAACTGGATTTCCTCATGAGCACCAGCGCTCACGAGGTCCACGTACCTTCGCGAGTGCGGCCGAGACCACCTCGCGTTCGGGCCAATCGGGTGGCCCATATCGCCGAGCTTGCGCTCGGAGAAGTTCTTGTCGGACGTCATCGGCCGTCCCAGCCCTCGCGACGAGCGCGCTCCAACAGGTCGACGCGCTCGGGTCCGACCGCTGCGTGCTGCCACATCTGGACGTGGGCCTCCTCGACGTCGACGAGACGCACGATCTCGGCGTCCTCGCCGGCAAGCTGGACGAAGCCGGCCTCCGGGCGCCAAATCCAGATCGGCCCGCAGAGTACGTTGCCGGACTTTAGCTTGATGGTGGCGTCACGCATTGGGCATTCGGGGGCCAGGACTCGAACCTGGACGGGCGACTTCAAGGGACGCTGGCCTGCCGATTAGCCGAACCCCGAGCAGCATTCAGGCGCTGGCTCGTTGGCGTTCGGTCTTCGCCTTCCGTCTCTCGGCCGAGCGCGCCTTGCGTTCCACAGCAAGCCGTATGCGCTCTATGCAAACCGAACACGAGTCGGACGAGAAGTCCAAGTGGACGCCGTACTCGCAGCCGTCGCTACACGCCCAGTCGTCTTCGACGTAGGGGCGCGCCTGCTCGTGCCGCATGCTCAGCATGGCAGCGGCAGGATCGAAGCCTGCCCTACGCGCTAGCGCCGCAAGCCCTTCAAGCGAGACCGCGAGGTCGCCGAGATCGTCGACGGTCACCGAGCACGTCACGCCCCGACGACGACCACTGCCATCTACGGCGTGGTTCACGTGCGGAGGCCGATCTTCGTCCTTGGCCGTCATGCGGCGCTCTCCCGCGTCCGCTCGGCACGCTCGGCCTTCTCCGCCAACTCCGCATCGAAAAGCCGGCGTGCGCGTCGGCACACCTTGCACGCGTCCGGCGAGCAGCAGAGTTCGATCTTGTAGCCGTCCTCGCACCACTCGGTGATGTAGTTATGCTCGATCCACACGTCGCTCGGCTTGAAGCCAGCACGTTTCGCGAGCGCGGAGAGATCTGCGAGCGACCAGCCGTTCGCGCCGTCGCTGATGATGACGCAGCACTTGCCGGCGATCCAGCCGGTCCGCTTCGGCATGTCATGGACGACAACTACGGTCTTTTCAGTCTTGGCCATTATACCCCGTACGGGAGTCGAACCCGTCTCGTCTGCGTGAAAAACAGATGGCCTCCCAGAAGCCGAACGGGGCAAAAGTTCCTGACAAGGGGTGCCGGCGGAAATGGGCTTGCGCCCAGTTTGTTTGGTAAACGGTAACCGCGTAGCGTCGGCCAGGAACCGGGAAAGAATACACAGGCCGAGGTCTTGCGACGAACCTCATCGAGCACGGCCTGTGGGGGAGTGATTGAAGTCGAGCAAGGGGAGTGACCTCGGGATCGGTGCGTGCCGGGTTAAATGCCCGGTGCGATTGAGGTGATAACCCGTGATCGTCGGCTCGACTGTTGGTTTTGGTGAGACCCTTTCTAGCTGATTGAAACTCCGAGCAAGGTGGTGTCCGACGGGTTTCAACCAAAGATAACCATCGGACTTCGGCTCGAAGCAGAACTAGTCGCGGATGAAGTCGGCGATGACGGCCGGCGCCGCTGCGTCGAAGCCTACCACGTCGATCATGCCGGCGTCGGTCGGATCTGCGATCGTGAACTCCGACGCGTCGGTCGCGACCACGATGAGCTTGGACGCGATGCCCATGTTCTCGCGGTACTGCTTGAGCGCCACGTGCGGATGCACGGCGCCGGCCCACGTCTCGTTGTCCGTCGCGACGTAGAACGCCTCGACCTTCTGCTTCTGCGCGAGCGCGTGGAGCATCGGCAGCGCGCAGTCGGTGCCGCCCATGGGAACGGCCTCCATGGCCTTGATGACGTCGGGCAGCGTCGTCTTCGCCGTGATGTTGACCGGGAGCAGACGCGAGGGCTGGCCGCCCCAGCGTCCGCCGTAGCCAGCCGCGTGACCGGCCGAGCCGCTCGCGAAGCCCACGATGTCGTAGTCCGACTCGCGCCGCGCCGTGACCATCGCCATGCAGCCGACGGCCTCGCGTGCCGTGAGCGTCGTGCCCGCGATGAAGCTCGACGCCATCGAACCTGACACGTCGAGCGCGAGCATGATGGACTTGCCGGTGGGCTCGACAGTCTCGAACGCCAGGTAGAACGCGTCGTCGAGGGCGTCGATGATGGACTGCACCGGCGACCACGTCAGCTTGCCCTTCTCGCCGTGGCCGGCTGCGTACGTCTTGAGCGCGAGGAGCACTGCGATCGGATGCAGCCGCGACTTCTTGATGGCGTCGGCGTTCTTCAGCTGCTTCACGACGAGCTTCGATGCGTCCGAGCCAGGAACGAGCAGGCCGTTCGCCGTCATGCGCCCGAGGTTGCGCACGCAAGCGTGCATCGGCATGCGCTGGAGCAGCGCATCCCATACAACCGCGTGCTTCTGGTGCTCTGACGGCACCATCTCGTGAGTGAGCCCGTACTCACGGATGATCGTGGCCGCCTCGTTCGCGTCCTTCGCAGCGCGCACCTTCTCGACGCCCTCGATCAGCGCCGGCAGGGCTCCGGCGGCGACCGCCTCGTACGAGACGCCCGCCTCCTGCTGCTTGCGCTTGACGGAGCGCTCCCCGAGGCCGTCGCGTCCCGCGATGGTCCAGCGCAGGATGGACGAGACGATCGGATCCGTCGTCTTCGGGTGCGCCTGCCGAAGCAGGTCGCGGTGCGAGCGTCCGCCGCGCTGCTGGTACTTCAGCAGCTGGTAGGCGAGGTCTCGCCCCTCCTTGCTCGTGTACCACGCGCCGACCGCGCGGCGCAGGCCCGAGCCCCAGCCGCGAAGCTGCTCGACCTGAGCGACGAACTCGAAGAGGTGCGTGCCGGTCCGGCACACGCGTGGCAGCGCGGCAAGCGCGAGGCGCCGCACAACCGCGTCCTCGTGGGCAGCGGCGACGGCGAGCGCGAAGATCGCCGCATCGTTCTTCGGCGCGCGACCCGACTCGCTGAGCGCAGCGATGTGCTCGACAGCGGCCGCAGCGTCGTCCTTGAGGCAGCGGCCGAGCGCGGTCGCGTTCTCCTTGACGAGCTTCTTCTCGCCGACGTGGAACGTCCCGCCCTCGGCGCCGAGGATCAGAAAACGGTCCAGCCGCTTCCAGTCGTCCACTTCAAACGTGAAGCCACCGGCCGCGTTCTTGACCTGACGCACGTCGGCCTTCGCCGACTGCGGCGCGTCCTCGCGCGCAGCGGACACGGACTTCTTCTTCGACGCACCGAGGTGCGCGGCGTAGTTGGACATGACGAATCTCCCAGAGACAAGAGCCCAGAGAATCAGAGCGTCCCATGGGGGACTCGAACCCCCGTTGCCGACGTGAGAGGCCGGCGTCCTTTGGCCATCTAGACGAATGGGACAGGGAACTGTACAGGAACCGAAGACGAGATCAGGCCGCGACTTCTTCACCCGCGCGCGCCGGGGGCTTCGCTTCGACCTTCGGCGCGCACTCCTTGCACACGAGCTTTTCCTTGGCGACCTCGTGTCCGAACCGCGTGTTCATCGGCCGGTCGAGGTGGTCGCGCTCGTACATGGCCACGCGGTACGACGAGACGACGCGGACTGGGCGCGGGTCGAGCACGGTGCCGTTACGCATCGAGCCGTCGAACGCGATCCGGCAGACCTCACAGCGATAGCTCATCGGAATCACCTTTTTCTGGAGAGCGGAGGACTCGAACCCCACAGCCGAAGCTGCTAACCGGTCTTCAAAGCCGGGCCGCGCCTTGCGACTTCGCCCTCCGGATACGACACACTGACATGCTGCGAAACGCTGTGCAAGCACAAACACTGCCCCCCCCCCGCAATAGACCAAGCCGCTCCGTCGCTCGCGCCGACTCGGCTAAAGGAGGCCCCAGATACGACCACCGATCTCCCAGCCGATCCGCAAGACGCATCCGCAGACCAACATGCCGAGCGTCCAGAGCAGGAAGCCGGCCGGCGTTTTCATGTCTGGCATCGCAGGTATCCTTTCGTGGCGTGACTAGGGGCTGACCAGGGACAGGAGACAGGAAGGAGGAAGAGTCGAACTTCTGCGCCGAAACGCCGCGGGTTTTCGAGGCCCGTCCCACGCCGTGTGGGTTCACCTTCCAGAACGGAGAGAGGTGGTATCGAGCCACTGCGCCGAAGCGCCACGCGGTATTCCAAACCGGCCCGAGACCTTCTCGGTTCACCCTGCTCTCCAAAATGTGATCGAACGTGTTCGTTCGGTCACGACTTGGCTCCTGCTTCCGCCACGACACTTGCTCGACGCTGAGGCCGTCGAGTAGAGGCAGCCGTGTCCACAGGCGTAGCCTTGCGGCTGTTCCCCGAAAGCCTCGGGTACGCTTCCAAATTCAACGCGGCGTTGCGGTCTCGGTCCAGGACCAGACCGCATGCCTCGCACTCGTACGTCCTCGTGCCCAGCGACAACTCGGCCTTCACGACTCCGCAGCCGCTGCACGTCTTACTCGACGGGAACCACCGGTCAGCCACGATCACCTCGCAGCCGTAGACAGGTCCCTTCTGTATCAGCAGCGTCCTGAACATCCCCATCCCGACATCCGAGAGCGCACGCGCCAGCGAATGGTTTCTGAGCATCCCTGCCACGTTCATGCCCTCGATGACCGCCGCTTGGGTTTCACGCGCGATCTTCGTGGTCGTCTTGTGCAGGAAATCCTTCCGGATGTTCGCGACGTCTCGGTGAATCTTCGCCAGTTCCTCACGAGCCTTACGCCTGTTCGCGCTTCCCTCCTGTCTACGATGGAGCTTCCTGTTCGCACGCCGCAGCTTCTTCAACGCCTTCCGAAGCGGCTTCGGCGCGTCTAGGGGCTCTCCTCGTGACGGCACGACCGCAGTCTTGAGGCCCAGGTCGATGCCGAGGATCTCGTGCTCCGGGACGTTCGGCACCCGGAAGTCGCCCTCGACCTGAACCGACAGATACCAACGGTCGGCGATGCGCTTCACGCGACCGCCGAGGATCTTGCCGTGCAGCCTGAGCGGCTCGCGCGTCTTCACGCTGCCGATGACCGGGAGGTGAACGTGCTTGCCATCGGCAAGGAAATGGAATTTGTCGTTCGCGACGTAGAAGGCGTCACGGGTCTTGCCCTTCTTCTTGAAGTTCGGTGGTCCGACGCGTGGGCCCTGGCGCTTTCCCGTGATGCTCTTGATGTAGTTCGAGAACGCCGTGTCCAGGTCGGAGAACGCGCCGGCATTCGCGTCTCGCGGCGACTCGAAGATCCAGGGGAACGCTTCGCCCTTGATGGCGTTGAACTGCTTCTTGAGCTTGGTCCCGCTGGGCTTCTGGCCGGCCCTGTACTGGCGGTTCCACTCGTGAAGTGCCCAGTTGTACGTGAAGCGCGCGACACCGCATGCACGCAGCATCGCCTGGCGCTGCCGTACTGTCGGGTCGAGAGCTATGACGTGTCCGTGGATCATGTGATCGTGCGTCTGTAGTTTGTCCGTAAATGTCCGCGAAGACAAGAGCTAGCTATGGCTCCTACCAGAACCAGCCAGCGTCGCGCTTCGGCGGCACGATGCGCTCGTACCGTGCGATGCGGATGAGATGCGCGACACGCGCCCGGTAGCGCTGGTTCAACCAGCGACGATACCATGAGGGCGAGCCGTCCGGGAACCGTCCGTTCTTGCCGACGCTATTGTGATGGAACGTCCGAGCCATGGTCCTCCAGGCTCGGGGCGATAGGCCCCGGGCACTAGAAGACCGCGCCTTTTCGATCACAGCGCACGTCAGCGTCGCCGATCGTCTCGGCGCTCGTAGCCGCCGCCGCCGCCAGGCCGCGGCTTGTCCTGCGCCTCGTTCACGTTGATCGTGCGCCCGTCCAGCGTCGAGTTGTTCATGCCCTTGATGGCGGCCTCCATCTCAGCCGGCGTGTTGTACGACACGAAGCCGAAGCCGCGCGAACGGCCGGTCTCTCGGTCGGTGATGACCTTGGCCTCGGTGACCTTGCCGAAGGGCGCGAACGCCTCCATCAGCCCCTCGTCATCGATCGACCACGGCAGGTTACCTACGAACAGCTTCTTCGCCATCGCTCTCTCCTCAGCTAGAACAGATCACTCATCACTCATCGGTCTCCGGCACAGGCTCGATCAGCCCAGCCTTCTCCGCTTCTTCTCTTAGCACGCCCATCGCGCAATGACACGGACCCGGATACCAACCGCCGGCACTGTACCCGGTGTCGTTGCACAAGGGACACTCGGTTGTCGAACGGTTCGGTGGCTCGTACGAGTCTGCCACGTTCTCCGCGGCGGCGTCGATCGCGTCGGCAGTCACGCGACCGGCCTCGCTCATCTTGTCGGTTGCGATGCGCACGGCGTTCGCAAGCGCTTCGAGTGCGCGCACTACGGCACGTCGACCGCCAAGTAGCTTTCGTGCGCGCATCAGCATCGTCGTGCCCTGCTAGTAGTATCGGTTGTACGAGCACTCGGAACGGTGCCCTCGCGGCCGCATGCAGAAATCCGCACCGAGACGAGAACGCAAAAGCGGCTTGCCGCACGGCGGCTCTTCGTGACGGCTCGACCCGTCAAACCGCGACAGGCTCGGCTCGCCGATCAGTTGCGTCGGCACCGCAAGACCAAGCCGCTTCGCGGTTGCCTCACCGCGCTTTGGGCTGACCCGCCAGAGCACGAGGAGCGCTCGCGTCCGGGCGTCAGCCGCCTCATACCAAGCAGAGTGCAAGCAAAGCGGAGTGCCGCGCCTACGAGGAGGCTCAGGCGGAACGAGCGCGTGCAGCCGTGCGACCTCGGCCTGGAGATCGACGACACGTAGTGCGCCGCGGAGCTTGCGCTTCATGTCTCGCGCCAGCCTTCGAGGTCGTCGATCCAGATCGGCGTCCCAGGCCCAACCCAGCCGCCGCCGATATTGAAATCGAAATACTCGTTCGCCTCCTCGTAGGTCATCCCATCACGCGTCATCAGGATGTCGAGGATCTTCTTCGTCGAGTACGCAGCCAGCGTCGGCTGACCACACCGTCGCGCGAAGCCGATGAACGCGTCGTCGAGGCCGTCAGCCGTCAGGGCATCTGGGTTCTCGTCGGCGAGTAGCTCGCGCCAAAAGATCATCGTGAGGCCTCACGTTTGTGGAAGAACCACCTTCCGAGCAGGCGTGTTTGGTGCTCCGCCTGAGCACGCGCCGCCTCAGTAAAGATCGGCGCGTCCTCTACCTGCTTCGCCAAGTGCAACATTTCCGGCTGACGGTCGAGGAACGGCATCCACTCGACCGCGATGCCGCACTGCCAACAGAACCGATCGAGCCCCCGCAGTAGCTCGTCGCGCGACATGCTCGACCAAAGACCGTGGTCCAAGCGCAAGCGCGGGAGCGGCTCCGGAAGCGACCGCGCTTGCAGCCATGCACCGCAGGAGCCGCAGCAGATTGCCAGGCCGGTCGGATCGCCACCGACCCTAGGCCCGTCGAGCATCGGCCAGCACCAGGTTCCCGGCGAGTCACTCATCGCGAGAACTCCCGCAGACGAACGACCTCATGGAGCAGCGCGCGGACGAACATCGCGTGCCGCGAGCGGTCGATCTTCTTGTCGTTCTGGACGTACTCGTGGACGATCTCCATCGCGGCGTACCACTCCGGACTCGTCGCCCCAGCGCGGAGATATCCTGGATCGGACTCCGCGAGCTTTAGCCACGAGCGGATCGAGGTAAGCATCTCGTCAGTCAGCGACTCGCCCTGTGCAGCGGTGATGAGCTTCCGCTCGCTAGCCTCCTCACCGGTTTTCGTTCGCTCCGGACCGGTGACCGGATCTACCGCGCGCCCGAGCCCGCGGTTCGCCCACCACCACGTCCAATGATCTTCGGTACGGTCGACGATGGTCTGCAAGCTCTCGGTTGCCACGGCGCACACAGCATGCATCCGCTTCGCCCACTCGCGCAAAGCCTCTGGAGTCTTCAGCTGGTCGAGTTCGTCGTAGAGCGAACACGTCGGGAGATGGTTGTCCTCCCAGAGCCCGCACTGGATGCAGCGATCGACGCTCACGCCGAAGCCCTCTTCGAGACGACGACCGTGCGCACGTACGGGCCGTCCCCTGGCACGCGTACGATCGTCGTTACCTTGACGCCTCCGCACTTGACGCAGACGCGCGTCCTGTCCTTCTGGACATTCCAGCGCTTCCACTTGTGCTTGCAGGCGCTCACGCCGCCACCAGGTACGGCCGCCAGGTTTCCGGCACCGTGCTCATGTCGAAGCGCTTGCTGACGATCGGCAGCCACTCGGGCTTCCGAGGTGCACGCCTGAGTGGCATCTTGGCCTCTGCCGGCGTCCGGTCACCCTTCTTGGCGTTGCAGACGTAGCAGGCCATCACGATGTTGTCCCACTCGGTCCGGCCGCCACGCGATCGCGGCAGCACATGATCGTAGTTGAGAGCGCGAGGCTCGAAGACATGATGACAGTACCCGCACTCGTTCCCGTCGCGGAGAAGTACGTTCTGACGCGAGAACTTGATCGAGACCTTCCGCGTCCTCGACTTCTTCACCTTCCTGATGACGGAAGGCATTTTCATCGAGACCGAAGGCGAGCGCAGCACCTCGTCGAATTCCTCGATCACCTCGACCTTGTTGTCGTAGATGAGGCAGACCGCGCGCTGCCAGTCGACGATGCGCTCAGGTCTGTAGAACATGTCCAGTACCAGTACTCGGGTCTCCATGACGAACCTCGTTCAGTTGTGCGGACCGTGGGAGTCGAACCCACACTTTTCGGTATTTGAAGCCGATGCCTCTGCCGTTGGGCTACGTCCGCAGGGTTACTTCTTCTCGCTCTCGTCCTTCTTCTCCTTCCATCCGATACGTCTTGTCACCGACCTTGATCTCGGTGTCACCGATCTCGACCGTCAGCGTCGTCTTGTACGTCGGATTGTACCGCGGATCTGCGTCGACGCCGTTCTTCTCGGCCTCGTCGTCCGCTTCTTTCATCAGCGCGAGGAAGAGGCGCATCCAGGCGATCTCGGCGTCGCAGAAGCGCTCGGTCACGCGCAGACGACGAGAACCAGCGCCGACCTCCTTCCAGAGCTTCACGTCGCCGTCGAGCACGTTGGCTTGCTGCCCCGAGACCTTCACGAGCCGCGCCGCCGATGCCGCACGCACGAGAGACGGCAGCCTCGACCAGTCCTCGATGAAGCGTGATGCGGCCTCAGCGAGTGTCGGGCCGGCGTTCGTGCCGTTTCGCAGGATCGCGATCTCCGACGCGCCGAGCGACAGCGCCTCGCGTGCCGCCGCTTCTAGCATCTCGACGGTTTCGGCCGACGACCCCGAGCCCGACGACCCCGAGCCCGGCACGCTCAGCGTGCCGAAACGCGTCGTGACGTGTGCGCTCCACGAGTCCGGTGCGGTCGCGATCAGCGTGATCTGCACGCCGATGCCTCGACGTCCGCCCTCGTAGATGCCTTTGCTCTTGCGTGCACACTCGATGCCCAGGAACGTGATGCTAGTCTTCGTCTCGTCGGCCATGGTGAACCCTCCGGGGCGGAGAGTATGTCGTAAGCGGCTTCGGAGCAAGCGCGAACGGCATGTGGTAGCATCCAGCCCATGCCCACGTACTCGATGAGCCCAAGCCGTCTCGGTTACACCTGCGACTCCGGCGACGATCCGGTGCACGACCGGATCACCGGCGACTGCTACGACAACGCCTGCGAGGCCGAAGCGGCTGGCGCCCGCCTCTGGGACTACGGGTGCGCAGAGCCGGTCGCGGAGCCGGCGTACGCCTGGGGACCAAGCGGCTGGTGGGGCGGCGACGGTGGCTGGTGGGGCGGAAACGGTGGCAGCGCGTTTCCGTGGCGTCGTCGCGGTCGACGGCACGGCGGCGGCGGAGTTCCACGCGCTGGTGGTCCGCGCGGCGGCGGCCGGCTGCGCCTGCCTAGCCCTGGACAGCCGGGCATCACGATGCCGCCGGTCGGCACGCCGGGAACGCATCCGAACGTCTCGTTCCATCCATCGCCGCGGATGACCGCGCCGACGACGACGACTCGCATGCAGATCTCGCCAGCTGGCAGCGGAGCCCGAACGATGCCGTCGCGCGGCGGCGCCGCACGCATGGCCAGCCCGACCAGCCGCGGCATGCGCGGACTCGGACAGGACACCGCGACGGTCGACACGAGATGGAAGTACGCCGCTCTCGGACTCGGCGCGCTCGTGATCGTGCAAGCGTGGTGGTGGAATAAGAAGGCCCCGAACGTCTTGAAGCTCGGCTACTAACTGGGGTCGACAGGAGTTGCACCTGCACGTCCTTTCGGACACACGGCCCTCAACCGTGCTCGTCTGCTCGTTCCGACACGACCCCAAAGTGCGGAAAAAGGGAGTCGAACCCCCACGGGCTTTCGCCCACACCGGCCTGAACGGTGCGCGTCTTCCATTCCGCCATTCCCGCTTATGTGATGCACGGTAAGGGATTTGAACCCCTGTAAACCTGCGTGTAAAACAGGCGCCTCGCCTCTCGGCCAACCGTGCAGTTGCTCGTCAGGGTCCGGCGGCGACAGTCCTAGGTGCCTTACCCGGTTTTACGGGAGAGAGCTAGGGCTGGCATCCGCTAATCGTCTGACGAGCGCCCCCGGCGCGAGCCGTGAGCCATCGGGGTAGCCGGGATTGCACCGGCGATCTCTCCGCCCCGAACGGAGCGCGATACTACTTCGCCATACCCCGAGAAAGCTCTCGCGTCGTCGAGCCCTGCCTCGCCGCCTTGCTTAGAGGCGTTTGTCGCATTCGTGCATCCGGTGATCAGGTCGGCTTGCACGAACGTCTATGCGTCGCTCTCGGACTCGACAAACGTCGCGGGCTTTTCAGGCTTGCGCGACGCTGACGCGAGATCGCTACGGTCGGAATCGAACCGACGTACAAGCCCGTATGAGAGGCTGCCCTGACCATCAGGACGTAGCGTTGGGAGCGAGGGCCGGAGTCGCACCGGCGTTCTTCGGCTTATGAGGCCGACGGATTACTGCTTTCCCACCTCGCACAAGATTGCGGTCGCCGGAACTGCCCACGGTCCTAAGCGTTATGAGCGCTTTGTGCACTGTACACCACCCCGCACGTTCCCACGGTGAGTTGAACACCGATTCCTAGCTTCGGAGGCTAGTGCCCTTCCATTTGGACGATGGGAACAGATCGTATCGCTCTCGGACTGAATCGAACAGTCGTTCCTGGTTTCGTAGACCAGTGCCCTATCCGCTGGACGACGAGAGCATCAGCACCCCTGGCGGGACTCGAACCCGCGGCCTCTCCGTCCGTAGCGGAGCACTCTGATTCCACTGAGCTACAGGGGCACGCTGCGGACAGGAGTCGAACCTGCAACCTCTCGTTTAGAAAACGAGCGCCGCTTCCGGTGCGGCTTCCGCAGCATTTCTGGCAAGGGATGCAGACCGGCGTTTAGCGTTCTAACCGTTTAAACTACCGCCGCCTTTCGGCCGCGACCGGGAGTCGAACCCGGACCTCTCGAATACAAGTCGATAACCGCTCTGCTTCGGCCAGAAGAGGCGCGAGCCAGGGTCGCACTGGCCTTCATCGGGTTGCAGCCGATGTCCTTCGCTGGAAGATCGCGCCTAACTCTCGGGCAAGGGGCGTCGTCGGAGATTCGGCCCGAGAAGCGACAGGCGAGACTCGAACTCGCGTAGACCTGAATGGAAGTCAGGCGCCTTACCTCTAGGCTACTGTCGCGGAAGCCGCCATCGAGATTCGCACTCGACTAGCCCGCATACCAAGCGGGTACCTCGCTATCTAGGATTTGGCGGCCAAGATTCGTGCGATTCGCCTGTGAACCGCCTGGTTTGAGCAGCCGACCGTATCGGCGATAGCCTGTAGCGTCATGCGCTGACGCATCTCAGTCAACACCGCATCCGGCGGCCACCGAACGCGCCTGTTGGACGGGTGTTCTGGCTGCCTTGCTCGCGGAGGCATGCGGCGCTCCGCCGCATGCAGGTTGGCATGCGCCATCTTGGTTAGCACCTCCAGATTGTCCGGATTGTCATTCTCCCTGTTCTTGTCCCTGTGATGGACTTCTTCGTCGCGATAGAGGGCACGCCCGATCTTCGCCTCGGCCACCAATGTGGCTCGCTTGACGTAGCCGGATTTCATCGCCCGGTGATGCGTCGGCGCCTTCACGTACCAGTATCCACGACTCCCTCGCGTCTCGCCGCCCTTCCAATGCCCGTTCTTGTCCCCCGGTCCGCTGGGGGGCACATGTCCAGAGTGGAGTGACCTACAGGAGCGGCCGCAGAACCGCGCAAAACCGCGAGCGCGATCTGTTGTTCGCGCTGAGAATGCGGCCCCGCAGTGATCGCAAAAGTAGGCTTCCTTTTTTGGAATCGACACCCGATCACCATGAACCGTGCGGAGATTCTCGTCAACCGTTTATTTGAAGCCACCGGAGGTGCTCGCATCCTCCTCGCCGGTCTACAAGTCCGGCACGTCGCTTTCTACGCTTCGGTGGCACTACGAAAAAGCTCGCAGTCGAACTCGAATCGACCTTTCCGACTTACGAGGCCGGCGCGTCGCCATCTACGCTTTGCGAGCCAATACTGGACCTGACCGGCTCCGCCCCGGTCGCCTCCTGAGTGCAAGTCAGGCGCTCTCCTAAAATGAGCTACAGGCCCTTGGAGCCGGACCGTCAGAGGCGTTTGTCCCGTCCCTGGGCGCGTGACGGTGGGATTCCGGCGTAAGCGGCGCGGGAGACTCGAACTCCTTGTTTACCGGTGTGGCACACCGGTGGCAGACCTTCCGCCTGCGCGCCGCAGAGACTTTGGAGTCGGCGGGAGTCGGACCCGCACTTCGTCGATGCCATCGACGTGTGATCCCGCTTCACTACGACCCCGATGGAGCGGACCGGGCTCGAACCGGTACCTCGTCCGGGGCCACTCGCCCCGGTCGCGCGCTGCCGTTGCACTTTGCGCTACCGTCCCGTATCGTCGGCCAATGCCGACCACAGATCTGCCCGCGAAGCTGCTTCAGGAACTCTCTGACGGCCTGCTCATCGCCTACCGCGTCAAGAACCACAAGCTCGACTACTCGCTGATGAACCGGCCCGAGCCGACGCTCAGTGGCGTCGATGACCACGCGCTCGCGACCGCCATCATCATCGCCGGCCGAGAGTTCGATCTCGTCGTCGACGAGAACATCATGCAGTCCGAGCGCGTCGTCCGCAGCGACGGTCGAGAGGTGACGTACAACGAGGCGATCGACATCAACTGGGAGGATCGCGTCATCCGGTCGAGCCGCCGGAAGGAGATGACCATGGACGTGCTCGCCGGGATCGTCACCGCGCTCATGCAGCAGGCTGCGGCGCCGACGCCGGATGCGCTGGCGCCCGAGTCGAAGTCGAACTGATCGTCGCGCCGAGAGTCGCACTCGGGTCTTCCGCGTGTCGGGCGGGTACTCTTCTGTTGAGCTACGCGACGTTGGTCCAGACTGATTGCGATGGCCATCGCTGCTCGGCCCAAGCCGGCCGACACGGAACGAGCCCAGCTGGATCGGCGCAGGTGGAATCGGACCACCAACTCAACCTTATCAGGGTTGCGTTAAGACCACTTAACTATGCGCCGCGACGTCCTCGACAAGAATCGAACTTGTGGCCTGCTTTTTAGGAAAAAGCTGCTCTTCCAGCTGAGCTACGAGGACAATAAGGGTGACCAGGGGGACATCGAACCCCTCATCCTCCGGACCACAACCGGATGCTCTACCTTTGAGCTATGGCCACCATGAACCATGGAGTTAGCCGGGATCGAACCGGCGACCTCTTGAGTGCGATTCAAGCGCTCTCCCAGCTGAGCTATAACCCCTCTTTCATTAAGACTGCGACGATCGAAGTGTTCCTCAGTCTTAGTTTTGCCGCATTTAGGACAGCGCTTTGTCCTCATCTTCAACCTCATCGGGGTGCCCTCACCCAGTTACGCCCCCACGGGGAATTGAACCCCGCTCGACCCTGCTTGACAAGCAGGCGTCCACGCCAGTGGACTTTGGAGGCATTGGTGTGGCGGGTCCTACTCAGCGCGGACGCTGAGCCTTCGGTACCAAGGTGGACCTCACCACGATCACGCCGAGAGCTACCCGGCATGACTCGACGCAACACGGAGAGCTACTCCGCCTTGGCCGATGGGACGCCCTGGAGTCGAACCAGGTTCCGCGGCTTTTCAGACCGCTGCAATGACCGCACTTGCTCACGTCCCGTGACAGGCCAGGCAGGCGTCGAACCTGCTCGACGCGCGATTTGGAGTCGCGCCGGCTACCTCAGCCTCTGACCTAAGGACTCCTGGGGCTGGAATCGAACCAGCGACCACTCGGTTACGTACCACTTCGGCTTTCGCCGCCCGCAGGCGCGGTTCGTGGTCTGGACTATCCCATCGTCCTCGACTTGCAGTCGGTCGGACGTCGCCCCTCTAGTCTCTACACCTTCCCCCGAGGGGGCTTGGCTCGGGATTGCCACGTCTCTTGCGACGAGGGTTCCCCGAGTTTGGGCGATTTTCACCGGCCGATTACTCGGTCGGGCTGCCAACGGACAGCCGAGCGCTCTTCCATCTGAGCTACCCAGGAATGTGGCTGGCGCCCGATGGCGCCAGCCGTCTTCTTCGGTTCCTATTCAGTTTTCAAAGAGGCCGCCGTGAAGCGGCTTCATTCCGGGTCGAGGACTCGAACCTACGATTTTCTGAGTCAGAGTCAGACGGCCTGCCGATTAGCCGAACCCGGATGGGATGGACGGGACTCGAACCCGCTTAGGCCGATGTAAGAAACCGGTGTAGTTCCTGATCTACATCCATCCCGAAAAACCATGGGAGCGACGGGGGTCGAACCCGCGACCGTCCAGTTAAAAGCTGGCTGATCTACCTCTGATCTACGCTCCCGCTTTCACGCGGCAGCGCGTTTCTCCTCTCGTCCCTCGACGCCCAGCACGGTGCGCCGATCTGCTCCCGACATGAGCAGCCACAGGCCGTCGACTTCGTCCTGAAGCCGATCGACCTCGTCCTCTCCGCCGCGGGCGCGCGCAGCCCGAAGCCGCTCGCGCGCCAGCCGGTACCTCTCCACGATGTGCACGGTAGTCATGATCTTTCTCGATTGGAGCCGGAGGGAATTGAACCCCCTGTGCCGTGAGGCGCCCGGTCTACAGCCGGGTGGGGACCATTCCCCATCGACTCCAGAAATGCGAAGAGGGCGCTCGGTTTCCCGCGCGCCCTCGTAGTTTCTGGATGGTGGTCCGTACTTACGAGGGCGATCTGGGCTTCCGATTCTGGTGCGCGTAGAAGCCCGTCCAGGCGCACACGACTCCGCGATCGCAACCGCGGAGCGGCAGCGACATCGGGAGCATGGCGATGGAGGTTTTTGTCACGGAGGGCGGTTTCTCGTTCAGCGGGGAGTTATCCCCAGGTTCTCGTATGTCTGACATGCCGCTGGCAGGCGGGTCAAGAAGAAAAACGACAGGCAAGAAAAATCGTCGGAGACGCACCTACACACCGCACTAGCGCTCCCGCTCGGCCCGGTCATACGCGCGCGCCAGCATCTCGACGTAAGGAAAGCGCTCTCCGAGATAGGTCTCGAAGCGCTTGAAGCTCGCGTCATCCACATCGCCGCGCCGATACGCACGGCGCGCCGCACCCCAGACGTGCGCCGCCACCATCTCCTTGTCGCCGTCCAAGGCCAGAACGATGACCGGGTAGAGCATGCCGAGAAAGCGGCAGTCGAAGATCGAGAAGCTGTCGCCGTTCTCGACGCGCTTGCCGGGCGGTAGCTCGAACTCGCCCCACAGGCCGTCGGGTGCCTGCACGAAGATCGTGGGACCGCCGATCTCGATGGTGTTGGTCTCGACGTCCACGGCTCTTCTCCCCAGAAGCGAGGGGCCCGGACGTGAATCACGCCGGGCCCCGGACGGCGTACTACGCCGCTGCCTCCATGATGCACCATGTGGTAAGCACGCGCCACTCGACCTTCACGCGCTGCCCGCTTCCGCCTTCTGTCGGAGGCGACGGCAGATCTCGATCACCATCTCGCCGTCCGCCACCGGCACCCCAAGTTCCGACGACAACTCGTCGAAGTACGAGCCGAAAGACGGGTGGCTTCGGCTGTGGAAGTCGGAGATCGACGACATGTCGGACAGAAAGTCGACCCGGATATTGCGCACGCGGCCGAGCGCCTCGCAGATCGTCTCGACCTCTGCGGTGTAGTTCTCGATCGTGTCACGCGGGCCCATCTCGAAGTCGCCAGTCTCGCCCGCCTTGCGGATGGCAGCGACCGCTTCCTCGGGCTCCGGCTTCCGGCGCGTCACTTGAGCGCCTTCGCGCGAGACGGACGTGTCGCAGGCTGCTTCACGCGCCTCCACCGGTTCTTCACGAGCCGCAGCGGCACGTCGTACAGCTGGCCGTTCCAGATGAGACGCGCGTACTGCGCCGTGAGATTGACGTCGCTCAGCTTGCCGCGCCTGATCAGGGCCGCCGGCACGGCGGACTTGTCGACGTAGAAGTCGTAGTACTCGCCGACGACCAACGCGTTCGTGTACGTCGCCCTCATTCCGTGTCCCTCACGCCCGTCCAGGGAAGCCAGACGTGGCTCTCGTTGAACGGCACGAACCCCAACGGTCGGTCGGCTGCGCTCCAGAGCGCCCTGGCGATCACGAGGCCACCGAGCCCGTAGTCCGGCCTGGTCGTTCGCGTCAGAAGAAAGCCGCCAGGACTCAGGTCGGCGACGAGTTCTCTCGGCGAACGCCAGCCGCCGACCTCGCACCCGTTCAGCGCGAACTCGAAGCCGTCGAGCTTCACGAGGCGCTGGTAGAACACGCGCGCGAACTCGTCGATGTCGCGCTCCTCGTCTTCACTGTTCGGACCGCCGTGACCGCAGAGATAGCTGTTCAGGCCCTCGCTGACATGCGGGACGACCGCGACCTCCCAGCCGACACGCTCGCTGTGCGACTGACGGGGCGGCTCGTTCTCGACGCCTACGTCGAGATAGACCGCGCGCGCGTACGGCACCTCGAACGGCGCGCGATCGAACGCGGCAGCAAAGCGGTCGGCCGCAGCGCGGTCGGCTCCGAAGTTCGCAGTAGCATGCCAGATGTACGCCATCAGCCCGGTCCTTCCGCGACGCTCGCCTCGGCCAGTTGCCTCTGCTGCGCCGTCAGCCAGTCGTACAGCGCCATGTTCGAGATCGCCGTCGCACGAATCGCGTCGGAGGTCTCACCCGTGTCGACGAAACGCCACCACGGCGGGTTCGGCGGCGGCGTCTTTTCGATCTCGCGGCCGGTCACGCTGTCCTCGTCGCGAAGGTACATGCGTACCTCGATGTTCGCCAGGCAGTTGACGCCGGCATCCACGATGTCGGTAACAGTCCCGTGCGGCGGTCCCTGGTCGTAGTGGTACTCGGTGTCAAGGAACACCGAACCGAACTTCTCGCGCAGCCCGATGAAGCCCTCGTTCCCGTCGTAGACGCCGAGCCGGAAGTTGCGCGCGCGGATCTTGTAGAGGCGTCCCTTCACGCACTCCGAGATCGACGTGCCCGCGCTCAGCGCCTTGTAGGGCGTAAGCCCCACCGGCGTACGCGGCCCCGCCAGCCAGTCCTCGAACGCGACCGCGACGCCTTCCTTCGTGTCAGCCACTAGGCGTGCGACCAGATCGCTGTTCGGGTTGCCGTCGCGGATGACGAGGACGATCCATCGCTCGTTGTCGCTCAGATGCGCGAACGCGCGATGGCCTTCACGCTCAGCGCTCATCCTACCGGTCGATTCTTTCCAGTCCACTGGGTACCTAGCCTTCTCCGTCGATCAACGCCGCGAGTCGTCGTAGAACTTCCGTCGCCTCCGCACGGTCGTGAATCGTCCTCATCAGGCTCATGCCAAGCTCGTTGTCTGCGTGACGCGGAATCGTAACCTCCATCACGAACCCGCCCGGCTCGTCGCCGCAGCGACCTACTTCGGCAAACTCGATACGCGGCAAATATCGAAAGTTTCCGTCACGTCCCGCTCCCGGATCAAAACGGTTCTCTGGCGCCACCGCCTTCTTCGCGTAGGCGAGGATCTGCTCAAGCTCTTCCGGAAGAGTCGTAGCCATCGATCAGTCCTCCACCTTTGCAAGGCGCCCGTAAATGTGCGCCATGTTGATCCAACCGTTCAGCCGTCCGTGGTTGTCTCCGACCAGGTACTTACCCTTCTCGGGATTCACTGCCTTGATCAGCCGCAGGTAGCAGTAGTTGCGCACGCGACAGAACACGACATCGCCGATCACAGGAGTCTTCGCAAGTGGTTCGACCGTGCACAGCTGCCCGAACTTGATCCGCGGAAGCATCGAGCGACTGTGTGGCCGAAACGACGCGCTCTCGCCGCGGCGGAGCTTTTCCGCTGCCGGCTTGGCCCATCCAGCCGAAGGCGCAGCCATCAGTCGTCGATCTCCGAGGACAGCCGACGCTCTTCCTCTTCGCGTAGCCGCTTCGCCTCGTCGAACTGTCGCTGCGCCTTCTGCTTGCGATACCACTTCTTGAAGCGACGCCGGTAGCCGATGTCCTCGTGGTCCGACACCGTCTGCCGGCAGCAGCAACAGAACTCGAACGGCGCGCAGCCGATGAGCCCCTCGCTGATACGAGCGTATGTCCACGGGCCGATGCAGATTTCCTGCTTGCAGACCGAGCACTTCTGAACGAGCCGCATCATCGATAGTACCGCGGCGGCCTGTGTTTGTCGTCGTACGCGACTTCGTCGGCGGTCAGCTTCCGCGTCACGCCAGGCCCAACAGCGCGCTCGCAACGCGAGTACTCCTCCCGCGACAGCGGTGCCTGCGGGTGTCGCTTCGCGTGACAGGCTTCGCACGTAACGTGCAGCCAATCTTCGGTGCAGACCGCGTATTCGTCGCCGTTGCAGAACGCTCGCGGACCGCGGTCTTCGCTGCCAACGTCGCGGTGATACACGCGCGTCACTCGCCGCCGTCCTTCCGACGCAGGTCGGCCTCTACGACAGAGCGAAACACAGCCCACGTCTCTTCGGTGAAGAACGGCGAGAAGATGCACGCGAACTTTTCGCCCAGGTACTGCGCGTGGTGTCCGGCCATCGGGACCACGGCACTCCCATGGCGACTGACGAACTCTGGGTCTACTCCGGCCACCGCCGCCAGCCGCAACAGGTTGAGGTGCTCGTTCATGAGCCCCGTGTGCTCGATGAAGCTGTGCACGCCTGCCGCGCGTGCCGCGTCGTAGAATGCGTTCGAGATACCCTTCAGTCGCGTGAGCTTCTCCTTTGAAGCCGCTAGGCCCTCGTCTGAAGCGCGGCGCACCTCGCTGCCGGTCCGTTCCGACGGCTTCGCCGGCCGCGATGAGCAGTACGGACACGCCTCGTCGCCACACTTGTCTTCGAGCCACTCGTCACAGAACGTGCACACGTAGGCGTCGTACACGGGGTCTCGCTCGACCGCGTTGGTCTCGCAGTTCATGCACTTCGGCCTGCGCTTCGACGACGTCATGGTGTCAGACACTAGCGCCGTGCACGTCGGCCGGCAAACGTTTTCGACGGCTCGGCGTGCGCACTCCGCTCGATGTTGATCTCGCGCGGCTCGGCTCGCGGCGCATGCGCGATGACGACGGCCGACTGCCTCGGGCTCGCCGCCTCGGCCAATTCCCGACGCCTGCGGGCTAGGCGCGTCGTATACCGCCGCGTGTACTGCTCGTCCTCTGCGTCGTCATCAGGTACGCCCTGTCCGCAGCCCGCGCACACGTCGTAGTGACCGTCGTCGACGCCCTCGGGAATCACGGCCGACCGGAAAACCGGCAGGAAGCCGACGCGTACCGTCTGGCAGCAGACGCCGCACTTGACGATGACGTTAGCCACGAAGTCCGTCGAGACGCACCTCGTAGTGTGCGCCGGTCCACGCGTCGTCTCGCTTGTCGCCGTAGACCTCGATGCGGTAGTCGTGTGTCCGCGAGATCGCCAGGTAGCAGTAAAGCGCAGTAGGCACGTCCTCTGGACCGTCGCCACCTGTGGCCCAACCGCGCCGCGTCACGACGAACGGGTTGCCCTTGAGATTGACGAGTTCGCCGACGTCTGGCGCCTGCGGCAGTTGATAGCGCGCAAAGCGCACCTCGCTGTCTCGCGACGAGCCGAGCGCCAGCCGAAACTCGCACCAGACCAGCGTCGATGGCTTCGGATTTCGCTCGCTCACGTAGCCCTCCAGAAAAGCTCCTGCGCCTCGACGCAGAGCGCGTTCAGCTTCTCGACGTCGGGCGCGTGCCGCAGCGTGGAAGCGACGTAGAGCGTCTGCATCTCCGCGTCCTCACGCTCGGCCCACTCGACGAGCTTGTCGTACGACCACTCGCCATGTCGAATGGCGAGAAGCTCGGCAGCGTCCGGGCGCCGCACGATGACGCCGCGACCGTCGAGAATCTCACGGCACATTTTCAAGAGCCGAACTAGGTGCATCCCGTGTTTGCAATCGTATAGATGCTTCGCCTCGATCTCAGCACGCTTCGGATTCCTGTTGGCTTTCCAGTTCTCGTGCTGGTTCCAGTGGTTCAGTGCGGCACGATACCGCTTCTCCTGCTGGACCAGTTCCATCACGTTCGGATGAACCTGCTCGCCCTGGTCGACGAGCTTATCGAACGCGCCCATCATGTCGGGCGTGATCTTCGACGTCGTGCCGAGGCCGTATTCCGCGCGGCTCGGCTTGTGGTCCGGCGGGTTGAGCAGGTAGCCGCGGTGCGTGCGAATGCGCTTCAGCTGGGCAATCGCGTACCCCGAAAACGTGTGCCGCGCCTTCTTCGAGAGGAACAGGTCTCGATTGTCGCGGATGAGTTTGCCGGCCGGGTGCATGCGCAGCACGTCGAACTCGTCGACGAACAAGACCTCGATGACGTTGGGGTTGCAGTCGGCAGCGAGGTTGCAGAACTTCCGGATGTCGTAGACCACGCGATCATCCGGGTCCTTGCTCTCGTGCTGCTCGAAGTTGTAGGCAAAGCCGAGGACGAAGTGCCTGGGCGCGACCGCGAAGCCACGAAGGTCGACGTCCGACTCGGGCAGACTCGTGCCATACGCGTGGCTGCCGTGCCGCGCGATATAGACCGTGTGCTTGTCGACGTCGAAGTGCATCGCCGCTTACAACATGATCTGGTACTTCCGACCGTCGATCTGCACATGCAGAAGAAGCTCGCCGCCTAGCGCGGCGCTGTACCTCGCTAGCGTCGAGAGACGGCAGTCCGCGCGCTTCTCGGCGCGCGACACCTCGCTCTGGGTAATTTTCGCGCGCTTGGCGACCTGCTCTTGCGTCATGCCAATCGCGCCGCGCAGCAGCCGAAGCGAGTACTTGCGACGCGGCTGAACGCCACGACCAAGGTACTCCCACGTCGAGAAGTCGACCTCCGGCATCTCCGGAAGCTCGTCGTCGACATCAACGCGCTTCTTGGCAGTCTTCTTCATAGGGCTTCGCCTCCGGCTGCGTAACGCAGCGCCTCTCGCTTCTCTGCGAGACGCGCGGAGATGATCCTCGTTCTGGTCACGGATTCCCGCTCCGCATGAACCACGTACAGAACGCGCGCAGCGTTGGACATGCCGATGACCACGAACCGCTCGTCGTCCTCATGAGGATCTTTCAGAGTCATCGCGCGATCATCATCGAATGCCGTCGTGGCCTCCTCGAAGGTCACGCCGTGCTTCTTCAGGTTCGCCGCGGCCTTCTGAGGATCCCACTCGTATTCCTCGTGCTCCCCGTAGACCACCGTCTCCGTGGCAACGTTCTTACGCGACGTTCTCTTCTTTCTCATGCCACCGCAACATACGCGCAAAGCGCTAGCACGTCAAGAGCCTTTTTTTCGGCGAGGCGCGCTACGAGCTTACGCGGACTAGATCAGGACAGGTCTTTCGGATGCGGCGCAGCAGGCGGATGGAGATTGCCGCACTCCTCGCACGTGAACGGATCTGCCGACTCCAGTTCGAGTAGCGCCGCCTCGAACGCGGTCTCGACCGCGAAGTGGGTCTTCTCGACATCGCTGGCCTCGCGCGCCAGCCCTGACGTCGAAACCAGCGAGTGGAGGCGCGCTTCGGCTGCGCGATATCGTGCCGCAGCCGCTTCCTTCCGCAGGTGCTCGTAGACGTAGCATCTGGCTTCCCACGGGAGCGTCTCCCAGAAGACGACGCTCGGATCGTCCTCGTCCAACAGATCGGCCGGCGGCGCGCCTGAATCGCCCTTCTTCTTCTCGCTCACGCGGACCTCGCTTTCTTCGCTACCATCTTCTTGAGCTTTCGCTGCGTCTTCGCGTCACCGACACGCAGCCCTGCGACTTCGAGCGTCGGCCTGTGCTTACGATAGCTGTTGTAGCACGTCCCGCGTACTCGAAACCGGAACGGACCTTCCTTGCCACCCATGCGCGTGAACCAGTCTGGCTCGACCCAGCCGATCTTCACCGCAAGCGCCAGGGCCCGTTTCGGACTGACGCCGTAGAGGTCGAGCAACGCGCGACGAAGCGCGTCGTACGCGTCGCGACGCTGCCTGTCGTGGGCCATGTACAAGGCCGGCGCGGCCTCGCGGGCGAACGCCTCGTCCGGGCCAGCGGCCTCGTCGAACGCGCAGGCAACCGCGTGCAGCCGTACGACCGCCGCCTGGAGGTCGACGACTCGCAGTGCGCCGCGGAGCTTGCGCTTGATGGGCTTCATGACGTCGGCGTACATGCCGGACCGTGGCCGGCGTCCTCGTCATCTTTCGGCTCGCCGCACCACCTGCACAGGCCGTGGCTATCTTGCTGGAACTCGTGATGGAAGGCGCCGCACTCGTCGCACTTCTCCGTGTCCCACTCGCCGTCGAGATCGTCCTTGTCGCCCATGCGCGACGAGGTCCCGTTCTGGGCGGCCCGTGCGAGCCGCTCCAGCGCCTCCGACCGCGTGTGCGCTGCCTCTACGGGTGTCACGCGCATGCCCATGCCGCCGAATGCGCCGAATACCGCCCCGAGTGCCTCGTCGGCGGTCCGCTTGGCCTCGCTCTCGATGAGCAGTTCGCCAGTCAGGTACGCCAGCACTTGGTCGCGCGTCAGCGGCCCCGTCTCGTACTTGTCGACGACGGTGTTCCAGACACGAAAGAGCAGCTGACCGTCGCGGCGCCGAGCATGTACGAACGTGGCCATAACTTCCTTCTCCGCGATGACCGCGATGCCAACCGCACCGCGCGTAGCGGGAGTGTGTCGCAAGCTCTCGGCTACGTCAAGATCAACGACGACGAATACGACGACCTGCCACCGGACGGCTGCCACGCGCGCGTCGCTCACGGAACTTGACCAACAGCGCATCCCAGCGCGCTGTGTCTTCGCCGTCTTCCGAGTCGATGCTAGCGACCATTTCGCGGACGGCATCGGGATCAAAAATACCGCGTGTATACAGCTGCTTCAGGTCGTACTCGTCATCCTCGCGGTCCGACATGAACTTCATCATGGCGAGCAGGTTCGGCTCGACGACATTGAGTTTGTCGCCGCCCTTGACGATCGGCAGCCTCATCGGAAACTCGGCCGCACTCAAGTCTGGCTCCCCAGCGTGGAACATCAGATCGATGCGTACGTCGGGGTCGCCGCCATGTTCCGGAAGCATCATGAAGTAGTGGAACGGTCTCATCGCTTCGCCGACCTCGTAACCGGCTGCGCGCAGCGCCTGTAGAACCTTATGACGGCCCTCTTCGGTGATGAAGACGTCTACATCTTCCGTGAATCTAGCGTACCCATGCGCGGCCATCGCCAGGGCACCGCCGATGGCGTAGTCGACGCCAAGCGGATCGATCACGTCACGCTCGACCGCCAGAAGATCGTTCACGCGCGGATCTGCCTTCACGCCTGCCATGTCATCACCATCCCGTTGGAGCGAGTATGTCGCAAGCTCGGCCGGCTGTCAACCGAGCGGGAAGCGCTTTGCGAGCCGCGACGCGATGAACGGATAGGCGGCGAGCACTTCGGCCTCGGCCGCCTCGTACGTCGTCGCCGACGCCATGAAGACGAGCGCCGTATCATCGTCGCCGTGCGTGTGCGTCGGCGACCACGGCGGCTCTCGACAGAGCCGGACGCCGCGTACGTGCAGGCGATCGCCCTTCTCGCCGCCGAGGAACACGATGAGGTAGCAGGTGATCACGCCGTCACGCGTCCGGCCATTCATGCCGCAAAGTCGTCGCCATGACGAGGAGCGCCATAGCCCGGCCATGGGCGGCCCTGTCGTCATCCGTCATCGGTCGGACCGTATACGCTGTAAAACGACTGATCGACGGATAGTGGCGGAGCACGACGGTGTCCGGCACGCGCGCCGGTCGACGAGTCAGGTCTCGTTCGCACACGTTGCACAAAAAGAATGTCGGCGGCTCGTCCGGATCGAAGTGCCGCCGCAGCACAGCACGTCTCACGTCCATCGTGTCCGCGCAACCGGCGCACGTCAGCGTAGTTTGAGGCCCCTTTCGCTTCGGTCTGCGGCGTCTGATGCGCAGAGTAACGTCAGGCATTTATCGACTCCGTCGCTTTCTTGGACGCGACGTCCGCTTGACCGGTCGCGGCAGACGAGCCTGGACGAGGGCGAGCGACTGCCGCAGGTCGTCGACGTCAGGATCGCGTGTCTTGAGCGCCCACGCGATCGCGGCAGCGAGCACGGACGCGTCGACGTGCTCGGCTGTCTGCTCGATCGCGGCGTGATCCTTTGCTCTGTCGGCCTTCGCCTTCACGAGCAGCACGCCACCAAGCGGCGCGACCGGGATGACAGTGTCTTCGAGCTTCCGCATTGCAGCCGACTCGATCATCCGCTTCTCTACTGGATGTTGCGCCGCGAGAATTTCCACCGTGAGCCCGAGCGGATTGCGCAGCGGAATCAGTCGGCGCTGTTGACGAACGACGAACAGCACCTTGTCGTCCATCGTGTGCTCTTCCGGCCTTTTCGCGATCTTGTAGTTGCCGTAACGGTCCGCCTTCAACGGCGTCCAGTCGAAGTCGTCGACCAGCTTCTCCGCAATGGCGAGCAGATCTGAAGCGGGCACCATGGCATCCAGATCGAGGGTATGTCGCGGCACGCCGTACGCACGAAGCGCTTGACCACCAATGAGTGCCCAGTGGATATCCATCGCATCGAGAGCACGCCGCAAGTCTTGCAGAGCAAGAGTCACGGCCGCCGGGCTCGGCGGCTCAGACGCGTCGCTGGTGTTTCTGCGGACCATCGTTAGATGATATCATGTATCCAACGCGTCTGTCAAGTGCGATTTACGCGGTCGGCTCGCGGTGCGCAATCGCCCACTCGACGACGTACTTCTGCGCCTCGGCCACGGTCGGCAGCGTCTTACTCGGCGGGCCGCCTTCGTACGTGTACGCGTAGCCCGTGCCATCGCGTTCCTTCTCAACCTTCACGTCGAGCGGGCCGGCGCGGCCACTGCCCTCGCCCTGCGTCACGCGCCAGTCAGACGGATTGAGTCTCCACGTGTTCTCGTACGGAATCCACACAAGATTATCGCCGTACCGACGGTGGATGCCGTGCTCTTTCTCGTACTCGCCGATCGCGCCTGGCGTCATGTCCTGGAGCTTGTTGTACGGGCCGTAGCCGTAACCGCCGACGTCGGCACGCATGACCTCTTCACCACGCTGCCCGACGTAGCCGGTGCGCAGTGTGTACCAGTACGCGTTTCCTGTGTCGATCGCCTTCGGACCCTTGATCCAAGTGTAGACGCCGACATCGCTCGGCGCCTCGATGCGCGCCCGCGGGTCAGCCGGCAGACTCGCCCACGCAAGACTGGCAAGCTCACGCGCCTGCTCATCCGTGACGTCGCGAAGCACACCGGTCGCCAGCAGCGCGTCATGGAGTTTCAGGGCGGTCTTCGGCTTCATGACGAACTCGGCACGCTTCGGCGGATGCCGGCGGAAGTCCGTCAGTGATTCGAGCGGGTTGATGTAGTGGCGTTCAAGGTCAGCGGCCACTCGCTCTGGAGTCGCCTTGCCGCCCTCGATGTCACGCATCCCGCTCCACGTGAAGCCGTCCCACGCTTGCAGTGCGTACGCGACGCGTCCGACCACGACATCCCACGGCACCTCGGCCTTCTCGATCTGCCCTGCTTTACGCGCTGCGCCCTCCTCGCGCGCCTGGACGTTCACGGCCTTCAAGATCTTCTTCGCCGCGGCCTTCATGCCGAAGGCGATCTTGATGTTCTCCGTCAGCGCATACGCGTACGCCTGGTCATGCAGGCCGTAGCCCTGCATGTGCGTCACTTCGTGGATGACCGACGCGCAGAGTTCTTCGAGATCGCGCTCGCTCCCGAGATCGAAGTGGTCACCCTCTTCCTCGTACTTGAAGTCGCCGAGCGCCTTGAGCTTGATCGGATTCAGGAGCAGCCAATCGACACCGCCGTGGCTCAACGAACCAGCGCCTACGACCAACTCCTTGCCCTCCGGGTCCGTCTCGGTGTCGAACACCCAGCCAACGCCGAACGGCTTGAACATGCCCAGCTGGATGAGCGCGTACTTGCTGAGTTCCGCCCAGAGCCGGACGAGCCGCAGATACTTCGGCTGCATCGTCGCAGGGTCGAGCTTCTTCGGGACCTTGTAGCCCGGCAACGTCTGCTCGATCAGGAAGTCCGGCTTCCACGCCGCCATGCGGATGGCGCCCGCGACCTGCTCGACCTTCATGAGTTCAACGCCGCCGAGAACAGCGCGCACGGCTTCCACGTGCGGGCTCAGGTCGACTTCCGCCGCTCCAGAGCCAGAGGCCGACGCGAAGCTGCCGCGCTCTTTGGCCTCGGTGACGATCCGAATCGCAGTATCGAGCACTAGCTCGTTGATCGAGAAGCTCCTGCCGGCCTTCTTCGGCTGCATCTCGGTGACGTCGAACTTCTCCAGCGTCTTGGCGGCAACTTCGGCGGCGATACCCTCGCGAGCGTCGAGCGCGCCAGTGCCCTCGATAACGCGGCGGAAGCACGCCTCTTTCGCACGCTGCGCCTTGAGCGCAGACATCGGGTCAACAGACAGCTTCTTCACGAACTGCTTGACCGTGTCGCGGGCGCTCGATTCCCAGGAGAGAGCATCGCGCTTCTTCGTGAAGACCGAGCGTGGCGGAGCTTTGATGTCGACGTAGACGACACCCTTGAAGCCGCCCTTGCCGTCCTCGTTGCCAGACTCCTCGAACATGAAGACGCCGTTGCCGCGGATGTAGACGCCGTGGCGGCGCGCGCGCGGCTGATGCCAGATCTCCATCGACCCGATCTCGCGCCGGTCGCTGAGCACGATAGGGACGTCCGCGATCTTCGTTCCGCCCCGCAGGTCGGCGTCTACGCGCTTGCCGTTGACTGTCGTAACGATGCCAGGAAGGTAGCTGCGTTCGAGGATCGACATCGCGAACTCCGGCGATGTCGTCCGGTTCATGGGCATCCAGACCTTGACCTCCGTGCCCTGGATGGACTTCTGCCCGCCCTCGATGCCGGGCATGAACAGGTCTTCGTGCCGACCACGTGCGACGAGGTCTCGCGTGCGCACCTCGTAGCCGAGCCACGGCGTCAGGATGAGTTCCTTCGCGTCGCCGAAGCCACCGACAGAACCCGCCTCCTTCACGGAGCCGCCACGCGTGAAGAACGCGGCCTTCAGCGTCGCCTCGTCCATACCAGTACCGTTGTCGCGCGCGATGACGACCATCGCAGGCGTGCTCTCGTTCGTGTCGGGGTCGGTGAATGTCCCGGCTTCGCACGTCCAGTCGAAACGCGTAGCGCGCGCGTCACGCGAGTTCTGCGCGACCTCGCGCCACCAAGCGAGTTCCCATTTGTCGTACGACTCGATGCGCCGTGCGTAGTAGTCGCCGGTCGTGCCCCAGCCGATCGTCGGCGGGTTCTCGCGGAGACGGTAGTACTCCTCTTCGGTCATCTCGCCGGAGAGGCCGAGCGCGGCGCTCGGCACACGCGGTTCCGAGAGCACCTCGAAGTGGTAGACGCTACCCTCGACGAAGAAGGTCTCCTCGCCGGGCATGACCAACGGGTGCCATTCGAGTGCCTTCGCGACGCCGTAGGCCTGCTGCCCGGTAGTAGTGTAGTAGGCGCCCGGCTTGCCGAGCAGAGCGCTTATGTCGCTGATGACCTCGATGAACGTCGGGTCGTTCGGGCGCGCCTCGTTGCCGACGAGCTTCGGGTTCCCGCGGAGGCGCGCGCGGCGAGAGGTACGCTTGGCCGGACGTGATGTTCGCTTCATGGTCATGCTCTGGCCTTTCGCGACGCGCGCCTTTGATTCGTGGGCGACTCTTTTCTGATCGAGATCTTCATCGCACTCTCCTAGCGACGGCGACGGCTGCGCTTCTTCCGGGTGGCTTCTTTGACTCGACGACGAGTGCGAGTGCGAGTGCGAGTGACTTGTTCACGCGTTCTCCAGTCCGAGCGATTTACCCAACTCTTTGACTAGATCTTTCGCGTACTCGATCGCCGCGACGGATGCACCCTTGTGAACGCCATCCTCGTACGCCGCCCACAGGCCCTCGGGGTCCTTCGAGTCGTTGATCTCTTTGGCGAAGAACTCGAACGGAGAGAACTGCCGAAAGTTCTCGCTCTCGTCCGCTGACGCGTCGGCCACCAGTCGATCGATCAGCGAATCGCGGCCGGCCTCCTTTCCACGGACACCCTCTAAGACCCATTCCCTGTAAACGTCGTCCGCGGAGCCTTTTGCGATTTCGTAGCCGTTCTCGTAGCCCTGCTTGTAGACGTCGCGCTTGTTCATGACGACACTCCAACACAGCTGAAAATCAGGTTCCGCCCATCCCGTCCATGCAGCGCGAGTCGCCCGGCCCGTACCTTCGCGGTCGCGAACGCCTCACCCTCTTCGCCGACAGCCTGCATGATCCACTTATCGACGCCCCAGCCACTCATCATGGAGCACCAGGCGTCCAGCATCCGTGATCCAGAGCCCTTCTTCTTCTCGTGCGCCGAGATGAAGAACAGGACTCCGTACGGCGGCTCGCCGGCCTTGCGCTTGACGTAGCCGCTGATGTAGCCGTCACCCTTGACGTCGATGGTCGGGATGCCCCAGCGCTCGGCATGCGAGAACGGATCGATGCGGCCGGTCATGCCAGTTTCAGTGGGCTTGCCGATGTGGACCTCGCAGACGTCAACCTCGCGCTGCTCGACGAGGATCGTGTACACCACGCCCTGGACGTCTTCGTTCCATTCATACCGGCAGCGCTTGTCGAAGAAGCCCGCGAACGGGGGATCGTCGGTGCTGACGATCTCGCCGTCGGCGTAGCTGCCGCCGGCCTCTAGCTGGGCGAGGCACTGCGCGTAGACCTCGCGCGCACGCTCGTAGAACACATCGCGCTCTGGCGAGGCGCCGCCGGTCAGTGCCCTGATGTACGCCTCGGGGTCGCGCTGCGCGATGAGCTTGGTGGCCCAGGTCTGCGCCTGCTCTTTCAGTTGCTTTGACGCTTGTCGACTCGCCCGCTTCTGTCGCTGCTCGCCCCGGGCCTCGCGCTGCCCCAGCAGCTTCGCGAGTTCCACCTCGCGACCGAGCGTGCGGGCCGCCTTCGAGAGCAGGATGTTCGCGGTGTCGATCATCGACTGCGACTTCCGGTCCCGCCAGTCGCCGAAAGACTTCTCCTGCTGCTTGAGCATCTGCTTGGAGAAGTGCCAGCGGAGCTTCCCCTCCTCGACGATGAAGTTCCCCCACGAATCGCGGTGGTAGCCCTTCGCAGACAGCCAAGCCGAGACGACCGGCTTTCCAGAGCCCAGCGTGACCTTCCGGCCGTCCCACGCGCGGAGGACCGCCTCGGCAACAGCCGTGTCGAGGGTGTCGGAAGACATAGGGCGAGCCTAGCACGCCGGACCGCTCGCGTGCTAGGCTCCCCGGACCATGAAGCGCAACAGCAGGGCGCCCAAGCGCACGAGCCGCCGGCAGGTGATCGATGTCGTGCTGACCCGTGACCCAGGGTCCGGCTGGTGGATCGGGTCCACGCCGACGCTCGCTGGGGCGTATGGGCAGGGCCGCACACAGGCCGCTGCGAAGCAGAACCTCATGGAAGCGGTCGAGGACCATCTCGAAACGTATCGCCTGCTCGGCGAGAAGCCGCCGCTCGTGCGTCGCGTGCACATGGAGCGAGTGGTTCGCAAAGCGTCGAACCGGGTAGTGTCCTAGATGACTTTCCGTCGCACAAAAAGCCAACGAACGCGGGAAGTGCAGCTTCCGCCTGGCCTGTACGACTGGTCGGCCTTCGAGGAGACGGTCCTGCTGCTACCGGGCGTGTCAGTTCGGGGCGGGCGCGGCCGGCTCGGTGTCGTTGAAGGCGCCGCACATCGAGCAGCGAAAGACCGTCCCGCGCACTTGATCCGCGAGCAGGCTCTTCGCGAGCTTGTGCCCACAGCTACCGCAGACCAGATCGTACGAGCCCTTCCCGACGTAGAACGGCGTGGCGTCCCCGTCGCTCCGCGAAAGCACCGCACGCGTGCCGTCAGGAGGCTGCGGAATGACGCGTAGCTTCTTCTTCGGCATCGCTGCCCCGCCTACGATCGACACGAGTTTCTGTCCAACGGAAACTCGTCGCTGTTCAGTGAAGCCGGCGGCGCTTCGGCTTCGACTTCGTCGTCGACGTGGCGGCGAGCCAGATCAGGCCGAGCGTGCCGGTGACACCGACGGCGATCGCCGCGACGCCGATCGCGTTCGGCCCGTGCGCCGTGATGGCGGGGGGCGTCATCGTCCATCGCACCATGTAGAGGTCGTCCCGCGGCGGAACGTGGACCGTGGCGGTCGGGCTGCGACCGCCGATCAGATTCGGGTGGAATGGTTGGTCGCCGAGGCCGACGCGTGGATGGACGAAACGGGTAACGATGGTGCTCACTGCGCACTCCGGGGCTGTGGGTGTCACGGTGCTCGTCGCCGTCGGGTAGGTGGTACTGCCCGGCGTCGCATCGGCTCCGCGTGTCGGCCTCGCCGACCAACGCCGCTGAGGCGGCGTGAAGCCGCGGCCTGCGGACGCCGCTGAGGTCGCACGCCTTCTCGGATGCCTGCGCGATCTGCACGGCGTCCAGGGGCGTCACGTCGGGTCGGTACACGTTCACGAGACGTTCCGAGGGCAGACCGCGTGGGAGGGCGACGTGGAGGTGTTCGACGTGCAGGGGCATCCGCAGACGACACGCGGCTACGCGTGGCCGCACGAGACGGATGTCGGAGGTCGGCGCTACGTCGCCGTGCTCGAAATCCCGCCGGTCACATCGGCCGAGACGGCGGTGCGCGCGGCGATCGTGAAGGAAGCGCGCGCTCGTCGAACCGGCAACTGAGCAACGTTCGGGCCAGGACAGCGGCTTCACCGGCGCGACCGGCAATTTAGGACACTACCGTGAACCGTCGTGACTTGATCCGTCGCCTGCTGGTCAACGTGCCACGGCACAACACCATCAAGAAGCCGCTCGCGATGCAGCTGATTCGAGACGCCTGCGACGACCGGTAGCTGTTGGATCGATCTTGCGCGAAGCGGCTCCGCGCGCTAGAGACAGACCGATGCCCGACGACGAGATCGTCCGCCTCCGAGCGGAAAACCTAGCCCTGCATCACGAGCGAGAGACGCTCATCGCCCTGGTGAAGCGCGCCAGCCGAGAGGTTCCCGGCGCCTTCAAGCGCGACCTGCTCGACGACCTCGACACTCTCCTCCGAGAGTCCACGGTCGGCAGGTCGCGGTCGTGAGAGCGGGCCCGCGCACCGCTTTTCTCCGCACGCCACATGGCAGCCTGCTCCACTGCGTCCTCGCCGAGACGCCAGAGCAGCGCGCGGTCGGCCTGAGCCGGGCGCACGAGGTCCCGCTGCACGGCATGCTCTTCGACTTCGGCGAGCCGGAGATCGTCAGCATGACGATGGCCGAGACCACCATCCCGCTCGCGATGCTCTTCATCGACGAGAGCGGACGCGTCAGGCACGTCGTACCGCACGCAAGACCACACGATCCAGCGCCATACGACTGCCCGAGCCATGTCCGCTGGGTACTAGAAACCAAGCCCGAGTACGTCGAGCGGCTCGGCGGTCTCATCGGCAAGTCGGTCGTGGTTTTCCTTCCCCACGGTCGCGCGGCGGCGTAGGATCTGTCGCATGTCATCCCGACCCGAAGTCCACTTCCCGATGACCAGCGCGGTCGCGCAGAGTCAGTTTCTTCAGCAGCTTGCCCTGGCGATGGGCCTGCCGTCGAACGCGAGTGACGCGCAGATCCTCTCGCGCGCCACTGGCCTGTACAACACGATGGTGCTGATCGCCGCAGGCACGGCTGGCCAACCAGAAGCGATCATCGCGCTCACCAGCTGAGGCTTTCGCGTGCTATGTCTTGCCACGTAAAAACGGATGCTCCGATCCTTCCACTCGGAGACGAGGCCAGCCGCTTCGAGAGCGTCGACGAGGCGACGCTCGAAGAGGTGCCGTGCGCAGCATGCCACGGCGCCGGCTGGGGCATGCGGGACCTCTTCAACGGCGGCGACATCGAGGCCGCCGAGTGCGAGGCGTGCCGCGGGAGCGGGAAGAGCTACCAGTCGCCGACGCCCTCGTCGACGTAGTTGCCGATGCCGTGCAGCGGCGTCGGCGGCACGAGGCCGAGGCCAGCGCGCTCCATACAGCGATCGTAGGTCCACTTGGCGAAGTGACGTGCCGAGTCCGTAATCTCGAAGTCGCTCCAACCAGAGAAGTCACGCAGGCTAGCCACTATCCTTTCGTACGCGCGCTGCGATTCCTTTTCGCACTCTGCCTTGTGGCGTGCTCGGACGTCGTCCAACGTCCTCGTGGTCGGTGAAAGACCAGCGCTCCTCGGCAAAAATCCACGACCTCGCCGCTCAGCCGTCTGTCTCATGCTCATCACGCTTCTCATAAAGACTTCCCCTCGCTCCGCCCGCCTCGGTGCCCAATCCGCAGCATCCCGAGCGTACGCCACCCCCCCCCAGTGGCGAGGTCAAGCCGTTCTCAGTCGAGCCTGAAGCCCAGCATCGAGAGCGCGAAGGTCACGACTTCCCGCGCCGACTTCTCGCCCTCGGCCGCCCGCTGGCTCATGAGGCGCAGGAACGTGTAGAGCACTTCCAGGTCCCGAAAGATCACCCGCACGTGTCCGTCCTGGTGCATCGCGATGATGCGGTCTTCCGCGAAGCAGAACTCCAACAGACACCGCGCCGCCTCTCGACCAACGACCCGAACATCCTCGTCGTCATCGAGCGGCAACGTGAACATGTCCGGCGGCGGACAGAGCGCGCTGTCACCATGCTCCATGTAGAACCAGACCTGGCGTACGAACGTCGCGTAGGCCGGAAGCTCGCCAGCCTTCAACGGAAAGAGGAGCGCGCTGTCCATCACCCAGCCGCTTTCCGTACGCTGAGCATCGCATCGCGAGCACGCGTGATCTCCTCGAAGCGAGCGCGTGCCCGCTCCTTCACCCCGTCAGGTGAGCCAGGCGGCACCATGTCCGGATGGCACTCATGCGCGAGCTTGCGGTACGCCTTCTTGATCTCGTCCTCCGAAGCGTCGATCGAGATGCCAAGCACCTCGTACGGACGAGGCCCGAACGGCATCCCTGAAGCCGCTTGCTGCGCGGCCTGAGCCGCCCGCCGAGCGCCGGCTTGCGCGGCCGTTTGAGCGGCCTGACGCGCCTGCTCTTTGGCGCGCTCGCGGAGCTTCGCGGCACCGGCATCCCAGAGAAACTTGTAGCACTTCTTGCAGGTGCCGTGGCCGTTCGTCGGGTGGACCTGCTCCATCTCGCTGATGGAGAACTGCCGCTGGCACGGAGCGCACGTGAAGGTCGACTGAAGGTACTCGGGCGGCAAGGCAGCGATGCTCGTCTGGTTGAAGCGCTGGGCGGCCCGGAAGCCGCCCTGCTCGATGAACTCGAAGCCGCGGTCGACGAGATGCTCGACGCCGGTCTCCATCACGTCGCCGAGGATGTCTTCGATCCGCTTCTGCCTGGGCATGCTCCTGGTATCGCCGAATTCGGGTCCGAGGTCAACGGGAAGGGACTGGCCGGCGCTTGCAAACGGGGGGGGGCCTGATAGGATTTCGGCCATGTCATACTCAGGACTCGGACAGGTCGATTCGGTTCCGGCAGGCGTGCGCGAGGCTGCGCTCGCGTCACTGCGAGCGGAGGGCCTCCCGGCTCCGGCGCCGGAGGACTTCGCCGCTGCGCGACGAGCGTATGATCAGGGCGTGGCTCCAAGCCCAGGCTGGACGCCGACACGGCTGGCAGAACGCGGCGCGCAGCTGTACGCACAAACACTACGCGGCGCGGCGATGAATCGACTGCCAGGTCCGTTTCTGGGCGGCGTCAGTCCGTGGTTTTGGCCGCTGCTCGGCGTGTGTGTCGCAGTGCCCGTCGCGGGCTACGCATACTATCGGCAGCGACGGGCTGGCTAAGCGGACTGCGCGAAGCGCTCGCCACACTCTGCGGTGGGTCTAGGGTCCGAGGTCAACGGAAAGGCGAACCTACGTGCTACTGGAAGCCGCGCATAAGATGCGAGAGCAAGACGTACGTTCCGGCGCCGACTCCGGCACCAACCGCTGCCCCGCCGAGTCTCGACTTCGAGTGCGCCCCGGCGGCTCCTGCGAGGACACTAGTGAAGGCGATGAAAGGCAGCATGGGATACCGCTGGCCTATCCAGGCCCATCCCGCCGCCGGAGGCGGAACGTAGTTCGTTTGCACCTGCATGCCGATGGGAGGCGCCGCGACTAGACGAACGGCACCGCACGGACCGCCGGTCGGCGTGTACATATACCCGGCCGGAGCAGGCGCGCGCGGCGCCTCCGACGGGCATGGCATACAATACGCCTCGGCAGCTGTATGCCCGGGAACGAACATCGTGCCCGACGAACAGTCGGCCTGACTCGTCGGGACAGTCGCTGCTGGCACGATTCCGAGCGACGTTCGATAGCACGTTCGATAGCTCATCGCCTTCTCTTTCGTCGCCTGCGGTTCATCGTGAGCATCACGCCCGGCCGAACACCGCCGTAGCCGTACTGCATGCCGTAGCTTCCGCCGCCGAGCATCGGCGTCGGGTACTTGTACGCGAGCCAGCCAAGGCCGCCGAGGACAGCAAACGTGCCGATCCCGATGCCGTACTTCCAGGCGTCCGAAAGCTCCGACATGCTGGCGGTCGGCACCGTCTCGGTACGCGTGACCGTCGTGATCGTGGACTGCCCGAGGCCGCGATAGCTCATCGGTGACCTCGGCCGCCGCGCAGCATTTCCTTGGTCCACAGGCGGTTCTGGCCGACAGCGCTGCCGACCACGAGGGCAATGACGCCGCCGATGATGCCGGTCCACATGACCGCATCCGGAAGGCCGAGACCACGGGTCGCAGAGGGAACCTGACCGAGAGCAACGGGCAACGGCGTGTTCGTCATCTGACGAGCGAGCGAGGTCCCAGTGTACCAAGACGTGTTCGATCGTACCGCGTCCCATCCGGCAGCGTGTTGCATGCGCGCGACCATCAGGCCTTTCATCGCCGTGCCCATCTCCGTCGAGCCACCTGGCGTCATCATGTCCAGATAACGCTCGTGCGGTGTCCTCCGGTCCATCCGGTAGAGACGTGCCATGAGAGCATCGAGGTAGTCGTTCGGGCGCATCGTGGCGTCAAGGCGGTAGGATCTGCGCGATTGCAGAGAGCTTCAGCCCGTTCCCCGCGCCGCCGCCGGTGTTGTCCGCGACGAGGTCGAGCACGTCGCCGCTGGCGAAGGCCACGGCCACCGCGGACACCTGCTGTGCGAGCGAGCCGGCGGGCACGGTGACGGTCATTCCCGTCGGCGCCGCGTTCTTGAAGATCGTGAGCACCGTGTCGGTCGTAAGCGTGCTGAACACCGGCTGCACCGTGATCTTGCTGAGTGTGCACGCCGGCATCGGATAGGCGACGGACCCGTGGATCGAGTCGCTGGCATTCTCGCTCAACGAGTCGGTAATCACGACAAGTACCTGCAAGACGTTATCGCCCTGGAACTGTCCAGAGAACTTCAGCAAGCTCGGCACAGCGCCGACAGCTGCAATCGCAACCCAGACAGCCGCGCCGGGCGTCGGGTCCGTACAGACGTACAAGGACGCCACGTCAACGACCCAGGCAAGATCGCCAGCCTGAATCTCAGACGTATACCCGCCATCCGTGAACGCCGCGGTGTTTGGCAGCTGCGCAGCGGTATTCCATTGTCCCCACCAGTGGTGAAAACGCCATGGCGCGACGGGTCTTTGGCCTGCAATGAACGTCATGGTCCCTAGCGCTTTCTACGCCTACGATTCTTCCGTGCCCGGCGCCGGCCGCGGTTGTTCGCAAGGCTCGTGCTCTGATGCTTCTCGGCCATGAGACCGCCGAGCACGGCAAGACCGAAGACGCCAGCGGCGACTACCCCGAGCGCCGCGATCGGACTCATTGGCGTCGCTGCCTGGCCGAGGCCACCAAGCTGACGACGGCCGGGTCTCCACCCGGCGTGGCCCATCCGAAGAGCAGGGCTGACGTGCGTCACTCTGGACGCCGATCCGCCCAACCGACGAGCGCAGTACGCCTGTCCTCTGTTCTTCAGCATGGCGCGCGCCTGAGGCTCGGAGAGCATAATCCCGTCGAGCCGGAGGTTGCGCAGCACTCCACGAATCTCCGAGGTATACCCCTCGAAGTTGCGTCGTACGGCATGGCACAGGTGGGCTGCACCGTAGGCCCGAACCCACCACAGCACCAACAGTTCGGCAGGCGACCTGGTTTCGCCCACCGCGTACATGTCCTGCCCCATGCCGTACATTTGAACCTCCTACATCACGACGAGCGAGCCGAGCCCGGAGACGGCCGGCGGCGGCACAGGCGTCGCGACGACAGGCGGCGGAGCCGACGGAAGCATCACCGGCATCGCGTGCTGCCGGCCCTGCCACCAGCGGTAGGCGAGGTAGCCGCCGCCCGCGAGAAGGAGCCACGTCATCGTGTCCGGGTTCCGACGAAGACGATGGTGCCCGCGGTTCCGACGGACGCTCTTGCCGCTCTTGCTGCTGCGCTTCTTGCTGTGACGCTTCCTGCTGGCCATGTGCTCTCTCCTGTTCGTTACTGCCTTCGACCGTGGCTTGCGACCGTGTCGCCAGCCTTCCTGCTGTTCCAGTGCCTCGCTGTTGTTGACGAAGTCGTCCGCCGTCAGGCGCGCTCGAACGCCCCCAGGCAGCGAGATCGAGTAGACATGGGCGCCGGACCCCTTCCGGCTCTCGGACGCGACCATGCCGTTCTTGCCGCGGTGCTTGCCGCCGATGATGGTCACGCTGTCACCGACGTAGGTGATGAAGCTGCGGCGCGGCGTCGTCACACGCGGCCTCCAAGCGACTGCATGTCGCCTTCGTACTGCCCGTGATCGTAGTTGCCGATACCGACGACATCGCGCATCGGCCCAATGTTCGCGCGCGCACCGGGAATGCGGCGATAGGCGAACGCGATGTCATCGCGAACCCAGCGGCTCCCGAGCCCGCTGAGCACGATCGGCGTCCGCTCATAGCCGATGTGGTGCATATAGTTGAGCGGCATCCCGATCATCATGTCGGGGCCCCAGCCGTACGGGCTGTAGATCGAGCCACGCGGCGACAGGCGCGCCGCGTACGGATCGACCGCCTCGGCAAACCACGAGGTCGACGTCGTGCCGGGCGACACGAAGCCCATCCCTGGGCGGCGCAGCGGTCGACGGTAGCTCATCGCACGCCCGCCTGTCGAAGCGCATCGCCGATGCCGTCGAGGACCATCGCCATCTCGCGCGATACCGCTTTCCATTCGCGCGCGACCGCGCTGTCCTGCTCAGCGGCGACGGCAATGCCGCTGCTGCAAGCGAGGTCGGAAGCCATCATGTACGCCGCGAGAGCCTTCAACACGTGTCCAGTCTCCAGTTCGTCCTCAGCCGTCGAGAGGATGTGGTCTACGTCGCGCAGAGTGCGCGCAGCGCTGTTACGCACGAGCGAGCGAGGCCGGCGCGAGGGCGCTCGTCGACTGGTGCGCCTGCGTCTCATTCGTCATCCGCCCACTTCAGTTCGTCTTCCACCTCGTCGACCCACAGCATCGGGTCACTCGCCTTGACCGAGCCACCGCCCATGCCGTCCGGAAACTTCTTGCTCTTGATCGGCGCGGTGCCCTTGTGCTCGTAGATCTCGACCGCTACCGCTCGCCCATCACCGCCATGCTCGGCGTAGTACACGCGCTGGTCATAGAAGACCGCGTCGTAGTCCTTGCCGTTCGCCGTGAATCCGGCCGTCCAGATGCCGTGCGATGTGCCGCTTTTCGCATGCCAGCCGAGCTTACGAAGCTCCTCAGTCTGGTCGTCCGACGCGAGTGACCACGCACGGATGAGACTCAGGTCTTTGCCGTGGACCTCGTCGGCGCCCCACTCGTCACTGGCGACAAACGGCGGACTGTACTGGCCCTTCTGACACTTCAGTGTCGTGTGGCCGATGAGTGTCAGGTCCGCCTCGGCAGCATCGCGTACCTTCTCCGCGTTGCGCTCCGAGAGATCGTGGATGCCACCGGCAGGCCACTCGACGCCGAGATCTTCGGCTGCGGCCTTGTAATCGCTCTCGTCGAGGAACGTGAAGATGCCGCACTTGCCCTCGTCGTCCAGGTAGTCGACAGCGTACTCGAAGGCGTCGTCGAAGCTGCCAGCCCACACGAGCAGTCGCAGCGGCGCGTGCGCATCGAACCACATGAGAAAAAGCTCGCCGCTGTCGGCATCGCTCCCGTTGACGATGGCGAGGTCAAGCAGATCGAAGTCGCCTCGGGCGTTCTTGCGTGTGCGCGCCATGGTCAACCCAGGTTCCTGGCCCGAGACTCGAAGCTGCTCTCGAACTGCCGAGCCGGCGAGCGGTCGCCGTAGACCTCGGAGTAGTCCTTGGCGTACCCGAAGTGGTGCTCGACGGCCTCGCGCGCCGTGTACGGGCCGGAGTCGAGGAACTCACGAAGTGTACTGAAGTGGAAGTAACCGACGCCGTTGATGACCTCGACGATCTGCTTGGCGGTGTCGTCCCAGGACTTCTCCGGCGACAGGCGCCACTTGTAGTCCTTCTTGTCGAGTTCGGCGACGAGCCCGACCTTCTCGAAAGCGCTCTCAACGGTCTCTTCGATCGAGGCCATGTACGCGTCATGGTACCAGGCTTCGAGGTCTGACTCGGCCTGCATGGCGAACTGCTCCGCCTCTTCGCCTTCGAGGCCCTCTTCCGCCGCCTGCCGTAGCGCGTAGCCGTAGACGTCGCTCTGGTCCATGTTCACGCTGTCCTCGAAGGACGGCAGCTTGAACGCGCGCAGGACGCTGTCGAACTCGACGATGATGGGTTTTGCTCCGCGTGCCATGGCTGCCTCAGTAGTTGAACGCGACAGACACGAGGTTGTTCGTCGGCGCAAATGTCGGCACTCCGTTGGCAGTCGCGATGAGCGCCTGTCCACCGTTCAAGTTCGGCAAGATGCCAGGCGCAAGCGGCGCAGCGCTAGTTGCAGTCCAGCGGTCCGACGTCTTACCAGCGATGGCCGCGACTTCCGCGTTGTTGCGTGTGTCCTTGAACCACTGATCGATCTCGGCCGCAGTCAACGCGAACGCACCGCCGGCCACGCCGTTGACCGACGGGAAGATCGGATCGAGCGTGCCGAAGATCTTGAGAACCGACGCTGGCACCGCATAAGGCGCCACCGTTGCAACAGAGAACGCCTGTACGTTGTCCACGTAGAACGTTACGCGGGCGCCAGCACCTTCCGAGACGACCGTGACCAACCCGACCGTCACAGTGTCCCAGTCGTAGTTGAGCACGCCAGTCGACGCTGGCAGCCCAGTCCCAGGAAGCATGAATGGCGACTCTGCGTCGTTGCACGTCAGCACGATCAGCTGCTGATTTTCCGTGTCGCCTGGCGAAACTGTCTCCGTCAAGAATGCGGCCACACTTGCGAACAGACCGTCCGGCAACCCGGTGCCTGCGGTAACAGCAAACGCGGCTCCGAACGCCGTCGCGGTCGTCGTCACACAGGCGAAGCCGAACCACAGCGGCATTGGTCCCTGCGAGAACGACGGCGCAACAAGCGGGGCCTCGTAGTTCCAGAAGTCAGCGAACGTGTCTGCGCCGAGGTTGAAGAACCACATGTTGACCGGCGACTGCGGGCTTACGCCCTTTCGCCGGCCCCACGGACTCTTCCAGAGCATGCCCTTCTTGGCGGTCATGTGTACCGGGCTGATCGACGACTGAAGGTGAGGTCTGGACCCTGCTACGGCTGGGCGCCTCGACGCACGGAGTTCCTCTGGGCTGGAAATCGTCGTCAGATCCAGACCCCACCTTCAATCGTCGTTCAGGTACCTCCTCCGCTAAGTCTGTTGAGGATACGGTCTAGCTGGAACTCTGGCACCACGAAGCCGTTGATCTCGACCGAAAGTAGCTTGGTCTCGAACGGTGGCGCGCGCAGCGCAATGGCGTTCGCTTCGATCGTCTGGCCGGGTCGCACGTAGCTCGCGAAGTTCCGCAGGCCGACCTGTGAGTCGCCGCCGAACGGATAGAAGCTGCCGCCGCCAGGAGTCGGCGGCGACGCCGGGAAGCCCTGCGGTGTCAAGATCACAGCGCCCTTGACGGTCAGGTTCGTCTGATAGTCGAGCGTGCCCCTTCCGCCGACCTTCAGCTGAAAGCCGAAGACGGTGACTAGGCGCGTCGGATCGACCTCGACGATGTCCTGTGGATCGATGCCAGAGTGTTCATAGACCTTGAAGACGGAGTTCTGGAGGACGATGCAGGCTTCCTTCGGCGCGACCAGCCGAAGGAGGTTGATCGGCCGCGGGTACGGCGGCGTGCCGCCGAGGGCCACCGGAATCGGATACTGCGCGAAGAACGGACGCTGGAAAAACGTCAGCTGCTGCGACGGCAAGAACTGAAAGTAGGCGTCGAGAACGCGGACGTTCTCCACCGTCGGCGCGACCTCTTCTTGAGGTAGCGGCGACGGCGCCTGGCTATGCAGCCTGCCGGGACGACCTACCATGGCCGTCCGATCAGACCGCCGGGCTCTCGGCCTGGAGGATCTTGTAGCCGCACATCGTGAAGTACACGGTGCCGCCGAGGTTGACGGCGAGCCGGCCGACGTTGTTGGCCGCCGACGGATCTGGCGCTGGAACTAGCTCGCCCTCGGCAAAGCCGAATCCAGGCAAGAAGCCGCCTCCCGGAAGCGTAGCCCAGTTGACCTCGGCGATGCCGATCTCGTGCATCAGCGTCATCTTCCAGGTCACGGTGGAGCCGCGCTCGAAGAAGTCGCCGACAGGCAGATAGAACGGCCGATCGAACTCGCTGAAGATGTAACGAGACGGGATTGGGATCTGATTCTGCCGGTTGCGGTTCGAGGCGTTGTCCTGGATCTCGAACAAGTAGTCGATCTCGCCAGGCCGGAACGTCTGGACCGCTTGCGCGCCAGCAACCGTGATGGGACCAACGCGCGCACCGATGTACGCCCCGGAGAACGGATCTGCGGTCGATGCGACCGGGCGGAACCGACCGGTGAGCGGCGTGATGACCTCGGTGCCTGCCGGCGGGTCACTCGGCCGACCGTCGTACGGTCCCTGCGAGTACGTCCGCATCAGAAACGCGCTCATGTAGCTCGTGCAGACGAACGGTCCGTCCATCGACACCTGCTTGTTGTCGAGCAACTGCGTGCCGGCGACAGTCAAGCCGGGCTCAGTCGGGCCCGGAATGTCGATGGAAAAGTTCAGGAAGTACGGGACGCGCTTGCCGGGAATGTCCTCGATGTACCGGATGCGCTTCTGCGACTTCGAGAGCGCTTCCTGCATCCGCCGAAGCTCAAGCTGCTGGGACTCGTAGTCGGTCGCCAGCTTGCCGTAGCGTTCGTTGAGAACCTTCGTGCGTGCAAAGAGCTTCCGGTGTTGCTCTTCCATCTGGCGGAGAACCGCCGCTGTTTCCGGGTCGTGAATCGGCACTTGCTACCGTCCTTTGGCCGTTGGATTTCTCCCTGTGGCCGTTGGGCTGGTTGTGGTGCGCCGACTCGGACGTCGGCGACTTATTTTGGAACGGCCCGAACCTTCTCTGGCCTCTCCACGTCGCAGGTTGCCTCGTTCACCATCGAGAGCGACCTGCCGAACCTCTTCGCGATCTCCCGACACGGTACGCCTGACCCTGCCAGCGATCGCCACTCGTCTACTTCGGAACGCGGAACTCGTTTCTCCATGGGGAAGCGCGGTTTCGTAACCAGACCAAGCTCTTCTGTCGATCTGTTCGATGTCGGAACGATGTCTTTGACGACCGCATGCACTACCGAGTTAGCACGCCCGTAATGCCTTCCGATCGCCACGATCGACGCACCATCTGTCCTGAGCCTTCGCCACTCTTCTTGGATCTCGTCCGTCAGTCCCGAGTTGACACCCGACCAGAATGACGACTCTCCTCCAGCTGCCCGGCGACCAGTCTTAGGTTGAAAGCCAGAGTCGAGAAGCGCCTTCCACTTGAGCGACCGAAGCCATTCCCCAATCGCCGCGACGTGGGCCTGACGATCGACGATGACGTAGTTCATCTCTTTCTGAGACGGCGGCGCCGAGATACGCGCGCTCCACCCTCTCGCCCTCAGAGCGCGGCGCACCCACCCGATCAAAACGCCTGGCTTCTGAGCGAAGCCGAACTGCGCGCCATTGCTCGCGGACCGCTTCTCTGTCTTTCTAAGAAACCAGCCGTCCGTTTCGACCAGCGACTTCAGGAAGAGCCTTGTGCACTCTTCGTCGTCATCCACCCACCGTGGCGGCGGTACCATCAGCTTATCGGCACCAGCACCGATGTACTTGTGAGCGACGCCGAAGTCGCCAATCACGTCATGCGTCGTCCAGTAGATCTCGAAGAAGTCACCGAACTCCTCGGTAAGCGCCTTCATGTGCTTCTGGTACACGTGGTACCCACCGTAGACGAGCGTGAACAGTTCTTTCACGCGCATCAGCCATGCTGGGTACTTATCGCCTACGGTGACGGCCACCTTCCAGCTTTGCTTGCCGCGCTGCTGGATGTAGCCGTCACCGAAGACGGCGCCCAAGAGTTCCGCTTTATACCCGTTCACGCACCGCTCGCTTGACATCGGCTCACCTCTCGTTGAGAGGTAGCACCTTCTGTCCTGCGCGCTAAGTACGCGAAATCAGGCTACAAAACGTCCCTTGAATGAATGCCATCGAGCACGTACTTGATGTCCTTCTCGATGTCGTCCTCGCCGGGAACCGAGAGGCCCGTGCCCGTCGCGATGCCGGTCGTGAGACCGGAGCCGGTGATGATCGCGTTCGGGCTGTTGTTCGGCACGAGGCCGTTCAGCTGCTCGATGACGCTCGCGCCGGGCGTCTGCCCGATCGGCGAAGCGATCGCGATGACCTGGAAGCCCTGACGCGGCGGGATGAGAATCGGCCTCGCCAGACGCATCAGCGCGGACGACGTCGGAACGCCGTTGTTCGCGCGCGGGAGACGGCTGTCCGAGAAGAAGCCATCGAGACCACCCGCCATCGGGGTGTACGCCGTGAACGTGGTCAGCTGCGGCTTGTCGCCCGCCACCATCTGCCAGAAGAACTGGTTCTGGCTCTGGTGGTAGAGCTTGTGCACGCGCATGATACGGTCGGGGAACACACCGTCGACCGAGCCGATCGGCTGGGCTCCCGGAGTCGGCTGTGCGATCACGACCGGTGCTTCCGGGTTGAACCGGAAGTACGTCCAGACGCGCACCGCGAGGGTGATGTACGTCTGGTCGGACGGGAAGAAGCCACCCGTCGTCAGGTTCGACACCGAGATGTCGGCGCCCTGACGAACGAACAGCTGCGCGCGGTTCGGGACTGCCCCGAACACGCCCTGGTTGGTGTTGCGGAGGTCCACGTCACCGTCGACTCGGATGAGCGAATCGTAGACTTCAGTTACGCCAGAAGTTTACTCTGGCTCTCCGGATTTCTCCGGAGTGTCGGACTATATCACCAACCGTCAGTTGACGGTCGCCGGGCGCTCTTGGGTCGGATTATCGTTGGAACTCACCGACCTAGTCTCTACACCTTCTACCGGCACATCAGCCATTCGATGTCCACCGATAGCTTGGCTCGGGATTACCTCGCGGAGAATCGCTTCTACCTCCACAGGGGCTTCCCCGCCGTTTCGCTTGATGACCGCCATGGTATCTAGGACAACAGCGTCTAGCTTCGTCTGTCGATACATGCGCACCAAGCAGGCGCGTGTCAGGAACCAGTCAACGACCTCTGCCTCTGTCTTCTTGGCTGTGAGGTGCGGCAGCAAGATCCTAGTGATCTTGAGCACGTCGTCTTTGCGTGCGACGTGCAACCAATACTGCCAGCGGGTCGCCTTCTTGCCCTTCCACACGCGACGGATTGGCTGGTGATGCACACCAACGTCCGTCAGGATCCGACTCACTCGATCGACCATCGCTTTCGAGGTGTTGCAGATGACTAGCCACAGCTGGTAGCTCGTCTTCTTTCCCTTGGCCTTCCCGCTCTTGCGGACGATCGGGCGCTTCACTGCGAAGCATCCCTCTCCATCCACAATCCCGGCCAGCCAGGCGACGTCGGTCTCGTTCATCTTCTCCTTCTACCACGAAACGGTTTGATTCACCCAGTTGTTCACCGCTGAGTTACCTCAGCGGGCCGCCCTACTTCGACGGCTGATGAACGCGCTCACGGGTACCTACGATCTTGGGCATTTCTCTATCTCTCTTTGTTGACTCTCGGTGCCACCCTAGGGTTTCTTCCACCGAGATTTCGTGCGATCCACTCATCGCACTACCCGCTGATTCAGACGGCCCTTATCCCTTGATCGGGATTTAGGCCGTCTCCGTGTTCCGAAACCTCCCAGCGGTAGGAGGCTTTTACCCGTCGGCTACCGGAACACGGAGAAGTCTTTGCGTTGCTACACCATTCAGCTTCCAGCGAATAGGTTGCGTGCGTAGAGACCGCCCGCATAGCCACGGCCGTCCGCGGCCGCGAACGGTTCACGTACCCGTCTGATCTGCTTTTGGAACGTCGCTGGCAGTGCGAGGTCCATCGGGATGACGGTCGAGACCGCCGGAGGCTGCATCGGACCACCGAGTCCGAGCATCCCCTGGTATGGCGCGCCATAGTGGGCGACATCCACCATCGGGTCTCCAAACCCAGACACGTTCGACGACGCCGGCATCGCAGCGGCCTGAGCCGGCGTCGCTTGCACCATCGCCATCGCCCGCGGCAGGTACGGCATGATCGCCGAGATCCCCATGCCAGTCGCGAGAGCCTGACTGACCTCGTCCGACATCCCGATCCCACCGCCCATCACGAGCGCCAAGGCCCCACCGCCAGCGCCAGTGATCGCCATGAGCATCTTCGGATCCTGCCCTACGAGCAGGCGACCAACCACGTTGTCGCTCAGCCACGAAGCGAGCAACATGCCGCCCGCGCCGACGAGAGACGGCACGACGAGACGATGGACGATGCCCGTCGTCGGGTCACCCTCTGCGTTTCGGCGCAGCCTCTTGTTTCGGCGCTTGCTCATGAAGTGGCTTTCCTGTGCTCAGGTAGCGCTCAGAACATGCCGGCGAAGAGGTTCCGCGCGAAGAGGCCTCCGGCGTAGCCGCGACCTTCGGGGGTCACGAGCGACGACGGGATCTTTCGCTCGTACGGCATCTCGCCCGTGATGAGCTTGGCGCCCTCGACCGGCGTCTGGATCGACGCGAACGGGGGCTCCATGCGACCGCCCTCCGTCATGCTGCCCGGACGAACGAAGTCCGGGTGCTTGCCGTACCAGCCGTCGATGTCCGTCTCCTCGATGTACTCGCCGACGCCGCCGAGGCCGGCCGCCGCGTAGTACGTCTGACCGACGCCCGCCGCTGCCTCCATCACCGTGTTCCCCGTGGCCTCCATCACGTCCATGAGGCCGTCGACGCCCTCCTGATTCGCGGGATCGATGCCCTCGTGGTAGCCGGCCGCCGCGTAGTACGTCTCGCGACCGAGTCCGGCCGCGGCGTAGTACGTCTCGCGACCCATGCCGTGGCTCGGGTCGTCGACGTACGCGCCCAGGCCCTGCATCGGCTGCTCGACGTACTCGCCGAACGCGCCCATCGGCTGCTCAACGTACTCGCCGAGGTACGACGCCATGCCAGTGCCGCGGAGTAGACGCGCGATGAGCGCGAGGCCCATGCCGGTCAGCACCGGTGTCGCGTTCTCCGTGATCATCGACATCTTGCCTGCGCGATGCGCCCAGGCCGAGAGGCCGAGAGCGCCAGCGATGACCGCCGCGTTCACGATGCTCTTCGTGGCGAGCGCCGCATCTGCCGGACGGCCCGCATCGAGCACGCCGCGGACCTGATCGCTGTTCGCAGCCAGGTTCGACAGCGCATTCGCTGCCAGGAAGCCCGCGGTTGCGTAGCCAGCCGGCATCGCGATGTCCGTGATCACGTCCTTGCCGTAGAGCTTGAAGAAGTTCCGACGAAGCCGGTGGCGGCGACGGTTCTTCGACATGCCCGTGGTCTGCGGAACGTAGATCGGGTTCCGGCGCGAATGCCGGCGGCTCTTCTTGCTCTTCCTCTTGCGGCCCATCGAGTGCCTCCTTGCGTTCTTCGTTACGGCCTTCTTCGAGCCGCGTGCCTTCTTCGACTTGCGTGCCGCCCTACGCGGCTTGCGCGAACGAGCCTTCGCCTGGATCATCCGAGCAAGCTCGGGACCCCACGATCCACGCTTCGAGTGCGCCCGACGTGCGACGCCACCGAACGTGAACTTGCGCGTGTAACCCTTCACGCGACGGCCGCCGACCGAGACGGTCGACTTGCGGCTGCTGCCCGGACGGTAGAGCACCGTCTGGCGGGCGCCGGTCAGAAAGTTCGGGTGGACGCGACGCGACCGGCGACGGCGGCTGCCGCGACGGCTGTTCCGACGCGAGCGGCGGCGATTGCCAAAGAGCCCGCGCGACGCACGACGACGACTGTTCCGGCGCGGTCGACGCGAGTGCGCACGACGTGACGTGTTACGGCGTGATCGACGGCGATGGCGGTTCGCCGCCAACTCGTGGAACAGCGGCGAGCCGTACATGTGATGCGACGAGCGGAACGTCGGCGTACCAGAGACGTGCGACTTGCTCGCGCGCTTCTTCGACGAGCGCTTCTTCGAGCCGCCCTTCGACCGGCGCTTCTTCGATGCCTTCTTCTTGCTGGCGGCATTTCGCCGCGAACGACGACGACCGTTGCGACGTGATGCGCGGCGGCGGCCACCACGACGGCTCGTGTCTCGCCGCGAGCGCCTGCGACCGGCGTTTCGACGACTCCGACGGCGCGCGCTCCGGCGCGACGCGCGACGGCTGCCTCGGCGGCTCGTGTCCTTCCTCGATGCCCGACGGCGCGTACGCCTGTTCGCCGCGGCCTGCATCAGCGGGTTGCGGCGCGAAGCCTTGCGCGAACGGCGACGCTTGCGACCGGCGCCATGGGCGACGACGCTCATCAGTCCGCCACGGTTACGGCGGACCGACGCCGTGCCAGGCGCGTGCGAACGACGCTTGCGGGAGCCACTCCTCTTCCGCTTGCGGCCAGCGTTGGCACGCATCGCAGCGCGCAGTCCCGGGTAGTTGTACGCCATCGAAACTCTCCTGCGACTAGGGTTCTTGGATCCGACGAGCGGAGAGCCGTGCGGATGCTTCGGTCGGCCTGGATTCACCACGGCGAGATGCGTTACGCCGCCCGGATTGGGCGCCATGCCCGGCGTTCGGTCGTACGACCTCGCCGCGCCTTCGCTGCTTCTCCGGTAGATCAAGGCCACTCTGCACGCACTTCTCCCTGCCAGACCCGTAGCAGGGAGGAGCGGCGGCGCCCCGGTCTTCGATGGTCAAACTACAGGGGCTCTCGGTGCAGGTCAACAACTTTTTTCGCGTCCCATGTCGATTTTTGGATCGACCTGTTTTTCAGGCACATTGATGCGAATACGGCATGCCGTCCGGTCCGGTCCGACGCTGATCTCGACGCAGTGCTCGCGCAGATCGAGCGCCTGTGGGACGCGCCAGAAGGCAGCCCAAGGAAAGCGCGCTCGCCGCGCTCGTCGAAGCCTACGAGGACGAGCACTATCCGATCGATCCGCCGACCCTGATCGAAGCACTTCGATTCCGTCCGGCTCGAACAGTCCACCGCGCTCTCAAAAGCGCTGTCCGTTCTTACGCGCACGTTGGCCATCAAGGGCTAGCAACCTATTTCAGATCGGAACACGCGTCGCGGATCAGCTGCTTCGACACGTGCTTCGAGACCTCACGGTGCCGAGGTACCGACAGCGGGGCCTTCGTACGTGGGTTTTCGTACAGCGTGTGCTCTGCTCCTTCGCGAACGAGCACGGCTCCGCATGCGACGATGCGTCTGATGACCTCTACGCGTTTCACGCCGCACCAACACGCTCAATCCGAACACGGTGCACCGCGTGCTGCGGACGGCCACGTTCCGCCTGCAACGCGAGGATGTCGTTCACGGCCGAGATCACGTTTTTGCGCGCGGCAGCCGGCGTCCGGCCCTGCCCATACGCGCCCGGAAGAGCAGGAACTTCCGCCGACCACCACCGATCGCTCGCATCGTAGACCAGGACGATGTCGTAGGACTTCAGAAGCCGGCGGCTCGTACGCTTCGACGGAGTGTTTCGGCTGGTCCTCTTCATGTCGAAGACAGTACCACGAACCGAAGTCGAAGTCGCTTCAGGCCGGAACGAGCACTTTTTTCGTGATCTCGTCGTCCGGATCCACCCCCTTCGGCTCCTCCGGCGGCAACTTCGGCTGCACGTGCCGACCGCTGACACGCGGCAGGCCGCGCTGCGAGTCCTTCACGCCGCGCGCCGCCTTCCGAAACGCGACCATGGCCTCGCGCATCTCGGCGACTTCCTTCGGCTCGGGGATCTTCGACTGACGTGCCTCGGACATGACTCTACCTCCCTCGCCGCGGCTGCGGCGCCTCGTATCCACGAAGCAGCTTCTCGATCTCGTGCAAACGACTGTCCATGCGCTCCATCGTCTCGACCAGATGCTCCGACGCGCCTTCGGTCTCGGTCGCGAGGCGCACCTGCTCTTGCAGGGCTTCCGAGAAGTCGTGCGTCGCCGTCAGCAGCGTGTCGCGCACTTCCTTCGCGTCCTGCACGCGGAGCGCCTGTACCTCGTTCAACTTCTGCGTCTGAAGCCAGGCGTAGCGAGCGAGCGGAACGAGCACGAGCAGGAACACGGCGCCGAATGCGCCCCACTGCTGCACGATCGCATCGGCCGCTTCAGGCATTACCCATCAATCCCGTCCTTCAGGACCCTTAGCCCGCCACCGCACATGATGGCTAGGAAGCCCTCGCTTCCGTCCTCCTGCGGCTGCGGCGAATAGATCGCGAGCATCTTCCCGTCCGGCGCACAGAGCAGCCAGCAGTCGCGCGCCGACTTCCGTGAGTCGATCTCCTCGAACTCGCCATCGTTCCGGCGAAGCTCGCCTCCGAGATACTTGCCGAGTCGTGTCCATGCCTTCGGGTACGCACGCGGAGGCCGCGTCGTACCGTTCTTACGCACGTCATTCGGGTCAGCCAGCTGCGCGTTCTCGTAGAACAACACGCCCTTGCCAACCTCGTACGGCTGATCCTCGCTCTTGCCGTGCAGGTGCTTGTAGTCGATGTCCTTGCCGTCGGCGTACCACTTGTCGGTTCTGTAGCTCACCGACAGCGCATCGCCGATGCAGACGAGACGCGCAGGCGGCTCGTGCCCGACGTCGACGACCTCAAGCGGCTTCTTCGAGTGGAACGTCTCGTACTTGTCCATCGCGGCGTCGATGTCATGACCGCGAGCGCCGCTGAACCTGTCCGGATCGACCTCTCGGCCTGCGACGCGCCCCATCACGCCCGGCCCAAGCCTGCGCTCCTCTGTCTCTCCGGTGCGATTCCGCCACAGCGGCTTGCTGATGCGCTTGGCACCCGGATGCCCGCTCGTGCGCTTGCCGTTTGCCGCCGGTCGGCTCGTGCGCTTGGTGACCAGCGTCCCGTTCGGACGGCTCGTGCGCTTCGCATCCACCGGCCGGCTCACGCGCTTCGGCGGCCGAGAGCGGCGCTTCTCTTGGATCTGCGCGTTGATCTGGAACCGATCGCCGTCGGACTCGTCGCGCGCGACCACGCGCGCGATCTCCTCGACCTGCTCGGGACTCGCGTCGGCGCCCTCGGTGTTCACGCGCATCGCGGTCCGCAGATGTGACAGCGGGTTGTTTTCCATGGTCGATCCTTCCGGCGGCGCACTGCCGCCAGGCCGCTTCAGCCGGCTCACTCGCTTCTTCTTCGGCTCTTCCGGGCCAACAGGAGTCACACGGCTCAGTTCGGTTTCCTTCTGGCCCCGGAACTCGCCGTGCTTCTTGATCGTGGCCTTTACCCGTACGTGCTTCCCAGCGGCTTCAGACGGCCGGAAGTCCTCGAACGGCCAGCTGGAACCGAACCACTTGAAGGCGTACTTGGCAGCATCGCCGGTGCCACGGAAGGAGCAGAGGTACGTCGTGCCGTAGTTACCCTCGATCGGCCGCACGCCGAGCATGTCGAGTTCCAGCACGATGCGCTCGTCGACGGTTCCGAAGTGCCCGTCGACTACGTCTCCTCGTACCTTCTCGGCTTCGCGCGCCATCGCGCGCTGATATCCGGAAGCCAGGGACGCGACCACGCCTGCGCTCCGACCGGTCACGACGCCTGACAGCAGTGCCTGCCGCACGTTGTAGCCGTAGTCGGTCAGCGTCGTGACGTCCGCGTCGACGAACTCCTTCGTCGCCCACTCGATCGTACGCTTGGCGGCCTCGTGCTCCTGCGGATCTGGCTGCTGCTTCTTCGCGACCTCGAACCCGAGTTGTCCCCGGCGGCTGGGCATGCAGATGTCCCAGGCCTCGTCGGCCGTCGAGCGCTTGCCGCCTCCGCTCTCGTACGCCACCGATCGCGACACCCAGCCGTACTTCGAGATCACGTGGATGACGACTGCGAGGTACTCCTCGATATCGACAGCCATCGTGAGGCGGCTCGCTCCGCCGCCCAGGCCCTCCCAGTCCTCCATGCCGCGCGCGAGGTCGAAGATCGCGAACAGCGTTTCAGCAACATCCGCGATTTTCTTCGGGTCACCATGACCGCCCAGGAAGTCCGTCAGACACGTCCTGCCCACCGCCGCGTACTTACCATCCTCATGCGCGAGCACGAAGACAGTAGCTCGATCCCTCTTGGTCAAGCAGTGATCACACCGCGTCGGCTCGACTGTGCGGAACTCTGCCGGCAACACCTCGTCGGGCACGACGCGCAGCCAGGGCCCGCCGTGCGCCTGCTCCTCGTCGTAGTCGAGACACGCGATGAGCCGCCAACCCTTGAGGCGCGGCTCCTCGCCCGCAACGAGCACGGGTGTCACCTCGCTCTTGATCGTGCGCTTCTGCTCCGTGTACGCGGTGCCGCCGTACGCGCCTTCGATCGCCTTGAGCGTCGTCGACGGCACGTTCGTGTAGTACGGCTCGCCCTTCTCGAACACGAGCGGCTTCAGCCCGAGGCGCCGTGTCCGCTTCTGGAGCTTCTCGATCGCGTGCGAGAGCGCCTGTAGCTTCATCGCCGGGATCCAAAACAGCCCGACCTTGTAGCCGCCCGCTTCGAGCGCAGCTTTCCGCTCGACGAGGCGCGGGTCATCGCGCTTCTCCATCTTGTCGTCGGAGACGTTCGAGCGCAGGGCTGCGGACGTGTAACTCATCGACGCCTTCTACTCGTACGCTTCCGGCGCCGATTCGCCTTCGGCAGCGGCCGCGCGAATCCCTGGATCAACGCCAGCGACAAGGTCACTGGCCACAGGCCCCCCCCATCCACCAGAGAATCCCCCAGCCAAGCGAGTCATTGTGCCTCTTGTAGCCGTGGTAGCCGAGCGGCAGCGCTGAGAGCATGCCGAGGCGATAGACCATGAATGCCATGTCCGTCTGTGAGACGCCCGCGCGAGACATGCTCTCTGAGAAGGACGTTGGCGCCGTTGATGGATAGGCCATCGGGGCGGAGCCGCCCCCTCCGCTCAATGAGTGCATCAGCCGTACTCCTTTAGCCACCACCACATCAGCCCGGCTCCGACGGCCGCGCCGATCGCGTACTTCACGACGCTGCTATCGCCCGGCTCGTCGAGCCCGAGAGGCAGCCCGCCGGCACGGCGGATCTCGCCGCGCGCCATATGATCGTACCCGACGAAGCGCGTCCCGCCCGGAAGCGTCTTGACCTGTGTGTCCGGGTCAGCGCCGATGGGCCCGACCTTCGCCGGCCGAGGCGGCTTCGGATCGTCGCCGACCGAGACAGGCGTGCTGTCTTGGTAAACAGCGTACGCGTTCTTGTCCCAGTTCCACACCGAATAGAGAGCCACGATGCCTCCTAAGCTGCCGTCCGGCGTTCTCGCCTCGCGCTCACGTACACCGGCACCGCCTGCTTCGCGTACTCCTCGATCCGGAACAGCGTCTTCCCGCTCTGGTCGAAGGCGCGCACGACGACAGGATAGCGCGACCTGCTGTCGACGAGCCAGTGGAATTCGTGGCTCTTGGACGCTGCGATCCGCGTGCTCATCATCGCGCCGCTCAAAGCGCACCAGCAGGAGAGCGTCTCGGCGCTAGCCATGTCTCGTCGCCGCACCAGCCGCAGGCCACGTCGTACGTCGCGGAACCCGCGCCGCAACGTGACGCCTATCTTGAGTGCTGTCCAGCACGAATGGATGCGTGCCGAGGTCGTTGGCGCGCTTACGTCGAAGTGGAAGCGCACGAATGCTGTCGTGCGGGCCGTGCAACGTCGCTACTCCTGGGCACCAGAGAAGGAGTTGTGGCACATCATCAACGTCTTGCAGGATGACGGTCTCGCGGAAACGCGCTCGGTGCGGGATGCTGAGGGTGTGTTCCGTGGCGAAGTGCGGGCGGCCAAGGCAGTCTCGAACCCGCGCGGTCGCATGGGCGCGTCCAAGGAATTCGCAGTCTACGACGCGATCGCCTCCGTGCGTGCCGAGCATCCGGCCGAGCAGCTGGGATTTCTGCCGCCGGGCTTGGCCGGCAAGCTCAAGGGCAAGCCGCCGGGTCTCTACTCGTACGGCTTCGGCCAGCGCGGCGAGTCGCTGCGGCCGTACAAGACCGACAGCTTTGTTCGCTCGCGGCCTGACACGCACGACCTTGATGCCGAACAGCCGCAGCGCGCGGTCCTTCACGGCATCGAAGTCGTCCTCGTAGCCGAGCACGGCCTTGTGCCACTGGTCCCGGCCGGCGCTGTCCAGTCGCCGCATGACCTTGGCGATCGCGTCCCAAGCATCCGCCGCGCGCACCGTCTGGACAACCGCATTCTTCGCCGGCCGCTCGAACACGTCGAACGTACCTCCAGAGAAAGCGCCGCCCACCGGCCACCAGAGCCTCCCATGCTTGCCGCCTGCGAGCACAAAGAGGTAGTTCCGCGTATCGTTGTGCTTGAACGCCAGCGAGCCGTCCTCGTTCTGGTGCATCAGCTGGAACTCGTCGGCTTTTGCGTACCGGCGCCCGCCCTTCTCGGTCGGCACTGAGTGCTCGCCGAGCGCGCGCTCTAGTCGCCCGAAGGCCGCGTCGATCTCGACGCGCGTGAACTCGTACTTCGGGTTTCGGCGCAGTCGCCTGCCTGTCCTCGCTCTACGCTTCATCGGCGCCTCCGACTCGTCCGCTTCTTCTTGCGCCGACTGTTCCGCCGTGGGTGCATCGTCAGGTACAACCCGGTCTGCTTCTCGAAGACGTCGATCAGCTGGTCGCTGTAGATGTCGTCGAACGCCTTGACCAGCATGGCATTCGCGCCACGCACCCACCAGAACTCGACACGGTACGTGTCCGATGGCTCCAGCTTGATGACGAGCTTGTTGCCGGTCTCACGACGGCCGGCGAATCCGAACTGCAAGCCGTTCTCGATCGTGTAGATGTTCTTCGCGTTGAGCATCACCCGAAGCCGGCCGACGCCGCCAAGCTGCTGCGCGATGATGTTGCCGACGTCAGTGACGGCGTTTCGACGACTCTTTCTCCGACGATTGCGCGCGACCTTCGCCGCATACGCAACTGCCTCCGCCTCCGGCAACCAAGTAGTCCGATCTCGACCTTTCGTCGTGAAACGCACGCCGTAAATCGGACGTCCGCTGTCGTCCGCATCGACGCGAGAGATCGTCGCGGCCGTGTCAGCACGCAGGCGCCCCATGCCGATCCGATGGCCAGCCGGAAGCACGAGAGACTGGCCAATGGCTAGCGCAGGATTCGCTGCCAGCCCCATGTCGATCGGCACGCCGCGAAACGCCTTCTTCGCGTGCTCGAACGCTGCCTCGCGCGAGACGAAGGCGCGCTCTCGCTTGTATGGCCCGCGTCGCCACGTGTCCGACTGCGCGCCATGATGCAACTGCACGTACCAAGCGTACTTGCCATGCTCGATCGTGATCTTGTCGGGCTTGGCCGTGTTCTTCCGGATCCGCGCTTCCTGCATCAGCTGGTACACGCGGCGCACTTCGGTCTTCGCTTTCGCGATGGCCGCGTCGTCGCCGGCCTTCTCTGCCTGCCGCTGCTCGAAGTTCACGCGATCCCAGTCGCCGTAGAGGTCATTACGCGTGAGCACGCGTCGTCGCGACGTCCTGCGCTTTGGCTTTCCGCTGGTTCGCTTGGTCATCGTCTGACCTCAGAAGTAGAGCCCGCCGCCGTTCCAGCGCTCCATGATCTCGTCGAGCACGGCCTGCTCTTGCTCTCGGTCGGTGGCGTCCGGATCGGGCTCGTCGAGCTTCGGGATGCTTCGGCCACGCTTCGGATGCTTCTTGAGTAGAGCGTCGAGATCCCTCACGTGCATGTACGTGCCCGACTCCTGCTCCGCCTTGCCCTCCAGGATCATCTCGTTCAGCTGCTCGCGAAGGTCGTCGTCGTCCGCCACCTTCGGCGTCTCGCCATAGTCGAAATCGATGAAGGTCAGTTCGTAGCTGGGCGTGATCTCTGCGACGTGAACATGCTTGTTCTTGTCGTACGCGTACACGCCGAAGATCTCGGTCGTCATGGCCTTGATGTCGTCGCGCCAATGCTGGCGCTCGTCGAGCTTCACCAGACGCCAGTCTGGCTTTATCTCGGCCGGGTTGCGACGCACCGGCTTACGACTACCGCGCTTCGGCTTCCTGCTGGTCCTCTTCTTCGCCATGACCTTCTCCTCAGTTCGCCACGAGCCGCGCCGCCTTCCGATGCCGGATGCCCTTGTGCTTCGCCGTCTGCGCGTGAGCCAGTCGGTACCCAGGCCATCCTTCCGCCACACGGCAGGGTAGTGCTTCATGATGAAACTGCGGATCGCCATGTAGTCGCCCGCGTTGCGCACGCGTCCCATTCGGATGTACTTGATGGCGTCGCGCGCGCCCTGCGCGCTCTCGATCGGCCACGCGCGGTCCTTGGGGAACACGAACTTCGATGCTGGCAGCTTCGTGCGGCGCTTCTTCGAGAGACGCGGATTGTAGTAGAAGGTCTGGTTCGGACGCGACCGTCGTCGACCGTTCGACGCCACGGATGCGAGCATGGCGCGCGCCTGTCGCACGATACAATCGTCGCCGTGGCCGCACGGGCCACCGGGCGCGATCGGGCCGCGTCCATGGGAGTGGTCTCCGGTCGCTTCGTAGGCGGCGAGCGCGGTACGGATCGACACCGGATCGCCCGCCTCCATCGCCCGCACGAGGGCTTTGAACGCGGCGTGCTTTTCTGCGACGCGTGAGGGCGGGTTCCGGCGAGACGTGCGCTTGCCGTCGCGCATCGGCATCTCGGCGATGCTGGCGTTCGGGTACGCCCTCTTCGCGCGCGAGCGCCTCTTGCCCTTGAGGCCCCGCGACGAGCGCCGACGCCAGCCGTTCTTGCGCGACCGCCTCTTGCTACGATTCGCGGTCGCGGCCTTCGCCTTCGGCTTCTTGGTCACCATGAACGCCACGCCGATGACGCCTAGAACGCCAACCGCGCCAAGCACCGGCCAGTACCACTCGGTAGCGCTCGGCTCGACGTAGGGCGCGACGGGCCCGGCCGGCGGCGTCGCCGTCTGCCCGCCCTGCGTGGCCGTGATGATGCTCGCCGCGATCGTGCCTGCCGTCGTCAGCCCCGTGCTGACGTCCTGCGCCGTGTGGTCAGGCGCGCCGGGCTTGGTCTGACCGAGACCCATCATGCCGGCAAAGAGGTCGCGTGCGGGAGTCCGACCAAGGCCAGCCGCGCCCCACACCGGCGCATGCACGGGGATAACGCGCGCGGTCACGCCCCTCGCCGTCACGCCCCTGGCCGTCACGCCACGGTACGCCCAGCCCAAACCGTTCATCGGTGCTCGGTAACTCATTACCTTCTCCTCCGGCTACGCCGGTTTTGCTGCATCTCGCCCTGACGGCGCCGGTACAAAAAGAACCCCAGTCCGCCCACGATCGCCACGACTCCGACGACCCCAGTGACCGCAAGCGCCGTCGTCATCGCCGCGGCTGCGGCGCCCTCGCTCTCTGGTGGCGGCGGACCCGAACTCGACGTCACGGGCGGCGCGCCCGTCGGCATCGGCGGCGGCGGCGGCACCGTGCCAGTAGGATACACGTAGAGGTTCGTGCCCATCGGCATGTTGACGCGGAAGCGCGTCATGACGATCTGCGACTGCGGACTGATGCGCTGCGCACTCTGAAGGAGTGCGTCACGTACCATCGTCGCGTACTGCACCGCGGGCTGCGACGACAGCGGCCGCCATCGCGCATAGACGTAGCCGCCCGCGACCCACCGAATGTCGTCGACCACGTTACTCGTTGCGGTCAGCGCCGAGCGCACGTTGTCGATCACGCCGAGCGCTGCCTGCTCTCTGTTGACGTTCCGGACCACCAGGTTCGCGTCGAGCCATGGCACCGTCACGTGGGGTCCGAGCAGCCCCATCGCAGGCACGCCGGAGCCGACAGTGAACGACTGCACTGTCGCCGTGTTGCCCGACGGAATCGGACTCGGTGTCGTTCCGGCCAACGCCTGCGGCTGCCGGTAGCTCATGACCGCCTGCCTTCCAACTTGCGGCGACGACCGCGACGACGCTTGCGGCGCCGTGGATTCCGACGCGTAGCCGCCGACGCGACTCCTGCCGGACTCCAGGCAACCGCAACCTTGCTCAGCGAGTACACGATTCCGGTCGTCAACAGAAGCCCGCCGCCGCCGATCAACGCCCACTGCCAGATGGGCAGGCCGAAGGGTCGCGGCTCCCGGTACTCGACTCCGACGGGCCCGATGCCAGGCGGCGTCGGCTCGTGACCGGTTGCACGAAATCTCTCCTCGAACCGATTGTGTCGACCAGCAGCCTCTCGTGCGGCCAGCACCGCAGCGCTGCTCGACGTCGAGCCAACCCACGGAGCGTGGTACTGCCGCCACGTCGACAGGAAGCTCTCCGAGAACGAGCCGTACTCGCTCCGCAGCGGATTGCTGGCCGGAAGAGTTCTGGTGATATCCGTGTTCAGCTGCGAAATCGCGTTCAAGAGCACATTGTAGAACGCAGAGACCTCCGCGGCTGTCCAGAGCGTGTAGTCCGGAATGGTGACCGCGCCGAGGCTCTCTTCGTAGCCGCGCGGCACTCGGCCCGCGCGCTCCTCGGCCACGATGTACCGGCCGCCGCCTGGACGGAGGAACGTGTGGCTAGGAACGTAGCCGCCAGGGCGCTGCCTCGTTCCTGAAGTAAGTGCTCGGTACGTCATGACGCTCGAATCCTAGACGGCCTCGACCCGAAGGTCGACCTCGGTGCCGCGCTGAAGCGACTTGTTGTAGGCCCGGCGCGCGAAGGCCGCGGCCGCCGCTTCCGAGGGCGACCGCACGACCAGCGTCGGCAGCGCCTGTTTACGCATTGCGCGCTGCGTACCGTGCGTCGCGAGGCCTCGGACTACGAAGACGCGCCGGCCGGTCGAGAGAATCGCGGCGGCCTCGGGGGTGCCGTCGACGGCCGCGCGGCTCGCGTTACGCTGCATCGCCGGCATCTGAAGCGTCTTGCTCACGGCACGCTGCGTCGGCACCCGTTCCGTCCTGGCCTCGCCGAGTGCCATCTGGTGATCCCAGGTCTTCATCCGATCGATGCCCTCGTAGGCCGCCATCTTCCACTCGTGCGTCCAGACCTTCGGTAGCGGCTTCCAGCGATCGATGTCGGCGGCGACCGCGACGCGTACGCCCGGCACGTGCTCCCAGCCGAAGTACGCGACCGACTCGGCTTCCTGGCGCGTTCGTTGGTTCGGCACGCCGCTGAACATGAGCTTGCCGGCTCTGTCGTAGAAGGCGTAGCCCCAGTTCTCGCGCTTGAAGAGGTCACCGAAGAAGCCGTTGCGGCGCGGCCGACTCGTCCGACGCGCGGGAGCGCGGCGACTGGTCCTCTTTGGCTTGCGGCTTGTACGCTTCACGATCATCACCAAACCAGCATCACGTCCTGCGGCCGGAACCACAGCGACTTGCCAGAGCGGTCTAGCTTGACGCGCACCGCGCCATCCTTCTTGCGCACGCTCGTAACGTTGCCAAAGCGGTCGCCCATCATCCAGCGGTCGGTTCCTGGATGCAGCTGGACGCGGTCGCCTTTGGCGTGGTTCGCACGCATGCGGCGGACCTTGCGCTTCGGGTTCCGACTCGTGCGCCGTCGCGGATTCCTCGCGTACGGCGTCCCTTCCTCGTCGCCCTTCTCGGACAGGAACCGCTGCCACGCGTCCTTCGCCTTCGCACCCGTCATCACGCGCTTGGTCGACGGCCAGTAGAGCACCTCGTCGCCCCGGCGTACCTTGTTGCCCTCGTCATCGACGCTGTCGAAACGCGCGGTGATCCAACGCGGGTCGCCACCGTAGCTGCGGCCGTAGCCGTTCCGATGGAGGCGCATCTCGGCCATGGCCCGGTCGACCTCGCCGGCACGCACAACCCTAGCGTCCACGACGCGAGCGCCCGACGCGCCAGCCACCAGCTTGGCGAGCTTCGCCTTGGACGGCGCGCCCCACTTCTGAAGCCATGAATCCTTCGAGACGCGCCCGTGCTCGTCGCGCGCCACGATGAACCACTTCACCTCGTAGCTGCGGCCGTTGCGGCGACTCGTGCGCTTCGGCTTCTTGCTGGTTCGCTTGGTCATGATCAGTATTCGTAGTCGCGAACGAGAATGCGCGCGAGTTCCACCGCAGCGGCACGCGCCGTCTTGCCGGTAACCGCGCCGGCTACGTCGCCGTGCGCCATCCAGGTGTCTCCGCTGGTTCGCGCAGGGGTCATGAGCTTGTCCACAGCACCAGCGCGCTTGCCGTCGACGAGCACCGTGTAGAGGTTCTTGGTGACCTTTCGGAGCGTCACCTTCGCGCCGTCCACAGTCGTGTTCCGACGCGAGCGACGTTTGCGGCGTCCCTTGTTCGGCGTGGTGCTCTTGCCGAACGGCCACGTCGGATGCGACACCGAATGCCGCGCTCGCATATCGAGGCTGCCGTCCTTCTTGACGGCAAACTCGGTGTTCCGCAGCCAGTCCTGGTCATCGCGGAACTGGACTGGATACGTGCCGCCGCCCGGCATCGGCTCGCGGGCCCAAGATGGCTTGTGCGTCCCCGTGAAGCGGTGCACGTACATGTTCAGCGCGCGCTTCTGGGTCGCAGGCGACAGTTGAGCGCCGGACACCATCCTGAACGCCGGGTTACGGCGTGCACGCGGCCTTCTGCTCGTCCGCGAGCGCTTCGGCTTCTTGCTGGTTCGCTTGGTCATCGCTCAGTACTCTTGCGACGCTTGCCGCGATTCGCCGTCACCGCAGTCGGCGCGCGTCGACCGCCGCCACGGCTCCACATGGAGTACCCGATACCACCTGCGACCACGACACTGCCGGCTATCAGCGCCGGCACGAGCCAGCCCGGCATGTTGCCGCCCTCGTCGACGACGACAGGGTTCCCACTCGCATCCGTCCCGACCACGCCGGTCGTGTCCGTCGGCGGCGCATCGGATGCACCGGGCACCTTGCCCGTCGACGGCGAAGTCCTCGACGATGAAGAGGCGGTCATGAGCGATGTCGACGTCGTGCGATGCGTGGGACGGGGCGGTCGACCCGGGTCTGGGACCATCGGCAGCGCCGACAGCGCGTTCACGAGCGCGTGCGACAAGATCGCGCGCGACGAGTTCCGAGCGGTACCAGGGTCGTTCGAGACCGCGAGGTCGCCCGGCGCCGCCGTCGGCGGCAGGATGTGCGCTGCCGCGCGCAGACCCGCCATCGTCAATGGGCCCACGGCGCCACCGACGTGAATCCGTGTAATCGCGCCGTTGTGCGCGTAGTAGGCATTCACTGCCCGCTGTGCCCACTGGCCGCTGACGCTCAGATTCGGGCCAGCCGTGCGCACGCTCACCGGCGCCCCGAGCGGTCGTCCGATCTGACCGAGACCCGCCATGTGCGCATACCCCGGACCCGAGATGGTGATCGGCACGCCGCGCGCAGCAAGACGCGACAGGCACGCGCCTGCATCCGCGTACTGAAGGCACTGCCGCGTCATCGCGTCAGCCTCGGACACACCGAGACCAGCCGCGCCCCACACCGGCGCTCGCCTCGCCGTCACGCCGCGCGCGGTCACGCCGCGACGCACAGCGGCGCCACGGTACATCGGAAGCGCCACACCCATTCCTGCTCGGTAACTCATGTCTTCGTCTCCTCAGTCCTGCGGCAACACTGGCCACCGCTTCGCGAGCTTCTTGTAGGTCGTCCACCATTCTCTATCGAGCGCCGCGCCGCCCCGATACACTTCGCCGCGCTCGTTCGTGAGCCGCGCCAACGCATGTGCCTCACCGGCCATCCTCTCGGAGGCCAGAACCCAGCTGAGTACGTTTCGTTGCCACGACAGTCTCGCATGCTCGGCGCCACGCGCATCCCGTCGCGTGCTGTCTCTTTCGGCTGCATCCAGTTGACCTTCGGCGGTCTTCAGGTACGAGGTCGCCTCTTGCCAGAGATGTCGTACGTACTGGTCCCGCGAGTAGCGCTTCATGCCTGGACTGCGGGCCGTGTCCATCTGCATGTCGAAGACCAGACGCTCGCCGACCGGACCAGTCGTGAACAAGCCGTTACGCCGCGAACGACTCGTTCGCTTCGTCGGCCTGCTGGTCCGGCGGTACACGATTAGTTCCTCTTCCTCGAAGTGCGCTTGCGCTGGCGTGCGTTTTTCGATGTTCGCCTACGACTACGATTCGCCACCGGTGTCGCGACACCGTGACCGATCGCGATCACGGCCTCTTCGGCAGTGAAACCATGATCGCGCACCAGCAGATAGAACTGATGCGCGACATCGTCAGCAAAGTTCGCTACGTGCTCCGGGTCATTGGAGAACAAGGCGACGGTCTCCTTGTACGCCGTCTTCAGCGGTACACCCTCGTCGAGTAGCGTGTGCATGCGAGCAACTGCCTCGTTGCCGGCGTTGTTCAGGCTGGCCGCGCTCGCGCCGTGCTGTGTCACGTAGCTCCGCTTCCAGTCGCCAATACGGCGCGTAGCGGCCTCAGCATGACGCCGATGGCCGCCTGCCGGATTGCGAACGTGTCTACGTGCTCGGCGCTTCATGCTCGTCCTCTCAGACCGTCTGCCCGTCGTCCCTGAGATCGTCGATATAGCGCTCCCAAGCCCGACCACGCTTGCCTGTCGGATTCGGATAGAGGCCCACGACGCCGCTTCCGTGATCGGTCGCGGTGAGCCCTTCCTTCTTGCAGAGCTTTTCGAGGTCCGCCATCGGCAGCGTCGTGCTCGTCGAGCACTTCAGCGTGATGAGTGGCGAGACGGGCTTACAGTACCGCTTCGCTTCATCTGCATCCGTGTAGACCTTGATGTCCTTGGCCGGCAGCCCGCGCTTGCCGATGAAGCTCGTCAGCTGATGGCCGAAGCGAGTGCGACTCGGGCTCCAGCCACCCTCGTCGGCCGGCGGCGGCGGAAGCGCCGGACGATCATCATCGTCCTTCTCGCCTTCGTTCGGAGTCGTCATGCCGTGCTTGTAGAGGTAGTAGCCTCCGCCGAGCACGCCGATCGTGATGAGACCCCAGCCCCACCCCGGCACTCCGGCATACCGCGCGGTCAAGATATTGCCGTCTGTCGCTGGCTGCACCGGTCCGGTCGGACCGATAGTGCCCGGCAGCACGCCCTGTGCGAGCGACAGCGGGTAGTACCGCTGGCCTTCCGGCGCGTAGTACTGCTGCGGCATCCCATCGATGCCCTGCACCGTCATCGGGTGCCCACCTTCCGCGAGCATCGCCTGCTCGCTCGCCGCTTGGCGCTCGAAGTACTCGTTCTCCATCTCATCGATCTCGTCCATGGTGTCCGGCATGCCCAGCCTTTCGTGTGTGCCCAGTTATCGTTCCCAGAGACCTCAGCGTGAACGCCGATGTTTGCGTCGAGCATTACGACGTGCGCGTCGCTTGTTTGCCGTTGCAGCCGGCGCTCGACGACCCGACATCGCAACGAAGCCGACGGTGAGCACGACCGCACCGCCGATGAGGGCGATCGGGACCCAGGGGATCTCGCTCTCCGTCGCGCCGTACGTCATCGGCATGCCCGGCGCCGTCGGCCCATACGACGTCAACACCGTGCCACCGGTCTTGCCGCCCGTCGGAGCGTACGGCGAGTACGCCGGACCGCCGGTCGTCTTGGCGCCGCCTGTCGTCGGACCAGGCGCCGGAAAATCGGCGGAGATCGACGCCATCAGCGTGTCCTCCGACGGCGTCGTCGTCGACGGCGTCGTCTGCCCGAGCGGCTGCGCGTCGAACAGGTTCGCGCGGAAGATACCGCTACCGGTATCGTGACGCGGGCCCTGCCCGAGCGCCTCGCCGTTGAACAGATCATTCGTGAACAGTCCCTTACCCATATGACTTCTTCTCCTCATCGAGCCTCGCGGCTCGTCCTCTTGTTGCGACGCGGGCGCGACGTGCGCTTGCGGCCTCGGTTCTTCTTCAGTCCAGTCTTCTTCCACGCACGGAACTCGCCAGGCGTCACGTTGATGCGCTGCGCCGTTCTCTCGATGCTGCCCCAGCCTGCCTCGGCCAAAGCGGCCGAGCCCAGGTAGCCTTCATCGACGAAGCCTTTGACGCTGCCTCGCTCACCGAAGACGATCCATCCGCGTCGCGGGTTGCCGTTCGTGTCGTTGGTCGTCGCGATGTACACAGCCAGCATCACCGTCTCCTGTGCTTGTTCGGCGTCGGCGCGGTCTCTTCCGGCGGCGGCGGCGCAGCCTCTTCCTCGCCACCCTGGTTACGGTTGGCGACGACGAGTGCGACCGCGGCCGCTCCGATCGCCCAGGTCATCCACGAGAAGCCGAGCGGACCCGTCACCGTACCATCAGGCTTCGTGGTCTCCAGAAAGGAAAAGAAGCCCTTCTTCGGCGTCGCGTTCGCGCTGGTCATCATCGGCATCGGCTGCGCCATCGAGCCATCCGGCATCTGCGTCGGAAGTGGCATCGAGATCGGCGGACTGATCGGGACAGCCGTCATCGGCGGCGGCGACGCGTCCACTGCCTGCGGTTGGGTGTACGCGTTAGGATCCGTCGTGAACTGCACCGTGGCCGACGGTGTAGTGTCAAACGGGTCGGTGGCGACCTCGGTCCCGAGACCATGAAGGCCGGGCAAGCGACGCGCGCGCGCTGGTTGACGATACGACATGACCTAGGCCTTCCTGCTCGTGCGCTTGTTACGGCGCGAGGCGCGCCTGCGCCGATTCGGAGTCGACCGCGCGCTCTTGCGCGTCGACATATACCACGCGCCGCCGCCAACTACGACAGCGCCGCCGATGCCGACGTACAGCCATGGGAACCCGCCACCGACGTTCTGGTTCGCCGTAGTCGGCGTCGACGGCGGCGGCACTAGGTCGCTCGTCGTCACCGGCGCCTCGGTCCCTGGCACCGGCGAGGTCACGAGATCGACATTCGTCTTCGTCGGCGGTGGCGGCGGCGCGTCCGGCGGTTTCGGCTGCGAGCCGAAAGTCGGCGTGTACTTCAAGAGCACCGGCGCCTGCTCCTTCGGCGGCGCCAAGAACGTCGACAGCGACTTGTACGCCGTCACGTTGATAGTGCCAGGCGCGGCGACCAGTCCACCGACAAGATCTGTCGCCAGGCTCTTGTACGTCGCGCCAGGCCAGAACGTCATCAGCGCCTCGTTCAGTCGGCGCTCGCGGTTCGCATTCGTGATCGCAAGGTCGAGCAGCGCCTTCACCGTGGAGCCCGCCACTACCGTGCCGCCCGTATACGCTCCGGAGGCCAGCCGCGTCATGTCCGTCGGCCTCATGGCACGAAGACCGTCGCGCAGAGCCTTGAGCCCAGCCGCGTCTGCTGTCTCGTTGTTGATGGCCGCCATGCCCATGGCGCGGTCGGCCGCCTGCGCGAGCCGATCGCGATTCAACAGCGGCCAGGAGCCCTGCCCACGACCAGCTACGGGCGAAAACCCGCCGACGACAGCGAAGTCAATCGTTGCGCCAAGATCGTTCGTATAGCTCATCGCCGCCCTCTGCTCGTGCGCGTTCGGCGCCTGTTCGGCGTCGGCCCCGGTCGCAGCAACAGATACCCACCGACCGCAACCGCGCCGCCGACTCCGATGTACATCCACGGGACCCCAAACAGCCCCGCTCGCGGAGCCACCGGCGGCGGCACCAGTTCCTGCGGCGTCGGCGGTACGAGACTGCCTTCAGGCCGCTCGACCGTCACCTCCGGCGGCGGTGGCGTAACCGTGTTCGCAACGCACACGCCTGTCGCATCACGGTAGTAGCCGTCGTTGCACGCGATCTCCCTCGACCCCGAGCCCGTCACGTCCTGACCCTGGACCTTGCCCGCGTCGGTCCCGGCCTTCGCGGCCGCTTCGTCGGCGGCGACCTTCGCGGCAGCCGCTTCCGACGCACTCTTCGCGTCCTCGGCCGCCTTCGCCGCCGCGGCCGCAGCAGCCGCGTCATCGGCCGACTTCGCAGCCGCAGCAGCTTCCGCGGCGATCCTCGCATCAGCCGCCGCCTTGGCCGCAGCCGCCGCTTCGGCCTCGGCCTGAGCCTGCGCCGCCGCGCTCGCCTGCTGGCGCTGAAGAGTAGCCAGGGCCGCAGCCAGATTCGCCGCGCGCTGACGCAGCCGTTCTGCCGTCGCAGCCGCCTCTGCGGCAGCCTTCCGGCGCGCCGTCTCTGCGGCAGCAGCGGCAACAGCCGGATCGAACTCCATGGCCGCGACTCTCGCCATCAGCTTCGGACCGCGAATCTGCCAGTTGATGTAGCCGATCCGCGCGGTGCCGCGGTACCGATCCGAGATCGCTCCCTTGATGAGATTGACCAGCGCACGCGTGTTGACCAGGCCCGCCGCGTTCACCGCGAGGACTCCGATCCAACTCGCCCCGTTGTTCAAGGCGGTCACGTCCGACCGTGCCGTTGTGCCCTCCGTACGAGACCGAAGCGCCGCAGACCGCAGCATCGCAGCCGCCCGCATCGCACGCACGATCTCGTTGCGCTCTGCCGCCGGATAGCCCGCACGGTAATCGACCCTGCCGGGCAGAACCGACTTGCTACTGAGTCCGGTGGGCGCGAGGTCCAGGCCGGCGCCAAGGTCGTTCGTGTAGCTCATTCGAGACTTCCCTTCAGCGCTGTCACCAGCGCGGACATCGCGGAACTAGACACCGGAGTAAACGTCGTGGCAATCCCAGAACGGAAAACCTGCTTGTTCATCGACGACGGAAGCCCGAGAACAGGCGGCCGGATCGTCGCGGCCGCAAACGCCGCTCTCGCAGCATCGCTCGCACTCGCAATCGCCGTTCGCCGAACGATCTGCCGTGGCGTCTCGCCAGACAGGACCGCCGCCAGCAGCTTCTCCGGAATCCGAATCTCATCACCGTTCGTGTTGGGACCGAAGTTGAAGCCGCCCGGCCAGTCACCATAGTCGAGGCGCGCCGCGCCGCTGTTCACGAGCGCTACTCCCTCGTCGTAGTAGGCCTTCAACGCCTGGGCCATCGCGCCATCGTCCTTCGTGCTCACCGGTGCCGAGGGGGACAGGTATCCACTCTGCATGAGTGCGTTTCGCAACACGTCCTTGTACAAGCTATCGGCCACGTACAGCCGCACGTAGCCATCCGGATTCACGATCCAACGAGGCACACTCGTGCTCGTCAGACGCTCGTAGAGCGGCCGAGAAATCTGGAGATCTTTGCTGGAGTTCGTGTTGGGACCGAAGTCGGTACCCGTCGGCCACTCCGCGTCGTTCCGACCAGTCCTCACCCAGTACGAGCGCACCGCCGTGATGAACGGGCCGTCATCCCTGATCTCATAGTCGTGGCTGCCATCCCACTTCTGCACGTTGCGACGCGCCGTGAAGAGATGACTGTCAGCGTCGACGTTCCGACGATCGATCACGCCCAAGTCGGCCAGCCTCGACATCATGGCGTTCAGGACAGCCTCGTCTCCGATCTTCACGTAGTCCATGTCGCCATGCCGGAACGCGCTGGCCTGCATCGAACTCCACGAAGGCAGCGACGAGGGCGAGGGCGGCGTCTGTCCAAGACCGTTCCGCCGAACGCGAGGCATACGATAGGTCATGACGTCCTCCTGCTCGTTCGACGAGCGCGACGACGACGCGCGTTGGCGGTCGGAGCCGCAGCCCGCCGCTTACGCAGCGCGCGCACGGCGACCGCACCACCGACGACGATCGTCGCGCCGCCGCCCAGCCACGCGTACACGGGCACGCCGTTGAAGTCCTTCTGCCACCAAGGCAAACACGACTGCCCACGAGACTGGGCGTTCAGCGCCAGCTGCGAGTCGATCAGAGCCATCTTCTGCACGATGGCGTCACGGTTCTGCGTGATCGCACCGGCCTTTGCTTGCGCGTCCGAGAACTGCAACGCCACCTGCTTCAACTGCGTGTCCAACGAGCGCTTGGCGTTCGAGAAGTACAGACACTTCATGTACTCCTTCGTCACCGCCATCGTGTCCTGCGCGACCGCGCCGTCTACGGCCTGAACGACCTCGTTGCGGATCGCTCTGACGATCGCGCCGCCGTCCGGGTTCGTCTCGCTCTGGACATACTGCTGAAGCCACTGCGCGCCGTCGAGCCCGCCCTGAAGCGCGGCCTTCGCGTTCGTAAGCGCAGCCGTGGTCGCATCGAGCGCCGCGACGGCCGCTGTGCACGCGTCGCCCGCAGCCGCATCGCGCGCCGCCGGGCCTGCAACCGCCGCCGCTGCGACGATCGCCTCTGTCTGTCCCGCCGCCGCCAGCGCCGCCGTCACCTTGGCCGCCGCGTCGTTGAACTGCCGCGTCGTCCGCGTGAGCGCAATCGCCCTGTTGAGCGGGCTGCCGGAGAACGGCGCGGCAAGCGCCGCAAAGAACCCGACCGTCGCGCTCGCCGAGCGGACCGCAGCCATCTGCAACGCGTTGTCGCTCTGGTCCTGGGCGACCTTGACGATCCCGCCCTTGCCGATCGGACTCGGCAAGGTCGCCGATGCAGATCCTGCCGCCTGCACCGGCACGCCACTCGCCTTGCCGACGACGAGCAAGCCGAACGCACGAGCCGCGCTTGCCGAGACTGCGCCCGGCCAGGCAAACGCCACCCACAGCGTGCCGTGCGAGATCGCCTGATTCGTTGCAGCATCGCGCATCCAACCGGACGCCACGAAGTTGGGAGCCGAATCGACGATCCGATCGGTGATCGCCTGGCCGGTGGCCTGGATGAGTGCGTTGCCGCCGGCCCCACCACCGTAGATGCCGTCGAGCGCCGCCTGCACCTTCACGTCGTCGAGCGTCACGTACGGCCAGGCCATGACCGCGACCTGACCGGGGCCTGGGTTCTCCGTAGTTCCGAGCGTTTCGAGCCGCAGCGACTGGCAGCTGTACGGGATGATGTCCAACGTCAACTGTCGCTGTGCAGCAGCCGTTGGCGCCGCCAACTGAGGAGCAACGCGCACGTTCGTGATCACCAACGGCGCAGCCGGGCGCGTCGGGTCAGAGGATGTCCCCTGTCCCAAGCCGAAGCCGTGCTGTGCGCGGTAGCTCATCTTCGTCGATCCTCAGTATCCAGGCCACCCGTATACGTACGACGGACACCAGGTTCCCATGCAGCGCTGCCAGTCGCTCGGGTCCAGGAATCCATCGCAGCGCCACTGCTCGCTGCACACCGGATAGTTACCACCGTAGTAGTAGCCGTCGCCGTAGTAGCCCGGCCAGCCCCAACCCCAGCCGCCGCCCCAACCGCGCCCGCGCCAACGACCACCGTGCCCATGGCCGTGTCCGCCGTGGCCATGACGAGGCGCCCCGCCGCCCATGAACCCGGCGCCGCCGCCGCGAGGCCCGAGGCCGCCGCCGCCAGGCAGATTCCGAGGCGCACCTGGCATACCGCCGCCGGGACCGCGCATGGGCATTCCGCCACCCATCCGACCAGCGCCGCCGCCCCGGCCACCGCCACCGCCGCCACCCTTGCCGAGACCGTATAGAGGCTGCCTGTAGCTCATGACTGATCTCCGTACTTACGTTCCCACGCCCTGGCCTCAGGGCTGTTTTCGTACCTGACCGCGGCGACAAACCAGAGCGCGAATGCGCCGACCGCCATCCACTTGAGTCGCTCAGACATCAGCGCCTCCGCTTGTTTCGACGCGCCCTGCGACGACCACGATTGGCCGTGGGCGACGCCGCGCGCGCCTTCATGCGCGTATAGAAGAACCACAGCGACCATGCACTCAACCCGAGACTCACGAACGCGACGTACTCCATGCGCCGCGCGCGCGCACGGTCTTCATCGATGAACGCGTCCTGCCCGAGATGGTCGTTCATCAGCCGCGGCGGATGCGTCTGAAACACCATGGGAGAGACCTGGCCACGAAGCCGCTGGGGCTGGCCGTAGTCGGCGAAGACCCATGGGTTCGTAACGCCCCACCTCTGGAAGCCGAGCGACCTGTCGACCTTGTAGCTCATCGAGATCTCCCGCTGGTCCGCTTCTTCGGCCGGCGGCTGCCGCGCTTCTTGCTGCCGCGCTTCTTGTTCGCACGAAGCGGCGAGCCGTGGATCTCGCCGTCGTCGACGTACAGGTCGAACATCCCAAACTTCTTCGCCGCTTTCGAGAGGCGCTTCTGGTTCTCTTCGGACAGATCGTCCTCGTCCCAAAAACCAGTGCCATGACCGTTCCTGTTCAACCAGAAACGGTTGCCCGCGCGATCGTCGTCGATGCCGGCCTGATCGTCTGTCGCGCTCCAGAAGTACTCGTTGCCACCGAAGAACTCCTCGCAGTCTCGCTTCATCGCTGCGAGCGTCTCTGCTGCGATGTCAGCGGGTCCGTAGTGCTTGTCGAGCGGTTCGCCGCCAGACTCGTCGCTCTCGTCGTTCGTCGACCAGAGCGCCGCTTCGATGTACGCATCCGTGAACTTCTTGAGGCTCATCGTGCCCTCCCGCTGGTCCGCTTCTTCGGTCGACGGGAACCACGCTTGTTCTTCCGGAACCCGTACACGCCGAGTTCCTTCGCGAGCACCACCATTTCTGCGTCCGTGAAGCCCTCGGGATGGAACGAACGGCGACGCTCTTCGCCGCGCTCGAAGTACCCCCGGTCCTGTACGACATCCGTCTCGGTGAACCAGCGCGGCACACCAGCAGAGGAGTCGGCTTCGAGTGAGCCGCCAGACTCGTACCTGAGCTTCTTTGCGGCAGCCTCAACCCAGCCGATGCCGTCGTCCTCGTCGAGGTCGTCCGGCGTGATGAGCATCGAGTCGTCCCAGCCGCGCTCAGCGACATCGCCCTCTTCTGCGCTCTCGGGCGTCACGATGTCGTAGGTCACGTTGATCACGCGGCACTCGTCGCCGCCGGGACGCGTGACGGTCCACTCGGCCGCCGCGCCGCCGCCGCCCGTGTAGCTCTGGCCGGGCTTGAGTGCCTTGAGCGCCTTGACCTCGTCATCGCCGAGGCCCTCGCCGTTCACGCGCAGGAACTCATGCAGCGACGTCGGAGCCTCGCCTTGAGCCTCAGTGTCGCCGTAATCGGCAGGCGAATGGTAGGTGATCTCTCCATCGATCAAGATCGTGAAGTGGTCACCGGTCCTGCCGTTGCGCTTCGGGCGCCTAGTCATCGACGCCTCCGGCTCGTGCGCTTCTTCGGGCGACTCGTGCGCCTGCGACGCGGAACCGGGTTCCGACGCGAACGGCGGCTCCTGCGCTTCCCGCGATTCGCCGCCGTTCCATGCTGGATCCGGTACTCCGCCGCCCATTCCTCGGCCATGTCTTTCGCGACCTGCTTGCGCGTGGCCGGCGTGAACATCGAGTTCCACCGATCAGGCGTCCCCTCCTCACGTGCCCACTTCTTGGCGCCCGCGTCGACGAGGTACTTGAAAGCCGCAGGCGCGCGCGCCGCGTCGAAGACGCCGCGCTTCATCTTCTTTTCGAGACCTTTGTGAACGTACGTCGTCGTCGATCGATACAAGTCGCCATCGTTGTCGATGTAGAGCTTGAGATCATCCGCGCTGTACACGCGGTTACAACGAGAAGTACGCGTTGTTCGACGGACCATCGTCAGTCCTCGCTCTTCGTCTTGAACTTGAAGTGCTTGTTCTTCTCGAACTTCTTCTTCTTCGATCGCGCCTGCCGCGGCCGCCACCATCCGAAGTAGAACCACAGCGCGCCGATCGCAGTCGCGCCCGTTCCGAACCAGAAGTAGTTGGCCCGATAAAACGGCACAGCCTCCGGCGCGGGCGGAACCTGCCCGATGCCGTACAGCGGATATGGTGCCATCCCGGCCGCCTGCCGAGCGCCGCCGCTCGCACGGCGCGCCTGCGACGCGTACGAGAGCGGCGCGTCGCTCTCGTCACCGCCGATGACGTAGTCCTGTGCTGTCATGGTGCGTGCTGCGGGCATGGGTTAGTTCCTCTTTCCTCGACTGCGCTTCGAGCGCCGACTGTTCCGCTTCATCTTGCGCATCATGCGCCGCCAGCTGCCCTTGACGTTCTCAGTCACCTTCTGACCAGCTTCCGTCTGGGTCGCCGCGAGGTAGCCGACGCCGAGCACCGCAGCGCCGATGACGATGTTGCGCGGCGTCAGAAAGCCCGTCGGCGTCTGCCCAGCGGGCACAATCGCCGTCCCGTCCGGCGAAGTCTGCGCGACCTCGCCCATGCCGGCAGCGGCAGGAGAGTGGTAGAACGCTCCGAGGTCCGTCTGGAGCTTCTGCTGGTCGGCCACGAGCGGCGAAAGGTGGTCGCTTGCCGCCTTCTTCAACGCCGGCTGATTGGCTCGCACGGCCATCGCCATGCGGTCGAGACGCGGCAGACCGCCGCCGGCCTTCGCGCGGTCGGCAAGGTCGCGCATCGTCGCGTGCATCACGCAGTGCGCGAGCGTGTCTTCGAGCGCCGCATCCGGCCGGTAGCCCATCTGGATCAGACGGTCCGCCACGAGCTTCGCCTTCTTCGACATCTGCGGCCCAAGAGCCTCGGTCGCAGTCGACAGGAACCGCGACCGCGTGTTCGGGTCGTGCATCATCTTGGCCTCCGCCAAGAGACACTGCGCAGCGCGCCGCCCGAATGCCTCGATGTGCGACTGCGGGCCAGTGCGATCCTTCGCCATCTTGGGCATCGCTCGACTCTGCCGACTCGGACCCTGCGCGTTGCCGTTCATGTACGGACTGAACGCAGCGGGCGGCGGATTCAGAGACGGCACGCGCTTGCTGAGGGGAACGCCAGAGGCGTTCACCTGCGTGACGGTCCAGTTGTCGGCAGTCGAGTCCCACATGGCAGACTGCTGAATCCCGTCCGCGTCCTCTTCTGCGATGTACGCTGGCTCTGCGAACTTGTTCGCGAAGATACCGTCGCGCACACGAAAGGTCACGCCCTCCGGCATGTCGAAAATGCCGGCGCCGATGACGTTCTGCTCGCTCGTGTCGTACTCGTAGGACGACCGGTCGTATTCCGTCAGCGGATCGACATCCTCCTGGGACGGCATCTCGTTCTGCTGCGTCGGCCGGAAGCGTGAAATCCGAGCCTCACCGTCGGGACTGACTGCGATGCTGCGCGGTGCGAGCGCGGTACCTGGACCTGCATCGCCAAGGTCCGACATATCCGTGTGCTGCTGCGAGAACGGACGGTAGCCCGTGTCGCTAGCGGTTTCCCACGGGTTCGCGCCGTAGGTCGTCTGGTTGATGCCAGGGCCATTGTCGACATCGTCCATCATCGTGAACGACTTCGTGCCCTCGATGTCTGTCGCGGGCGCAGGGCCGCCGCCCTTCTTCGGCACGGTCTCCTGAAGGTCATCGGTCAGGAAGTCGTCGTCCATCGACGAGCCCTGGTAGTCCTGCACGTCGAGATTGGCGTTGCCGCGCATCGTCGGCAGTTCCATCTCGTCATCGTTGAACAGATCGTCGTCGCTCATGTCCGTGTTTCCCGTCTTGTTTTTAGGCGCCCAGCCCGGTTTATGATCAGGAGAGAATCAGCCAGAGAATCGCGGTGACACCAAGGACGCCGCCGCCGACCATGAACATCTTCCTTCGCGTGACCTGTGCGTGCCCGGCAGCAAGCTGTGCAGCCTCAAGCTGTCGCTGAGCGGTCGCTGCCTGTGACGCCGCGAGTCTAGCCTGCGCTTCGCGCTGCTCGCGCGTGCAGTCCATCGCGCCGCTTGCGATACCGCTGCCGACGTCGGTGACACCTTTGACGATGGTGCCCCAGAATGGAACGATACTCGCGATGCCGCCGACGGTGTTCGCGCCGCCTGCAATAGAACAGCCGATGGCACGGTCGCCAGGAGCGAGATCGCCCAGGCCGGCGGTGCCGAGGGGCGTGTCGACCAGCACATCCCAGCCGAGGCGGTTGCCGACGCTGTTTCGGATCTGCCCGACGACTCGCTCGCGGACGCGGTCAGCGAGCGTCGAGCGGATCGCGTCGAACAGCGCCTGGTCCTGGCCGCGGTTCCGCGTGTTCTTCCGCAGCCGCCGCGCGACTTCCGGGCCGAGGCCCGGCTGAAGCGCATCGAGCTTCTGGCGCAGCACCAGAGACCGCGAGGCCGGCTGCGCCTTCGCCATGGCGAGCAAAACGCCACTCGCGTCGAGCGAAGCGCGCGCGAGGATCGGATCTGCGGACGCGGCTTGCCCGACGGTGAGTCCGCCCGAAGCCACTTCGCCGAAACCGAGACCTCTCCGCGCACGATACGACACACGAGCCTTTCTACCATTCACGAACGTAGTTGCCGATCCCGCGCATGGATACGCGCATCAGCGGGCGTACAGCGGGCTTTGTCATCAAGATGGAACGCGCGGCCGCCTGTGCCCGCTGCGCTTGCCTTGCCGTAAGCCAGGACGTATCGCCACCGACGCGCGTTCTGCGCGCTGCCTGCTCTCGATAGGATGCCGTGCGCGCTGCTTCGTAGCGGGCCCGCCTGGACTGCCTTTCCCGCTCCGCCTGATTTCGCTGGGATGCCGTACGCGCCGCTTCGTAACGGGCGCGGGTGGCCTGTCTTTCTCGATCTAGCTGCGCCGCTTCGCGCGCTAGTTCTTCCGGCGAAACCCTCACCTTCAATCCAACCTGTCCAAGTCCGAACATCCTACGCCTCACTTCTTCAACACCGCGAACAACACGGTCGCGATCACTAGACCGCCGCCGCCGATGAGAAGGTAGCGCATCATACGCGCCTCCTGAGCCTGCTGCATCTGAAGCTGCTGCATCTGAACGCTCTGCGCGAGTTGCGCCTGCGCCTGCGCCTGCCGAGTCTGAGCATCGATGCCAGCGATGTTGCAACCGCCGATCGTGCCACCCGTTGCCGAGGCCGACTGGACTGCGCCGATCTGTCCGGTCTGACCGCCGGCTCCGAACGCATCGAGGAAGCCCCCGACAATCGACGTGCCTCCCGCCACCGTACAGAAGCCGACACGGACGTCACTATCGGTGCTGCCGAGGCCCTGCGTCCCCTGCTGACCCATCTGCGCCTTCGTCAACGCGACGAGCCGATTCGCGATGGCCGCGCGCACGACGTCGAAAATGACTTGGTCAGCCTGATCAGCGGACTTCGTCGCGGCGAGACGCAGGAAGTCGGCGCGCGTCTTCGTCCCAAGACCTGGCGTCGCGGCGTTCAGCGTGTCCGTCATCACCCGAAGCCGCTTGCTGCGCGGGACGGCCGCCATCTTGAGCAGCACGTTCGACGCCGCGAGGCTGGCCGACGAGAGGATCGGGTCCGTCTTTGCCTGTTGGCCGGCCTGGATGGGCGCAGAGCCTGTGATCGTGAGTCCGAGAGCCATGGATCACTTCCTTCTGCGACGCCGACGAACGTTCGGGCTGACCGAGGCCGGCGCGGCCGCTCTGGCCGGAGCGGGCCTCATGGCCACCGTGATGAGCGCGACCGCAACGGCAGCGCCGCCGATGCCGATGTACGTCAGCGTGTTGTCCGGTGCGGGCACCATCGGCATGACCGGAGCCCAACTCGTCGACGGCGAAGCCGACACGAAGTGCGAGAGGTCGGTCTTCGCCGGTTCCGGACGATAACCCGACGGCTTCGTCCCGCCCGAGGGCGCCGGTGTCGTCGTAGACGTCGACGCCCCGGTCGTACTCGACGGCATCCCGATTGACATCGCCGTCAAAGACGACTCCTGTCCGAGCGAGCCCGTGCCGTGGTACTGCGGCACGCGACCACGCACTCGGAAGGCCGCGAGACGGTCGAAGATCGGCGAGATCGCGTAGCTCACCGCGAACGCCTCCGGCGACGGCGGCTGTTGCGCTGCGTGTGCCGAACTCCGAAGCCCTGGGCAAGGCTGATCGGAATCGCCAGCGGCCAGAAGGCGCCGCCGATGATGCCCCATACGAGGGCCCACCCGATCGAGTTGTTCCGGCGGTAGCCGTGGTACGCGAGGGCGCCGACAGATGCAGTGCCCGCGACGAGCATGAGCGTGCGCACGGGCTGCGAAAGGGTCATCGCCGTGCTCGTCTGACCGGTTACGACCGGAGACGGAGCAGGCGGAATCGTCTGCTGACCGAGTCCAGCCGCCGCGAAGAGTCCGCCGCCAGCGCCGTAATAGCCCATGCCGTTCATTGTCGTCTCCTTACCAGCCACGCACGTAGTTGCCGATGCCTGAAGTGGCTGGCAACGCCCTGTCCGCCGAACCTCGCTGCGTCGTCGACGAGGCCTGTGCGGCCGCCGCGATCTGCTGCGCCGCAGCCGCCGCCTGCGCGTTCGCAACCGCTGCTGCCTGCGGAGAGCGAGCGCGAAGTTCGAGCACCGCGAGCCAGCCCTGCGCGTCCCCGTGCACCGACGGACCGACGAGCGCGAGCCAGTCCGCGAGCGCGGCCGGCGACACGCTCTGCCCGACGACGACGACGTCCGCGCGGTTGACCATCTCGGCAAAGTCCGGCTGCCATGCCGATCGCGGCTGCGAAAGCATCGAGGCGGCCTGCTGCTTGGCAGAGTCGTACCGCTGACGTCGCGCTTCGGTCGAAACCGCCATCCCAGGCGGGACCTGGCCGTCCGGTCGTCGACCAGTGAAAACGCTGAGGATTCTGTCGATGAAGTTCACGTGTTCGTTTCCTTCTTACGCCGCCGACTGGACCGGGAACATCGAGTGCTGCTTCACGCGCCCAAGCATCGACGCCGTACGTCGGCCCGCGACCGGATCGAGAACCCACCAGGTCTTCGTGCGCGGGTCCTGCGCCGTACAGAAGACGTGCGTGTGGATCTTCTGCTCGCCAGGCCATCGAGGCTGAAAGCCGACGGTCACGAAGCGAACCGGCGCACCGATACAGAGGCATCCGGTGCCGATTGCCACAGCGAGGTCGTCGCAGTCCATCGCCGCCCGACCAGAGAGCGCATCGTCGAGCAGACGCTCAGGGTCCCGGATCAATTCCTGGTGCAACGGGTCTCGCGTATAGCGACCCGCGTTGCCCCACCATCGGCAGATGGCGATGATCTCGGACGTGTAGTCCTTCGGACGAATGTTCGCGATGATCTGTTCCGTGTGCCGCCGGACCTTGAACGATTGTTCGCCGCGCGGACCGAGCGCGACCTCGATCATCTTCGCGACGGTGTGATCGGTGCCTCGGTACGGCTCAACCGTACCGACCGCCGTGTTGTAGGCAGAATTGTAGGCGCTTGCGCGGAGCGACGGCATATTTCTGCCGTGCCCGAGGCGCCCGGATGGAAGTCTCGCACATAGACCGGTCGATGTGCAAGTGCCGAAGCCGCCCGATCTCAAACCGCTGGCGTCGTTACCACGGCGTGCTAACGTCACGAGCAAGGAGCAGCGTTTGCACGATGAACACCACCATCAGGAAGATCGGGAACAGCGACGGCGTCATCATTCCGGCGGCCGTCATGGCGCGCCTGGGCATGGAGACAGGCGATCCGGTTACTCTCGACGTCGAGGGTAGCCGACTCGTGATCTCGTCGAGGTCCGGCGCGGCCTCTGACAGCGGCGACTTCGAGCGCGCGGCCGTTGCCGTGACGAGGCGCTACGCGTCGCTTCTTCGTAAGCTGGCCGACTTGTGAGCCACTTCCGCTACCTCAGCGTCGACGAGGTTCTGGCTCTTCACGAGATAGCAATTCAGAATGGCGGCGGTGGCCCACTTGAAGTCCGAGACCCAGGCGGAGTCGAAGCTGCCGTTTTTCAACCGCAAGCCGGCTTCGGAGACATTCTATTCTACAAGACCGTCCCCGAGATTGCCGCTGCTTACGCGTATTTCATCGCACAACGGCAGGCTTTCGTCGAGGGCAACAAAAGGACCGGATGGCTTGCGGCCTGCACCTTCGTCGAGATGAACGGCGGCCTAGTCGAAGCCACGGACGACGACGCCATCCAGATGCTACTGGAGGTCTCAAAAGGCCTGTCGCTGGAAAGCGTGGCGGACTGGTTTGCCGAGCGCATCGTCCAACTGGTACACGAAAATCTCCCGAAACGGAACAGCAGACCAAAGCGCACGAGTCGCAGGTCGAAGCGCGCTAGCAGGCCGAAGCGCTAGCGCCGCGTCGTCAGCTTCACCCCGTCGCGCATGACGACCTTCGGCAACGGTCGCTCGACGACCGCCGGCCTCGATCCGGTGCGTTCAATGCGCACGTCGACGACGTTCCGCCCCTGGAAGACCGTCACCATGACGAACGGGTCACCGGGCACGATGCCGAGCGTCCGGAACGGCGCGAGCGGAAACGCGTGCAGCTGTCCGTCGAGCCAGCGCACCGACACGCGATCGCCCCGCGCTGACAGCACCATGCCGGTGCGACGCTCCTGCGTCAGCTTCTGCTGCTGCGGTTGCGGCAGTCGCCGATAGTTACCGATGCCGACCTTCACGCGCGCAGAGCTTACTCGTCCCCGCCGCCGCCCGCTACAGCCTCACGCAACAGCGCCATGGAATCCCTGATCAGGCGATGCCCGGCAGGCGTCGCACCCGCAGACCGCGGCTCGACCGCCTTGATGCCGTCGATGATTTCCTGGTCGCTCTTGGCGCAGATGCCTTCGAGAATCGCGGTCGGGAAGCCGCCTTCCATGACCTTCTCGACGAACTCCTCAGCCGTGTCGGCCTGGTTCACGGAGTCGTGCACGAGCTTCGCGACCGCCAGAGCGATCTGCTTTTCCATCGCGTTCATGCTGACCCTCTCCGGACGAGCCGGCGCCGCCGCGACGGCCGCCGGAACCTGCTGTTGCTGCTGCGGGGCTGCCTGCTGAGCGGCGGGCTGCGGCTTCTGCGCGAACGGGCCCTGCCGCTGCTCCCACGGAGCCCTCGGGCGTTCGAGACCTTCAGCGAGATTCGGAATCGGATCGAAGTCAGCCGATCCACCGCGCTTACGGCGCCGCGGCGGGCCCTGCTGCGCGTGCTGCTCGGCCGCCGTCTGCTGAGCCTGCCGACGTGCCTGCTGCCCGGGAACCGGCGCGGCCGGCGCGGCCGGCGGCTGCCCCGGGGGGAGAAGCCGCGGCGGCTCCCCAAGCGGCTGGAGCCGAAGCCCTTCAGGCGTCTGCACGACCATCATCTGACCCATCGGAGTGATCACGATTTGGCCCGGAATCATGGCGCCCTGCTGTGGCTGCTGTCCGGGACCCGGACCCCTGACGAGCGTCGAGAGCGCGCTAAGCAGTTCCGGTCCGCGCTCGGCGACGGTCTGCACCATTTCGTTGAGGTCGACGTTCGAGCCAGAGAGTCCGATCCCGCTCGCACTACCCGAAGACGAAGACGAGGACGACGACGTGTTCTCGACGAGCCCGAGGCCATCACGAGCCGCATCTCGGAACTCGCGGAACCTGGTCATCTGGACCACCGGATCGTGCGTGTCCTGGAGCTTACTCCGAACCTCGCCGATCTCGCGTACCTTGTTGTCGACTTCCGACTGGAGCCAGCGCACGCGTTCGCCGTGATTCGTCTCGACCATCGCGAGACGCGCTTCCCACTGCGTCTTGAGGTTCATTTCCATCGTCTCGCGACTGTCCTTCGCCGCCTGATCGCGCTCGTTCTGGACCTCGCGTGCGCGTTCCTGATCGCGACGCCGCTCTTCACGCTCCTGCTTGATCTGGTCCTCGTACCGAAGCTCGCGGTGCCGCCAGGCCTCGCGCTCGGCCGCAAGCTCGCGCGCGGCCATCTCGCGCACGGATACGAGTTCCCGCTCGTGCGCGCCGCGCTCCATCTTGACCTGCTCATCGTGGCGCTGTTCGCGATGGCGCTGCGCCTCGCGTTCCGCCGCGATTTCGCGCGCATTCGCTTCACGCGTCGCCGCGATCTCGCGTTCGTGTCCAGCCCGCAGGCCGTCGATCAGCGTCGCGTGCTGACCGCGCATGGCCTCGATCTCGGCGCGGTGTTTCTCGGACGTCTGGTCGAGCACCTTGCCGGCAAGTTCAAGCTCGCCGCGCGGTGGAGGCGGCGGTGGCGGTGGCGGCTCCGGCTTGGGCATCGCCGAGAAGATGTCGCGGATCTCCGCCCCAAGACTCGGGCGCGAGTTTTCGACTTCCCGCCGTGCGTTCTCCATCTCTTCCATCCTTCGCAGAAGCACGTCGCTCTGCCGTCGTTGTTCTTCTAGCGCTCGTTCCAGCGTCGTCTGACGCTCCGCCGCGCGCTCGCGATCGACGGCCGCGCGCTCTTCGAGTGCCTTCCTCTCCGCTTCCGCACGCTCGCGATGAAGCGTGATGACGTCTTCGGAGCGACGAAGCTCTGCTTCTACGAGCGGAGCCGCCAGCTGTCGTGCATCGGCGAGGCCAACTTCGCTACGCTGCTCGACGCGCCGCCGCTCGTCACGCTCACTCGTTAGCGCGTCCTTGAGCGTGCCCATCGCGATCTCGACGATCCTCGGGTTCTCTTCTACCCGAACAGGCGGTGCGCTCGGCCCGCCGTCCTTTGCGTCTACCGTCTGCTGAGCACGAGAGACGCGCGCCCACTTCGGGTCGCCCTGGATGTTCACGCGCACCGACTCGTAGTGCTGGTAGCCCTGATTCGTGCCCGACTTCGGGCCCACAACCTTCACCAAGTACTCGCCGCCGCCGTATTCGTTCTGGATGAACGCCTCGTCGATCGGCTGGTCGTAGTCGTCGAGGAAGCCGTCGGCCTTTCGACCGCCAGGAAAGATCTTCGGCCACTGCCGATAGACCTGGAGCTTGAAATCCGCTCGCTGACCGATGTTGTACTTGCCGACCAGGTACCCGATCGTCTTGACGTTCTCGACCGGCTTCGGCAGGTCAGGCACGATCGTCTGGAGCGCTTCTAGCTGCTCCATCGTGATCTGCTCGACGTCCTTGGCCGGAGGCGTCGTCGCCAACGGCGGCTCGATCGACTCCGCAGCCGCTGCGGTCGCCTCAGCATCGTCACCGTCGGGCGGCACGACCCGAGTCGCGCCCTTCTTGTTGCGGTTTCGCTGCTGCTTCACCACGCCGTCGACGAGCTTGTCGATCTCGTCCTCGGTGGTCGTCGCGTCGCTCACGGGGCGGGCTTCTCCGGTGACGGCGACGCCGCTGCCTCTGGGGGCGCGGGTTTCACCGGCTTCTTCGAGGTCTTCTTCGGCTTCTTGTCTGCCGGCGACGCACCTTCGGCCTCATCACCGTCGTCGTCGTCATCACCGTCGTCGTCGTCATCACCGTCGTCGTCATCACCGTCGTCGTCATCACCGTCGTCGTCCCGCTCCTCGTCGTCCTCGTCCTCGTTCTCCGGGCCCTCGGTCATCTGCTCCATGAGTTCCTGGATCTTCTCGGTGACACCGTTGAAGATCTTCTCCATGTCCTGATCACCAGGGAGCTTCTTCTGGAGGAAGGCCCCGAGTTCGTACATGGCGGCCGCGAGTTCCTGAACCGTCGCCATGGACGGCCCGTCATCTCCATCGTCCCCGAAGCGCTCCCGGAACGCCCGGTGAAGACGCCGGATATCGTCCGCGTTCGAGGCTGCGAACGCGTACGTGTCGTTCAAGGCCGGCCCGAGAAGTTCGAGCAACGTGATCATCTGCGGGTAGGCATACTGCCCGATGAACTGACGCAGCTGCGCCGGGTCGTCGAACGCCGGCTTGCCTCCGGGACCCTTGTCTCGAAGCAACTTCTTCCGCGACGCCTGAAGCTCGCTACGGAACTTGCCGAGCATCGGCGGCAGCGGCACTTCGCCGGTCTCTTCAATGGAGGCGCTCTCGTTTTCGCTCATGTGATTCCCAGGTCTCCTAGAGGTCGATTTCACCGGTCGTGCGTGCAGCTTCGCGCGACATCATCTCTTGCCGTTCCTCGAATTCCTCGATCTCGCGTGCCGACGCCTCGTCCTGCGGTTCGCGGACGGTGCACGCGAAGAACGAGATCTCGCCGATCTGCATCAGTTCACTCTGGGACGCGAGACGTGTGCAGAATCGGTGGATCTGCTTCGGCGCGGCGAACCCTGCGATCGTCCCATCCGCCTCGGTCAAGAGCGCGGCGTAGAAACGGCACGGCGGTCGGCCGCTCGTCTTGTCGCCCTTGCAGATCAGCGTCTTGCCGCTGACCCAGGACTTCGGCCCAGGCTCGTCGACGACCAGCTGCACACCTTCGCCAGGCGCGCCTTCGGCTACCTGGAGCGCCGAAAATTCGACGTGTGCACCGGGGCTCAGCGGATTCGCGGGCAGCGGGATCTGAAACTCTCGCTCCGTCAGTCCGGCAGAGGGTTGCCCGTCATCCCCTGTGACGGGGATTTGCTCAGAAGCGCCCATGGCCCGGACGCTAACGACGCTGTCCGCGAAGAACAAGCCTGATTCGGTTTATCACGTCTTGACGTGATTGCTGGGCACCAAAAGCCTCGGTGAATCTGCATTGAACGCGTCCCAGACATGATGCCCAGCCAAACGCCATCGGCGAAGACCGGTCGGGCTCATGCGTCCTAACAGATTGCCGGCTGGCACGACTCGTGTCGCCCATAAATCGGCCATTTACAGTAGTAGCGCGACCTACACCGCGTAATCATTGACCTTTTCGTCTGCGGCCAGTATCCGTGCCATCTGGACAGACCGGACCGAAGCCGCTTCGGCCACAGCGGAGGACGGCTCAAAACCGGGCCTGCCAGGAACGCAACGTCGCGCCGGGAAACTGCATGGCCACGCTGGTCATCGGCGCGCGACGGATACCTCTCTCTACACAGGCCGCGGCCGCGGCTGTCGCCGATGTTGCACTTTGTTGTGGTCGGCGCTTGACAATGTGGACGCTGTCGCTATCATCTCGCCGTGAGCAGGCAAACACGCCTGCCGGGAGGACAGCATGAACGAGAACACGCAGACCGTGGACGGGGTCGAGGACAACGAGCGGCAGGAGGCCGAGGCGGAGTGCGGTCAGATGTCGGAGTACGAGACTCCGGCGTCGTGGGACGGTGGCGGCGCGCCGAGCGCAGACTCCGGGTGGTGAGCGCCATGCTGGTCGTCCGCGTTCCGACGAAGTGGGTCCGCGACGCCGAGACGCGCGGGCTCGACATCGGCACGATCGAGAAGCGCGGCGTCTCGTGCATGCTGCGCGGCACACGCGAGCAGATCGAGGAGGCGCTGTCCGACGCGTCCTTCTACGCGACCGCGGAGTGTGGCGAGGGCAAGGACATGGACGCCTCGTACCGACCGCTCGTGCGCTCGGCAGCCCGCGCTGTGCGCCGCCTGCGCGCGGCGTTGGAGAGCGTCTGACGACGCTGCGAAATGTTGCGAGCAACGCTTGACGTACGCGTGGGACTGACTAAGCTCTGACACGTGAGCCGCCGAACATGGCGGACAAGGAGGACGGGATGACACAGGAAGATCGAGAGTGGGCGGCGCGGAAGATCGCGCGGGACTTGGAGTCGCTCGGCGGCAAGACGCCGGAGCAGACTCTGGAGAGGGCGCACCTCGCCGTCGTCGACGTCGTCGTCGAGCACCTCGGCGAGTGCCCGCCAGCCGTGCGCGAGGCCGTCAAGCTCTGGCAAGCGGCCGGCGAAGCACTCGTGCGCGAGCAACGGAGGCCGTGGTGAGCCTCCGCGAGGCCTACTTGGCGACGCTGGCCGAGGTCGAGCGCCTGCGCACGTCCGAAGCGGCCGCGGCGGACGCCTACCGCGCGACGGACGCCGGGTCCGACGCTGAGGCGGAGGCATGCGGACGCGCGGACGGATACACAGTCGCGCTGGCGCACGCAGAGGCGGCACGCATCGCGCTGCACGAGTCGAGCGAGCACGAACGGTGGACGGCGCGCGACGGCGAGAGCGGAGTCGAGGAAGACCTCGGCGTCTGCTCGCTCAAGAAGGCGCGTCGTCTCGCCGAGGAGTGGCAGCGCGGCGGCGACTACGGCGACGTGACGGAAACGATCTGGACCGACGTGTACCTCACGAGCGAGACCGGTCACAAGGAGACGATCACCGTCGAGATCGAGCCCGAGGAGCCCGGCTGCGACGGCGAGAGCCACGAGTGGTCGGACGACGTCGATCTGGTCGGCGGCATCAAGGAGAACCCAGGCGTGTGGGGCCACGGCGGCGGCGTCACCATCGACGAGTGCTGCACGCGCTGCGGCTGCCGCCGGCACACCGACACGTGGGCACAGCGGCGCGACACCGGCGAGCAGGGTCTGACGTCGGTGTCGTACGAGCCCGGCTACTACAGCGAAGCGCTCGCGGAACGGAGTGCGTCATGAGCCAAGCCCTACTCGACGGGCTACGCGGACGAGCGGTGCCCGGCAAAGGCTTCGGCACGAATGGGTCATACCAGGTCCGAGTCCACGGCGAAGCGGTCGAGACGGCCGCGCCGTACGACTCGGGCCGCGGCGAGGATACGCCCTGGGTCCCGCAGGTGATCGGCTCGGCTCACGTCGATGACGCAGGCGAGGTGTCCATCGACTGCCACTCGATCGAGGCGGCCTCGCGCGACGCCTTGGCCGTAGACCACCGCCGACTCCTGCGCGATCTTGGTCTCGTACGCCCCGAGACCGGCCGACGCTACCTCACGCGCCGCTATGCCACGCTCGACCGCGCCGAGGCGGAGAGACTCGCGGCGATCGACGGCACGCCGGTCACCGCAATCGTCGTCGCCGACGCAGAGCCCGTCGCGGCGAGCGGATCGTGGGCCTGGTGGTCGGACGGCAGGCTGACAACCGCGATCGGACTGCCTCGCTGGACCGAGCGCCTGGACGGCCTCTCGGCCGACGCGCGAAAGCTGATCGGCCTCGCCTACGGATCGGACAGCGGATGCCCCAGCGTCGGCTGGTCAGCGCTCGCGAGCGTCGCCGAGATCGTCTCGACGAACACGATCGAGACGGGCCCGCCGACAGGCGTCTACGCCCGTGCGAAAGTGGAAACGATGACTGTGCGGCTCACAGACGGCACGGTGGTCAAGTGGCTCGTCAACAGCAGTGGCCACTACGAGGGCTACGCTTACGAGATCAAGCCGGAGGCGACACCATGAGCGGCGTACGAGTCATCTGTCCGGACTGCGGCGACACCGTCCAACACACGTGCCACAGCGGGCTCGCACAGGCGCTCCGCGAGCTTCTGACGTGGGCGCCGGAACGCGGGTTCGCAACCGACAAGCTGGAGAAGGCCCTCGTCGAGGCCGGCGTCGAGCACGGCTGGATCGAGAAGGGCAAGGGCAAGGAGTATCTCGCAGAGCACCGCGAGAGCCCGTTCTTCGGCAGTCAGGCCTGGAGTTACCCGCTCTTCGGCAGCAAGGACACCGCGCGCTCCTTCCACGCGCTGATCCATCAAGTCGTTCGCGCCGCCGGCATGGATCCACACGGGATCGAGCAGGAGATCCGGCGAGAACAGCAGGCACGCGCGAAGGCCGAGGCCGACCGGAAGACCCGCGTCCAGAAGGTCCGCGACGAGCGCACGGCCGTCGCCGACTACCTCAAGGACAAGAAGGTCCCGCTGGACGAGCGCATCGCGAAGCTCGACGAGCTTCTACGCGCCCAAGCCGCAAGGCACAAGCTGGTACCGTTCCAGGGCGAGAAGAGCAGGGAGGAAGCCGCGCACGAGGGCTACGACTACCTGCATCGCTGGCTGAAGACCTACTACGGCGACGGCATCAATCCGGACATCAACCGGGCTCGCATCGAGAAGCTGGAACACGAGGCGTTCGAGGCGCAGACACGCGAAAGGAGCGCGCGATGAACCCCGCACACGCACACAAGGCGTCCAAGCACAAGCTGCATCCGGCACACTTCACGCCAGAGCCTCCCGTCCGGACGCCGAGGCCGCCGAAGTCTCCGGGGATACGGAAGCCAGCGACGCGCTCTCCGGCGCACTTCATTCCGGAGAAGCCGCAGAAGACGCCCAACAGGCGCGTCGAGGTCAAGCGCGCCGAAAAGCGTTCCGCGAAGAAGCCGGAAGCGACCGCCAACAAGCCGACTGGCGCCGAGTCGAAGAAGAAGCTCTCGCTGTTTCGTAACAGCGTCGTCGCACGTCGCTCGCCGCTCGTGTGTCGCCTCGCCTCGATCCTCGACTGGCCGAAGGAGGTCACCGCTCGCGGTGCCGGCGGAGAAGACGCGCTCATCATGCCAGACAACGCGCACGCCGAGTACCGCGCCCAGAGGGGTTACATCACGTTCCAGGTCCGCTTCAACAGCGGCACTCTCTTCGTGAGTCTCTCCACCTCGTCGTTCGGAACGCGCGAGCCGTGCGAAGCGCGTCTCAATCTCGCTGCAACCGGAAGCATCGACGCTGCGAGGGCCGAGGCGCACGCGCGAGAGGTCAGCCTCTGGGCACAGCGACTCGTCGAGATCGAGACCTGTCTCGTGTCAATCAGCAACGTCGAGATCGAAATCGACGAGGCGGTCGCGATTTGGCGAGAAAGGGGGCATAAGTGACCGCCACCAACATCGTCTGGTCCCCGCACGCGCGGCAGCGCGCCGAACAGCGCGGTCCGACTACGCTCAAGAGCATCCACGAGCGCATCCGCAATGCGTTCGCGGCCCACACCTGGGAGGAGCGCTGGGAGGTCGACGTCCGCGAGGGGCGCGGCCTGCGGCTCAACTATCTGGTCCGCTGCGGAGACTGCTGGGCTCTGCTGCGTCTCGCCGGGGACTCGCGCACGTTCATCATCTGCTCGATCCTCACGCTCTACCAGCGCGACTTCAACGAGACGCACCTCTGGCATCGCTCGGCCGAAGACGCACGCGCGGCCGCCGATGCGCCGAAGACGCACGCGAGCGCGCCCGTCACGCACAACCCGTTCGCGGCCGCTCTGCTTCGGAGAAGCGCGTGACCATCCGCGATCAGATCGCCGCACTCATGGCCGAACGCGCACGCGCTGCCGCGGCTCTCGCCGAGATCCCGAGCACAGCTGACGCCGACTTCGAGGTCCGCTGCGCCGAGTACCTCAAGCTCATCAAGCGCAAGCCGATGAAGGACCGGAACGCGCGATACACCGTGAGCGAGAAGTGCGAAGCGTGGGAAGACGCCGCGCTGCGCGCTCCCATCCTCGCGCGATACAGGCCCGAGTACGAGGCGCTGCGGAGCGAGCGACGCTGGCTCGACTTCGAGATCGATCGGCTCTGCGAGGATGCGGCCCCGCTGCCCGGTAACGCCTGGATCGAGCTTCGGCGCACGCATCCGCACCACACACAGGGCTTCGGCGCCGACCACTACGGCGAGAACGAGGCCAAGCTCTACGCGTCGGAACGCGACCGTCTCGGCGTACAGGTCCGCGTCCGCAAGGTCACAGAGGGCGTCCAGAGCACCGATCGTTGGGGCTGCCCGAGCGGCTACCGCTACTGGGTCGTGGAGGCCTACGTCGCGGCCGAGGTCGATGCCGAGATCCTCCGCCACAAGTCGCTTCCGCTCCGCGAGTGGCTGGCCGCGTGCTGGGCTCGGCAGACCAACCCGCGCGTGCTATGCCCCGGCCTGCCGCACGGGCTCGAAGAGAAGCTCGGCGTCGACTACTTCGGGAACATCAAGGAGCGCGCCCATGGCCACGCGTAAGGTTCAAGGCGGCAAGCGCATCGACACGTGGTCATGGACCGTCGAGGGCCGCGCCGTGCCCGTTGAAGTTTACATGGCCAAGGCCGGACGCAGCTACGGAGAGCCCGACAGGCCGCCGGAAGGCTCCACGATCTTCCATGCCGTCTGCGAAGAACTCGACATCCGCGACACGGACGTCGATATCAACGCGCTCAAGGCGCGCGCCGAGCAGACCGTCAAGACCCGCGTCACGGTCGACTGGCAACCCATGTTGCTAGTCACGCTCACCGGCGATCGGCCGCCGCCCGAGAAGACCAAGTGGTCTGTCGAAGACGAGCAGCCGTACAAGCCAGTTACGCCCGAGCCGTACGTCTTCGGCCAGTTCCCGCCGCCGCCTCCGACGACCACAACGCGACCGCTCTTCGTTCGCGGGCCGTACGCGGACGTGGAGATGAAGATCGAGATCCATGCGATCGATATCGCCGAGATCCTCGGCGAGAAGAAGCACCGGATCCGGATGCGTAAAACGAACGAGAAGGCCGACATCCGCGACGGCTGGCCGGACACCGGCGACTTCACCAAGCCGACCAAGGAGAAGCGGGAGCACGTCTACAGCAACTACCACCACGCCCGTACAATCGCGATGATCCCGGACACGCCAGAGAACCGCACAGGGCTGATCCAGATCCGCGCCGCGCTGGAAACCCTCGTCGACAAGCTCGATCAGCTGCTCCATCCGGACCGCATCGAGGACACGCTGTCGCGTGCGCTGGCATCGACGGCCGTGGCGATGCTGCCGGAGTCCACCGAAACGACCACACGCGGGAAGCGAAAATGACGAGCGAAGAGCGTTTCTGGAACGCCAAGTGGGACGAGTATCGCGCGGCACATCCCGAAGTCGTCGAGCGGCCATCGTGGCTCAAGCTCGGCATCACGCCGCGCGTACACGAAGCGAACGTCGCGCGCTGCAAGCTCGATGCGTGGCACGAGAGGTTCTTCGCGCTCTAGGCGCTTGACAGGCGCCTCGACCGAGGCTAGATAGACGACTGAACCGGCGGACATGCCGGACGTGAGGAGGAACCGAATGATCACAGTTGGACAGCTTCGCAAGGCTCTGGACGGGCTGGACGATTCGCTTCCCGTCCTCGTGGAAGGCGGCTCGGACCACAGCTACAAGTCCCACTACATCCGTGCGCGCGTCGAGACGGTCGGGAAGTTCGAGAACGCCCGTCGACGCGACAGCGCACAGTTCAGCGAGTGGTACGACGAGCACAACGCGAGCCCCGGAGAGAAGCCGGTCCAGGCCCTCGTCATCGAAGGCTGAAGTGCGTAACGACATCGCCAAGGTCATCTGCGAACGGCCCCGTGTCGGCGGCGTACGTAAGCGCAGTCATCGTCGGCAGCTGAATCGCGTCGATGGCGAGACGGACCCGAAGGGCGAGTCTATGCACCGTCGCCGGCTGTACAGCTGGGCGGCGAAGGAGTTCAGCGACTTCCTCGAACCGCTCAAGGGCTTCCTCGCGAAGTCCGTCGGCCGGCCTTGGAACAAGGTCTACGCGGAGTTGGCCGCGCTCTTGCCGAAGGACACGACGACTGGGCGACACGTCTGGACCCACGTCGACGGCTACGTCGAGCGTCACGCGGTCTTCGAGAACGGGCGCGTCTACAACCCCGAGGGGCGCGGCGGCTACCGCATCGACGGCGGCAAGTTGCCGCGGAGCTTGCGCGAGCTTTCGCGCGGCGACCTCTACGTCAGCGCACACGGCCTGCTCATGCGCTACCGCAAGGCGCCCGCGAAGCGCACGGACGGTCCGCCTGCGGCGCCGACCGCGTGTCAGCTGATCTCGCGCACCGCGGGCTACGTCAAGCAGGGCGGGGCCTGGTGGCACGTCACGTTCCAGGTCGTTCCGTTCGACGCAGACGCCTTCGGGCTCTACGGCGCGAAGCAGTGCCAGGCCGCCTACGGACGCGTGAAGGGCGACCCGCCCGTCGTCGATGGCCTCGTCTCCGACTCGCACCGCCGCGCAATCTCGAAGCGCCTCATGTCCAAGCGCGACGTCAAGCGCTTCGTCCTCCAGCCCTAACGAGAACAGATGAGCAACGGCGGCCTCCTTCTGGCGATCCTCCCTACCATCCTCGTGGCCGGCGCGTTGCGCCTCTGGGCGCTGTGGCTTGCGTGGGGCTGGTTCCTCGTACCTCTCGGCATGCCCGAAGCCACGTGGCCACACGTGGCTGGCGTCGGGACCGCACTGGCCGCGATGACATACGCCGATCGAACCACAAACACGAAAGAAGGTCTTTCCGCTCGCGAAGTGCAGACTCTCCTCGTTCGCGCCCTAGTCTCGCCCGTCGTGCTGCTCGGTTTCATATGGCTCTGGCACGCGCTGATGTAGCGTCAGTCCGATCCCGTCTCGAACGTCACCTCCTCATGACCAAGAAAAAGCCACTTCCCGGACAGACCTCCCTCTTCGGTGCGCCGCCAGTGCCGCCGCCGCCGATCGCTGTTCCAGCGCCACCGACGGTCGCCGAGCGCCTCGAAGCGCGGCCGCTCAAGCCGCGGCGTAAGCGCGGCTCTCCTGGGCCGGCCGACATGGAGAGCGCGGCGCGCGACGAGGCGCTGGACATGCTGGACGCCGCGCGCTCAAGACTCATCGCGGAGGCTCGCAAGATCGTGCGGCAACTCGTCCAGCAACGCGGCCGAGTGACCAGCGTCGAGGTGTTCCAGGTCATGCGCAGCTACGGTTACGATGCAGAAATCGACGCTGTAGACAGCCGCTGGATGGGATGCGTATTCAAATCATGCGGACTAGTCGAGGCCGGCTGGGAAAACACCGGTAGCCATCGCCGACCAGTGCGAATCTGGGCAGTGCCAACGTCTGAACTGGCCATTGCCTACGCCGCTCATGGTGCGCAAGCCGCAGCAAGAGTGCAGCTGCGATGACCTGGACTTCCACGATGCCGACCGAGGCCGGACGCTACTGGTGGGGCGCGCCGGACAGGTACGGGCGGCCAGAGTCGCAGTACGAGCAGTATGGCCTGATGCTCGTCCAGTGGGACCCGCCCTCGTACGTCGCCCGCGGCTTCGGTCCGCCACGGCTCCGGGTCCGCACGCTCGATACCTTCTGCGGCAGCGGCCTAGGCGGCGAAGCAGATTACGGCGGCTGGTCCGGCGGTGGTATCTCCGACCCCTGTGCCGAACTGCCTCGCCACTATCCAGGCATTCAGATCTGGTCCGTGCCCGAGCGCGGTCCCGACGACTTTCTGCCCGAGCTTCCGCCCAAGCCCGCATGGAGCCCGCCAACTTCGGAAGAACTCGAAGCCAAGCGCAAGAAGACCGAGACGGCCCGGAAGGCCAGCGCCAAGCGCGCCGCCAAGGAGGTCGACGAGCGTGCTCAACGCATCACTGAGGCGCAGAAGTCGGGAGAGACGCTGTACGAGTGCGACCAGTGCAACGAGCTACTCGACGAGGACGCTCTGGTGCAGATCCGCGAGTGTCCACACTGCCAGGACGCGAAGTTCAACGGCACCGAGAACGGACAGAACTGTCCGACGTGCAACCGCAGCTTCACGCGTAACTACACCGAGCACGGCTGTCCGGACTGTCTCGAAGAATGCGAGCCACTGGCCTCGGAACCCATCGAGTCGGTGCCAAGCGCGCCGAAAAAGCGGAAGCGGTAGCCCTTTTTTCCTTGCGTCCGTCCACGGAGTGAGTAGCTTACGACACACACAACCGCCGGACATGGCGGAGAACAGGAAGGTTCCAGTGCCAGCAGGACATCTCCGACTCGTCATGAACGACGAGCAACCCAAGCCCGAACAGGCCGTCACCGCGCTCGCCCACGAGGACGGCTGGGTCATCGGTCTCGCGACCGAGAACGAGGCGGGCTACAACCGGCTGAACTACGGACCCTTCGAGGCGGAAGCGCGCGCGTTCGCCGACGCCACCAACGAGCGCACGTTCCACGTGTCGCCGAAGCGCGCGATGATGATCGTCGCCTCCAGCATGTTCCCGGCGCCGCCGAGGGCGCACGCCAAGCGCCGGAAGGAGTGGCCTGCCTGATGCTCACGGTCACACACGTGCTGCCGGACTGGCGCTTCGCCACGCCGATCCCGATGCCGTCGGACCTCGACGCCTGGCGGAAGCTGCTGGGCGGCCCGATCGACGTCGTCGACTGCCGACGCACGGTCGTTCCGTGCGCAATCGTCTGTCTCTTCCGGCCCGTCGACGGCACGGAAAACGAGATGGCGACGGCTGTCGCCGACGGGCTCATCCGCGGACCCGCCGTGCTCGTGGCCGGAGCCAGCGCGGTGGACGTGCTCGATGTGCAGCTGGAGAACTGGGAAGGCGACGAGCCGCCGGAACAACAGGTGACGCGATGACAACGCTGACGTTCACGACCGAAGAGAAGCGTGCGATGGCGCGCAAGCGCCGCCAACTCTGCGCGGGCTCATTCACGCAGCTGCCGATCGCGGCCGGCACAGGCTGGGGCTACGGCCGCTGCCCGCGCTGCTGTCGCAACATCGGCGTCACGAAGCGCGGCCTCTTCTGCGCACACAAGGTGCAGTCACCGCCGACGAGGAGCACGCCATGAGCGAGGACCCCAATGACCTTCGCGAGCAGCTAGCGATCGCACAGAGGGCCGAGCGAGAGCTTCAGCTGATCGACGAGCGCTTGCGCGCTCACATCGGCATGCCGCGCTCACGCAACATCATGACGATTCATCTGCTCTCCGAGACGCTCGGCACAGCGGAGTTCGAGCGACGCGCGGAGAAGCCCGAGGGCCCGACGCCACGCGTCGAACTGACCTCCGACCGCGGCTGGGTGTTCGGATCGCGGCCGCTGCGCGAAGAGGACGAGCGCGTGCTCGTTCTCTTGCATGTCCCTGGACGCACGCCCACGTCGATCTTCACGGGCGGTGCGCGCGACCTCCAGCGCGCCGTGGACATCCGCGATGCGATGCAGGCGGCCCTCGACTGGAAGTCCACGTGATCTACGAGATCGTCAACCCGTCCGACGCATGCACGATCGAACACGGCGACACGATCGCCGCGAGTCTCGCATGCTTGCTACTCGGCGAAGGCCGGTACGCGCTCCGAGGCGAAGACGACAGCGAGCCGATCGGCATCCTCATCTTCGGCGGCCAAGACGCGCTCAAGAACTGGCTCGCAGCGAACAAGCTCGGCGAAGACGTCAACGTCGAGATCGACTCCCGTCGCGCGGCCATCGCCGATGCCCTCGAATCCATCACGTACGGCCGGATCGATGACCGGGCAGCCGTGCTCGCCGTCGTCGGAACCTCCGGCGACAAGCTGGCAGCACTCGCTCGCTGGAACGACGCGAAGCGCTCCAGCATGAACGACATGTCTTCTGCGGCCTTCGCCATCGCGAAGCAGCTACGAGAGCCGGCCAAAGGGGACCGCGATGCCTGAGCGCGTCCAGTGCAAGGCCTGCCCGTGGAAGACGAGCACGCGGCCCGCTGAGGACATACCCGGCGGCTACACCGACGCGCGGCACCGCGCACTCGCCTGTACGATCGCGACGCCCGGCGAGTACGCGCCATCGGCGAATCTCCGCATGATGGCATGTCACGAGTCCTCGCCCGGCACGGAGAAGCCCTGCGTCGGCTGGCTCGTCAACCAACTCGGACCCGGCAACAACATCCCCCTGCGCATCCAGGCGATGAGCGGCGAGTTCGGCAGCTTCAGGACGGACGGGCCGCAGCACGCGACGTTCGAGGACACGCTGCCTCGAAGTACCTACCGGAAGAGGCGCCGCCATGCGTGAAGACCTCACTGCGGCTCTGCGTCGTACTGTCGACGAAACCGACCTCATCGTCGTACGGAAAGGATCCGCAGTGTCCGACAAGCAGCAGCACCCGATCACCACCATGGCCACGCCAAACCGCGAAACCATGCAGCGCACGCTCGTCGCGCTCGCCTGGGGCCTCCGAGAATCGGCCGGCGAGACCGAGCGCTACCTCGACTCGAACGAGGAGACCGTTTCGTTCTCCACGGTCACGCCACCAACACAACTACGTTCGATGGCCGATGCGTGCGGACGACTGGCCGACACGCTCGGGGAACCAGGTGCCGCGCTCTTCTTCGCCGCGTCGTCGTCGCATATCGGTGGCGCCGACGCGCACCTGACATCGCACGTTACGTACGCGGCTCTCGTCGATGCTCACCCGAACGACCAGCACCTCGCGGACCTTCATGACGAGGAACGGACCTACGCCGCCCGCGCCATGAAGCTCGGACGCCAGCTGGCCCACCGCGGGCTCAGTAAGCTCGTCGAAGCCTGGCCAGATTCGTTCGACAAGGAGGACGCGCCATGAGATTCAAGATCGGGGATCGTGTCCACGTGGCCGGTTGGTCTCATCTTGGCCAGCACCGCGGCAGCGGCGTGATCGTCGCGAGGCACGACTACCTCTACCTCCTGACCGCCGGCCCCCACCAGACCTCCAACCAAGGTTGGATCGTCGATCACGACGAAGAGAACAGTCGTGGCCATCTCGGCGTCGACTGGTGGGAGATCAACCTCGCGCTGGAGACGCCGCCGAAGAACGTCGCGGGCGCCGAAGCGACGGATCCGACCCGCGTCATCCTGCCGGTAGGCTCGCCGGTACTCCGCGCGATCCAGTGCGCCATCCTCAACTGCCTTACGGCCGCGGGCTCTGTCAGGGCGCATCGCCACAGCAAGACCATCCTGGCACTGCGTTCATGGGCAGAAGAGCACGTACACGCGCGTGCCGCGGCAACCGTCCGTGCCGGGCAGGATGTCTGCCTCGCCAACGACGGCACCGAAATCGCCGGGCTCGACATCGACCGTGACCTTTTCGACGCTCTTCGGAACGCCTTCCCGACCATTCCAGCGCTCGACCAGCCCGCGGTGACGACGGAAACAGTCGCCACCACGACGACCGTCCCGTCGCTCGCCATCCTGTGCGGACACTGCTCTGTCGATGGCGTACGCGTCGCCCGACGCGTTCGCGGTGAGATCCGCATTCACTACTGGGCCTGCGGCTGCAAGGTCGAGCCGACCTCCATCGACCCGCCTGGAAAACACGCGCGGTGCGCATGCGGCGCCGAAGCCACGACGCGCGTCGATGGCCCATTCTCGCGGATCGAAGTCTGCGGCGACTGTGCATCCGACAGCGGCACGAAGCTGGCAAATATCGTACCCCTCTACGTCCTCCGACCGTACTGGTCCGTCCGCGGCCACGGCGCGGCTGCACATGGTCCGACGGCTCAGATTGCGACCGAGCGCTGGCGCGAGGGGCTCGTCGAGGCCCAGCGCGCGGAGGACGCATGAGCGTCCTCGGCTGCCCTGGCGTGCTCCACATGCGCATTCGCAACGGCAAGAAGCGCTACCGCTTCTGGTCTGGTGTCGTGGATGCGTACATCACCGAGGAGTGCTCCAAGGTCCAAGCGCTCAACTTCATGCGCGCCGAAGCGCTCAAGGAGGTCGAGCGACAAGCGAAGGTCGCGTTCGAGCAAGCGGACGAAAACGGGGCAGCTGGGTGGGGAGATACGGCAGACATCAAGGGTCCGTGGGCCCAGGAGATCTGCCGAAAGCACGGCGTCTTCCATCATAAGTACCAAGACGGCTTCAACGTCGACCGGTGCGGCGAGTGCGGTGAATCGGCCGCCGACGAGAGCCACCATCCGACCGCCGGCTGCCGATAGGAAACGACATGCGATCAAAGCCAGAAGACGACTACGAGCACGCCGAACTCGCGCGACTGAACGCCGAGCCGTGGCAGGTCGCCCTGCTCGATCTGAACCCCTCGTACGTCCACTGGGGTCCGCACGAGGACTACATGCCAGGAAAAAGCTGGCAAGAGCCTCTGTTCTACGACTCGTGGAGGGCGTCCGGTCCCTTCTCTCTCGACGACCTGAACGAGGTCGTCCATTTCTACTTCTCGGTCGAACGCGACTCCGAGAGATGCGCCGCCTGCGATGGGTCCGGTCATAACCCCGCGACCAAGCAGATCTCAGACGACTTCTACGACTGCGCAGGCATGGGCCGCCGCTGGTGCGACGCCATCACCGAAGACGAGGCCACGGCGCTGATCGAAGCGGGGCGCATCGGCCGCAAGTGGAATGGCCTGAACTGGGACGAACGCGTCGTGCCGGCCCCGACCGCCGCGCAGATCAACGCGATCAACGCTCGCGGAAGCGTAGTCCTGTTCGGCGAGGGCGCTCACGACGCGATCAACAGCACAATCCTCGTCAAGACGCGTGCCAAGCGTCTTGGCGTCTACGGCAAGTGCACGGCGTGCGACGGGCATGGCGAGATCTTCACAGCACCGGCCGCGCATTCGACGCTCACGCTCTGGGTACTCCACCCGCGAAAGGGCGCCGCACGCGGCGTAGAGGTCAAGATCGTGCGCGACGACCTGTCCGAGGTCTACGCGTTCCTACGCGAGGCCGCCGAGCGCAACGCCGAGCGTTTCGCAAAGGTCGTGGCGCTATAACGACTGCCGCGGAGATTCCCACGACATGCCGAGCCAGATGACACTTGTCGACGCGTACGCGAAGGCGCGGACGCTCGGGTGGGAGCCGCCGCCATGATCGTCGTCTACACAGGCGAGCAGCCGCCAGACACCTTTGCGTCGTCAATCTTCCTCGCCGGCCCATCACCACGGAAGCCCGCCGACCCGAACTGGCGGGCGGAGGCCATTCAGATCCTCGACCGCCTCGGCTACCAGGGCGTCGTCTTCGCACCCGTCTGGCGCGACCCAAACGCGCCGGGCGCCTTCGACTACGACAAGCAGATCTGGTGGGAACGCAAACATCTGAACATGTCGGACCAGATCGTGTTCTGGGTGCCTCGTGACCTCCAGACGTTGCCTGGCTTCACGACGAACGTCGAGTACGGCGTGTGGCTCCGTTCCGGCAAGATCATGCTCGGTAGTCCCGAGGGCGCGCCGAAGATGGACTATCTCGACTGGTGGGCATGCCGCGAGCATGTCGACAACTATCGCGATCTCGGACTCATGCTTCGCGGCGCGATCGACAAGCTCGGTGCCGGCGCGCTGCGCTCCGGTGGCCAGCGAGAAGTTCCGCTGCATCTCTGGCAAAAGTCGGAGTTCCAGCACTGGCTCAGCTGCCAGGAAGGCGAGAACCGCCTGGAAGGCGCGGAGGTCGTCTGGACGTTCCGAGTCGGGGCTCGCAAGGAAAAGACGTTCCTATGGGCACTCCATATTCGCGTGTGGATCGCGAGTGAGCAGCGCTCGAAGGTCAACGAGGTCGTCGTCTTCCGGCCTGATGTTTCGGCCATCGTCGCGTACCGCGACCGATGGCCCGACGACGGGTACGACCGCACCATCATGGACACCGAGATCGTGCTCGTCCGCGAGTTCCGCTCGCCTGCGGCCAACGTGACCGCGATGGTTCACGAGCTTCCCGGCGGCTCGTCGGTGAGGCCCGGCGTCGATCCGAAGTCGGTTGCCGCCGATGAGTTCCGCGAGGAGACGGCGCTGACGATCGATGCCAGCCGCTTCCGTTCCGTCGGAGTCCGGCAGATCGCGGCGACGCTGTCAGCGCACCGAGGTCACGTCTTCAAGGTCGCGCTGACCGCCGAGGAGATGGCCGAACTTCGAGCGCACGCGGAGACGCCGAAAGGCAACCACGCCGACACCGAGTACACGTGGGTCGAGATCCTAACCGTCCGCGAGCTACTCGCGAACGAAAACGTAGACTGGTCGAATCTCGGCATGGTGTTTCACGCGCTGATGGGGGCGTAGGGCGATGGTGGAATCAGAAGACGAGCGGCGCGAGAGCGAGAGCGCGGAACGCGAAGACCTGTACCGGGCACTGGAAGAGACCGACCGGGCCGCTGCGCGTGTGAACACGAATCCGTGGGAGTTCTGGTTCCCGGCCTGCGTTGGGCTGGGGCTGCTCGTCGGCGGAGCCTTCTCTCTCGTGGAGTGGCTCTGGCCATGATCCGCTACCCGGTCGTGCACAGTCGGACATGGGGCCCGTGCTGTACTTGGTGCGACAACTTTCTGTGCCAGGGCAGCGGTTGCTGCTGCGAGACGTGCGGCGGCTGGATCGTCGCGCACTACTCCGCGGACAACAAGCTCAAGAAGTTCGACTGCGAGCACGGGCATCTCGAAGCGGCCGGCAGAGCGAAGTGGTTGCCCGTCATCGCGGCAGTCATCACCGACGCGTGCCACAGGAAGCCACGGTGAGCTTGCGACACACGTGGCAGCGTGCTAGATCTGTTGAAGTGCCGCCGTGCTCCCGAGGCTCCTCACCCGCGACGTATTTCGCACGAGCGTCTTCGCTCGTGATGGGCACAAGTGCGTCTGGTGCGGAGCGCCGGCTGTCGATGCCCACCACATAGTCGAACGCAAGTTGTTCACCGCGCCACACGAGTTGTCCGGATACTTCGCCGACAACGGCGCCAGCGTGTGTGCCGACTGCCACCTTCTCGCCGAGCAGACGCTCGTCTCATGCGACGACCTGCGTGAGAAGTGCGGCATCACGCGTATCGTCGTGCCCGAGCACCTGTACGCCGAAGCCGACACGCCCTACGACAAGTGGGGTAATCCGCTCTTGCCGAACGGGCAGCGCATGCGCGGCGAGCTTTTCGACGACGAGAGCGTCCAGAAGGTTCTCGCGCCCGTGCTCCACCTGTTCACGAAGCGCGTGAAGTACCCGCGCACGTACCATCTCAGCTGGTCGCCCGGTGCCACCAAGGACGACCGCACGCTGCCGGACGTCAAGCACTTCGAGGAGCAGGAAGTCGTCGTCACGCTGAAGCTCGACGGAGAGAACTGCACAATGTACCGCGACGGACTCCATGCGCGTTCACTGGAATACGACGCGCACCCGTCACGCGACTGGGTGAAGTCGCTTCACGCGCGCATCGCACACGAGATCCCCGAGGGCTGGCGAATCTGCGGCGAGAACCTGTACGCAAAGCACTCGATCCACTACAGGCATCTGACCAGCTACTTCCAGGTCTTCTCGATCTGGGATGGCCTGCGCTGCCTCGACTGGGACACGACCTGTGCGTACGCCGGGATGCTCGATCTCACGACCGTGCCCGTGCTCTACCGCGGCACCTGGGACCAGAAGGTGATAAAGGGCCTCTGCGGCCCAGGAGCCGGCACGCACGGCGGTGATGAGATGGAGGGCTATGTCGTACGCCTCGCTAGCGACTTCCAGTACGGCGGATTCCGGCGCTCTGTCGCGAAGTACGTGCGCGCCGGGCACGTCACCGAGACCAGGCACGGACACTGGATGCGTAGCATGGTCGTGCCGAACGGAGTCCAATCGGCTGCGTTGACGCGCGTGGCTGCAACAGAGATCAAGGAAGACGGCAATGGGTGACCAGCGCAACGGCGGTATCGCGTGGACGGATCATAGTTGGAATCCCGTCCGCGGCTGTTCGCGCGTGAACGCCTCGTGCGTCAACTGCTACGCCGAAACGATGGCGATGCGGTTCTACGGCTCCGGCATGCCATACGAAGAGCTCGTGCGTATCTCGAAGAAGACCAAGAAGCCGCTTGGCTGGAGTGGTGACGTGCGCCTAGTGCCCGAGCGCCTCGGCGACCCGCTTCGGTGGCAACGGCCGCGACGCATCTTCGTCAACTCGATGAGCGACCTCTTTCACGAAAAACTCCCTGATAAGACGATCGATCTCATCTTCGGCGTGATGGCCGGCGCGCCACGGCACACATTTCAGGTGCTCACAAAGCGACCGGAGCGGATGTCCAAGTACATGCGTGCCCGCGCGTCACTCTCGAACGTCTGGCTCGGAGCAAGCGTCGGCTGCCAGTCAGAAGCCGACGAGTTCATCCCGTTTCTGCTCGATACGCCGGCCGCGGTCCGGTGGGTAAGCTACGAGCCCGCCCACGGCGCTATCGACTTCACGAACATCGCCTGCGTTCGCGAGGAGGACGAGCCGGATACGTTCAACCCACTGCGGGACGGCTCGCCTCGGCGCTACGGCTCAGATCCGTCGAAGCGGATAAACTGGATCGTCTGCGGCGGAGAGAGCGGTCCGCGTGCTCGTCCGTTCGACCTCGCCTGGGCTCGCTCGACGATCGCACAGTGTCGCCAAGCGAAAGTACCCGTGTTCGTGAAGCAGCTTGGCTCAAACCCGTTCAGCATGCTCGACCGGGATACGTGCCAGCCGGTGCGGTACCATGACAGTGCTGGCGCCGAGCCGAACGAATGGCCCGAGGATCTCAGAGTACAGGAGTTCCCGACGTGACTCCGCAGCCGCACACGTGGATTCCCGGTCCGGACGGGCCCCGCTGTCGCGTCTGCGGCATGCGCGACAGTTGGCCGGGAGCGCGGCTCCTGTGCCTTCGAGCGAAAGGCAGACGAAAGCATCGCAAGAAGGAGGCCGCCCGTGAATCGGCATGAACAAGGCCGAATCGGCTTGCTACTGTCCGACGGTTCAGCTATTGTCGGGGGCTGGAAATACCGCCATGCCTCGCCTCATCACCGCCATGATGCTCTTGCTCGTTCTGTGCCTCTACAGCGCTGTCGCGCTCGCCGACCATTTGCCGCCTCCGCCATTGCCGCCTCCGCCATCGCTACCGCGACCCAGGCCACGGCCTACCGTCGAGTCGGTCGAGGTCGCGCATGGCCCGACAAGCGACGGCGGGCTGATGTCAGTGGGCGTGATCTCTGCGCTCGTGTGCCTCGCGCTGATCGGCGATCATCGCCGCCACAGACGCGACGACCCGACGCTAGAGGAGTGACGTGAGCCGCGTCTTCGCAGTCGGAGACATCCACGGGTGCCTCGAAGAATTCGACGAGCTTCTGAAGCTCTGCGAGTTCAAGAAAGGCACAGACCGGCTGGTGCTTGTCGGCGACCTCATGGACCGAGGCCCTGACCCGGTCGGCGTCGTGCGCCGAGCGCGAGAACTAGAGGCCACCTGTCTGCTCGGCAACCATGAGGAAAAGCACCTCCGCTGGCGCAAGCACGAGAAGAAGGTCGCTGCCACGCCGGGCTACAAAAACCCGATGCGACGGATGCGCAGCCCGGATGCCGACGCACACGAGAAGCTCTCGGACGACGACTTCACCTGGCTCGCAGCGCTACCGCTGACGATCAACCTCGGACAGATCGGAAGCCAGGTTGGCGACTGGATCGTCGTACACGCCGGCTTCGAGCCGTGCCTGCCGCTCGCGGAGCAGCGGCCGGACAAGCTGCTTCGGGTGCGCTACGTCAACGCGGACGGCAAGATGGTGCCGATCAACAACGACACGGACCAGCCCGAGGGCACCGTGCGCTGGGCGAGCGTCTGGAAAGGCGAGCACCATGTCGTCTACGGCCATCACGCGACGTCGCTGAAGAAGCCGCAGATGGACGTCTACCTCGACGAGACCGGTCGGCAGTGGTGGCGCTACGGCATCGACACTGGATGCTGCTTCGGGGGTCGCTTGACCGCAATCGATCTCGCGACGTGCGATTACGTCCAGGTGGCGGCCAAACACCGGTACGCCGAAGTCTGGGGCGCGAAGGAGACCGACGCTTGAGCCACGAAGTCGACGAGGCGTACGACCTCTATCATAAGACGAGGCGCAAGGCTCGCAAAGAGCACCGCTGCTGCGCGTGCGGAGAGACAATCCTGTCAGGCCACGTCTACGTGTACGTCGGTCTCGTGTGGGAAGGTCGAGGCGAAAACTACAAACGCTGCCTGCGCTGCGACACGATCTTCGATGCCATCGTCGCACGGCAACAGGCGGCTTCTCGTCACGGCTACGCGGACCAATGGCCAGACGAAGACCTCAACTGCGGGCACACGTGGCGCGAGAACTTCGAGGAAGATCCGCCGGAAGAAGTGGCCCGTCTCGCGTTCATGTCCCGGGAAGAGGCGCAAGAGACGCTGACGAAGAAGATGGGTGCAGATGAGCAGAGTTAGGCAACCGCGCGTCTCGATGTCATTCAGCGAGGAGCAGGTGACACTGCTGCACGAGATCCTCACCCAGCTGACGCGCGGCAGCGATCCACGCATGCTGTGTCGCAACAAATCGTACGCGCCGCTCATGGTGGCGGTCGCGTCCATGAAACGACGACTCGTGACTCCCAGCGCGCCACGGCCGCGGAAGCCGAAGCCGTACGACGCAGCTGTCGTCGAGCTAGCCGACGTGACAGAGGACCCGTTCACCGTCGCCGGACCGGCGGGCATCGTGAGCGTCGCCGAAGACCCGGGCCCAGCGACTTCGGAATCCTAAGGCGATTCCGCCAGCGCTGCACGCCGCCCGATAAGCCGGGCTGAAACGCGGCGTTCACAGCGGAAAGGCAGGGCTCGGGCGCTTTTTGTTGACCCTGAGCTTCCGACACACTAGCTTCGGCCCTCCGTCCCGCTCTGGCCGGCCGCCCTGGCCGATCGCTCTGGGATCCCAGGAGGTTCACGCGGTGACCGTACCCAAGTCGTTCGTCGACAAGAAGTTGCTCTCGACCGGCGAAGTCGCCAAGCGCTTGAACGTTCACCGCGGCACGGTCTGGCACTGGATCCAGATCGGGATGCTGCGAGCCGAGAGGGTAACCGAGCGGTATTCCGGCGTGAGGCCGGAGGCTCTCGCGGCCTTCAAGAAAACGTACTCGCAGGATGTCGATTCTGTCCGAAAGGGCGTCAGTCCGGCGAAAGCGCCAGCGTCAGCACGGAAGCGGAGGAAAACTGCATGAGCGATGAGAACGACGACGACGTGGTGGACTCGATTCCCATCGAGAGCACCGAACTGCTGAACATCCACGAGCCGGAACCGGCCGGCAGATCTTTCTCCATCGAGGAACTCAACCGGCTGGGCATGCCGGTGCCGGTCGCCGACCCAGACGTGCTCCGTGCGGCGTACGCGTTCAGACAGAAGATGGTCGCGGCCATTCTCGATCGCGAACACGACTTCCTCTACACGATCTCCTACGTCGAGCAGAACAAGACGCGCGAGAAGATCACCACGTCCTACAAGGACGCGCTGAAGTTCTCGGAGACCTACAGGGTTCCGTACAAGGCGGTGCCGAAGAAGTCTGGGATCGCAAAGCTCGCGACCGCTTTCAACATCGAGGGTCGCATCGTCACGCAGCGCGGTCTGCCTGTCGACGAAAAGGCGAGCTACGCCTACGTCGAATACGAGGTCGTGCACAAGGCGAGCGGCAAGAAAGCGGTCGGCATCGGCTGGGCACGCGGCAGCGAACGCGGCTACGCGATGCCCGAGCACCACATGATCGCGCTCGCAGACACCCGCGCCTGGGGTCGCGCAATTCTCCGCATCTGCGGCTTCGGCGAGGCAGGAGCCGAGGAGATCGGCAGCGACGTCGTGCCTCTCCCGACCGTACGCATCGAGATGAGCGCGCGCGCTGCGCTACCCGCCGAGGTCTCGGTCGATGTCATCGACGTCCGAGCCGTGACCGAGACTCGGGTCCCAGTTCCGGTGAATGCGCCGTCGCAGTCTCCGACGGTACAACCCGCAGCGGCTCAGCCCGCAGCCACTTCGGCGCCACAGGCTTCCGTGAGTGCTCCGGTCAGCGTGCCCTCCAGCGTCCCGCTGCCCACTCCGGGCGCGACGACTCCGACCATCACAGAGGCGCAGGTGGGCAAGCTGTCCGGCCTACTGAAGGAAAAGCTCGGCAGCGTCGACAGGGCAAAGGCCTGGCTCAAGACAGAAGTGGCAGTCGAGACTACGCGGCTCGTGCGCGAGGCCGACTACCCGAACCTACTCAAAAAGCTCGAAGCGATGGAGGTCCCCTGATGCCGGTGGTCAAGGTTCAGCACAACCTCAACGACGCGAGCAAGCCGCCGCCGCGACAGCCGATCCCCCCGGGGATCTACGACTCGCTGATCGTGAACAGCACGGTCGGCGTGACGAACAAGACGAGCCTCAGCAAGTTCACCATCGAGTACCGTCTGCTCAAGACAATCGAGGGCGACGAGACGATGAGCGGCCGTCGGGTGTTCCAGGACTACGTCCTTCAGCCTGGAACCGACCCCGACATGAACGTGCGCGAGAGGTATCGGATCAGACAGTTGATCGACGCGACCGGCGTCGCCTTCGCCATCGACGCCGCCGGATCGTTCGAGGTCAACACGGACCACATGCACAACAAGAGCGTACGCATCACGGTCTCGCAGCGGCCCGGCAAGCAGCCGGGCCCCGACGGGAGCGTGCCGATCTTCAACAACGTCGACCGAGTCGATACGACTGTCGCGATCGACGAAGCAAACGTGATCTGAGGATCCCGGTGACCGCCCACCACTGCCACGCGATCAACTGTCCGCGTCCGTGTCCGCCTCGGATGCTGATGTGCCGCGTGTGCTGGGCTACGGTCTCGCCGGAAACCCAGCGCGAAGTCTACCGAACTGTAAAACTCCGCGACATGAGCGGTTGTGATGCCACCTGGGCGCCCTGGTGGCGCGCATCGCATCGCGCAATCTACGAGGCGGCGCTGGCCGCCGGACTAGACCGCGCTGCCAGGCCGAGCGGCGGACCGTGGAACGCCGACGCCTGGCTTGCACACGAGATGCACGTGGCGGACGAACTCGCAAACGAGGGCGTATAGCCGTGCCGAAAGCGCATCGCCTCAAGACGTGGCCCGAGCCGTTCCAGGCCGTGATCGACGGCCAGAAGCGCTTCGAGTTCCGCAAGGACGACCGCGGCTTCGCGCTCGGCGACACGCTGGTCCTCGACGAATGGGACCAGAAGACCGAACGCCTTACGGGCCGATGCGCGACCGCGCTCGTCACCTACATCGTCGCGGGACCGCGTTTCGGTATCCCCAAGGGCTACGTCGTGATGTCGCTCGGCGAGCCCGTGCGTTCCAGTTCGTCATGAGTTACGCTCACCCTGCCGGGGCGCGCCGTGCCGGCCAAGGTGAACCCCCCTTCCCTACCCGCGGCGCGCCCCGGTCTTTCTCGCACGCCATGCCCTTTCTGCGCGTTCCCGAGATCGTTTACACGGCCACTACGGTGCCGCCGGAGATCGATCGCGCCTGGACCGAACAGCCCGGCAGCCAGGGTCTCGAATGGACGTGTGTCGACGTCGTCGCCGGTCTCGATGCCGACGGCTTCGTCTCTGCCGTCTCGGCTAACGCGCTTGCCGCCCAAGTCGTCTCGACAGCGGTGAAGGAGACATTTCGGGTTTCGCCAAGCGGCTCGCCGGTCCAGCTGCGCTACTACCAGAAGGAGGCGGTCGAAGCTGTCTTTCGATGCTGGGAGGAAGGCAAGAACGCGCCGATCATCATCTGTCCGACAGGGTGCCACCGCGCCGGACAGCGCGTGCTGATGTTCGACGGGTCGACCAAGGCCGTCGAGAGCGTTCAGGTGGATGACGTTCTGCGCGGACCGCGCGGGCAACAGCGTTCTGTCCTGGCGCTTTGCCGCGGGCAAGCTCCGATGTGGACCATCAGGCCCACCAGTCACGACGGTTGGCCATCTTGGGTCGTGAACGGCGACCACGTTCTGGCCCTACAGTATTTTCCTGACTCCGGGAGCCGCCGAAAACAGGGGCCCGTCGCCGTCTCCATGCGTGTTGCTGACTACATCATGCTTCCGTTTGAAGACACCGAAAGATTTCTGCTCTACAGAGAGCACCTGTCCACGGCCATGGGCGGTTACTACAGCTATGAGTTCTCTCGATTCGAGGTCACGCCGACTGACGCGGTCGAGCCGTTCTACGGCTTCGTACTCGACGGCGACCATCTCTACCTGCTCGCCGACGGCACGATCACCCACAACTCAGGAAAGACCCTGGTAGCCGCAGAGGTCATGCGAATCGCGCACGAGTCCTGTCTCTACATGCGCCCAGTCTTCATCGCACATCGCCAGGAGCTACTCGACCAGACGCTCGCGAAGGTCAAGCTCATGGCTCCGACGCGCACGGTCGGCCTCGTCCAGGCCGAGCGCAACGAACCAGATCGCCAGATCACCGTCGCGAGCGTTCAGACGTTGGCAGGCAAGAACGGCGAACGCATCAAGCAGATCATCGGCGATCATCCGCCGCAGCTACTGGTCATCGATGAGAGCCATCACGCCGTTGCGAATTCTTACGGTCGCGTCATCGAAGCATTCCGCGCGGCGAATCCGAACATCAAGATCCTTGGTCTGTCTGTAGGGCCGGACTCGTACGTGGAGCTTCGCGGTGGCCCATTTTCGACAGGCTTCGTGGGCCGTATTGAAGACGCCTGGACCAAGGCTGCTCAGTCGATTTCATCACGCACGGCCCATGGTTTCAACATTATGGACCTGCGTGACGTCCAGGCACGCGGATGGACCGGAAAGGGGTTTGCTTGGAAAGACTGCCGACGACTTCTCCGTCATTTGCTAAACGACGAGCCCTGCTCGGCCGCCACGGTTGGCGGCCGCATTACAACTGTACTCACAGACAATCATGCGGTTTACGTGGCTACCGGCCGACGCCGGTCCAATGCGGGACATGCGCCGCTTATTTCGACATCCGAAGCAAGCGCGCTGAGTGGCGCTGTTCTCGTGGGCGACGACGGCGCCAAGTGGGAATCTGATTCGACCATAAACACCTGGGACATGCTCGCCTTTGCTTCCGTACACATGGGCGACTATCGCGTCTATGTTACGTGCGATGTGAAAAGCATTCCGCGCGCTGCGCTTCGGGCGGCGAAGCTCACTCCGCAAGCCATTTACGACGCGCGGGCGGCGGCCAGTCTCCCGCTCACGGTATACCGTGGGCTTGGACGAATCGCCCCGTCCGCACTGGCGTTGGGTGTGGCAGGATCATCGTACCTATCACCGTCTACGCTTGCTACGGAAGCCGTCGCTTTCGTGCTCGGTGTCTGGCTCGGCGACGGCTGGATCGACTGGGAGCGAGAACGTCGCGACGGTCGTGGTCGGATCGGATTCGCAATAGCGAATCACCAAGTCGAGGACTTTTGCGCCGCAGTCCGACAAACGCCGCTGGCATGCGGCGTGTCATTTTCGCAACGCAACGAAGGATCGACGGAGGTCCGCGTCAGCAACGTTTTCTTCGGCGCGCTGTGTCGCCACTACTTCGGCCGTGTTACGGCCAGCTTCAAGCGCATCCCGTCGGAGTGGATTGTCTCTTGGTCAGAGCCCGCGCGCCGTGAACTGCTTCGTGGGCTCCTCTTCTCTGACGGTCACACTCATGATGCCGACAGGGGACGTGTTCGCCGCTACTACCGTACTACGAGTTGGGGCCTTGCTCACGACGTTCTTGCTCTCCTTCGCAGTCTTCGGATTGCCGGCTCACTGGGCCGCCAACCGCCCCGAGACGGTGGCGTAATTGCTGGGAGACTCATCCTCGGTCGCCATATGTCGTACGTGGTTCACTGGTCCGTGTCTGCGGAGCATGGTGATAACGAGGGCCACCGCGGCGCTCGCGAGCGGTTCGATCACTCAACCATGAAGTTCCACGAGCGCCCGGTGCGCGATGTCGCTACTGTCGCAGACAGACCCACGCACGTCTTCGATATGGAAATGGACGGACATCCGTCGTTCGTGGTGAACGGTGTGCTGGTTCACAACACAGCGACGCCAGGCCGTGCAGACGGCACGAGCCTCGACCGCGTGTTCGACTGCGTCGCCTACCAGAAGTCCGTTTACGAGATGATCAACGAGGGCTACCTCGTGCCGCCCACGGGCGTTCGCGTGGTCCTCGACATCAACCTCGATGTAGTGGACTCCGAGAGCGGCGACTTCGTCACGAAGAAGCTCGCGAAGATCATCGACCGGCCAGCGGTCAACGACGAGGTGGTCAAGGCCTGGCTGACGCATAGTCAATTCCGTCGCACTATTGCCTTCTGCATCACGAAAGAGCACGCGGCGAACATCGCAGCGGGCATCACCACGGCCGGATACACCGCTGTGGTGGTCCATGAAAAAACGACGCGAGCCGAACGCAAGGACATCTACCAGAAATTCCGGGACGGCCACATCAAGGTCATCTGCTCTGTTGAGGTACTGACAGAGGGCTTTGACGAGCCGAGCGTCGAGTGCATTCTCATGGCGCGTCCGACACAGAGCCAGGGTTTGTTTTCGCAGTGCTTGGGCCGTGGACTCCGGCTTTTCCCTGGCAAAGAAGACTGCATCGTTGTCGACTGCACCGGCAATTCCAGCAAGTATCCCCTTGCCCAGCTAGCGAATCTCAGCGGCCTTGAGCCGCCGAGGCCGCCCGGCGAGGGTCCGCCGAAGCCGCCGGAGGAAGAGGGAGAAGAGGGCGAAGCGCGCGTCGACGGCGTGTTCGCACACGCGATCGACTTCAAGCTCCGCAAGCGCGAGGCGAAGTACGCTTGGCGCGAGATTCCGCCGTTCGGCTGGACGCTTCAGATCCCGCGCATCGGCTACTTCCTGCTCGCTTGGCACGGCCAGGACAAGACGCTCGCGACCGTGCGCTTCCACGACATGCGACCGGGGCGGCGTGATTCTCCGCCCATCACGATCTTGGACACGCCTATCGAGTTCGAGATGGCCTACGGCCTCGTCGAGTCCGAGGTCCAGCGCCTCGTCGAGGCGAAGTCATCGCGGGCGCGCGCGAACGACCCGCTTCAGAAGGACAACGCCCCCGAGCCGTTTGCCTTCTTGGAGGACGGCCTCGAAGACGACGTGACCGTCTCCGAAGCCACGCTCGTGAACGACGCCGGCTGGCGCCTGAAGCCCACCACGGAGAAGCAGCGAGAGTTTCTCCGCAAGCTCGGCCTCAAGGGCGAGATGCCGGAGACCTCCGGCGAAGCGGCCGACCTCATCACGGTCATGCAGATCGAGCGCGACGTGAAGATGCGCGAGCCAGCGACACACAAACAGTTGTGGTACCTGCGCTCTAACCACATCGCGTTTGGGTTGACCATCACGAAAAACGCTGCGAAGAAGCTGATTCTCACGCACAGAATGGGAGGCAAGTCGTGAACGTCGTCACTGTCAAATGCAAATGCACGCGCTGCGGTCAGTCGCCCGATCCTGCCGGGCACTGGCGAGACCGCAACATCTGTCTCCGCGTCATTTCCGTCGGAGGGGGCGCCGCCATCGATACATGCAACGGACAATACGTGTGGCAGGACGACCCGGAAGCAGCCCGTGCACAGGCCTGCGCTCTGATGCGCCGGGAGCGCGACCACGAGGCGCGGATGCACGGCGCCTGCCTCTCGATTGCCGAGGGCGCGCACGGCTGGGAACGACCCATCCCCCACGGCGGCGACTCACCGGCCACCAGCGCCGTCCGCTCGCTGCGCATCAAGCTCGAAGAGACCGAAGAGGCCCTCGCAGCGCTCAGAGCGGAGCGCCGTGAAAGCATCACGAACCAACTGGGACGGCTGCGGGCGACTCTCGAAGCCATCCCGCAGAACGCGCGCGTTCCGATGTTCGAGATCGAAACGCCCGCCGGCCAACCGCAGCGGTATGGCCCGGTGCCATCGCCAACTCTCGACGATCTCTGCGCGCACTACTGCATCGGCCGCGGGCACGGCAACAGGCTTAGCGTCTATCGGCAGTGGCCGAAGATCTTCCCCGGTGGGCGGAAGGCCGACGGCTTTCTCGACGACTACGACCAGCCGATCGACGAGGCGTTCATCCAGAACGAGTACGGTGGCGGCGAATATCTCGTGAAGGTCGTGGGCCCGAAGTCGGGCACCAATCAGGGCTACCAACACTACGAGTCGGTGCGCGTCTGCATCAGCGGCGACGCCAAGTACCATCAGACACCGCAGCAGACCCCAAGGACGACGCCATGAAAGACAGCAATCCCACGACACTCGAAGACCTCTGCGCGAAGTACAAGATCGGGCAACCCGACTCGGAATACATGCTCCTGATCAGTAAGTGGCCGACCGGCCGCAGCGGCGGCATCGACGGCATCGAGCAGGTGGACGTGGCTAGCGAGCCGCTAACCGAGCACGCGCTCGCCGAACGCTACGGCGCTGGCGACTATGTCGTCGGGGCCGTACTCGACGGTGACGTGCACAGCGACGTCGATGTCCACGTGGAGGCGAACTTCATGGTCGACGGCGACGGCGAGGTCGTAGCCCGTGCCGATATCGCGCGCCTCAAAAACCTCGTCGAGGGCGTCCACGAGGCGCTGTGGGACAAGGACCACCGGGGCGAGGACGTCGAAGAGATGGCACTGCGAGTGAAGAGGGAGCGGGATGCTGCGCGTGCGATGCTCAAGGGGATCGGCGCGCCGATTCCGACGGTCCCGCCGACGCTGCACGAGACCGACATCCTGCGCGCCGCTGGCGCCGCGGTTCGGGACCAAGTCGATCGCGAAGTCATGCAGGACATGCAGAAGCACCAGGACGGGGCCAAGTATGACGTGCCGAACGTCGACTGGTGCGCGCTCGGCGCGCGTTTTCGCGCACGAGCAGAGATGGATGCGTACAAGTACAAGTACGCAAGCACGCGTTCGTCAGCCAACGAAGACGCTGCGCGTGACTTCGACGGATTCGACCCGGACGAGGAACTCCAGCGTTTCCGAGGCGCGATCGAAGACCAGAGCTTCGAGGATGCCGCGTGGCTCGCCTTCAACCTCGATGAGTGGATGACGCGCGGCGGAACCAAGCCGCGCGAGTGGGAGAACGCCTTCAAGCACTCCGCGCTCGTCGAGATCGCAAACAGCACCGACGAGTACAAGACCTGGGCAACAGCGCAACGAGGCATCGATCCGGACGCGACCTCATACGCGATTCCAAAGCGGCTCATCGTCAGCGCGGCGGATGACATCGACCCCGGCGTCCTCGATGACGACGGGCTTCGCACAGCGCTCGGCGACCCGCGGCTCGGGCCGGCTAGCCCCCTGCGAGACCGCGTACAGGACGCTTTCGAGCGCCTGCTGCGCGAGCGCGACGCGGCCATTCCTCGGAGCTTCCAGGTTGACCAGCGCTTTCAGATCGACCCGGCCACAAGCCAGCTGCTGGACCGCGCCATCCGAGATCTGCGTCACGAGATCGAAAACACCAACAGCCGGGCGATGTCGATCGGCGTGGCCAACAGATTCAACAGTATCGACTCACTCTGGCGCGGCCTCCGGTCCGGCCTACCGACGGCAGAGCCGCAGACCTCAGCGTTCGCTTGGGACGGCTCCGACTACCGGAGCGGCGTCAACAGCGGCATCCGGCGCGCACAGGCGGCTGCGCGGCTCTGCGCTGCGGTCAATGAGAAGCCCTACGCAAGCGGCGCGCTTTTCGACGCACTCTCCGACATCGAAGCAGCCTGGGGCAAGGCGATCGAGTGCGGCCAGGTCCAGGCGCCCGCGGAGTACACGAAGCTAGCGAGGCCGCTCTACGTGCCGATGCGGCAGGGATTCGAGACCATCACGGACCATGCCGGACGCGTCTTCGACCTCGGCGACCCCAGGAAGCACGCGGCAGCGAGGGCGAGCGCCGACCTCGACTTCTACGTAGCCGTCTTCCGAAAGCGAGACGTCACGCTTAGCTCCGAATGGATGCTACACAAGGTCTTCGACCCGCAGGCGATTCCGGAGATTCTCGCGAACCATCCGGCATGGGAGTTCGTCTGTTACGAGCACGTGCACCGCCTGAATACGCCCACCGCCGGCAAGCTGTATCGTGTTGCTGCGACGAAGATCCCGGAGACGCCGCCGGAGAGCCAGTCGTCCCAATCGCTCCAGGCACGCTTCGCCAATGCGCTCTCCGAAGGCGTCTACGATGCGGTCATCACGAACACCACGCGCGGCCTCACAAAGGCCGGGCTCAACAAGCTCGCGGTGTATTTCGCTTTCACGGAGCAGCCGCATATCGGCCGGACCATCTATCACGACTATCCAACCGACCCCGGCCCCGACCAGGGCGAAAACCTCCGTGCGGCCTGGCATATGCGTCGTTTGCTGCAAGCGACCGGCTTCGAGAGGCCGATCTCGTTCGACAGCGACCGTATGCTGCACGGCAAAGACGTACGCCTCACCATCGCGCTCGACTTCAACGGAGCCAACCGCGTAATGGACGTGCTCCCAGCGAAGACGGCGATGCCCGAAGTTCCCATCGCAGTCGCTGCCGCTGGCATCCCGGGCCTCAGCTGGGAAAAGGGAAGCACCGGAGTCGGCTGTTTCGTCGCGCGCGTCTATAGCGCTGGCACAGGCATGTGGAATTTCGACGCTGCCTTCGAGATTCTGCGGCGTGACAACGGCGACACGGCCCATGCTGGCTGTCGCATCTCGCAGAACTACGCCGTTCAGCACTACCAACTAGCCGACCCGTCGCATGTACCATTCCTGCACATGATGAACGAGAAGGTCTACTACCGCGTACGACGACTGTACGAAGCAGCCGGACTTCGACAGCCAGGTGACCGCTGCCACGGCCTCGCCGAATACAGCACGGAAGCGCTGGCTGGCAAGATCGTACGCATTCACGTCGAGTACGTGGACGCGCGCTCGTGCTACATAGTCAACGGCTACTCTCCGGAGACGCCATGAGCCGTTCCGTGTCGGACGAACAACTCGCCGTCGCCGTGAAGACGTGGACAACGGCAAACCTCGTTCGCTATTGTCTCGACGGGCTACACGCGGGGGCGATCTCGTGACCAACGAAGAGGCAGAAGCCTTTGTCGACAGCCTCTGGCTCACCGGGTGTCACCCAACGCCAGTCGAGCAGACAGCGCTGCTCGCGGCGTTGCTCGACCAAAACGGCCACTACGTATCCGACAAGGTCGTCGGGCTAATGGCCCTTGCCGGCGTTGCGCCGAGCGGTGGATACGCGCTAGTCATGCGAACCGACACATGGGGCTCGGCGATGGAGCCGCCTGGCGGTACGATACGCACGAACGGCGAGTTCGATGCGTTGTTCTATCCGGAGCACGGGCTGCCGACGTACGAAGAATCCGTGGCCGCCCTGCCCGACGTCCTCGTTCCGTGCCGCGCGGCGTGCGAGCGCTGGGGCATCGACTCAGCGTACGAGGAGAACAAGCTCAACTTCCCGTGGGGCTCGTCGTCGGTGAAGTCGCTGGACCCGCAGGTACTCCGCCGTACGGGACAGTGCGGCGACATGGACGCTGCTGCGCACCACGCTTGGCTGTTCGCAAGAGGCCGACCCGCAGGCGTCGTTGCAGTCGCTGCCGGACGGTTGAGCGCCGTGGTCCTCGCGGTCATTCCGGCGCGCTGGATGTTCGACGTGGAGACGCCGTGAACAAGCCGCTTCAGTCTCGGCGGGCTGCTCTCGTGAGTCGACGAGCAGCATCGTACCAGCCGACCACCACGTACGACACGCTCGTCGGCGTGATGATCGTTCACTGGCGCAACGTGAGGTCAATGTCACAGGTCGCTCTCGCTCATGCGCTAGACATGGCCCAGCCCTGGCTCAGTCGTGTCGAGGCCGGGCACACGCCGCTTAGCGTCGCGCGACTAGCGGACATCGGGCGCGCGCTCGGGCTGTCTTCGGCTCGCATCATCGCGGACGCCGATGGCGCGATGTCGTACGAACTCGCTCATAGTAACGTGAAGGTCACGACCTCACGGCGTGACGCGCAGTCCCTCACCGCCAAGCAGATCAACGCGATCCTCCTCGGCGCGGACAGCATCACCATCCGTTCGATCTACTCGGACGGCCGGACGTAACCGCCCTTGCCCTCTTCCACCGCTTGCGACACACTCGGCCGACCATGAAGCTCTACGCCGTCGTCTCCAAGGAGGGCCACAACAAGCCCCGGGTCCTAGCCGACCAGGGCGGCCGGCTGCTGGTCTTTGCCACCAAGGCCAAGGCCACAAGCGCGCGCGTCGAGGAGGCCCACGGCAGCGACTACCTGCTGCGCACCTGGAAGATCGTACCATTCGTACCGGAACACGTATGACCGAACCCATCACGCGTTTCGACGGTCGCTATCGTTGGCTCTCGAATTTCTGGGCGTGCTTCGTCACGTTCGACGGCCGCGAGTACCAATCGACCGAAGCGGCTTACCAGGCCGCGAAGACAATCGACCTCAGTCTGCGTGCGCCATTCGAGTCCTACTTCGCCAGCAAGGCCAAGGAGGAAGGCGGGAAGCTGCCGCTGCGCGCCGACTGGGAAGACGTGAAGCTCGGAATCATGGAAGACCTGAACCGGCAGAAGTTCGCGAACAACGCTGAACTTCGGGCGCGACTACTCGACACGGGAGACGCGGACCTCGTCGAGACGAATACCTGGGGAGACACGTTCTGGGGCCGAGATCACAACACCGGCGAGGGCGAGAACCACCTCGGGCGCATCCTCATGCGCATCCGCGACGAGCTACGGCCGCGAGTGCCTGGTCCGGAAGAAGCGATCGAGAGGCTGAGCGCAGAGTGGGCCGAAGCCGAGCGTGCTGTCGAGACCGCGGAGGATGGCGTGCGTGCGGCGAAGGACCGAGCACGCGACCTTCGGAAGCGCGTTGCGGTCGCTAAGTACGGCACGCATCGCGGACGCGAACATGCTAACGCGATGACCGTCATGAATCTTCGCGAGGCCATCGCAGACGCCGCTCGCGAACACGGCGCGCAGTGCGTGGCCGACCAAAGGGTCAGCACTACGCCGCAGTGGGAAATGTTCCGTGCGCTGCTGGCGGTGCTCGCCGAGAGAGCGAGATGAGGCTCGCCGTCACCGGTCACCGACCGCAGAAAACAGGCGGCTACGACGAGCCGAACCGTCTGCGCCTCGTCGCGTTCGCGCGTGAGCAGCTGGCTAAGCTCGCGCCCGCCCAGGTCATCAGCGGCATGGCCCTCGGCTGGGACCAGGCGATCGCCGAGGCCGCGCTCGATCTCGATCTGCCGCTGCTAGCGGCCATCCCGTGCGACGGCCAGGATTCGACCTGGCCGTTCATGTCGCGCAGACGCTACCGCGAGCTTCTCGGCCGCCCTGGCGTCGAGAGCCACGTAGTCTGCCCAGGATCTTACAAGCCGTACAAGATGCAGGTCCGCAACGAGTGGATGGTGCGGCAGGCCGATCTACTTCTCGCGCTGTTCGACGGAACGGCTGGCGGGACTGCGAACTGCGTCGCGTACGCCCAAACCCAGGGCGTGAAGATCGTGAACGTCTGGAACGAGTGGATCGCCGGGTGATCGATCACTTCGCATGCTGGCTCGACCTACCTTGGGCCGTCGTCGACGTCGAGACGACGGGCTTTCAGCCGAGCTACGCGAAGATCGTCGAGCTTGCCGTCGTGCGCATGCAGGCGGGCAAGGTCGTAGCCAGCTGGTCGTCGTTGATCAACCCGCAGGTGTTCATCCCGCCCGAGGTCACGCGCATCCACGGCATCGACAACCAGGACGTCGTCGGCGCCCCGCGCTTCGTCGACGCGCTCAGCCGCTTCGTGCCGCTGCTCTCGGAGGCCATCCCGGTCGCCTACAACGCGCCGTTCGACCGCGGTTTCGTCATGAGCGCGCTGGCAGCGCTGCGTATCGAGGGCCTACCGAACCCGGCCCTCGGCGAGGGCTGGCCGGCATGGGTCGATCCTTGCGTCTGGGTGCGCCACCTCGATCGCTGCGTGCAGGACGGAAAGGCCAGCAATTCCCTCGCGGCGGCATGTCCGCGCTGGGGCGTCGAGTTCACGGAAAGCCATCGAGCGCTTGCGGACGCGACGGCGACGGGGCAGTTGTTGTGGGCGATCGGACCCGACGTCGGCAGGATGACGGTGAGCGAGCTACTGCGGAAGCAGGCGCTGCTCGGGGGAAGAAAGTCGTGACGGTCACTATCCTCGAAGGCGACTGCATCGCCGTGATGAGTACGCTCGAACCGGCGAGCGTCGACATGGTACTGGCCGACCTCCCCTACGGCACGACGTACGCCCCATGGGACTGCGCGATCAGTCTCGACGCCCTCTATGAAGCTCGGTGCGTGGCGCGACGAGCAGGACCAAGACGACGCTGACGTGCTGTTGCGCGACCTGGGCGGCGAGGTCAAGGAAGACGTGTGGGCTCTGATCGAGCCGTACCTGCAAAAGGGACGCGAGGACAAAAGTTGGTACGCGTTCGAGACGCTCTGGGAGGACATTCATGGAGACGATGACTAAGCAGCTGTCGGAAGCGGTTCTGCTCCGGGATGCGCTCCTGGCTCGCAGCATCGTAATTTCGATGCACCGCGCGCGTTCGGCTCTGTCCGAGTGCCCATGTCCGCGCCGGATTTCGCCGGATGCTCTGATTGTATCCGCTGCTCTGCTAGAACTGCTGGCCTCCCGATGGGGCTTGGTCGCGCCTGTCTGGACACAGGCCGTGGGCGGTCTGTCGATGCCGTTCTACGTAACGTCGCTCGCTCTCCGTTCGGCGCGCGAGCGAGCTATGTGTGAGCGTGAGTCCCCACTGCCGCTCAAGCGGCGGAACGTGTTCGCGCCCGGCGAGTTCCTGACGTTCGCGTGAGAGCTTGGCGCTCTCGCTTGACGACAAGATCCGCTTCTTCCGTGAGGCCACTCGCGGGGCTGACGACGTCGTCGCTATCCGCAGCGACACCGACGGCACTGGCCCACCCTGGAAGCCCGTGTACGCAGCGCTCACGGACGACAACGTCCGGCTGCATCTGGCGGGGACGATCGAGATCGGATCATACCCGCTCATCCCCGTCGACGGCGGATTCCCGCTCATCTGGTGGATCGGAGCGGACTTCGACGGTAAGCGTCCGGGCTCCATCTGGGAGCGCGACGTCAGACGCGTCGTGCGCTTCATGCTCGACCTCGACGCGAACGTCATGGTCAATCTTTCGCGGTCGGCCAAGGGCGCCCACGTGCGCGTGCTCTTCCGGGAGCCTGTGCCGGCGTGGATGGCGCGCCGCTGGATGTACGCGTGGCTTCAGGAAGCCCAGGTCACCAAGGACGACTCGTTCGACGGCAACACGAGCTACGACCGCTTCATCCCGCCGCAGGACACGCTCCAGGGCGGCCTCAACAGCAAGGGTCGACGCGAGATCGGCAACCTCCTCGGGAGCCCCCTGAACGGGCGCCTGGCCCGTGCCTACAAGGGCACGCTGGTCCTCGATCCGGTAGCGGTGTCCCTCGACGACTACGAGCCGGACGGCAAGCACTGGGACTACCTGGTCGCGGCCGTCGAGAACCGCGCCTGGGGCGTCGAGGAGCTTCGGAAGGCGCTGAGCGAGATCCCCGGCACCCCCGACATGAACCCGCCGGCCTGGCGAAGCTACGCTAGCCATGGCGGTACTGGCGGCGGCACGGTCGACGGTCGACGGCTACGTGTCGTCGCAGCCGACGGCATGCTTGCCTTCACGCTCGACTTCTGCGAGTTCTTCCGGCACATGCGCACGTGCGGCCTACAGACCTACGGCATGTGGCTCGCCCTCGCCACGCAGCTGCATCACTACGGGGACGATGGGCACCAGGCATTTCACCAGATCAGCAGCCTAGATCCGCGGTACAACTTCGACCAGGCCGAGAAGCTCTGGACCTCGACGCGGGATTTGCCTCAGAAGTGCACGACCATCGCGGCGCGCGAGTGGGTGTGTCCGCACCTCGACACTCCTCGATGCGCTGGGGCGAAGGCTCCGGCGTATTTCTGGGAGCATGTGTACTACGAGCCGGTGCCGTGATGGCCGACCGGTCCGCAGCCGATAAGCTCGCTATCATCGAGCAAGAGCTTGCTCGCCTCCACGACGAGCACGAGACGCTCTTCGACTCGCTCATCGATCCTGCCATCGCTATGTGGCTCGCGGAGTTCCCGCCGCCGCGCACGGGCAAGAAGCAGAGTGCGCCGCGCGTGTTGACGGCGTTCGAGATGGCGACGGTCCTGCGGCTCGACGAGCTAAGCCCTCAGATCCGCAAGCTCGAAGCGGCCGCCGCATTCTTGGTCGTCCGCACCATCGACGAGATGGGGGGACGAGCGAGCGAGGGCCTGGAAGACCCCGAGGCGCTGCTGCGCGCGGCTCTCGTGTGCATGGCGCGCGCATGGCGGTCTGGCTGCCGCGACGTCGAGCACCGGGTCACGCTACAGGCGATCGCAGCTTACCTGCGGAGCCTCGACGAGGACTAGCGTTCTCATCTTCGTCGCCGCCGGTTTCTCTTCGGCCGCCGCCGTGGTCCATGCACGATCCTGCCGATCATCATGCCGACGGAGAACGCGACGACCTGCACGGCGAGACCAGTCGCTAGCTGACCCCACCAGGGCCAGCGCTTCGACGATCTTGCTGGTGCTAGCGCCGTAGGACGCGCTGGAGAGACAGTCGCCGCCGGATTCGTGTACACCACGACCGGGCCGGTAAACACCGAGCCGGTGTAGATGTTGATCGGTTGGCTGAAAATGCCCTGCTGAACAGGGTTCGCAGAGTCCTTACGCTTGCGCTTCTTCTTCTTTTTCTTGGGCTTTCGCGGCTTACTGCGCGCTTCCGCTTCAGCCGCCGCAACGTCCATCGCATCTGCGGCGTTTTCAGCGGCCTTTTCCGCTTCAGCACGCCGCAGGAACTCGCTCCACTCGACGTCTTCCGTCGACTCTCGAAGTGCGAGGGCGGGACGCTTTCGCTTTTGTGCGCCAGCGCCGGCCAGACGTTGAACCGCATCGTAGGCGGCAGTCAGATCTGCGAAGACGTCGCTGTCGCCACCGAGGTCCGGATGCAGCTTGCGCGCAGCGCGACGCAGGCTTTTACGCGCCGTCGTTCCCAGCAACTCAAGGTCGTCACTCTCGTCGATGTAATCGGCGGGGCCTCCATCGCGCTTGAGATAAATCGGTGGCAGTCCGCCGCCGCCACCAGTCAGAATACCGGCGCCGCCCGCGGGCACAAACGGCGGAACGTACGCCGGAGGTAGCGGCGGAGGCGGAGGAGGCGGCGGCGGCGGGAGCGGGCCAAGACCGAACGAGTCCGGCTGCTGCGGTACCGGACGGTCGAGTCGATCTGGGAAGACCGCACCGAAGAACGTCGGAACCGCCGCTGGCGCGACGATGACGACGACCGGCACCTGCTCTGGCACCGGAGCCCTCGGACGATCGAGCCACTCAGGCGCGTACGCATCGAAGAACGGCGCAGTACGATCAATCGGCGTTTCGGCGACGCTATCCGGCTGCTGTGGTACCGGCCGATCCAGCCGATCGTCGAAGTAGGCCTCGGCGAACGGAACAACATCTTCCGGTTCGACGAAGACGACTGCTACTTGCTCGGCGATCGGAAGCCAGGGCCGATCGATACGGTCCGGAACTAGCGCATCGAAATAGGGGTCCGTTCTGTCGAGCGGGACCAGCGACAGACTATCTGGCTGCTGCGGTGCCGGCCGGTCGAGGCGATCCGGCGCTACGACATCCTCAAGCGGCGAGGTTCGGTCAGTAGCGGTCTCGACCGCCGACTCGGGCTGTTGCGGCTGCGGACGATCCAGCCGCTCTGGCGCATACGCGTCAAAGAAGGTGGCAGCGCTCTCTTGGATCGGCTGCGGCGACTCTGGCTGCTGCGGTACCGGACGGTCGAGTCGATCATCGAAGTAGGCGTCCGCGAATGGAATAACGTCTTCGGGCTCAACGAAGACCAGCGCCAACTGATCGGCGACCAGGAGATACGGCCTATCAAGACGCTCGGGTGCGTACGCATCGAAGAACAACGACGCGCGATCGACTGGCGTCGCGGCAACACTGTCTGGCTGCTGCGGTACAGGACGATCGAGACGCTCTGGCGCCACGACATCCGCAAGCGACTGCGTCCGATCGATGGATGTCGCAACAAAGCTATCGGGCTGCTGCGGTACAGGACGATCGAGACGCTCTGGCGCCACGACATCCGCAAGCGACTGCGTCCGATCGATGGATGTCGCAACAAAGCTATCGGGCTGCTGCGGTACCGGCCTATCCAACCGGTCGTCAAAATAAGCCTCGGCAAACGGGACGACGTCCTCTGGCTCGACGAAGACCAGCGCCAGCTGATCGGCAACTAGGAGATACGGCCGGTCCAGACGCTCTGGCGCCACAACCGTCGCCAGTGGCGACGTGCGATCGCGTGACGTAAACGTCGCGCTGTCCGGCTGCTGCGGCCACGGTCTATCGATGCGGTCCGGGAAGAACGCGGCCGCTGCCGGAGCAGTCCGGTCGCGCGGGACGATCGCCGTGTCAGGCTGCTGCGCGCCGGGCTTGTCGAGACGGTCGGGGAAGATCGCCGCCGCCGCGGGAACAACGCGGTCTCTCGGCGTAAAAACAAACGAGTCCGGCTGCTGCGGTACCGGACGGTCGACACGGTCCGGGAAAACAGCGACGGCTAGCGGGGCAACTCGCTCGCGGATCGGGGCGACGAACGAGTCCGGCTGCTGAGCGCGCGGACGATCGAGTCGCTCCGGAGCGTACGTCTCCGCAAACGGAAGACGCCTGTCTCGCGGAACAAGTACCGACTCACCAAGAACAAAGCGAGAGGCAGCGTCGAGCCGTGGAGGACCGATGGCATCGAAGAACGTCGCCGTCCGCTCGCGAAGCGCGATGACGAACGAGTCTGGCTGCTGCGGACGCGGGCGGTCGAGACGTTCCGGCGCGACAACAGTCTCTAGCGGCCCAGTACGTTCTGGGATCGGGGTAGAGAACGAGTCCGGCTGCTGCGGTACCGGACGGTCGAGTCGATCTGGGAAGACCGCACCGAAGAACGTCGGAACCGCCGGAGGCTGTAGCGGATAGACCGCCGACTCCGGCTGCTGCGGAACTCGCGCCGGGAAAGCAACCGGCGCGTCCACTGACGGGACGAGCGGAAGCTGCTGCGCGATGAGTGACGCAAGCGCCACACGCGCCTCCTGTCAGCGGACGTGGTTCAGGTCTTCATGATCAGCTGGACTTCATGCCAACGGATGAAGAAGAACTGCTGAGCCGCGGCGGCCGCAGCTGCCTTCACGGCCTGCACACTGAACGCGCCACCGGGCGGCACGATGTAGAGGCCGCGCGCGCTGACCTCGTTGACCTTCCAGTTTGCACCCGCAGCCGCAGCGGCCATCTGGCCCGAGGTGCCATGAGCGAACCAGCCGTCATTCGCCACCGTCGCCGTCGTACGCGGGATGCCACGACCACCGTATGCACCACGACCAGAAAGCGAGCGCGTCGTCGTAAGCGCCGTGCCCGTCGGTGCCGCGCTGTTCGCGGCATTGAGCATGGCAAAGATCGCCGTCACGTCCGTCTGCGCCGCGTCGACGACGCCTTCCCAGGACCCGAACGAGTCGATCACGTAGCTCATCCCGGTCGCTGGCTCGCCATTCTGGAGCGTGAGCCCGCTCGTCGTCGTCGGCAGCGCTGTGAGCGCCGCGAGACCGGTGGCAAGTGCCACCTGGTAGCTCTGACCGAGACGCACGAGTTCCGCTAGCTCGGGCATCGACTGTGCGACGACGAGGTCGCCGCGGTTGTTGATGATGATCTGCTCGTCCTCGCGATTCTCGGGGTAATTGCCCGCGAAGAACCCCCTGACACGTCCTGCGAATTTCGCCAACATGATCGTTTCCTCCTACTCGCCCTGCATCTCTTGAAGGACTCGGATCACGCGAAGGTGCTCCTCGATCTTCGTCAGCAGATCAACAACCTCTCGCGGATCTACCGGCAACGGGAAGTCCTTGCCGACCAAAGGCCCCCGTGGATTCTGGTCTGGACTCGCATAGCCGATGTCCACGCGCTCGCGGACGGCCTCCGTCGTGCCGTCGCTCTGCACGACCCGCGTCGCGTCCATCACCGGACCGCCTGAGTCGGGGTTAGCCGGTGTCAGGATGATCGTCGCGTCGTCGTCGTTGTTGGATTCCGGATCTGCCACGGATCATCCTCTCGTGGGCCAACGACTGTATCGGCTCTCGTCGACGCGCTGGTTGCTTGCCTCTCGCGCACGTTCGTCGATCCCGCGAAGAAAAGCGCCGCGCTTTTCCATCCGCTCCAGTTTTTTCTCGAACGGCTCGCAGCGCCCCTCTGCGCCACAGGACGCGCAGATCGGACTCATGCACCCGCGGCAGAAGTCCAGCCTGTCAGCCGGTGCCGTGACCCGGCCAGCAGCGTCTTTCGTGACGAACACCACCCGCTGGCAATGCCGACAGGTAATCGTGTCCCACTCACGCGTTGTCGCGCCGGGGTCCGTGATCGTCGCGTAGCCTCCAACGCGCACGAATCACTGCTCTTCGAGAAGAGCGGCAGCGTCGACTGCGAGCGCGGTCGCCGTGGGCGTACGGATGCCGAAGCCGCTTGCGTTCGTCGCCGGGTACGTAAGCTCCGAGTACGGAGCCGCGACCCAGCGGAACGTGGCGCGCTGGTTCAAGTCGATCGTGAGCAACGTCTGACCCGCCGTGTAAGTCGGCTCGACCGTGTGGTTCTGGCCGGCAAGGCCCAGGTAGGCGGTGTCGGCGAGGTCAAGAGCAGCCGGCGTTACCGCCGTGCTCGTCCCAGCGGCTGTGATGCGCGCGACGATCCACTGAAAGATGTTGTCGGCCGGCGCTGCGGAACACCCAACAGTCAACTCGTACAACTTGCCGCGGCGCAAAGCGGTTGCGCTCGACGCGACGAACGAGCCGACAGTCGTGGCCGCGGCGGCAGTGCGGGTGAAACTCTGAGCGTACCGTGCCATCTGGATTCTCCTTCGGGATTTTGGGAACCCTATCAGCAAAGACCCGCGCGGTGCAACTCTTTTGGGATCCCAAACCTGGGGCATTCGGAGCGCGCGCCAAGTTGGCGCGGATCAGGTCTGGGATCCCAGATCTTCGCTCTCGCTGCCGAACGAGCCTTGCCAGCCGCTTGGGAGGGGGCTGGCGCGGCCGGACCTAGGTCCAGGTAGGAACGTGCAGCCGGTGGCCTTCCGAGAAATCGGACTCCGCACCGGTCAACGCGACCGCTCTTCGGGGACGTCGCAGGGAAGACACAGGCCAGTCGTTCGCGCTGAAGAACGCACCGAACGCGCCGCCGGTCCAGCTGTGCCAGATGTGTTCGTCGCGACACGTCGCGAACCGCACGAAGTACTGCTGCACGCCCGGCGGCGCCTCGCCGCACACGAAGTAGCCAGCCCCGTCCGACGGCACGTGCCACCGCAGGCACTCCGGCCGCGGAGTGTGCGCGAGGCGTGCGACGCACGCGCTCCGTAGAGCCGCACGCTCGGCGTCGGTGAGGGCCACAACCGCGGTCTCGGTGCCGATGGCCGTACGGAGGTCGCGCTCGACCTCGGACTCCGGGGGTGGCGCAGCAGCAGCGACTTCGCGCGCACGATGGGCCTCGCGCCAGGCGTCCTTCTCGGCTACAAGGCGGTCTGCCTGTGCGTGCCGCTCGGCGGCGAGTCGCGTCCTAGCAGCCGCTGCCGATTCCGCAGCCGCTCTATGATGCGAGGCCTGCTCGCGAGCCACGGCCTGCCGCGCCCAATCAAGTAGATCGGCCGTTGTCTCGCCTAGATCGTCACGGCGCTCCACCTTCGCGCACGAGGAAAGGTGGATGACGATCTGTTCATCACCCCTGCCGACCGTCAGATATCCTTGCAGCGGCGCCCAAAGGAGCAATGGGCCCACAAGATCACGTCGGCCGGTGTCGGTAAACTCCAAGTCGGAACGAAGAAGAACGAAGACGGTGGCCCGGACCGCGGACACGGCTTAGCGCCTGTAGCGCCGGTCGCCCGCTGGCGACTTGTCGTCATGGTCCTCGACGCAGCCGAGTTCGCGCTCAAGCTGAAAGCGCGTGAAGCGAATCGGCTCGGTATAGGTCCCGTGCGCATCCCACCAGCCATCATGCAGCTGACGAGCGTGAAGCCAGTTCTCGTTCGGGAAGACCCACACGAAGCCACCGGAGTCGAAGAACGACGACGGACGTAGAATGACGTCCTCGTCGTCGACGACTTTCCAGTCCTCGATCTCCCACTCGTCCGACACGGCGCCTGCGGCCTCGGCCATCACGCGTGCGTCGCAAAGCACGGCAGTGCGATCGCGAGGGCCTGGCATGTCGATCGTGAACTCCCAGCCGTCCTTCTCGTTGACGGCCGTGTAGAGTCGACGAATGTCCACCGCCTCGTCACGCGCACGCGAGAGGACAACGCGCTCCTCCCAGGTGAGCGCCTTCAAGTGCACTCCTCGACGTCGGCCGCTGAAATCCATCCGGCCGGACAGCGCGTGCCGCGGACCATGACGCCCTCGGGTCCGACCTTGACGACGACGCAGCGCGCGCCTCGTACGCGCACCTCATCGCCGACCGCGAACTCGGGAGGCGGTGCGAAGTCGGCCGGAGCGGAGAGCGACGGAGGCTGCTGCGTCGGATCGCCGTAGCGCGCCTCGCGCGACGACACTCGGCGGACCCAGCCCGCGCGGCGCGCGCGAGTGTCGTGAGATCGACTGAACCGCGATGGGGGCGAGGCGGTCATGGTGCGTAGGGTGGTGGGTCGACGAGAACGAAAGCACTACCAGTCATAGCGGGGTATGACGTCGTTGACAACATCGCATCCGTCGCGGTCAGCGCAAGGAACGCGCCGGGGCCGCTACTGCCAACGACCCTCGGGAGCGCGACCGCGGCGGCCCCGGTCGAACCGTCCGGCCGCACCCAGTACCACGTTCCCGGCAGCATCGTGCCCACGCGTTGAAGCGGGAGGCCACCATAGCAGGAAGCGCCGCCACAGGAAGAAGAAGTGACACTGCCGCCAACGAACAAGGCCGAGCGGAGCGAAGCGAACAACGCGTCGCGGTTGACGGCGCTGGACCAAGTGAGCAGGCGGGCATGATGGCGGGCCGCGAGCAGCGGGGTCAGCGCTGTGTTGAGATAGTACACGCAGTCGTACGTCACCGGCGTGGTGTCGTACGTCACCGGCGTGGTGCTTCCGGTGAAGCCCGGCGGCAGGACAGGACAGTGCATGCAGTCGGTGACGGGACACAGCGCCAGGTCGGTCGGGTCGAACGTGCCGTCGGCGCGGGGCGGCCCCGGGTCACAGATCTCGCCCGGATCGAGCACGCCGTTGCCACACAAACCAGACGCCATCGTCCCGGCGTCTGTCGGACCGGGCCAGGCATCCTCGGCGACCGGACCGCCGTCGGTACCGGGCAGGACGTACGCATCGGCCGAACCCGTGCCGCCATCGGTGCCAGGGCCCGCGTCGGAGCGCGGACCAGCGTCGACGGCCGGGCCGCTGTCGACGGCCGGACCGGCGTCGGTTGGCATGCCGGCCTCGATCAGCGAGTCCATGCCGCCGCAGCCAGGGATCAGGAACAAGCAGATGATGTAGGCGTTTCGCATTCGCAGTCTCCCTTCAGGCCGCCGTGTTTGACGGCTCAGTCGGACAGTCTAGCGCGTGTTGGAGTGGTGTCAAGCGCCGCTTTAGTCCGCCTCTGTCCACGGCAGGTCCCGCTCGCTCGCCCAGCGCCAAGCACGCGACAACCAAGTGTCGGTTAGAAAGGCACCGGCACGCTGAGAGACCACGCGTCCCTCGCTCAACAGAGTACCTCTTGAAGCCTTGTCACAAACGCGCAACTCGGCAGTGGGACGCCCGTTCGGAAACCACCAAACGTGCCAACGGCCGCGCGTGTCGAGCCAGATCCCAGGTTCCAACCAGGCCCCAAACGACGACGTAACGATCCTTCGTAATCGCTCCATCAGCAGCACGTCCTTTTTTGCAGGCACCAATCGATTGAAATAAAAGAGCGCACGAAGACGCGCTAACCATGATCTGAACAACAAAGACGGCATCCTGTGATGCTGGTTGCGAACGTACTTCGCACCACCTGTCCCAGGCTCCGGCTGACACCGAGGCATCTTGCTGTTTTGCATCGGACGCAAGAGAACGATCATCGCGTGCTCAGCTGCGTCCAGATCTTCCTTGTAGGCCACGCCAACGCGTTCCGGAATCCGCAGCGCTCGTGCCCACACGAACTGCTTGGAGAACAAGTGCCCGCCAATGCTCAGGATGCGACCATCGCATCGTGTCGACTGCCCAGCGTACACGACGCTGCCGAGTCCGCCGTTGTCAACGTTGTCGTTGAAGTCCTCGCCGAATAGCACATACAAACCGCTCGCCCCATCGAGACCAGCCATCGAACATCCGTCCAAGGCGGCGAACCTGTAAACCGGTTCGCCCAAGATCAGCGGCACGGTAGCAAGCTGCGCCACATAGGCATCCACGTCGCCAGCAACACCATGGACCTGCGGGGCCTGCGACGCCGTTGCCGCGCCGTTCTGCGGCAGAACGCAACGCGGTAGCAACGCATCGAGCATCGAGGTCTGCTCGGGCACCGCCGGCCTACGACGGCTCACGCTCAGCCTCAGCCTCGGCTCGCGCCAACGCGGACATCAACAGATCTCGCACTGCATCACTGCGCTCGTATTTCGCGGTGCACGAGATCCCCCGCAGAGCGGTCTGAGTGCGCTTCGCGTGCGCATCGAGCCGCTTCAGCAACGAGACCTCCACCCGAATGTTCATCTGCTCGGTAGTAGCCACCGCCTGACACTACCACTCCCTAGCAGCCGCGTGCAAGAAAGTTCTCGGCATCGCGACGAACCGCTTGACGGCGGTCGACCGGACCGGTCATGGTGGCCGTCCACCTCAGAGACACGAAAGGCTCCCAGGTTGCCCTGGAAGCCACGTGCGGCCGGCGAGAAAGTTAGCGCTTTCTCGTTCGGCCTGTTCCCCGAACCTTTCACGGAGGCCCGGATGACTTGCATCGAATCTACGGCTCGCTTTCCGCTTGGTCAAGCGAAAAGTGTCCGACAGTGCTGCGACCATGCGCAGAGGCCCGCGTGACCTCACCGCTGCGCTGGCTCTACGAGCGCTATCGGGCCGCCCCAGCAGCCTCGCTCCTCATGGTCACGCGCAAGCCGGGCGAGTGGCTTCCGATCACACCCGGCAGCCCAGAGGCGCGCTACATCGGCGACGCCCTCGGGCTCGACACGACGGCCGCTGCCGGTCTCGTGGCCGCGCTGAAGCGGCTGGCCGGTCTCTCGCTGAACGAAATGCTCGGGATCACCTCGGATCACGAGGTCCGGATCACCCACTTCCGGAACGGGACCAGCCAGACCGTGCACGCCCGGTTCTTCCTGGCGCTACCGGGCAAGTCACGCGGCCCACGCATCGACAGACGGATGCTGCCGACGGCTATTTCCACTCAGGCGGTATTCGATCTCAGTGCCTCGGACGGCGAAACGGACCCAAAAGGAGTGGGCGTCCGTCGGACCGAATTTGGGGTCGCACTCGAAAATG